GATTTTATGTCTTATTTTTACGAAAAAAATAAAAATGTGTAACGGCGACCGACCAACACGACGTCGAAACGTCAATCGACACTGATTTTATGTCTTATTTTTACGAAAAAAATAAAAATGTGTAACGGCGACCGACCAACACGACGTCGAAACGTCAATCGACACTGATTTTATGTCTTATTTTTACGAAAAAAATAAAAATGTGTAACGACTCCAAAAATGTAAAATTGATGATATATTATTTTTAATAATATATTAATATAATTAATTATGGCTGCTTTACCTGCTTATTTAGACCAATTTGAACAATACATTGGTTATTATGATTTTTCAGATGAAGAATTAGATCAACCAACGTCGTCCTCGTCCTCAGCGGCGATGGCCGCCCCCATCTCACTCCCCGTTGCCGCCGTTGCAGCCGCCCCCGCTCCTTCCCCTGCAAAATATGAAGAATTAAAAAAAACATGGGACGCGTATCCCAAAATCGAACAGCCCGAAGACTTGCAAATTACACTTTTCCCCCACCAATTGGTATCCGTTTATAACATGGAAGAATTAGAACGCGTTCGTCGTATTAAATATGGAGAAAACAATTTTTACTGGTGCGACTTTGGTATTTTAGGAGATATTCCGGGCTACGGAAAAAGTTTAAGCATTGTCGCATTGCTGTTACGAGATAAAATGAAATGGGATATCACAAAACCACACGAACATTCAACGATTTCAACCTATAACTCTTCATTAAAACTCATCACGAAAACCCAACAAAAACGCGTATCGGCAAATTTACTGGTCGCATCGCCGACATTGATTGAACAATGGAAAGAGTATTTTGGATTTGTCAAACCAGACGTATTAAACATCAAAGAAATTTCACATGCCAAAGATCTCAACAATTTTAAACCAGATGACTATGATGTGGTGATTTGCAGTTCAACCCGATACAATGAATTAATCAATATGGTCGGTCATAAGGTTTGGAAAAGATTTATTTTTGACGAGGCGGGTTCAACCCATATCACCGGTATGCGTCACATTACGGCGGGGTTTGTATGGTTTGTGTCGGCAACGTATACGGATTTATTGCATTGTCACGGCAATGCCGGCCATTATATGAAATCCTTTTTTTCAAACTTTGATTATAACATGATCAATCATTTTGTGATTAAAAATGACATCCATTTTGTGAAACATTCGTTTAAAATGCCCGAGGTCAAAGAAATTCGTCACGTGTGTCACAACCCTCGTGTGTTAAATGTCCTTTCCGGCTATATTGACGATGAAGTGAAAACCATGATTGGTGCGGGTGATATTCGCGGGGCCATTAACCGGTTGGGCGGCGGTGTAACAACCGAAACCAACTTATTTGAAATTGTGGCGAAACGTCAAAATGAAAAACTTGCACAAGCACGATTCTCTCTCACATTTTGGACAAATCGCACAAACACAAAAGAAATGGAAACGTGGAACAAAAAAGTCAAAGAAATTGAAAAAAATATCGAAGAATTAGAAGAAAAGTATAAAAATATCTTAAAAGACGACTGTAGTATTTGTTATTCGACCATTTCGAATCCCGTGTTACTTCCCTGTTGTCAAAACATTTTTTGCGGCGGGTGTATCATGACGTGGTTCAACACGACAAAAACGTGTCCTATGTGTAGAAGTGACATCAATATCAAAGAAATGGTTTATGTTCACTCGGGCACTCAAGAAAAAGAAATAGCAGTGGTCGAAAAACCCAAAGAACAGGTTGTGTCAAAGCCACAGGCCGTATTGAACATTATTAAAAGCGATCTCACCAAAAAATATCTTATTTTTTCTATGTATGACGAAAGTTTTATGCAAATTCGCAGAGAATTAATGTCTCACCATCTCGACTATGTCGAAATTTCGGGAAGTAAGGCGACTCGTGACTCTAAAATTAAAAAGTTTAAAGACAATCGTGTCAATATCGTATTTTTAAATAGTCGGTTTAATGGGGCCGGTATCAATCTTGAAATGGCAACGGATGTCATCTTATATCATGAAATGCCATCGTCCATTGAGGAACAAGTGATTGGCCGCGCCTTGCGCATTGGGCGAAAAGACGGGTTAACGGTTCATCGACTCGTGTTTAATTAAATTAATAAAAACCAACCGGTTTTTATTCTAACCACAAATGTATTTATTGGTGCCAATCGGTTTGTTAAGATAAGTAAGATGCGATTGTGCTACATTTTTTGATGTTTGGAAGATACGTGAGATTTCTCCAATGGGACCACCCGCGTTTTCTTCTAATAATTTTCCCATTTTACAGTTGGTGGTTCCCGTCTTGCAGATGACCAATACACCGGCATGTTTATAACCAAGTGACTTCATTGGCATATCCGGAACCGCGTCATTCTCATTCATAAATCGTATAAGGGTCGTCCCCAATTGCTGGGTAATATAACGTGCAAACATGGCATCACCGATACGAGGCGCGCCAAAGGTGTAGACCATCTCAGGATAAAGACTTTTATTACCTTTTGCTTTGATGTAGGAAGAAAACAAGACGGCAAGGGCTCCTCCCATGGAATGACCGGAAATATAAATTTCGGCATGTGGGTATAAATCTCGCGCATTCTGTAACGTGCGATACGAATAAACAGACAACTCATTAAAACGTTGATGAAAGCCGTCGTGAACTTTTCCTAAAAACCACGGCGTTAGATCGGCGTCTAAATCAGAGGCCCATTGTTGAATCTTGTTAATGGTGCCTCGAAACGTAACGGTGATCATATCGGGGCTACCGACAATGATCACTTGAGAGCTTGATTTAGATGGTGCTTCGAATGTTCCCACTAATGTTTTGGTGTGATCACAGTTTTCGCAATCAAATTTTGTGATCTTTTCATTGGGGCAATACGCAAAACGGTCCATGGCAAACACATTGTATTCTTCAGGTGTTGGCTGATAAGGTGTATACGGATCAGCCTTTGAAACGACGGTTCCAAACGATGCAAACGACAATAATGTCGTTAATAAAATCTTTACTAATTTCATTTATTATACGATTCATAAATTTAAATTGATTTTTATGTTTTTTTCATGATATTCTAATGAAAAATGCCAGACGTCTACGAAAACCCATTTGATACCCTTTGCGAACATTTACCTGAGATTGTCGAACCGCATGATACGCGACCGTCACCATCGCTACGTCAATCACTGACACAATCGCTAAGGCAATCGTTGACACAATCACTAACGCAAATCGATAACAAATACAACATCTACGTAGTTGGCGCGTTGCTCACCGGAATTTCATTCTTGTTTTATACTGTTTACCAAGAAGCTGACTTTGGTTTATAATTTATTACGATCTGTAATAAATAAATTTAATTTAAATTGAAAATCGACGTTTTAAATATCCAAAGGTGTAAAAGATGGCACAACGAGTTTATGAAATGATCGACACCTATTTTGAAAGTCCCATTTTGCAAAAAGTAAATGACGAAAAAGACATTTCCATTTATATGTGCAGAACCGAAGGTGGTAAATATATTGTGGTCACAGTAGATGCCGATGGAAAAACAATCGGCAAACGTTTGTCACTCATCAACATTCCCTGGAAAACCTTTCAAACACATGAAATTGCTGGCGAAACCGATGTTCCATTTGGAAGAGATCTCCCGGTTCATCCATACACTGTGAAAAATAGCAACACCCGACTGACATGTGTCTATCGACAACCCACAAAAGATGTGTATCATATTGATGGATATCACGGATGTTGTTGTTACGTGTTACATAATGATCTTGTTCATCACAATCAACATACACACGTCATTAACAGCGTTGAGTCGGCACTCGAATCGTATCGTTCGGTGATTATGATTTTATAACGTATTTTCTTATAATAAATGAAGTCACCCGAACGAAAACCATTTCATCTTTACAAAAGCACAAATTCATCTAAAAAATGGGATGTATATGTCCCCTCTCAGTCAGGTCGCATGCGAAAAGTCGCGTTTGGGGCTCGAGGAATGAGCGATTACACCCATCATAAAGACAAGGAAAGACGAAGTCGTTATCGAGCACGTCATGCGAATGATCACATTGACGATCCTTATAAACCAGGGTTTTGGAGTTGGTTTGTGTTATGGGGAGACAGCAGTGACTTAAAAACGGCCTTTCAACACGCCGTTCGAAAAGCAAAACGATTGTTGTAAAAATAGTTAATCTATTTTTACTCGATAATTATTCGAACATAAAGAAATGCGCTTATTACAAATGAAATTCATTGATTTTATCAAACTTCATAAAACAAAATGCTTGATGGGCGGCCTTTGGTTATCATTGGGTGCATACCGCGGAGTAAAAGAATACGAATTTTATATGAAAAAGGCTAATTATCCGTTTTTTTATACCGATGTCGCGATCCGCGGAGGATTCGGTGTTTTTGTGTATGCTAATCCATTCTTTTTTCCTTGGATGAGTTACAAAGAAATATTGCGTTTAGAAAAAACCGTACGGTCATTACAAAAAACAGATGACGATTATAAAATATTATGTTAACCTATTTTTATATAAATGTTCCGAGTAACAGGTTGGGATTTCATCTAACTTATTCATACATTCTACATCAAATTTTAGACCCATAAGAAAGGCCTCGCGGTATTCTACCTGATAGGCCAATAAATCATCTACCACATTCAGCCAATCCTTAGACTGTACATCTTGAAAATCGGGGATAACCACACTGTGATATTTTTGAAACATATGCAATAACATCGCACGACCATAGGATGCCTTCATCTCGTTTTTATAATGATTACACACGTCATAAATCATATCCCATTCGTTTTCTCTATCCCATTCATTGTAAAATGGAGTCGTTAACCAGTCGACTTCTTTTTCGATGGCCTCCAGCGTAACACCATTCCATATAAAAACTTGTAGGAGTAACGCCACCATTTCTTTTCCAAAATGGCTAACATAGTCAACTTGCGAAACCTCCACCACAAACATATGAAAACAGTTATATAACGGCTGTTTATTGTCGGTATTTTTAAACGCTGATAATTGCCCCAGCGGTTTGCGAATCCATTTGTGAAAGGTTGGAGGTATCTCATCGGTTTTTAACATATTAATAAATTCAAGTAAGAAAAATGTCCATACGGCTTGTATCCCATCACCTGATCTATTCATTTCTTTTTACAAAAAAGAAATTTAAATCACCAATTTGTCAAACAGCACTTCGTGGTAAAGTGACCGGACAAGTGTTTCATCGTCTTCTACTAAACGTTCCAATGTTTCTAAAAAGTCGTTTTTGTCGTCAGTCGTATTCACTTCTTTCACAATCTTTTTTTGCAATTGAATTTTGACACCTTTTTCAATTAATTGTTTATACTCTTTTGTCTGTTTAAATGCCGAAAACTCTACCGTTGAGGCGTCCAATTTAATTTTTAATTTTTCATGTTCATCGACGGTTACATTTGCCATTTTTTCGGTAAGTGTTTGTAACGTCGCGTGGACAATTTGTTTGGACGGGACGTGTAAGGAAATGTCTTCGACAATCGTCTCGCCTTCTTCACCGTCCCATTCGATGTGGCATAACACACGCGTCGATGAATCACCAAACGAGTGTTGTAACGGTGTTCCTGGGTAATAAATATTATCCCCCACTCGTTGATTGTCGTGGATGTGGCCGCTAATCACATATGGCCAATCTTCTTTCCATTCGTCGCCCTCCATGGAAGTAATCGCACCCATTTTACAACCTTTAAATTCTTGATGGGCAAAAATAACACGAACGGATTGCCACGCCTGTGTTCCCGCTTGCGTTTCCGCATCCGCCTCCCCGGTCTCAAGTGCCTCAACAAAGCGCCCGGGAGGGACATAGGGACATAAGATAAAATCGGTTCCGTTCACAACCTTGTCAACGATTTTTACATTATTCCACGATTTTAGGGCGTTCATCCAATGTTGGTCGGTTAAAAAGATTGAATTATTGATGGCATCATGATTGCCTACTAATACGTACGTATACGCAATCGTTCGTAACATATCAATGAATTGAAGAGACTTATTTAACGCGGGTGTAAACAGTCGCTCGTGGTAATGCATGACATCACCGCCGACAATGATGGCGTCATAGACGGTCTGTGACGTAATTCGTTTGATTTCGTTCATCAAAATATCAATGTCATCGGCATTGTCGGTTTTAATATGGGGATCGCCAATAAATAATAGTTTCATGGTTAATATCATGATGACATCGTGTTACAAAAATCATTTTCATTTTTACGACGACTTCTTAAATTATCGCTATCAATTTCTGTGAAATATAAACGATTAATATGTTGTATGTAATAAATGTTACCGCTCCGTAATGTACATCATTTCGTTGATGAAAACAAAAATATTATCGATAAAAAAGTAAACAGCTATCCCATTCACGAAAAAAATTTTGTGAAATGGATTAACAATCACTCACCTGAATATCAATCGATCGCTTCCGATTTTAGAGCGAATACAGTACATGTTAGTTTTGAACAATTCAAACAAGTACTCGGAAAGATATGCGCTGAAATTCGGGTCATTAAAAACAACTACCAAAATATCATACTTTTATTACCTGACTTGTTGCAAAAATCAAACTTTTGGGTCTCAATTTACATGTTTCACTACTTATCTGACATGATTACACACGTTGTGACACGAATTGACAGTACATCGTTTATCGACGGGAAAACACTTATTATTATTCCCGACGATGCTTCGTATACTGGAAAACAAATTGTTATCTACGCGTCCTCACAGACGTCACATGATATGGTGTTTGCTATACCGTACATTTCAAGAGACGCGAAAAACTATATCAAACGTTCATTATCCAATACCAATAATAAAGGAAATATTTTATTTTGCGAGTCAACGATCGAATTCAAAAAAATAAAAAAACGTTACGCCATTTATTTTGACCACAAATTAGCGGATGAAATATCCACTTATCAACTTACATATGCACTTGGGAAAGATGAAGTTACGGGAGATCCTAATTTTGTCTATGAACCAATGAGCTTGATCCAAGGGTGCGAATTATATAAAGAAGTGGTTAATCCATCGACATTTGAAACAGATAATATTCTTAACGTTGTGGGGAGCAGTCGAATGTGTCCTCCACCTTTTTACAAAAATATACAATATATGTTCAAAAACCGACCTATTAATAATTTGTCTACGCTTATGAATGAATAATATTCAATGTTGAATATTATTTTTGTCGTTTCTTCATTTTTTTTTCAATTTCTAAAATAAGTTGTTTATTTTTATGTTCGTCATCTTTTAATTCTTCTCGTAAATACATAAAAATTAATCCATTCCAATTTTTTTGGGGTGATTCAAATGACCATTTCATTTCACCGTCGGTTCCCCAAAAATGGGATGACTCCGGAAAAAAAAGAATACGGTCTTCGGTTGATGCCAATATATCTTGATGATGTTGGCTACTTAACAGTTTTGCTCGATTCACCTGTAACATATATTCAACTTTTTGTTTTTCCCACAATCTTGAATGTTTTGCACCCATCTTTTCTTGACCAATTGTCCATGCAAGTTTTGGATCAACACAATCGACCAACTTTTCATATCGTTCCGTATCAACTTCTATCCATTTACATGACTGATAGGCGCTTTCCGCACTATGATATCGTTTTCCGTTAAATAAAAAGGGAAACACTTCGAAATTATTTAATTCGTGGATAAAAATATATTCTCCATTTTTTTCATATATTCCATCACCGCCCATGATTATGATTATGAATATGATTACGTTTTATAATCATTTTTAACAAAAGATGATATTCTTTACACCTTCATTTCTGTGACAAATGCCATAGAAAATTATTTTAGAGTGTTTAAATCTAAATTACAAAAATTAGACGGTTTGACATAGCGAGAAGTCGAGTCTAATATAAGGAGGCAGTAAAAAGTATACTACCATCCTACAAAAATATATTAGACGGGTCATATAAGAGGGATGAGCCGTATAAAAGAAAATCGAATAAAAAACTCCAAAGGTATAAAGGATGTAAAAATTTTTAATTGCTAGAATAAATGAGTGATGATGATAATCGATCATTTGGAACTGTATTAAATGACAATGAAGCCGTTAAATCACAAGGTGAATCTTATAACGCCGTAAAAAAACAAACTGACAAAAAAATGCCCGATATTTTTAACCCGTTTGATCGATGGGGATTTTTCCTTTCGCGCATTAAAACACAAGGAAAATGCGGATGCTGCTGGGCCATGTCAACGTCAAAAACATTGGGAGATCGTTATTCGATTTTATCAGGTGGTAAATTATCCGTCGAACTATCTCCCTATGAAATGGTGATGTGTGAAGGAACCGTATTTCCCAAGTTAGATCCAGACTTGATAAAAACCCGAAATACCGAAGCCCACGAGCAAGGAGCGTGTAACGGTAATACGCTGTTTACGGCAATGAATTTTATGTATTCGGTTGGTCTTGTTGACACCACATGTGTAAATCAGGGCAAATTTGAAGAATACGGAATTGCCGATTTAGAAACGATTGAAAAAGCGGAAGACGTTCCCATGTGTCAAAGTATTTTGGGAACGAATTATGATCGTTGCTTGGATCGAACACGGGCGGTTCGTTTTTATCGAACCATTGCGGGATATAAAATCGATAAAGACGTCGAGTCGATTAAACAAGAAATCTACAAGTGGGGGCCCGTTTCCGCCGGCTTTCAAATTTATGACAATTTTTTAGAAAAATATGACGGTACCTCGATTTATATGGGTCCGGATAAAGATGATCAAAACCAAGGAGGCCACGCCATCCAAATTATTGGTTGGGGTAAAGAGGACGGTGTTGATTTTTGGTGGATTGCAAATAGCTGGGGAACCGATTGGGGTCTTGGAGGATATTTTAGAATGAAAATGAATATCGAAAAATGTCAATTGGAAGAAAACGTTGTCGGTTTTATACCTGATTTTTTAACATTTCGACCAGAAATTCTTCAATATAAAATCACAAAAGACGCGGAAATGGACGAATTACGAGAATGGATTGGCATTGATCGAGTCACCGGTTATAAATTTACCACCATCAAACAAATTCAAGATGGCGAGTTAAAAGGCAATTTAAAACCTCTTATGGCTAAAAAAATAGGTGACATGCAGGATGTATGGCTGGGCGAGATTGACATTGACGCCAGCGATGTTTCGTATGAAGTATTACATTATCAGAAAAATGGCAAAAAGAGTTCACTGAAGTATACGATATTCATTATCATCCTTATGATACTATCTTTTTATGGTGGAAAATGGATTCGTTCGCGGCGATTAATATCATAAAAATTAAAAAATGATTTTATCGTGTTCCCTATCAAACAATGATAAACATGCAGTTATACAACCCATTTATGAAATTATCATTTCGACACGCCGCTGAACGCGTCCAACACGCCGTTTTACCACGCGTGACCAGTGTTCTGGAGAGACCGCGTGCACTGATGAAGCGCGCCACACAATACATGTTTCACTTTTTGTTACTTTTTATTCACGCGGTATTTCCGCGTTATTTTACAGAATGGTGTCATATTTGTTCACGTGTAAAAAAGGCAGAGACGGTTCCAAAGACCGATGCCGCGACACAGCCAGACGAGCAGGTCGACGACATTGACGAAGACAGGATGTTTGGGCAGATGAAAATGGAAGACGTATTAACGTCCTACGGTGTTCGCTAATATTTTATACACACGTATAAAATTAAAAGTTCTCGGGGAGAAGGAGACGATCAAGCAAGTAGATGATACCGTTGTTACAATTGATTTGGCGTGACATGACACGGCCACCTCGATTTGCAACACTTACTTCTAATGGCAGTTCATTTCCATTATTAATGATGGTGATGGTTGATGTGGGATCTCTTGTCTGTAAAATGGACAATCGTCTTGAACGCAACGACTCCTCATTGATGGGAGCGGTTAACGTGTGGAGATTAATTATTTTTAACATGTCGGAACGATCTAAATTCATAAAAAATTCTTCACCAAGTTGCTGGCTTAAGATGTGATCAGAACACACAAAAAGGGTCGAATTGTATTGAGGTTGCGAGGCTCTGACATCCATTTTGGAGGTTCGAAATAAATAAGAGAAAAAGGTAAAGTTATTTTCAAGCAAAAACCCGAATACACTGTTTTTGTCATATAGCGTTGGTTCTTTGGGTAGATAGCGCAAATCATTTGGCGAATAGGTTTGAACTAAATCTTGGTAAGCATAATATCCATGTGATGATGTCATTTTATTAAAGATAAAATAACTTTTATATGATGTATTTAATCTCGGCGGTTAGATCGCCATGGTCGCACGTCCATAAGAAGCAACACGAACCGTCTCTGGCCTGTCTTTAATTACTTCATGAGAATACGCCAAGATACCCATATCTCGTATTTTATCATATTCAAAGGGAGAACGTTGGTCCATGTGTTTAAGAGGCCAATGTTGATTTATCGCGTTCATCGACATTTTTCCATAACTCCATTGCGTCTGTATGTTTTTCATGCAAAAATTGAATAAGCGTCTCGTCAATGTCAAACACAATTAATAATTCTGATTTTTTTTTCGCTGGGGATGGGGATCGTTTTCGTCTGTGATGCGATTTTTTGCCCGGCATTTTATATAAATTTAAATATTAATTTAAATTTAAAATATATTTTATTCTTGGGTTTCAATTACCATGACTTCACCGCTTTCGAGTTCATCTTCAAACGTCTTGCTGCGACGTCCTTTCCACACACCACCCTTTTCCGGTTCACCCCACATCTTGGTATACATGCTTCGCACTTCACTCTTGATCGGCATCGTCTGTCCCGGGACGTTTTCCTTGAACCATTCCTTGAAGGACGTGTATAATTCGGCCAAATTGATACGCCCGGAAGGGGTCTCGATGATGCGTTCATCGACGAACTGACGGAACGTATCATTCATCTTTTGATATCCAGCCGTTGCCAATGTAACCTTAATGGGGTCTTCTTTACGAGCGAGACCCTTCTTTCGATGATTCAACAAAATCCATGCAAATGGTTTAAGCATAGACGGGACCTTTTCTTGAAAGTATTTATCTTTGGGAAAGGTCTTTGTGAGCAATTGTTGATCTGGATCTTCCGGTGCATTGTCGGTAAATGTGCTTTCAAACGGAATAACGCGAATACGATTCCATGACGCATTATCACTATAAGGAACACTTGGTGGGTCGTTGCAAATGACCGTAATCTTAAACAACGGATCAATTTCACCGCCGGCCGCAAACAGGCCACGTGCAAAAAAGCTGTCATTACCTGATAATTCTTTTAACAAACCAATGTTAATGACGTCACGCTTGTCTGGTTCCTGTAAAATGGTCCAGCGCACACCGTTACCGGCGCGAACCAATTCAGGACTTGCTGCACTACTTTGACCACGTTTACCGACAATCAATGACGTCGGTAATTTAATGGCATATTCACCAAACATCTTGGAAAAGAATAATTCCGTGATCGATTTTCCGTTATTACCTTCACCACTCCAGAAATAGACGTGCTTTTTGGGGTTACCACCTACAAAGACATCGGCGGCCATGTCAATAAAATAATCACGGACGTCGCGGTCAGGAAAAATCTTTTCAAAGAATTGATGGACTTCTTGAACGATACGATCGGATTCTTTGTATTCTGAGTATTCAATGGCCATTTGTGATGAAATGTAGTCTTCGGGGATACCTGGGCGAAAGATATTGGCTTTAAGGTCGTAAACGCCGTTACGAAAACCGATCAACCACGCATTCTTGTTTAGATTTTTAAAAAAATTTTCATTGTAGAAGACGTCTTTGCATTCTTTCATGACACAGCACTTAAAAGAAGATGTCTTTAAGTTATTGACCATCTTTTGAATTTGTTTTTGTTGAGCGGCATACATGTCTTTATCGTCATCACTGCACTTGGTCATTTTATCAAAAATTTCCTTGCCCTTGTCAGAAAAGGTTTTCACAAAATCTTCTGATAATTTTTGACGAAGAAACGTGCCTTCTTCAATGGGCACCCATCGGTGATTTTTGTATTGATACCATGTGTTGCTTGCGACACTGGCACATACGAATTCGTGTCCATACATTTCAAAACACGCCTTTGCGAGATCGTAATGGCTTCCCGACAAGCTTTGCTTGATGTATTCATCGGATTGTGATCGAACCAATTTTTCATATTCAATGGGATTATCTTCTTTGGCGAAATGCTTGAGCGTGCCAATCGACATGTTACGGGTTTCCATCTTTTCCCACGTCGCGATACAATATTGTTCATCAAACTTTTCGGGACAACGGCTTGAAAAGTCGAGCCAAATCATCATACCATCTTCCGTTCCATTGGTAATATTGTAAAGAGTCCATCCAACCTGCATCCAATCAGAATACGTTTCGGCACGGCGATCCGACAAGATGGCGACATATTTCTTTACACGTTCAAGCGTCTCCGACAATATTTTGGTATTATAATCACGCTTTACTTTTTCGCGACCAACCGACAATTTAAGCATACTTGGCAAATTGGGCTTAATTTCACAAACGGGGCGGCACCACGGAATGACGCTTAACACGCGTGGTAAAAAATATTGACAACGATCCTTGAGCGCGATTTCATTTTCATCACTGTCATAAATTTTATAGTCCGCAAGAGCTTGTTCAATGGTCAATTGTTCACGATCTTGGTCGAGAACACGAGTCAACACATACGGATCCATTTCTTCGTGCTTACGGCTACCGTAAAGCAACCACGGAGCACGAGTGTAACCGGTGTCGACAAGATCAGACGATTTTTCAAATCCTAACGGTTTAAAGACTCCACTTTTTTCGATAAACATTTTAACACGAGGAATGAGATGAGCCTCGTGATCATTTTTAGACAAAAACGTGTAAGGAAAGTGAAGATGAAATCCGTTTTTAATATATTCATTTGAACCAGACTTGCACTTGTAAGCCGGTTTTTCAAACACAAAGCAAATTAAATGTTGAGGGGTAATGTCATTGACAATTTTACGCAATGTTTCTTGATAGTCACGAACAACGCTGTCGATTTGATGATCGGTATACAATTTCGATACATCTTTATCTTCAGAAAAAGGCAATTTGATATCAATGTCAACCAACACGGGCAAATAGGTCTGCATTTGCTCGGCAATTCCAACCATCGCGCTGTCGCCATTTTCATAAATTTCCGTGCAATATTTATCCCAGAAAAGATCCATGTTATCACGGCTGATATTGTATTTACCCATCGGCTCAATCATGCTTACATGAGTAAAATATTCGCTAAAGACCTTCGTATTCTCCAAAATATCTAAGACACTATCCATATTCGTTATTCTTTATTATAAATAGAAAAGATAAAGAATATTATCATTTTTATTATCTTTTGCCATTTATTTTTAAATATAAAGAAATAAAGATATATTAAATCATGCAAGATACGATAAATGAGAATATGAACAACAACGACGGCGACAACGGTCGCGTCGACGACCATGTTAACACGGGCGTGAGCGACGAGAACGATGAGAGTGAGAGCGAGAGTGCAAGCGAGACGGAGAGTGTACGTGACGAGAGTGACGAGAGTGACGAGAGTGACGAGAGTGACGAGAGTGACGAGAGTGACGAGAGTGACGAGAGTGACGACAGCGAGAGCAGTGAATTTGAAATCGAGGCGGACGACTCTGATTATGAAAGTGATGACGAAAACGAGACAAACGATGAAATTTATGTATTAATGGACGATAAAAAGCCGATTCGTTACGCCCGAGAATTAAAAACAATGACCGAATTTCGGGATCGTCTCATTAAACGTGAAGTTGCCAAATATATTAATTTGGGTTTATTGTATGTATCACACAATAAGACGGTTCGGTATCAATACGTAACCAAAAAAGTTGCCGATGAACATATTGTTTATACGACAACCATTTCGTATCGCCCACAACATGTTTGGAATATTGAACGAACAATAAAAACATTTGCCATTCATCGCATTAACAAAATTTAATTTTTTTATTTTTTTTTATATAAAATGACTGAACACGTTCAACGATCAGTTTGCACATATAACTCATTAGGTAATTATTATTTTGGCGCACTTGGCTGCGGCGCAGTCGCGCCTTATAACAGCCCGGTTGCCCCTGGTATCAACGTTGTCCCCGTTTTTAAAAATGTTTCCTACGAAGTCCCTAACTACAATGTTCTCACCCATGGTTCGTCCATTGGTTATGTCCCTGTATCGGGCGCATACGCCTCTCAAGATTGTGTGACGTATGTCGACCGCTCTTGCGCAACCGGTGTCATCGGACCTCGCGGCACACAAGTTCCCGCGATGAGACCATCTGGCGCAACAGGTTCTCGTCAATAAAATTTTATCTGCAAAGATAAAATTAGAAAATAGCGTTTGGGGTGTACGTGGTGTTATTCTTGTATCAAAACGCCACCGTGATACCATTGCTTGACGACGCCCGCTATGTTAGTCCGTCTACAAAGTTATACATCTTCGTTGACTGACCTGTTACCCATGTATAGCTCCATGGGGAAAAACTATTTATGATAATTTTTCACTTAAGATTTTTATAAAAATATTTCGTGCTCCATTTACATCACGATCAATAACCAAACGACATTCCTTATTGTCACATACGTAAACATCACTATGTTCCACTTTGGTTAACATGCCACATCGTCCATATGTCTGTGACGTATATTCTTCGCTTCCTATCGTTAACATACATCCTCGACTATTACATTTTTGTTGTAAACGACTTCGGAATAAATAATGCTTTAAACCCATTAATGAGCGATTTAAATGACGATTTCGACTCTTCTTTACCATTTCTTGGCTTTCGAATGGTGGTATAATAATCGAATTATAAGTACTAGTTAGATAATGAATGGTTTTGTGATGCATATCGTCAATCAAATGATCCATCTTTCGATATAAACGACGCTCTCTTCGTTTATAAGATGAATATCGTATCATCTTCTTTGTTCGTAAACTACACATCAAATCTAATTTTAACTGAAGTTTTTTAATACGTTCTTTATCATGTTTTATTTGTACGACTTCTTGTTCTGAATAAATGGTCTGAAACGATCGACTTCCCGGGTCTAACGCACAGTAATCTCGTGGTTTAGGAGATTTATCTTCTATTTTATCATAGGGAACTACTAAAAACCATTGTCCACGACTAACTTGTAACCGACAATCGTATTTTAATATGATATCATTTTTTAGTTGTCGACGTGATACTTTGATTTTTTCTGGTATTAATGTTTTATAAATAAAAATACCAGAGTCTTTCTTTGACAAACATACACATGTTTTTGTTTCGCCGACTTCTTTATTTTTGGAAATCTTGGATTTAATTTTTTTGGTTTCTTTTTCTGATCGTTTTATATCAATATGAGTTGCTCTAATAGCGGAAAGAGGGACTTCAATACTAACGTCTTTTTTTCTTGAAAAGAAAGTTCATTTTAAAATGGTCGATTTGTTTATTTCTGAGTAGTGAAAACGCGGAAGCATAGTTTTTAACGAGATCTCTAATTGCGCCGGCTCTAATGTCTTTAGGTGTTTCTATTTGCCAGTCTGTGACATTTGGGTTATTTTTAGCCGTAACATACTTATTACGTAAATCAAAGTAGTTAATACGTTCTTTACCGGCTTTGATTTGTGAGAGGACGTGATTATAGATGTATCTCCTCGTCCCCATCCACTTCATCATCATCGTCTTCTGTGATGACGTTGGATAAAGACGTAGTTTGAGCGTTCTTCTTTGAATATCTTCGTTTTCCGTTTTTTCTACACGAATAGACATGTATGATGGAAAGAATGTCGTCGGTGAGTTCTTGGTCTGTGGATTGTCCATTTGTTTCATGGATGACCACGAGTTTGACATGATTTGTTTGGAGGATCCATTCCAGAAGTTCAAATGCGAACCGACAGAGACGGTCTCTGTGGGCAACCACAACTTCGTCGATAGTTCCGCGCATAGCGCGTTCCAGAATGGTTTGAAGACCTTTTCTTTTCCAATTGATCCCAGAGCCAACGTCTGTAACCAGGAAGTGATTAGGATAGTTGTGTTTGAAAAAATCTTTTTGTCTGTCGAGGTCGTCCATTTGTTTTCTGGAAGAGACACGAGCGTAACATAGTTTTTGTTTGTCTTTTTGTGTCGTCGTAGCAGGAGTAGTGCCACCAAGAATGTTCTGGATATCCTGGAGATTGTATCTACGTATTCCGGATGGAGTGCGAACAACCCGTATTTTATTTTCTTTATCCCAAAGACGAAGCGTTTTAGGTGTAACATTGAGTAAGTTAACTGCTTGTCTTGTATTAATGTATTTGTCGATGGTAGAGTTTGGGACATTTACATTGTGCATCTTATAATTAAGAAAGAAATAATTTTAAATCACAATTTTAAAATTTGTATATCTTTGTTGAATAAAGATTTAACAGTTCAAGCCTTTTGCAAACACATATTGTTGTAATGTTTCTCGTTCACTTGTATGCCGTTGAAGATGCCAATGACGAATTCGTGCAAAACGTAATTCTCTAACATATTCGATATATTCTTGTTGTGAACGGATCGGGAAAATCGTAGGGTTTTTCGTCGAAAATAAATGGGTAAGAAGAGACAAGACCGCTTTATATGCAGTAGAATATACTCCGGTGTGTTCACCGTGAGTATGAAAATCTTTGTATCGATAATGAAGCAACCATAGGGTCATTTTATATTATATTATTCTTTAAATCAAACGTTTTGATCCAACACGGATGTTTATGTTCTCCAGGATAACCAATGGGATTCATCCAAACATTTGTTTGGTTTATCTTTTTTTCGACACCGATATGAGAGTGTCCGCAAATCCAGTGATCAATCTTATTCGTTTTGATAAAACGATGTAAATGGCTTGCAAAAAAATGACTACATTCACTTCCTTTGTATGGTTCGGCGATTAAGTCAAATGATGGCATATGGTGTGTCATGACAAGGACGGTGGCACCGTCTGCTTGACGACGACAGCGATCCAATTCATTGGTAAGATAACACAGAGACATTTCGTGCATTCGTTTCATATATCCCGGTAACGACATGTTATAAATTTGTGTAAAATCATTATAGGTATAATCTACATCGTCTGTATCTGTCCATAAGGTTGTCCCCATGACCTGAACATCATATTCGGGAACATAAAACGACGACTCGCTTAAAAAATGAACGTTTTTGAATGAATTGCAAATTTCTTTGATATCATCATTTACCATAGTAATGGTCTTTCCCATTTTTTTTGTTTGGTAATATTCGTGATTACCGGTGATTACAAATACATATCGAAACATTTCGCTACAATAGGCTAAAAACGCTTTATAGTTTGGCGAGGATGGATAGCCGATATCGCCTGCAAGACATAATATATCTCGATGCTCGATGGTATTCCAACCGGTAATTTTGTCAAATTCGGATTCCGCGTTTTTGTAAAACTCGAGGTGGATATCGCTGATATAGGTAACAGTAGGCATTTTTATTGTAGTATGTACAATAAAAATATATTCATTTTTAGAATGTTAACATGGATAGGTCGATTTTATGGGTTCCGTGAATGGTCGTAATGATGGTTTGGTCATAGGGTTTTAATTTTTCCGCGCTTTTTTTATATTGTTCGAGATGGGTTTCATAATATTGTTTGATGATTTCTTGAAAGGATTCCGGGAGATCGGTTCGTTTGATCATATGTAACACACTGTTAAGGGCCAGCCATCGCGATTGAATTTGATAGTCACGCGATTTTTTGTCGGTCTCTTTAATGGTATTAAACGACGGTTCATGCGCGAGTGGATGATTGTCTAACAGCCCTTGAATGGTCAGTAAAATTTTTTCAAAGGTAAGCAAGGGTGACCATTCCATTGCCCCCCACGTTCCCAAAATAGACAGACAAACCTTTCCTTCGCTGTATAAGTTAGGATGCATACGGCAATGATTGGAAAAGGGTGTTAAAAATTTAACGATGGGAGGAGAGTTTGGGTAATTTTCTGGCTTAATCGAAAAATATAAAAAACAACCTTCAAATGGAGTATCAGGTGGACCAATAACAAGACCGCGGAGATCCATGACATGATCAGCAACCGCTGTTAAAAAAATCGTTTCAGTGGTATCATTCTTATTTTTATTCATTTTTTCAAGTTCTTTGAGAATTCTTTTGGTGTTTGCCATAATAGATAGAGTATTCTGTCTATTGATGTTTTATTATTTTTTCATTTTTATAATCGCAAATGAAGTAACATAAATGCGACACGACCAGATGGATGGAGAATCGTTTCACGTGTAATCGTTATATCGAGATCGATATCATCTACTGAAAAATGTTCAGGAACTTTTAAGATCACGACGGGTGTTTTACGGGATACTAATAAATAATAGACCAAATCGACAAGATCAATGTTTTCATGGTGTTTATCACGTAAATAGAGATGAGTCTCTTTATCGTTCCAAGGAGCGTCAATGTAAATCATATCGGCGACGGGTTCTGTTTGCTCGATGACATCGATCGGTAAATCGGGCGGAATATCTAATAATTCTAAACAGCTTCCGTGTTGTGGTGTAATGACATCCTCGAGTTTCATCGCGGACACATTATGTGTTAAACACGTAAACGTTTGCGGGTCGGATTCAACGGATTGAATGTGAACGGAGCCCGTTTTTTGGAAATGTAAGGCAAAATTGATAGAGTCGATGCCGATATGAGCCGTCGCGTCAATGATTCGTGCAGGTGGATAGGGAAACCATTTCGTAAGCGTTGATCGAACACTGTTAAGATGAGCCGGCATAAGAGTGTTTGAACGACTTGATTCCACTGTTTCTAATATTCGATAATCGATTCCGGTGGTGTGTAGATGTTTATCACTCGAACTCAAAATCCACGAATCAAAGTAATTGGTAGGAGACGTTGTTTTTCGAAAAAAGAACACATACGCATCTCCTTTATTTACTTCGTCATAGGATACCGGGTTATATTGACTGTCGTCGCATTTATACCATTGTTTATTGTATTGAATAAAAACGTATGCGGCATAATGGCCGCTTGAATTCGTTGAACCGTAATGTACAATGGTTCCATACAATTCATAAGATTGAGAATCAATCGTGATCAATTTTGAAGTCTTAATCATGTTGGTGTTTTTTACAATTCGATTTTTTCCGTAGTTAAAACGATTAAGTGAAATCAATAACAAATCTCCGGTGGATTCAATGTGATATTTTGACGACGTTGTATTTATTTGGTTACATTTTGTACACTTAAAATCTTCTATGGTTTCTTTTTTTGAATATTGTCTTAGACAATCGTTTAGGGTGGTGCCGACAACCGGTAATGATAAGATAAAATTATCTGTTTCATAGGTCGGGACTGATCGAAAACCGCAAGAGGTGCATTTTTTATCTCGTCGTTGTTTGAGTGCAAATAATTGTTTGAGATAAGAGTCATTTAACTTATTAAACAAATAGGAAATAAACTCTGGCACGTCCTGTTGTTCTTTTTTATGATAGGGATCATCCAATTGTTTTCGAAACACACAGATTTGGTTTTCACTGATCGGGTTCTCTGAAAGAGGGCGTGATATGCTACAGATAAGATGATTGACGGTTTCATAAAGACGTCGTTGTTTTTCGTCATCGTGGTCCATCCATTTTTCTTTTTCACAAAAATAGGATACGATTTCCGGAGAAGATGCGAGACATTGTAAAGAGGCATTCATATAACATGTATTACCATTATTTTGAATACCTCGAACCGATATTCGACGATTAAAAGACACGAAATCTTCCTTGTTGATTTCTTCATCACATTCGCTTTCTTCCTCTTCCTCTTGATATTCTTCCTTTTCGTATTCCTCTTCTTCATATTCCTCCTCTTCATATTCCTCTTCATATTCCTCTTCATATTCCTCTTCATATTCTTCTTCCTCTTCATATTCATCGTCATCTTCCTCGTCCTCCTCGTCATCCGTTGACTTGTATGGATAAATACGAACAATGGTGGCAAGATAACCATCAATAATCTCAATGGTTACATTACGATCAGCGATACGATCAATGGAATGATCTTGTGTGATTACAATATCGTATTTATATTTTTTAAATCGTTTCTCAATGAGCGCAATCTGTTCCGTGATACTGTTATATAATTCTTTTCGTTGTTTATGAGTTTTGAGAAACTCCGTTGCATCTTCCCCTCGAACAGGTTGGGATAACAATAGTATTTTATCGTTCCATTTAACGAGACCATAAATCGTTGCCATATTTTCTAATTGTCGAGAGATCGTATACAAATGCTCAAATTGTTCAAACGTGGGAGGAGGCGGGTTTGAAAAAAACACAAGACCAGTGAATGAATATTCTTTTTTACCAAAACGAAAGGTGTACAATTTATTTTTAAGGTTACGTGAAAGGATGGAACCAACCTCGCATGATTGATACTTTGGTAACGATAATCGCCGTAACACTTCATCGATAAATAATGGCTGATTATTATAAATCAATGTATCGTTTTGAGATAAGATTTCATTGATATCAATTGTTTTACCTTCCTTGTCCAAAATAGGCTCGGAGGACGTTTTTCGAAAAACAAATGTATCATATAACGAGTTAAACATATTTTCGGTTTTGGTCAACTCTGATGAATCCCATTGGAAGGGCGTTCGTTTTTCAAGTGTGATTCCTTTTTGTCGTAAGCGTTTTGTCAATTTTTCAAAGTCAACCAATGATTCAACTTGATTTTCACCAACAATTGTATCTTTCATGGTAATGATTACCGTTTGTTTGTCTTTACCCCATTTAATAAAACCGTGTTCGTATTCAAATACGCCATTTGGCGATTGGTCGAGTAATTCGCGTGTTCGACTTCCAATAATGGTTGTGCCGATAAATACACCATTGTCGTCTAATAAAGAGGAGATCGTTTCAATGAGTGAATCAAGATCGTGATCTGTAAAAAAGAAAAAACTTAATGACAGGAATGTCGCAATGACGTCTACTTTGCGATTCACAAATGTTTTGATTTTTTCAAATTCTTGAGCCTTTGCTTGTAACAAGTAGGTTCGATTGATCATGTCGTTATCACTCAATAGACGGTTACGACATTCTTGTAAATTATCGGGGTTTGGTTCAATGCCATATAATGCAGTGACGCTTTGATTTTTGTATTTACCAAGATCCCCGCCACGTCCAATACCGAGGTCCAATACCACTTTTTTATCACAATACGTTTGAATGATGTTACGTTTTTCGTCGTTTGACAATAGACGAATGGGATTTAATAGACGATATAAATCGTCTTCTGTGACAGGATGTAGGATATCGTTCCATACATCATTCGCAATCTTTACAAAATTGGGTAACGTCTTATCGGCACGTTCTCGAAATAAAATAAAACCTTTTTCAGGACGATATCCAAATTCATAAATACCATGATCTCGTAACGGCGGATCGCCGTTTTGTGCATATACTGCATAAAAAGGATCTTCTTTCGGTCCGGCCATATTAAATGGAATAAGACGTTCACCTTTTGTATAGGTATACAATTCATACCATTTTTTAGACGGATTCCATTTGACCGCAAAATCAATCGTCATTTTGCTTGGAAATTTCCATTTATAAATTTCAGTAGAGTGATAATGATCGTTTTTTGTAAAAATCAATCCGTCATTTACCACCTCTCGATCATGTTGAGACATATTTTTGAGTAATGGAATGGCTTCACGTGCGGGTTTAAATTGTTTCATTCGCAATAAAAAGCAATCTCCCTTGGTGCGACTGACGTTTTGCTGTGCATATTGTAAACGTAATGCATGAGAACTTTCCGTGACATTCTTATTTTCATGGACCATACAATCAAATACATAAAAGACATCTTCATACCATTCGGAATCCAATACGGTTAATGGAAGTTGCGTTTCAGCGGCCAACCGAATGACACGGTGTTTATTAAAGGCGATGATACCTCTTAATGAGCCGTCAGGAATAAACATAACAACCATACGTTCTCCATCTAATTTATTGGTTACCGTATATCCATTCTTGACATTTAAGATGTCTCGTGCGTGATATCGTTTTATGTTTCGAGGTTTTGAATCACCAATCTTTAGTGTTTGATAAAATCGTGTGACCGACTCGTGTAAGGTAAATGGTGGAAGATCGGTCAACACGCTAATCAGTTTTTGATACGACAAGATCAGCTGAGATTTAACATCTTTTTGATAAATCGCAAACTCAATCTCAAATTCATAAAATGGTGTAGAGTGTGACGTCTCGATTTTAGTAAGAACATAAGAAGCAATGTTGTCGACACTAAATAAATAACGTGTTCGTTTACGTGTATGTTGCGCATCGATTCTGTCACCGGCCAATTTTTGTTGTTCATAGGGCGTCAATTCTACTTCACGCGCCAATGATAAACGAACATCAAATTTATGTAATGAAAAATCAATCGGTAAACGATGAGATAAAAAATTGGTCTTGCGTTGTTTATGTTCATATCGAACACTGTTGTCGGTATTTGTAATCTTACGAACATCTGTTGCGTATACATATCGTTCGACCATGCTATGTTCTGTCGTGCAAGGATAACGCTTCATCACAAACAAGTCACGTAATTGGTCGACTAACCGTTCATCAATCATAAATCGTTTTTCATCTTTATGTTTAATACGAAGCTCCAGTTCTAAGTCGCTTTCAATGTCATGACTTTGAAATTCTGTTAAAAAAGAACGAACATCGTCGTTGATGGAGTTTGATGATTTATCGTTTTGAAACGATTTTTTAGATTGTTTTTTAAATAAATCAAATATGCTCATTTTATAAATAGTTATATAAAATGATTTTTTTATATTATATATTTTATTTCAACGATCTAAAAGTGGTATAACCGCCATATATGTCATTTTCTTATTTTTGTAAAAAACAATCTGCGTTTCGTGATCACTTTTTAACGGAATAATATCATGTTTAGAATTGTAAACATAGGTATACGACGGGTCGGCGTCCGTGTGAGACGGTTTATTGAGCCGAAGTAAACAAATATTATCTTGTTCGATGAGTGGATTTTGTAAAAACGCGGATTGTTGTTCCGGGAGGATGTGGTCATGAATGGCGTGATCGATCGTGTCAACGGATTGTAAATTAGATACGACAATTGTATTTTTCTGTTGACCTGAAATACTTGCATAGTGATAATGATCTGAATAAAAATTAGACATCTCTTTTTTTTCAAAATAGGTATAAACATCGTCATATTTTGTCGTTATCCGGTGTTGTAACCCATACAATAAACGTTTTTGCGTTTCTTCGTTACTGATCAAAAACATTTGATTGTTGGTAAACCTATGTTTATTGAGAATCGATAAACTGATTTCTGGACGGGTTGGTATATCATAGGTTACGTTTGGATCAATGGCCAGATTTTTTATAAATTCAGTGTCAATTTTTTTTGTTCGCGGTCGATCTTTCATGAAATGTGAATAAAAATAAATAAAATATTCAGTCGCAATGGTAGCAAGTCGTTTTTCTGTAAAATAACGAGTCAATTTATTGACCGGATCTGAACTGGGGTATTGTTCATCGACCTGTTTAACATCGTCCATGATATCGGTAGGAGTCTTGTTGTTAACTTTTATCGTATAGTACGAATCACCAAATACAAACGTAAATTCTGACACATACGCTTTATGAATCGAATAAGGACGAAGCTTGTATTTTTTAATAAATGCATCAAGTATGTCCACCGTTAGTTGATGGGCGTGATAAATTTCATTTTCTTTCATGAGCGGTTTATCAAGCGGAGGGAGAGGAGTCGTGAGAACGGTAATCTTAACATCTCCTTCCGCGAGGATGATGGCGCGTGTTTTACCATACGAGTCAATCCATTGGGATAGAATGTCTTTTTCAGAAAAGGGAAGACGGACGGCATCAATCAATGTCATTGATCGTAATGAAAGACGGTAATCATATTGTTGAATCGCTTCCTGTTGATATTGAATTAAATGAGTGTCGCCTCCAAAAAGATGTCGCAATTTAACTTTTGTATTTTTTTGATTAACACATACAACAAGTTCACATTTTGGATACGAACGTCGTGAAAAATCGACACCGTAATGCTCATACACACAAACAATCGTTTGTTTGTTAGGATATGGATGGTGATACTGCAGATAAGACATTTGATGATGGGGAAAGGTAATCAACGCGTCATCTTCGTCGCCTTTTCGCGAAAAACAGACAATTTTACATTCAAATACTTTTTCTAATAATCTTGTCCATTTTCGCGGATCCATGTATGTCATGGAACAATACGATTCATAAATGTTCTCAACAGTTTCACCCGGGTGTTCTTGTGATACCAATGCGAACTGTTCACGCGGCTGTTTAAGACGCTCATACATGGCATGTATTTCATCTTTTGATGGTTTTTTATCCGAAATGGATGTCATGACACATTCAAGCAATGAGTAAGGCGTCTCGTGAACTCCTTGGCGAAGATATTTATATTGACGATAAAAATGTGTCTTTCTTTTTTCAACGGATTGTAATAAACGTGTTAAATTTTCAGGTAAAATACCCAAATCATCTTCGTTTGTTCCAATAAAAGGTTTTTTAATACGAATATTTTGTTGTTTTGCTTTTTCAATGTCTTCCGGATACATACCGTCTAAATATTTACGAAGTCCGGTGTCTTTGACGTCTTGTTTTGTCGTAAAACAACATGGAACATATGGATACGAATCCCGATTTTCCAATGTATTGATTTGTAACCCGATATTTTTGTGTGTATTATCTTTACACGTATAGGTATGCGCAGGCGTATCGTCTGTAATGGGAATGACAACCGACTCATTCGATGGGAATGTCATGGTGTGATCGTTGCGAACAAATTCAGAGGGATACAAATTAACAACACGGGGTAAACGTTCTCTCTCACAGTGTCTTGTATAATTATTGGCATGAACTTTTGTTAGTTTAATATCGGTTATATTAGGAATGTCACACGGTTCCTTTATGATGACTGTTTTACATTGATAAGAACGATAAAGGTTATAAATGCTATGTTGATTTTCTACATAATAACTAATTAATTTTGAGAATAGATTAATGACAAATGGTAAAATATCCATTTGTTCGGAATGTTTAATATACAAACGAATAAAATGACCCTTTTCCGGTAAAACATAAAGAGGAATGTTTCGAACATACCTATAGTCATCCGTATGTTGATATCTCTGCGATGACGTCAGGGTGCATTTTATTTCTTTATTTTTTATAAACATTCGTATGGTTAACCCGCCTTTTATTTTAAACATATTTCGGCTTTCGTCGATACACATAAAAGATGAAAACATAGGGTCGTTCATAATCATATCGCTCATAATAATCGTGTCAAACGCTTTACACGGAATAATGTAATTACCTTGAATTTCGTCTTCTTGAATCGTATATTTCGGCTTTTTCATGTCGTTTACCGAGGATACGAAACGATCAAGAATGAGGTCAGCGGTGGCTAACACAGACGTTGTGTGAACATATATGATTTTTAATACGCCGTCTAAACATGTAATACGACACATCGTATATTCGTCCTTATCTACCACATTACCATGTTTTTCATTTATTTTATGATAAATCATGGCAACCATCGAATGTTGGTCGATAAATAACTCATAAAAATCAGGCATCTTCCATCGTTCTGGAATCATGATTTGATCATACTGTTTATATACGGACGAATATAATGCCACGACAGTCATGGGTGAACATGTGAACTGGGCGAAAAGTGTTTCAATCGATGTAAACGATGTCTCGCAGGTAATGGTAATAAACATTTCTTTTTTTTGAAAAGGTTGATAGGGCACACCTTCCATGACATCAAGTCGTTGCATGGTCGAATCAAATGTGTCTGAATCGAGTTTATTTAAGCGGACGCTTTCCATTAATTGATGTTCTCGATCTCGATAGTCTTCATAAATGGTTCGTTCAATAAAAAAATCTATTTTTTGTTCCGTATTCAAATGATTTGGAAACTTTTTTAGAGCCTCTTTTAATTCTTCAATAAATTGAATTTTTGCGAATGATTGTCCAATGGTGTCTTTTTTTCGTTTTTGGTCAAACCAATACATCATCAGTTCATCGTGAATGGTGTCGGATGAAAAATACTGTTTTTTTGAAGAAAACCAATTCATAAAATCAAGATAAGACAACCTTTTTTTTAACATGTCTTGAATTTGTTTAACCAATACAATGGTATCGGTAGAGATTAATTTGTCGTCGGTAGGGACATATATCCATTTTGGTATGGTTTGAAAAATAGACGCGATACGGCGAACAAACGACTCGTGAACATCCATCCAGCTTCGTTGAACTGGTCTTTGATAAATGATAAACGTTTCATTCATAACATTTTCGTCTGCCATTTTATTATTATATTTATTCTATAAATTTTAGAATAAATATTAAATTTAAATTAATCATCGGCGTCGTCATCATCATGATCGCTAACATATTCTCGGTCGTCATCGTCGTTACCATATTCTTGGTCGTCTTTATCAAATTGTCCGTCATCTGGTTGATCGTCATCCGGAGCTTCGTCATCTCGTTCCGCTTCGTCCAATACCAAAACGACATCATCTTCGTCCTCTTCTTTTTCGACGACTTTTTCATCTTCAAATTGAATAAATTGAGATAAACGTTGGTATAACATATCATTTTGATTGTTATATAGTTCCATCACCATATGACCCACCTTTTGGTTGATATCAAAACCGACCATTTCGTTACCATTCCATTTTTTGGACAACTCTTGCATCAACTCGCGAATTTCACTTCCGTATTTATCGTCGGTTCCATACGTTACTCCTCCCAATAATTCATATACAAACTCAAGTTCATCCATGGTAAGTCGAAACGGCTTATTAGGCATTTTTGATGTTTTCCAAAATTGGTATAATTGAGAAATAATGGATACAAACGTCAATCCAATCGCATTTAATAAACGCGTTTTCATTTCCGAGTCAGAATCATTTCTCTTAAACGTAACGGGCTGAATACGTTTGTCATTTTCAATGAAATCTTTAGCAAATCGCGATACAATACGTTTAATCACAGCCGGATCTTCTAATCGTTTTCCATGATCTTCAAGTTTTTTACGCAATAAAACACGTGCGTCATATAACGCAATCATATACGACCACACTTGTTGTAATGCGCCATTTTCTAACGGAAATGTCACCAACTTTTGGAATTCTTTCGGCATATGTTCCACATCGACCATTTGAATACCATCTTTTACCAAACAATTTCCATACATACCAATGATAAACATTACATTTTTAGCGTCAATGTTGATGTAGGCATCTTTCTTATTTAAATAAGAACGAAACAGATTGATACCCTTTAACAAGTCTTCCATCTGTTCCATTAACCATTTTTTATCATCATCTGAAAAATCCGGATTTGCTCGATACATACCTTTCTTTTTGAGCATACTATTCAACTCATTCGTCGAAAAGGGTTGTAATTTCATTCGTAAATCGTCACGAAATGATAATAAAAGATCGGCGGCATCGGTATCTTTGCAAACACGCCCAATTTGAGAAGGAGTCGCCGTGATCAACAGTCGCTGCAGCGTTTCATAGGCTCGATTATGGATACTGTACACAAATCGCAGCGCTTTTTCCATTCGTTTCATGACAATTACCTTGCCAAAATCTCGATAATGAACATATAATTGATCAATGGACGCATTATTAAAATACGTTTCAATGCTCTTATTGGCCATTTTTGTAAGATCGGCAACTGATTTAATTTCAGTCATCTGTTTTCGCATTTCTTGAAGCTCCATTTGCAGTTTTTTCAATTGTCGAGGATCTCGTTGCGTTTGAATTTTCATTTGAAGGTTTCGCATCTCTTGAAGTTCCATTTGACGGTTGCTCATCTGTTCATTTTGAAGGTCAATGATTTGCTGTCGACGAAGAGGTTCGCGAATTTCAACCATAACGTCATGTGTGATCATATCCCACGCCGATTTTTTATGTAAGACATGATTCAGGGAATGAATCTGTTCGTCAGATTCGTGATCAATATTCACATGATCATCCTTGTTTTGATAGGGATTAGACGCATGTGTTGTATAAAACCAATCCGCAATTTCAGCATCGGTAGCCGTCGTGGGAAGAGACGGTTGTAACGCTGTGGAAGATAAAAATGTCTCCGTTAGACGTCGCATTTCACTGTTCATTTCAAACGGCGATTGGTTATTCATCCACTTTTCGTATAACTCTTTTTTGAAAGACGGGGTGCTTTGGTCACAAAACTCAATTTTTTGCTCTGTAAAAAAAGAAGAGTCCGTTTCCACACCTTTTTTACGTAATACAGCAGACGCAAAGGCTTCGCACATACGCTGAGGCGAATTCTGTCGTTCGGCTTTCGTGTCATTGTATTCTTGTGCATAATGAATTTGTAACCAGTGAGGGATAATCGACATCTCTGTGTCTCGTACCGATGCCGTATTCGCGAGAAACAGAATATGCTCGCGATCCGCATCAACAGGAGGGGAAATTGCCAATCGATCTAATTGGGAGACGTCTCCATTATTTGCAATACGTACCGCGTGTTGCTGGAAATCATTGAGACGGAATGGAGGAATATTTAACATCATGGCGATTTGGTCGAGTGTTTTACCTTCATAACGTTTTAAATCGTCGCCGCCGCTTGTAAGCAAATCACGCAATTTGGCAAACACCATAAATGTCAGTTGGTAAATCATATATTGTTTTTGCGCAACATTGCCCGGTTTTTGTTTGTCATGCTCGGCTAAATAAAGGTTATGTCGCTTCGTGGTTAGCGTCTTTTCAATAAATTGCGAAATCACGGGATTAGGGTAGCGGTATTGAATCGCCTGGTCGCCCGTGTGTAGCAATGCCTTTTTATAAAAGGGTATTTCGTATTTACGGTCAATCGTTGTCGCAATGATTTTCATAAGCATCTCATCAAATTGGCGGGTTTGTTGGATATCTGCCGAATGCTGTGCATCTCTCGCGTTTTTCATCATAATTTGTTCTTTTTCAGTAAGATGGCTAATCATTCCGCCTACGGCATATGACATAACAGAAATCGCCGTTTCTGTCTTACCATTACGATCCGTGATCGTCAGGATAGGCGAAAGAGGTGACATAGGAGATAATTTTTGAAAAATATCACGGTGCTCCATTTTTCAATATCTTTTATATTAAAAAAGATAAAACACAAAAAAATCATTTTTATTCGTTTTTTCCACCCACTAAAACATCGTCAACGTAAAACGGGCTTGACATTTTCAGTTCCGTTTCATTATAATTGAAACATAATTCATCGCCAATAAAAATATCGGTCGCGGCAACCACGCGTTCACCTTCTATACGTATGGTTGGTACAAATGAATGATTGATGAATTTTCCATATTCATCATAAATATGACGATCATTACCAATATGAATGGTTTCGCGTGTGGGATGGTCATGAATGGGTCCCGATAAGATAAAGACCAGATCCCCCGCTTTGTAAGGGATTGTCGCAAACACGCCTTTTCCGTGAGATGGCGTATCGTTAATTTCCATATTTTATTATTGAATAAAATATATTTTATGGTGATGAATCAACTTTTACAACATTTTTCTCAACCTCAACGGATCCCTTTGACGAAAAACGTTTATTGAGACGATCCGTTGACTGGCGACGGAACGTATTAACATCTTTTTGCAACGCAATCTGTGCCAATACTTCTTCTGGCGTAAAACGAAGCGCATCCAATAAATTGGGGCCTAAAATAAGACCCGTTTCAAGTAATGTGCCAAGTAAAATACCAACAGACGGTTGTAACGCTAACGCGACGGGTGTGCGATTGGGGAATTGTTGTCCTTCTAAAATAAATGACATCGGCTGGAACAATGCAACGTCAAGCAACATAATAAAAATGGGGTGAACGACGTGATCTAACTCATTCGTCATGTAGGCAAAAACAGAGGTTAATAAAATCAACAACACATTAAAAAACAGATCCGCCAGAATAAATGTCGAACGCAGGGAGCCGACACATGTTCGCTGTCTCATCACCGGTGGTTCCATACTAATCCATGTAATCGGGATAATCAACCATAACAGAATGACAGACGCACAGATACCGAACCAGTATACATTTTTAGTCGTGTCTGATAATTGATCTGACACGTGAGATGACGAAACCGCCTTGGTAATCGACGCACGACGATTGGTCATCTCGACTCCATTTTCAGCAGTTGGTTCAACGGTATGTTCAATGGCATCTGAAAGCTGTAATTCATCGTCTTCATCTTTAATACGTAACCATCGTTTTACGCGCACAATAAACACTGAAAAGACCGTGACCAATTCTAAAACTTTAGCCCACGGAATGACAGAACATGTAGCTTGTGTCGGGTGACCTACGTAAAGAGATACGGTAAAAATATTACCCGCCGCGCCAATGCATAAAAACATCATGACGGGGAAGGAAAGCTGACGAATGGATGGATGATCCTTTTTCCAAATCAACACGCCACTTAATAACACCAGTAAACCTCCTGCGATAAATGAAATAATTTGAAGAGCGGATTCGTCGCTTTGTAACGCATCAAAAACGGCCTGGTTATTGGAAACTGAGCCGCATCGCAGTTCGGTGATGGTATCAATGGCTGTCTTTTGCATACTTTGCGGTAATGGCACATAACCAAGGAATGTCATTGCAGAGTTTGCCGTTGAACTTTGAATGCTCCAAATTAAAAACAACGCAACCTGTAACGCTCGAGCACAGTCTGTTGAAACAATTTGTGGCATGGTATACCATGTCATTTCTACAAACGGGTATGCAAGTGGGTCGGTATTATCAACTACACCCGATAAATCGCCAAATGGACTGGTTGTCGGCGCCGAAACGGACGCCAATATGGCCGCTTGGACACCTGCTGTTACCATTGACGGGGTAATGGTGGTTCCCGCTCGATTGACAATATTGGCAGTCACCTGTGCCGGATAAAGCATCGGCAATGGAAAATACGATACGGAATACGCGTGGACAGACGTGATGACGGATGTGAGAACATCACCATTCAGCGTTCCATTTATTCCAACGGAACACGCGTAACCACCTGCAACATTGCAAACTTGAGGGGTTAACGTAGCTGGATCGACTGATGAACCGGGTGGTGGAACGGAACAATTTGAGTTGGTAGATGCCGATGATGCAACACTTAAGGTCCACGGGCTTCCCGCGCTAATCATATTGGCGGGCGGGCAGCGAGACATGCTATTTGGATAGGGCCATGACGGCAAATCCGTTGATGTCATCCACGATGGAACCGTTAACCCGGCGGTTGATCCAAAACTTGATAGCGCCGATAAAAACGTATTCGTCGAGCCGGATGGATCCGCTCGATAAATAATGTTAATCGATCGAGTATATCCCGTATTTAAGACACCGCCATTAATCACACCGCTTGTATTACCTCCTAATGTCGCCGTAACACCTGATTTGTAATTAACAGACGCCGAACCTTTATTGTAATTTAAAATGTCCGAGTCTCCCCACGATGTGACGGTATTTGAAAAAATTTTAAAAATAGCGGTTCGATCGAGTGTCAATGTTGACCCAGCCGCCATAACGGGAAGTGCGACACCTCCGTAAGAAGCAGTGGCAGGTAAGTTATACGAAATAACGGTCGGTGCCGCGGTAAATGGAATGGATACCAATGAACCAATTCCTTTGGAAGTGGCATACGCTTGATCCTCTGTTGTATACGGGTTATTTGACATACCAAAATCAAGATCTGCCATGGTCGGGTCTCCTCCAAGAGTTGCCAACCGAGTTTGTTTATTTGTCGTAGAAGGCGTTCCTAAAAATTGAATCGCAGTCGTTGGATTAACCGAACGAAACGAAAAAATAAAGTTGGAAATGAGCGGCGTAATCGTCGACGCGCCCGTCGTCAATAACGTAAATGTTTGACCCCAACTTGGCTGTGCCAAGAGTAAGAGTGCAACGATACCAATCAAAAGTTTCATGATTGTTGTCATTTTATTATTAATAAATCTTATTTAAATTTCAATTTTACGTTTGAGAATTAATTACAGAGATAATTAATTAAAGATTGATACTTTTCGATCGCGACTTGTACGCGTCGACTTGAGTTTCCACCATAAGCACGCTAATTTCTTCTTCGGTGTCAACGGTATATGCCCGAAACAGTGGTGGCATTAATACCAATAAACCAATCACGATATTGGATACCAAGATACCAACCGCTGGTGATAATGCGATTCCAAGATACGAACGATCTGGAATCGTAAATGTCGTTCCAACGGTCGTCAAAAAATTGGCAGGGACGAATAATGCAGCGGCCAACACGAAAATGTGAATGGGCAATGACGTTTGTTGCGCGCGATTACGATTGAACAATGCGCCAAAGGTGCAAATAATCAATAACACGACATTGTAAAAAATCATAGCCTGGCGGAATGCCTGTGAGAATGCACCGACACATTGGCGAGTTTGCATAGCCGGTGGTTCAACCAATACCCAGATAATTGGAATCAAAAAGTTTACCAACGCACCAAACAAAATCATCATCACGCGAAATGATAACACGCGTTTTTCACGACCTTTGCTGTCTACTGACGATGATGAAAGAGCGGACGATACGCCTGAGATACCAGAAGACGCGGCATTCGCTTCTCCCGCGTTTTTAATCTCTTTTGCCTTTTCAACTGATTCCATTCCAATGGATTCATCAATCATCTTATTAATATCGATACGATTAAAGATTCGATCTTGAAAAATATAGATAATTGCACCGTATAACACGACAAATGAAGTCGCGCTTACCCATGGGCGTGCCTGGCAAATGGTCAATGTCGGGTAACCAAGCCATAGCATGGTCGTAAACAAGTTTGTGCCAAACGAACATGCGGCAAATAGAAGCGTCATCGCGCCGATGCGACGAATGGCAGGATGACGATATTTAACGATCACCGCGATGGCCAATGCATAGAAAATACCCACCCAGACCATGGACGCGATAAAAATATTTGTTTCATACGGAAAAATCGTATCAAATACTAAAAATTCGCCATTTGCTCCACATGTCGTTTGAGCCAGCACATTCAAATTGGCATCTACAATGGATTTAGGAGGCTGCACGGAACCCAAAAAGTTAAATGCGGCAACTGCGGTTTCAGAGTTAAAAGACCACACCAAAAATTGAACCATTGCCAATGCCTTGTAACAATCCTTGTTTACATTATTAGGAAACAACACCACATTGTATTCCGTGATGGGCCACGCGTCTGGTAACGGAGAGGATACGCTTTGTAACAATGAACCCGCCGGTGTTTGTTTCAAATCAAGGGTTGACTGGTAGGTTTTTGCGGCGGCTGGCATCAACTCTGCCGGTGTATTAAACGCCGAAACGACAGACGCAGTCGTGGGTGTTACCAAATTACCGGCATTATTGATCATCTGAAAATAACTTACACCATATGGAAAACCAATGGGACGTGCCGAATAACCGACCGAATACGGTATCGTAATGACACGTGTCGTCGAATGATAGGTAGAGAGCGCGGCCGGTAACATATACGGCTGACACGTTGCCAATGTTGGACACGTGGTTGGCGTTGCCGGGCAACCCGCAATCGACGCGCAACAACATTTAGGATTCCAAAATGGAAAGGAGATGACAGATGGGTTGGATGATACCGACACATTAAGCCATTTGTTTGAATAGGTGTCAAAACGACCAAACATTTTATTTTGCGACGCGGCAATATTTTGAAAATTTAAGACTTACGGCACCGTCGTTCCAGCCGTATCGGGGCGATAAACAATACGAATGCGTTCGGTTGGAAATGTAACGGTTGGGTTAAGCGTTTGTAACGCAGTGTCATTCCACCATAAGATTTCATTGTTCCAAATACGAAAAAGGGTGTTTTGATCAATTACAAGTTGTGTCTGAACACCTGGCAAATTGTAAGAGGCAAGCAAGGCGTCACCAGAATGAATCAATGAATTAAAACGAGTGGTATTAAACGGAGCGGCCAACGCCGACATGGCCGCTTTTGTCGGAATACTATTCGTACCGCCCCAGTCACTTGTCATAGCTAATGCAGCTGTTTGTCCGGCACCTGATGACGTAACCGTATAGGTAGCCGACACCGACGAATCAACAGCTTGGTAAGCAAAACCAAGTGTTTGCATAATCGTCGAAATGGTAGAAGTTCCCGACCCCACAATGCGATATTGTTGAGCGTGTGAAGGTGCCGTGAGCGAGCAAAATAAAATGGTCGCAACGGAAAGTATAGACTTTAACATCTTTTATTTATAATAAAACTCTTTTCTTTATATCTTTTTTACAAAATAGTTTGTAAAACTTATGTTTTTTGATAATAGATCACATATATCATATACACAACAATTACCATTTGGCCTATCATATGAATCCACAAAAATTCAATTAACCCAAATGGCTGTGACGGATAAGGTTGACTGCAAAACGCATTAAATAATATAATAAATGTTACCCAACCCACCATCGTCCATATGGCGGTAATCACCGTCAACATAATATGAAATACGTTAATAAAAAGTAAACATGTGGTTCGATTCATATACATTTGAATCCAAAATATACTATTTGTGATAAACGTCGCTAACCCAATCGTGCTATTTACAGCAATCCAGGTTGACATGTTTTGAAATTCATTGATTAATGGATGGGTCAATGACATCAGGTTCATTTGATAGGCGTAATAGATGCCAAGTGAATAGTGTGTGATCACCATTGCAATCACTAATACCGTAAAAATAATCGGTAGCACATCGCCCATAATGGTTTGACATAGTGTGAGACGACCGGGTCGACGTATAAGATGTTGTCGTTCGACAAAGAGGCTTTCTTCCGCATCCGTTCGCATATGATGATATGTAATGATATCATCATGACTTCATTTGTCATTTTTATTTTTTATTTCGTATAACGAGAGACGTATTCCTTCTTAAATTCGTCCAAGTCACCTTGCCACATCTTTGACGGCGTCGTTGCGGTAACCGCCTTTAATTGTTTTTCTAATTTGTCAATTTCTTGTTGCAATGACTCGACTTTTTGTTTGGTAAAGCTGCGAATATTCATGTTTAGTAAATATCCATATGACTTTAATGAACCACCGTTTTCGTCATCATCATTCTTTTTATAATAACCTCGTTTCTCCATTTCGGCGCGCAACACGTCTTCATCGACTTCTTGAACCGTCAATGATCCGCTCATGACTTCGCGCAAAAATTTCATCTTATTTTGCAAAATAATCAATTGTTGCGCTAAATCATTCATGATATAATCACGTCGTTTCACATAATAGTCATATCGAACCCCGCAAAAATTCTCCAAAATCGTTGACACTTGATTATATTTGGTAATCTTATTCCGTTCCGAGAATAACACCATATTATTGCAATTTAAATTGCTTGTTAATTTGAGATTTTCAATGGTGCACGACATACCATCTTTGGTTTCATCCAACTCAAAATGAATATCAACATCCGTGCTATAATTCTTATACGACTTCAAGTGTTTTTCCTCGACCAATTCCTCTACCGTTTCCTTAAATTTATCTGTCCACAATGAAATCGGCAATTCGGTTACCACCGCACTCATGGCAGCGCCTCGACCCTTCTTTTGAGAAATCTTTCCTTTGGTAACATATTTATTTCCCGCCACTTTTTCAATGGTTCCCTTAAAACCTTGATACCACGGATGAATATCGGGAAATTCAAATACAGCGTCACCCTTTCCGTTTTGGACAGCGTCTCGATGAGACAACCACTGTGTAACACATGTCACCAGATCTAACGGATTATAACAAGGAACCTGACTGCTCCATCCCGTGCCAATACCGGCTGTGCAACCATTAATCAACACCAACGGCAAAATAGGAACAAAATACACTGGTTCGACCTTGTCGCCGTCATCCATTACATGTGTTAACAATACATCATCTTCCGGTCGAAACAATAACCGTGTCATCACGTCGCATTTTGTGAAAATATAACGAGCATTTGCCGCGTCTTTACCACCCGCGATACGTGAACCAAACTGACCATCGCGATACAATAATGGAATATTATTGCTACCCACAAAATCATGGGCAAGCTTTGTAATGGTTTCAAATAAACATTGTTCACCGTGATGATAGTTTGTTTTTTCGGCGACAAAACCAGCCAATTGAGCAACCTTCATTGTCTTACCCGAATATTTCAAGTTCTTTAAAAAGGTCGCGTATAAAATCTTGCGATGACTTTCTTTTAGTCCGTCAATCATATTGGGAATACTTCGTTTACAGTCATCAATCGAAAACTTAATCATTTCATGATCCAAAAAGTTGGAAATCGGCAAATGTTGAATCGGGTCTTTACTAACAACTTCATGTTGCCCAGACGGATCATAATTTTCCATCCATACCTTTCGCTGATCACTGAATTTGGTATGAAACACCTTGTCCATATTTTGATCGGTATGTTCATCCTTCACAAACTCAATCATCTTACGACCAAATGACGTCTCAATCTCGCGATTGTTATTTGTTCCAAGTCCTTTGAAATACTTCACATCACCTTTCGAGTTTGGATGGTCTTCTTGATACTTACGAAAATCTTCGAGCGTATAAAAAGACAAGTCCGTCTTGCCTTGGTAAATACGAACAATCGGTGTTCTCATACATGTGATAAACGCGGGGTTGCGTTCAATCAACGTTGGGAACAACTTGTGGAAAAAATTGAGAAGTAAACCACAAATATGATACCCATCTACATCCGAGTCTGTCAAAATAATCACGCGTCCGTAAGACAATGTCGAATAAATCTCATCCAACGAGTAATCAACACCATGTCGCAAATTTAACGCTTGAATTACATCACAAATTTCCTTGTTCTTTGCGATCGTCGCGGGGCTGTTATTTCGAACATTAAGACATTTTCCTTTTAAGGGGTAAATTCCAAAAAAATCACGACCCTTCTTGCTATATACACCGGTTTGAATACCCTTTACCGCAAATGTCTTGGCCGAGTCTCCTTCGCATAAAATAAGCGAGCATTCATCTGATTGTTTAGAACCCGCCAAGTTAGCCGGGTCCAGACCGTCAATTTTTACAAACCCACGTTTCTTTTCCGTCTTTTTTAATGCCACCATCTCACGGCTTTTTAAGATGTCTTTAATTTCTTCAATAACAGACCACTTCATCACCGCAGTGATGTGTTTAGGAAGAACCTCCGGAACGACATGAGGAGATACCAATTTTGATTTTTCTTGACTGGAAAAGGTAGGATTGACAAGTTTCGTATTTAAGAACAAGCGAAAATAGGGACGAATGTCTTTTAGCGTCAACGGCACACCGCCCTTCTTTACCCCCGTATTAATCTTGTCCAGAACGGGTCGCAATAAGGCATCTGTCCACGCGTCGACATGAACACCTCCTTGAAAGGTCTCGATGCCATTCACAAATGAAATCGCATTGTATACACCATCTGGTTTGGTATTGGCAGATAAGACAACGTCGCAATCCTTGGTGGTGATCGTAACACACTCACTTTGATCATACATCAACGCGTAATCCTTCAGCGATTTTACGGGAACTTTTTCGTCATTATACAACACATTCACGCCCGTAATCATCGCCGTATCAATAATATTTTTATAAAACAACTCTCGCATGTCCTCGCTCAAATTGTCAACGCCAAACTTTGCATAATCCGGCTTAAATGTAATTTGAGTATAACTATTCTTTGTCTTGGGCGACGTAATCTTCGCCTTGTCCTTCTCGCTCATGTTATTACGCCATGTTTGCACATACTGCTTACCCGACTCCTGATCAAACAGCTTTACATTAAACTCCGTGGAAAAGATTACCGAGAGCTTTGCACCCACACCGAACGTTCCCGACAATTGTTTTTCTTGTGTATCGTCGTAATTACTTGACGTGAGCAATTTTCCAAATACCAATTCTGGATTGTAAAGCCCCGTTTCTTCGTGAATTTGAACCGGAATGGTTAACCCATCATTCCACACCGTAATCTCACCTTCCGGTGAGATATCAATTTTGATTTTTGTGCATTTTGTGTCCGTTAAATTGCTGCGCCAAAAATTGTCGATCGCATTTGATAAAATTTCAATAAAAATACGGTGTAAACCGGCGTTAAGAGTTCGTGTCTTTTTCGTGATCGTAATTTTTTCTTTTTCGTCTTCGCCGATCACACGTTTCGCACCAAACGATTCGGTGGGTGTATTCAAAATACTGCCCATATACATCGTCGGTCTCTTTAAGATATGCGTAATTTGGTCAAGAGCTTGATATTGAATCTTTTTCGACATGGTTACGTGAATTGAATATATTCAATGATCAACCTATTTTTTATCATTTTTATTTTACATCGTTAAATACAAACGTTAAATACAAACATAAACATGTATGTTACCATAAAATGATCATTTATGTGGTAACGTCGTTTGGATGCAATAGCGGATATAACGAGATGTACCCACCGTCTACAATGGTTTTTACCCGTCGCGATGAAGCGTATGAATACTATCACAAATTGGCCGATCCACTTATTGTCGACCACATTCCAGTCGATCACTATCATTCCCAAAAAGAAGAATGTGTGATTCAACATGGAGGAGACGACGGTGCAAAACGTCCGGTAGGTGTAAAAATTTCTGAAGAAATACTATCTTGATCAAAAAAGCATTTATACATTTTACTTTATATAAAAAATGACAAGTCGGTATCGTATTTATGACGCGTCAAACCAAGAATTGGCTCCAGAAAATGTTCGCATAAACGTAGTGCGGGTAAGCGGGTTAGCGAACGATTCGCGAATAGAAGATATATGGGTAGGCGGACGCCAAGACGAGACGGTAGAAGATGTACGACGATATGTACGCGTTGCGACCATCGCGGCAGACAATCGGTTATTGTCACCCGCCACGCCATTACGCGATGTAAGAGATAAACCATTGATTGGTTATGAAATTGCGCCCAATCCTCCTAAAAGAATACGAAATATCGAGTCGTTTACCCAATTTATTATTCCGACGATAAAAGAGTCCGGTGAACATTCCAACCGACCTTTTAACTATTTATTTACGATATTGGGAGAACAACATCTCTACTCGTCACAATGGCCGCGCTATTATCGACAAGACGGGCAAAATGTTATTGATTTTATACGAGAAGAAACACAAAAAACAAGTAAAACGATTTATTTAATGACGGAAACCAATCCATTGAACATAAATCAGTCAATCGACACCGGCCATCTCGCCGAAATCTTACCACAGCTCCCAACGATAAACGTCATACCCATACCCATTGATATTCGAAATTATGATAACGTGTTGTGGGTGTATGCAAAAAACAAATTATTAACTAAACCGCTTTTTGAAATAAGCACCTTTGACATCAACACGGTATTTAATCAATATAATCGCCATCGTATCAACAATATAAATGAGTATGTTTTATTTCTCAACCAACTCACGGCAGACGTTGTTGACGACGGAACGATACATTATGTGTATAGCAATCAACAATATGCGAACTATCTACGAACGTCCTTGATTCCATCAATTACAACTGATGCCGATCGTATCCATCAAGCATTCGCCCGATGTAGACACATTTTACACCCTCATCCCTATCGAGATCTAACATTTGGTCAACTATACGAAGAATCCAGACATAACGGAGATATCATTATCAACGAAATCATCAAACCGTTGCAAATGTTTTTTATAAAAATCGTTGATATTTATATCCTCACACAACTTTTTCGCAGAGAATACGTTATGGATCATGTTATTTTATTGATTGGCGACTCTCACGCGCGACACCTTTCCGACACGTTAGATTCGTTTATAAGACGGGCGTCCTATTACACGCACCCGATTGGACTCGATTCCCGTCATCCTAAACCCCCGTTAGAGATACCGCTTTCGTTTTTTTAGATTTTATATCTACTTTTTATAAAAAATTTTATAATAGAATACTTATAAAATTAAAAATTTTCTTAAAATGTTGATCCTTATTAACACGCACAATTGGTTTATTGTGTGTGTGTTGATAAAGAAAAAATTTTTTGGCTAAAAATCAAGAATTTTTTAATGATTTTTAGCGATTTTGTGTACGATCGCCGCAATCATGTTTTATGTGTAATATTTCTGCGAGAAAAAGATTTAACATATTTTATAAAAAATTTAAAATAATTAAAATTAATTTGGAATAAACACTAATTATTTTTTAAAATTATGAAAAATTAAAATTAATTTGGAATAAATACTAATTAAAAATATTTAGAAAAAATTAGGGATTAATTTAAATTAAATTTAAATGACATACTATATAAAATGGAATGCACATTTTGTAAAAAGTCATTTTCAACAAAACCGAATCTTGTTAATCATCAAAAAACAGCAAAATATTGTTTAAAAATACGAGGTGAAACAAATATTGTATTCACATGTAATGATTGTGATAAATGTTTTACAACACAGCAAACATTAAATGAACACATATTATATACATGTAAACAACATCACAAAAATTTATATGAAAAACAGATTGAGATATTACGTCAAGAAAAAGAAACCATTCTTCGAGAACATGAATTAAAATTACAAGAAAAAGACGCATATATCTCAAAACTTGAGGCGCGGATCGAAAAAATGGATGAGACGATTAACATTGCTTTGGGTAAAAACAAAGAGACTATTACTCATCATACGACAAATAACACGACCAATCACACGGTTGTCCACAATTATTTGAATTTATCAAATGAACATGTCAAAAAGATACTAGAGGAACTTGACCATAATGTCGTTTACGCTGGACAAGAAGGTCTTGCTAAATTTGTTGTTGAAAACATGCTAAAAGACAAGGATGGAAATATCATTTATATATGTGTTGATCCAAGTCGTCAGGTATTCGAATTTATCAATGAACGGGGAGAGAAAGTCAGAGACTTCAAATCAGAAAAACTAATACAAACGTTGATAAAAAATGACGTGATCAAACAGGGCCTTGAGGTGGCGGCCAAAGGCTGGTCGACAAATGACGAGAAGCTTAACTTATCACGATCTACTGTGTTTGCCCCTAAAGTCCTCGAATATACAAATTTTAATCGAGAAAATTCGGTTTTTAGAACAAAAGTATCAGCGTTAACCGTAAAATAATATATAAAAGAAAACATAAATATAAATGCTATGTTAAAAATTGTGTATAATGATCGTTATGGTGGGTTTGGTATGAATAAAGCGGCGCTGGAAGAATACAATCGTTTGTCATTAACGAGTTGGAGACATCCAAATGGAATTGCACGCGACGATCCGGTATTAATTGAGATGGTCGAACGAATGGGCAACTCGATTAATAATGAAAATAGCAACCTAACCATTAAACAATTTGATAATCGATACAAACATTTTTTGAAATGGACGGAATACGATGGAAAAGAAACCGTGACGATCGATTATGATAAATATATTATTTACACCATTCGACAACATGTTGATTCTGACCTATCAGACCCTGAAAAAATAAAACGTATCAAAGAACTTTATAACGAAAACCCAACTATGGGTATGGGATCTGCTTAAACATAACATATGCTATGTTTAATTCAAATCAATTTTTTCTAATAACAAAGAGATATGGTAATCGCTTATCGTTTTTAATGATAAAAACATGTCTTCAGTTTTTCCAATTTTAAGACTTGATAAAAGATACCATTTAAGTAAGACGGTCGAACGATTTCCGCTTTTCCATAAAAATCGGCATGCTTGATAACATACATGATAATTACGGTCTTCATACGACTTTTTAATCAATAAATAAATCGTAAGATCTTGTTTTTCTTTTGTTGTTACATAATTTGTAATCATGGATTGATAATCACCGTAATAAAAATCAAACAAAAACGGGTATCGGTAATAAACAGAAAGATATAATTGCTCGTCCGCATGGCCATAACCTTTAGAAAGAAAATGTAAAAACGACTCTTCAATACGATTACAAAATTCATACATATAATCAGCGCGTCCTGTAAAAAATCCCGAACACATCGAACAACGTCCATAATCAAAATAGGCCGGATAATTTACAAAATGAGGCGGAATATAGTCAATATAACACGTTGAAAATTTATCACGATAAAGAGATAATGCATTGGGTAATTCAATTAGATTATTAGGACCCATGCGTTCCATACAAATGTTAATCCATGCAAAATGGGTAGAATGGTATGGATTGGTCAAGATTACTTTTTTTAGCGCATCATAACGAGCCATACATAATAAATAATAAGACGCAGTGTTACGTGGATCAAAATGATAAGGGTGGGTTTTTCGATTGTTTATGATTTGTTCGCGATATCGTGTCATCTTCATATTTTCAAATGAAATTGGAATAAATGTTGTTCGTGAATGTAGATGTGCCGGACGCAATTCACGTAAACGGCTTTCATATTCTGGATCACAAAAAATCACCATATTATATTCTAATGAAAGTGTTCCGGATGAATGTCGAAGATAATAAGAACCATCACGTGCACGAATCTCGTCACTCGCGTCACTACATCTTGTAAGATCAAAATACGCCGTGACCAATGTCCAATTTTTTTCTTGGGGTGGTAATAAGGAAAATTGATTGATCGCAAGTTGTGATGAAAAATCCACGACACCTGATCCCGACCAATGGCCATATTCTGTTAAATCACGTCGATGATCCGGATCAACTTTTTCCCAAAATGTCCGCATACCTGAAAAATAGTGAATACCGTCAAAGATGACGATCCCTTTATAATCTTTTTTAACCAGATAAAGATAAAACTCATATTCTAAGATACCATCGTGAGGATCGATGTCAATCATAATGAGAGGGCTTTTTAATATTTTTTCTTCCCATTTTTCTCTCTCATCTTCATTAAACAAATTACAAATGACAAATTCAATATTAGACGGGGTTTCCTTATACAATTTTTCTCTGTTTTCGATATCAAAAGAATAAATGTTGTTGGTAGGAGAAATGGACGCTAATGCAAATGCGGACGCTCCTCGATGGGATCCAATATCAAAAATATCAGCATTGGTAAACATCGATGATAAATAAGATAGAAGACAATAGTGTTCTTTACCAGGCGGACCGTTTAATTCATGTTCGAATGTAGAGTTTATTTTTAAGTCAATTGTTGACAATAACGATTTTTGAATTTCAATCATTTATATGAAGAGACAACCCTTTAATATTATAATTAAAGGGTTGATTAACAATTAACATAACATGCACGTTTTTGTGACTAGTTTTATTGATTTAAATCAATATGAAAAAAGAAGAGATGATAAGAAAACAGATCAGTATATAAAAAATGGCATACATCTATTATCTCTTCCTTTTTCGTTTATCGTTTTTGTAGATCAGTATACAAAACAAACCTTATTATCCCATGGATTACCAAACAATGTTCGATTGGTAGACGACCATGTCGAACGACTCGATCTACCTCTTTCTCTTCCAACTCATGTATCACCTTATAAAGACACGTATCAATATCTATGGTTAATCAATCATAAAACCGAATATATGAGAAAGGCTGCCGAACTCGAAAACGAAATCACGCGTATGACGTGGATTGATTTTGGAATTTTTCATATTATCCCTCCTCATTTATACAACGATGTCAGTGCCTATATGTTAGCGATATCCGTCTCAAACGCGCCGTTGATTCGTATTCCTGGTTGCAATCACCCTTCGCTATACCATCCGTATGATCTAAAAAATAATCGACATTCACCTTGTTGGGCATTTTGCGGCGGCTTATTTAGCGGCGCGGTCAATGATATCATTACGTTTGCCGATCACGCTCGTGAGGTATGTAAACAGATGATTGCCGATGGGTATATTACATGGGAAGTAAATGTGTGGATGGAAGTCTATCGAAAACACCCAACCCTCTTTGATTGGTATGAATCGGATCATACCATTAAGATGTTAGCTCATTTTTAACCCTATAACATGTTAAAAATGAATGATGACTTGGTTCCCATTCATCGTAATGGTTGGTCGTTTTTCAAATTTGATATCGATTTGCCATCTTGGCGTTTTCAACGTAAGTTCATGATCTTCGTTTATTTCATTGTAATACTCGTCAACATCTTCAGGTGACATATAATGACACGCAATAACGTGTTTTCTGGCATCTTTATGAGTTGTCATTGGACAACATCGAGGATGAACACAAGGAACCCTACCTTTATGATTACACGAGTGAAAATTCGGATTGGTAATGGTTTCCGTGTGAACGGTGCTATGATTTTTTATAAAATACGCGATACACACATCGCATGCAACTTGTAAATATTCTGGGCAAATGGTTTTCCATACTTCAACCATATTGTGAAGATGTGGATATATTCCATGTAACGCCGGAAGTGTTAATATAAAACCGGACCCACCCGAATGAAAAAAAACGTCTTGATTATTTACAAAACGCGTGTCGCCGTCGCCGCCGATATACAACCCTTTGGTTTTATCAACCGAATCCAAAAAGGTCATCAAATTTTTCATGTGATAAAATGTATCCGTGCCACATGTTAACACAAAGTCAAAATCATAATTCTCATAAATATATGATAATCCCAACTGTTGTTTATAAGAAGCCGACAAATAGTCATTGGTAACGCCTTTCAAATAAATATACTCAGGGCCAATCAAGTTGGTCGGTTCTTCTCCTAAAAAAAACAATACCTTACAATTGCTCATGTCATTTTTCCCCACGTTTCCTTGATTTTTAAGATTTCTTTTTTATACTTATCAATGGTAGCGCATGCAAAAACATTAATGATTACCTTATAAAATGGTTTGGACATCTTTATTGGTTACCGTCTTCATAAATTATAATTATAAATAGTTACGTTAAATAAAAACCCGTAGGTTTTTATTGTTAATTGTTAATTGTTTAATCGGTATTAAGCATTTTGAATCGCGTGAATCAATTCCTCTTTCTTCATTTTCGAGAATCCCTTGACACCTTTCGATTTTGCAAGTTCTTTCAGTTGTTGGAGAGGCATCTTGTCCATGCCGTCATCTTCCTCATCATGAGATTCCGGTTCAGACTCCTCTTCCGCCTCTTCCTCCGTCTCCTCTTTCGGCTCAACTTCTTGGTTGTCTTGATTTTTCCACTTCAATTTCTGGTCATCGGCAAGAGCCTTCCACATTTCGCCAAGGCGTCGTGATACATCTTGCGGCTTAGGAACCGTCTTGGCCACCTCCGCACGATGGGCATTGCAAAACTTGATGAATCCCGACAATGGTTTCTTTTGTTTCGGCTCCTTTACCGCCTTTGACTTCTTACGATCGCCACCGGCGTGATCATCCGATTGTTTCTTGTACACGTTTTTCTCATCGTCGCTCAATGCTCGCCACATCTCCCCGAGACGGCGAGAAACGTCACGCGGGTCCTTAATGTCCGAAAAGTCGACATTCTTACGCGTTTCATTGCAAAACGTAATGTACGAATTTTGAGCCTTTTTGGGCTTTTCCTCCTCTTCCGTATCAGAGGACGACTTGACAGAACGACGAGTCGCCTTTTTTAACATCGACGTAAAGAATTCGACATCCTTTTCATTCGAAAAGTCAATCGTCATACGGTCAGCCTTGTTCAAGTTCTTCAACAGAGTGTTCATCATCTTGGTAATCGATACAGACATGGTTGTGCGGTTTAGAATGTTAGTTCTTGGTATTTTTTGGGATTTTTCCCTATAAAATCAATTTTATTTTACGACATTTCCCACCCACGTTTTATAAAAATGAATTTTTTATTTTTATTCGCCCAACATCGTAATCATGTTTGCAATTGGTTTATGTAAAAAACGTATTCAACAATGGTTTGATATCAACGATGGTGAAACCAGCTATATTGTATACCCATTGATTGGGTTATGCGCGATTGTCGTGTTTATCTTTTTGATGATGGTGTTGCAAATTAAAACCAATTAAATATGACCGTCATATTTAATTCATTCGATGTATCAGGTCCCGAATAGAGGACGATTCTTCTGTATATCTTGAAATTAATTTAATAAACGCGGAGGATGGAAACGATTTTCTCAACAAAGGTAATAATGTCATTTTCCAATCATTTACAAATGTATTGGCCACTGTTACCTCATCGTCGCGCGGGTCTTGTTCACCATTTCGAACCATCATGCCAAAATCCCACAACACCCATGTTCGATCCATACCTTGTGCCGCACTTGTTACACTTGACACGCTATCATCACTATCGCTATCCTCTTCCGCATTCTCGATGTCGTCGCGGTAATATAATATATTACCTAAATGAAGATCATTGTGAACAATTCCTTCTTCTTCCAAACATAACAATGCGGTTAAGACTTGATGAACCATATCACGCACAGCGAGATTTTGTGTTTTTAATTGACTGACGACACTTTTTAAGTCACCGTCTGCTAACTCTGAAAACAACACCAAACAATCATTCGCGACGACGGTATTGATCCAGTCACGTTGATTATACGTTTTCGTAACCGAACATACATTACATGGTTCCGCGCGTGAAACAAGTGGAAAGTGTGGCGAGAGCAAGACGCCATTCCTATAAAATCGGTTCATAAAATGACGATACCATTCAATTTCTCGACGGTTTCTTTCGTTGTTTTTCATAATTTTAGCAGCGATTCGCATGTGTTCAATAATGATCTTGTAAACAAATTCTGTTCCCAAACTACGTGGGTTACGAAATACCTTACCCAGCGAACAAATTTCTTGTTGTGTTTGTGATGATAAAAATTCATCGATTTCTTTAAAATGTTGTGCACGATCCATTTATTATTACAAAATTTTTACACAAAAGATGAAAATTAAAAAAATAGACAAACATGTTAGATATTTAATAACCGTTCTCCATGGAACGCATTCCAGATTTCTCGGTTCAGGTGGACTTTCGTTTTTTATATTCATGCGACAAATCGGGCACGTTTTTTTAGTTTCCAACCATGTTTGGATACACGAATCGTGAAATTCGTGTGAACACGGTAACACGAATTTCACGACAGAAACACACGTTAAACATTCAAGACAAATGGAACATTCGACACACTCCACACATGGGGGTGTGGTGGGCGGCTCATCCTTTGGTGGTATGACAATCGATGTCGATGTCATTGTATCAAGTAAAAACGCAGTCGGCGGTTCAATACATTCTTGTGTATTCATAATATATGTATACACCTTTTTTAATTTAAATTTCAATTATAAGTTTCATATAATAATATATTTTCATGTGTATCATCGATATGATCCCACGCATAGACACGGATACTTGTTCGGTCATCGGAAATAAATAAAATACGTCGCTCGATGGCGACATGAGGTTCTTCACGATTACGGCGTCCAACAAGTAATTTTGCGTCGTCATAAGATGTTATGGTGCGGGGTAATTCGGTTGAAAACACAATTTCTACCAGATTCATTGAAATATAATAAGCAATGGCGGGAATCATGTGAATATGCAATTTCATCTTTTCATCATTATATTTATTTTTTTAGATACGAGATTCAAAGATATGTGTCAAATCTTCAACATCGTTTTCCATTTTCGTTTCCAGTAAAAAAGACGGTAAACGTTTTTCCATCATGGATACGATAAGCTCAATGTCATTGGCGGTAACACGGCTTTTCTTTGCATATAATGTAAAAATATTAGTATATTGCAACAGTTCGATTAACCACTTTTCGATATAATCTTGTAAATACATGAAACACCCTTTTTGAAAACGAATATCGGAATGAATCAACATAATAAGTTGCTTACACATCTTTTCAAAAAAACGCTTTGGGAAAATATAGTTATTTGATTCTTGTATTTTTGTCATCATTTTAATTGATTTTTTGTCATTTTTTCCAGTTCTTTGTTTAATATCGGGATGAATATATGGAATAATTCGGGTTTGAAATAAATAAATTTGCTGGGATGTCATATAATTGGATAGTTCGGGATCGGTTTGAATTCCTTCTTCCAGGTGTTGTGACGTGATACGGATTTGTTTTGTGTTTGGTAAAATCACCGCGAGTTGTATGATTTGGGCCAAAAAATACTCGATGACACCTGCCAGAAAAATGGGAGCCGTAAAACTTAATTGAAACCCGGTTTCACGTAATAAACGCTCTAAAATGCTTGGCGGAATTAAGATCTCGGCTTTTACATTTCGAAGCTGTCCTTTTAATGTTTTATTTTTTGTGTTATCAACATACTGTTGAACACATTTACGTCCTTCTTCTATCAATTGCTGAGAAAGTTGTCCCGTAAATAGTAGGTAAATCGCCGACTCGATCTCTTTACATGTAATGGTTCGTTTATGATTTGCGGTTAAAATGCACACCAATTTTTGGTTTATTTTTTTACACGTAATAATGGCGATATCATTTAATTGTGTTTTAGCCTGATGAGTAATGTCTCGGTCGGTTGAAATTTCATTTAAAATTTTACGAATGTGGTGTTCAAAAAAACGTGTTTTTTTCTTTTTCTTTTTTTTATGATCATCGCCGTCGTTTACGACGGATGCGATTGTATGTTCACAAATCTCTTGATGAATTTCATGATTAGGTTGCTCAGGCTCATATTCTTGGACAATAGGGTTTAGCATCTTTGTTTATAAAAACAAATCTTTATATATTTTTTATATAATAAATGTCACAAGACGATACTAATTTATTATTGACCATGGTCGCCATCGGAATTGGTATTTTGTTAGTAAACACCATTTTACTCGTTTTACACATAAAAGAAATGAAACATCATCGATCGGAACATTGGAACGCTCCAAACGTAGAATCCATTACCGGCAACGCCATGGCATCACCTGACGATGTGGGTCAAATGAAACGCATTCCTTCTTGCACATCGTATGGCGTGCCCAATCATAACAATATGCCATTTAATGATGATAGCAGTTTATATCGTTAACACGTTGTCATCTTTTTATCACAACGTTAATTCGTAACATGAATATTTTTCATTTCAAGAAAATCAATCATCATTTGTTTGGTAAGGGTTTTGCTATTTCCAGTATAAAACGCTGATAATTGGCTTGACATGGTATTAATTTTATCATGCAATAATGTTTTAATTTTTTCAATCCCACATTGTGAAATACATTTAATACCCGATTTACGAGAAATCGATATGATCGAGTTTTTACTAAATTCAAGATGTTTTTCTGTTTTATCGGTCTCATTCTCATCGTCGACAATGTCATGCTCTTCCGTTTCTTCGTCGTCCTCTTCAACTTCTGTTCCGTTGTCACTCTCGATCTCGTCTTCCATTGTTTCGTTCATCACTATAAATAACGGATACCTCTTTATGTTTATATTAGTAGATGGTGTCAGCAATGGTGTTGCACGCGTTTTTACAACACCCAACAGAACCGCTCGTATGATCAAGATTCCACACACCTTCCATACACTGGGTATAACACGACTCACGTGGGTTTTTAAATCGAGGGAACGTATAATAGTCTGTATTTATGGGTTCTTTGATAAACTTTTCATATTTTGAACAATCTCCTTTATGTTCATCCATCGCGCCTTGAAAAGATACACCGGTCTTTTCAATATATTGACCTCGATAACCCTCCACGATTGCAAATGTCAATAATAACAAAATAAAAATAGTCACACTGATAATCATAATGATATGAGGAGTTTTCATTTATTAAATGAAAAATTGAAACGATTAATTTTTCATTTAATAAATGAAAAGTGTTGCCGTGTTTGCAATAATCATACTGATCATCATTTTATTTATATTTACCATGTATATTGAACACTATGACCCCTATTACGATCAATTTAATCGTTCTTTTTTTAATGACCCAGACTATGTACAAAAAAATATGACGCGATATCTAAAAAATGTTCCACTGCCTGATGTGAATCAAAAACCACGTTTCATACAAACCTATTTTGATAAACAAAAAATACCCGCAGATGTATATACAAACGTTTCGAAATATGCACCGGAATACTTACACGTAATTTATGACGACAATGACCTTAAACAAATCATGGAAACCTATTTTACAGAAGATGTGGTAAAGACATTTTTATCATTAAAAGAAGGAGCCCACCGAGCCGACCTCGCTCGATACTGTATTTTATATCTTTACGGAGGACTGTATATGGACATTAAAGTTGAGCTCATTAAACCAGTGTCTTCTGTTTTTACAGAACGTGACCGGTTTTATTCAGTAATGTCATACACACAAGATCATATTCATCAAGGCGTTATTTTTACATCTCCGCGAAATCCATTATTTTTATCATTGATTGATTATATTGTTACGGTTACCAATCCAGCCGATTATCTCGATTTTTGTAAAGATTTATTAATTCAAGTTCAAAAGGATATTGACCGAGATCCTGTTTCTGGTGAAAAACTGGATGGTCGTAAAAACAAATATTATTTTTTTCAAGAAAAATGTTCGAATGAAGCGACCTTGTGTCACGATGGATTGGATCGTCTCGGTTTCTGCTGTTTTATATACGATAATGATACTCCTGTTATTAAAACACGTCGCTCGACTTATCCATGGAAATAATGGTACCAAATGGTAACATTATAATGTCATCACGACTGGATTATGATCACTGTAGGTGCTATCCGTAATGGTATGAACGTCTTTAACGGTTCGTCTAAAATTGTGACTCTTAATAAAATAATCAAAAATAAGTCCTTCATATCCCATACTCGCCTTTGTTTTAGAGTGGGCATTTTTAAAATTAATATAGATGGTCGAATCTTTGGGATAATGCAAATCAAGCATGGGATATTGTTTTTTACATACATTAATATCAATGTTAAAATCTCCGCCAATGACATAGGGATAAGTGACCGTATCGGTAAACGCTGCAATTTCTTCTAATTGTAACATGGCAACCGGATCGTATGGCGAAAAGTCACACGATTGTAAATGGGTGTCAATGACCATGATTCGTTCGGTACTTTCTTCAAACGTAAATGTGTTTTTCTTGTTACGACGTCGTGGGATATCGATCACGGCGGCTAAATATCCTTTTTCGGATAACACATCAAATGTTAGTGAATTTACATTTTTAAAACAGCTAAATGATGTTTCTAAAATGGGATAGATGGATAAAATGGCAAGACCGCTGTTAATAACATTAATACCGTCAAGCGTTCCTCTGCAAATGTAATGATTTGGAAAATATGATTCAAGAGAAGAAAACAGTTCGTCAAAGCATTCCTGTAACAAGACAATTGAATATTGATTTAATAAATCTTTAATGAGATCGAACGATTTAAAGGGGAAGGGGAATTTTTGAATGTTATATGTGATAAACGATACGTCACATGATGTCTGCGTGGAGTATGCTTCTTTTGAAGGTCGGTACACTTTTTTAAGAGACTTTTGAAAAACAATCCATAAAATAATTAAACAAATGATGATGTTAAAAAAAATAATAACAACCTTATTAGATGATGACATCATTTATTATATAATTTTTATTTAAGTTTACAATTTGCAATAAAAATATAACTTAAACAAACCAGCTATAATAAAAATGTCTCAATCTGGAACTCCCGAAAAAAACCATCACTATGCCGTATTAATGGAAACAAATGGTGGCGAATACGAATCTTGGTATCATTTTATTCGATATGAAGGAAATGAAGATGCCCTATCGTATCTTGAACAGCAATTTAAAAAGGTTGAATTTTATATTATCGACGATTTAAGCACATTTGATATTGAATTAAAACGTTTGGTAAGTGAAGAAACTGCCCGACAGATGTGTAAAATTGATTTGAATGCCTATATGTTTCACCGTAAATTTGACGGAAAACTTGATATGATTGATTTTAATTTTTCTAAACGAGATGATAATGAAACCATGATCGAAAAAGTAAATGAAAAAATTGGAATGGGCGAAATCGATCGATACATTACCAATGAAGACCCATGTGACAGTGATTTTTCTGACGTCGAAACAGAATGCTCGTTATTAGACGATGACGACGAAGATTTTATTTTTACACAAGAAAAAGCCTACCGAGAACTTACCGAAAAACGTGACGTGCGCGAGGACGTCCGTAAAGACGACCGTAAACGTGAAGAACCCAAACGAGACTCGCGAGAAGACGACCGTAAACGAGACTCGCGTGAAGACGACCGTAAACGAGACTCGCGTGAAGACGACCGTAAACGTGAAGAACCCAAACGAGACTCGCGAGAAGACGACCGTAAACGTGAAGAACCCAAACGAGACTCGCGAGAAGACGACCGTAAACGAGACGCGCCCAAACGTGACGAGCCCAAACGTGACGAGCCCAAACGGGAAGATTCCAAACGGGAAGATTCCAAGCGCGGTGATCAACCAAGACGAGAAGACGAGCGTAAACGAGACTCACGTGAACCCAAGCGGGAAGATCCCAAGCGGGAAGATCCCAAACGAGACGTGCGTGACGAACGTAAACGCGTCTCACGAGACGATGACCGTAAACGGGAGGAATCTCACGAAGATAAAAAGGAACATAAAAATGAAAAAGACTTAAAAACAGAACGTAAACGTCATTAAAAATTAATAACCTAATTTTTAATTTTATGAGACCAAACCGCATGATCACGGTTGCTATAAAATCTAAAAATGCGGGTAATTAAAAATATGCCGCAAATAAATTTAAGAAAACCTAAACGGAATGTATTAAATTTTATTTTTATTTTATATATTTTAAATGAATTTTTCTTATCCTTATTCTTCTTCTTACCCTTATTATTACATATTTTTATATGTATGCCGAAACATTTGAAATAAATAAAAAAGTGTATGTGATATGGGATAATAAAATACTTAATCAAGGATTTGGAGATAAATTAAGAGGTTCGGTAACAGTTTACCAATTGTCAAAGAAACTTAAGTTTGACATGGAGGTCGAAATCAATAATGAAATTGGAATGTTTTTAAAGAATGCAAAATCATCTGCTCATGAAATCATCAAAACATTACCCGCTACAGAAATTATTGTTGATAAAGAAATTATTGTTAATAAAGTCCCCCGATGGGCGGCTTCCGAAATTGTGACAAATTATATAACCAATGAAAAAGATAAAAAATGTTTATTTATGGCAACCAATTCAATTCCAGAAGACATGTCAGAAGATGATAAGCGTTTTCTTCGTCGATTACTTGTGCCGAATGACCGGTTTGTACCTGAAATTGATAAAGCTACTCAACAACTACCAAAAAACTATACCATATTACATTTTCGTTTAGGAGATAACGAATTACATGGAAGAAAAAACAATGAACAAAAATACGAAACATACCTTACAATGATCCAAAACAAATATAGTCCTACAGATGTGCTCGTAACCGATTCCACGGCATTCAAAAAGTACGTCAAAGACCGTGTGAATATACCCACTATTTTGTGTGACGGGGGCGATTGTAAGATTTTTCACACAGGAGAATCAGCGTTTGACTATGATTCGTTAAAAAATTCATTAATCGAATTTTATGTGATGACAAGAGCTAAAAAAATTACAACACATTCTGTTTATGATTGGCCTTCTAACTTTGTCAAATGGTCTTCTGACGTTTATAATGTTCCATTGGAATCAGTCAAATTATAAGAAAAATTGTTTTGAAATTTCCGTGTTTTCACTGGCTTATTATGATTACGATTACACTAAAGTATGAAAAAATCTTTTTCGCGAATGATAGACGCATGTAAAACACATATTTGTATAACCATAAAAATTCATTTTATGGACAAAAAAATCTAATTATAAGTTTCGACGGGAGACGTCATATCGATGTTTTTGTTCTTCGTCTAATACCCATGGCAAACGATCGGGATGCCACGCCACTTCCATAAGTTGGTTTGAAACATTTTCCCAAATCTGCTTGACAGCCGTCGACCATTTTTCATTAATATATTGTTTACGTGCAATCGACATTCGGTTTTTTAAGAATACCAATCGAGGAAGTGTATTTTCTAACTCTTTATTATGATGAAACGGACTGATTTGTTGAATATGGGAAGATGTATACGACCACGGTTTTTCCGGATGAGCCATAATAAAATCATACGTAAGGGATTTATTGTGTGATACACAATCCCAATCCCACGGTAAATCGGGATGCGCGGCGATATACTCCATCATATGCGGATTAATACTTAATTCGCTCATGTTAAAAAAATCTGGATATTTTTCATAGAATTCCGGGGTAACTTTTGTCCGCGCAATACTCATAAGATTCCATTCCATGTCACCATGTTCCTCGATAAAAGAAAATGGTATCGACGGATTTTCACTAATCAACTCCCAGTCCCAGTCCCACTCTAACGTATCGTTTAGTAATTCAGGCGTAATACAGTGATTCGCACTTAATAAAGTTAGGTTCCATTGGGTATATGTTACGATAAAATCGCGAGTAAGATTGGGGTTTGATGATAATGATCGCCAAAAATGTGCATTGGCGGTTAGTGCCTCCCAATATTGTTTGATAAAATGGAGCGGGGCGTAATTAATGATGGCGGCCATTTCATATTCATTGGTAACATGTTTGATGAGATTCGATAAAAATGATGTGTTTTTGTAAACGGATGGATTATATATGATCATATTCCACACCCACGGAAGTGATAAATTGGATTGAATGACCGTCGGTGTCATGTTTTTATGACGACTAATCGCATGCCAATCCCAACTTGACAATGGCAGCTGATAACGAGCGGAACAATCAAGAATGAAAGAGAGTGTCACATTGGGATTTTTACACAACGCTTTCCAATCCCAACATTCTCTATACTGTTCATGACTAAAGATAAATTTCGGCAAAAAATTTTCATTTTGACAAATCATTTCCCATTCCATACAGAATTTGCTGTTGGGAAATTCCAGTTGTGGGATAAGAGAAACCACATATGAAAACCATCGCTCATGCCAAGACGTTTTGATCACAGAAAACATGTTTGACGAAACCGTGTGTAATTATCGCAAATGATATTTATGGAAATATCATTTTTATTATGCTAAAAACTCCATAAAAGAAGGGTTTTCACAAAAAGACGACCAAATCATTTGATCCATGTATTTTTTTAACAATCGAATGGCATTTTTGTTTCTCGATAAACGAATCCAATCCACACTTTTCACGCCTTCTGTGTTGATACGATTTTCAATCCATGTCATTGCATTTTCGTTTTCACATAATCGAGCCCAATCGATCTTGTCCATATATCGTTCAAGTAGCGGAACAATGCCGGGATTAGCAGACGCGGCCTCCCAATCGATCTTGTCAATGTGCCTTTCAAGTAACGCTAATGCGCCCGTGTTAGACGACAGAACCGTCCAATCGACATGTTCCGTGTGTCGTTCTAATATGGATATGGCATCGGGTCTCGCGGACAAAGTGGGCCAATCGATCTTATCAATGTGTCTTTCTAACAATGGGATGGCGGATGGATTTTTTGATAGATACCACCAATTAATACGATGGAGATTTGTTTCCAATAGCGGTATCGCGGACGGATTTAACGATAACGCGTCCCAATCAATCAATTCGGTATGAATACGTAAAAAATCGACCGCTGCCGGATTTCTCGAAAAATTTGCCAAATTAAGTTTGTCAATGTTTTCCGTAAGAACGGAAATCATCGCTGGATTTTTTGAGAGGGTCACCCAATCTACTTTATCTAAATGCTTCAAAAGGATGTGAGATGCATTCTTGTTTGATGAAAGAACCGTCCAATCTGCGTGGTCCAAATGATATTGAATCATGATTACATAATGCGACAAATTTGACCATGCCGTTTCTGAAAGCGTAGTGGGCGCATATTTTTCGATATAGGGAAGAGCGTTTTGATTATGTGTTAACACGTCCCAATCGGTTTGCTGCATTCGAAAAAACGCTTCAATCGAACTCGTAATGATTAGAAATCGAAGCGCTGGTAACTGTTTGATGTGTCGCTGTAACGTGATATATTTTGTATTACGGTTAACATCACACGTGATTTGATGGTTTTCAAATTGTTTATAAAATAAATAAAAAATGACACGTGATTGTGACATATGTTCGGTTACGACATCATAAAGTGTTTTTGATGCATGATCATCGTACATCACCGTAAATCGGTGTCCTGATAAATAATAAATTTCAACCGGGATCATTTATATTAGGTTTTATTTTTCAAAGATGATTTTATAATAGAGTGCAGTGGGTCTTGAGACAATCACATCAACATATGGTACGTCTCCTGAACGTAATTGGCGAAAAATAGAAATATGGATACATTCCGGTTCCGTATTAAATTGATGGATCATATTTTCTAATTGAGCATAACTAAAAAAAATGAGTCGAGTAGATGGATGGTACGATTCGGTATAAGGAGTGATTTTGAACATTTTTATTTATTCCAAAAAAGTAAAAATGATTTTTATATCATTGCATTAAAATGTAAATGATTAACAATGTCTAAACCCGTTATTACCGTTTTTCGTGATGGAACCCAAGAAACAAAAGATGTATTCGCGTACATCTATGACATCCGTACGCCTGACGATACGACGAGTGGCATTAAACTTTCAAAATTATCAAAATACGATTTGCTACACGCAAAATTCTTATGCAAAGACGCCCCCATTGGAACTGTGATTTTATATGATCATCTGTCGAATGCCCCTACGTACAAAGAGGCAACTTCAAAAGAAAATTGTCTCGATTTTATGATTAAACGCGAAGCGGATGGTTGGCAGCCCTATGTCTCAAGTTTTTTGTTAGACGATGAGCGACCACTTGATCATGACTATAATCTCTGCGAACTACTTTACCAATGGAAACACGCTGAAAAGCGAAGTGAAAAACATGCCATTCAAGATACGATTTCGACTCAATTATCGCAAGCTGCAATGTTAGTCAAATAAAAATGATATTTTACACATAATATGTTATGTGTAAATAACCTGAATATGTCGAACCGAATTCAACTGGGTCTTTGTTGCATTAATACCGAACTGCGAAAGAAAAATGTCTTTTGTTCGCGAACGTTAATTCGAAAAAATTTCACCGTTGAAAAAGCCAAGGCTCTTGCTCTCCAAAATATTGCCGATATCGAAACACTGTGTGAATGGAACTTTCGACATAACATTTACGTGTTACGTTTATCTTCCGATATTCTGCCTCATTATACCGATCCTGAAGTTGAATCATACGACTTGTCATTTGCAAAAGAGGCGTTGCAACGCGCTGGAGAAGCCGTTAAAAAATACAAACAACGCATTAATATGCACCCTGGGCAATTTAACCAGGTTGGTGCCCACAACGAGTCCATTTTTCAAAAAACATGTGCCGATTTAAAAATGCACGCCGACTTATTGGACATGATGAACATCGATCACAATGGTATTTTATGCGTCCACGGCGGGGGTGTGTATAATGACAAGGAGCGCACCATCCAGCGATGGATTGCCAATTATGACCGTTTACCGGAAAACGTAAAACGACGGCTGTGTATTGAAAATTGTGAAAAATGCTATTCGGTGATGGATTGTCTACGAATCGCCGAGACATGCAACATCCCGTTAATTTTCGACACACACCATTTCGAGTGTTATAACTTATTGAAAAAAGATGAAAAAGAAAAGATTGTATACACGGAAGACTTTATGAGCCGTGTTGTAAAAACGTGGACATCGCGATCGATTACACCGTTATTTCATATTTCCGAACAACGACCGAATGCGCGTATTGGCGCACATAGTGACTTGATCGAAACCATTCCACATTATATTTTATCATTACCAGCACGTTACAATGTATCACTTGACATTGAAGTGGAGGCGAAATCAAAAGAGATTGCCATTTTACATCTTTATGAACGATATCCGTTTTTGATACACGAGCCCCTCGGTGTCGATCCCTTTCGTGCCGTCAAACCTGTCAAACCTGTTCTTGTCATTGAACCCGTTATCGCCGCTGAGCCGGTTGTCGCTGTCGAGCCTGTTATCGACGCTGAACCCGTTGTCGCCGTCGAGCCCGTTGTCGTTGATCCCATTGTAGCCATTGTAGCCGCCGTTGTTGACAAGCATGTCCCTAAAGGCATTAAAATTTCCCGAAAATACACAAAATCTCCCGTTTTTTCAACGGCGGCCAACCGGATCTATCATAAAGGGCAACCGGTCAACAAGTGAATAAAAATAAAAATGAAAGATAAATAAGAAAGAATACCAAAAATAAAAGATGGATGGTCAAGATTGGAAACCCATTGTATTGTCAAAAACGTCAACTCGTGTGAACACACCGTATGTGTCGATTGTCAAGATTCCTGCCAGCAATGAAGACGGCTTTATCGAAAAACCAAAGATGTTTACCATTGAGTTTGGACGCCGCGTAGAACAATTTCGCACCGCAAAAGGATTAAAGCGCGCCGAATTGGCTCAACGTTTAAATGTAAAAGAACATTATATCGAAAACTTAGAAAGAGGAAAAGAATTATACAACGGAATGATGTTGGGAAAATTAAAAAAGATTTTAGGCAATGAGTTATAAATACATTTAACGATATAATTATATAAATAATTATATGAATCTAATGAAAAAAAATGATAGCCAATTAAAACATATTGTTATTCATCAAACTCCACTTTTTGTATTGCCATGGGAGTATCGTGTCGTTTCTTATCCCGGTTTTGAAAATTTACAAATTTTAGAATCACTCGCCTTTCACGAACGATTGATTTCTTTCCTACAAGAACTTTCCTATCTCTATCCTCAAAAAGTAAACTTGAGTATGAGCGGTGTCACACATGGCGGTTTTATTCCCATTCGATGTTCTCCGTTTTTTAAGCATATTATGATTCATATGGCAGAACCGTCTATTTTACATAATGTATCACAATTACAGATTACGAATATCACACAAAAAATGATTGCCCATGATTGGATTGATATTAATTTTGATCAACCCTATCATAATATCATTTTATCGCCTCATAAAATCAACTTTCCACCGTCAACCTATTTTATGTATCGTTTACGACCTTATTGTATCGATCATCCTATCATTTATATTTATGTCTCAAAATTTATTCATGAAACGTTTGCCAAACGCTTTCAATATGAAATCATCCTTGATCAACCCGATCACATCGTAACCTATGACAATTTATTACATTTATGTATCATGGTAAAAAACGGAGGACCGCAATTCGAAGACATGTTACAACACAACAAAAAACAATGCGATCGATGGACCATATTGGATACCGGGTCCACCGATCGCACAGTTGAAATCATACATAACACAATGGATGAAACACGTGGACATTTATACGAAGAGCCGTTTATTAATTTTAGAGATAGTCGAAATCGTTGTCTTGATCTGGCGGGAACATCATGTGCGTTTACGATTATGTTAGACGATACCTATCGTCTTCGAGGTAACTTGCGAGATTTTTTAGAGATCGTTCGAGGTGATCAATTTGCGGATTCGTTTACATTGATGATTGAAAATGATGATACGATATATGGTTCAAATCGACTAATGAAATCCACATCGATGCTGCGATACATGTATCGTATCCACGAAGTTCTTTCGGTTAAAAACAATAAAAATGTAACCATACCCAAAGAATATGCGTATATTAAAGATCATTCTTATGATTATATGGAAAAACGAACATTAGAACGTAAAAAAAGTGACATTTTATTATTATTAGAAGAAATCACAGATGATCCCGATAATCCACGCTCTTACTATTATTTGGCACAAACTTATTATTTATTAAAAGATTATGAAAAAGCATTTTATTACTTTACCATTCGGGCGGGCATGGAAGGTTTTATACAAGAACGCATTGATGCCTTATTTGAGTCGGCTCGAATCGCGTATTTTAGATTACACAAACCATGGGAAGAATGTCTGTTATTATTTGAAAAATGTTATATGATGGACATGTCACGACCAGAGTCGGTATATTTTATTGGTCTGCATTATTATTTAGAAAATGATTATGAACGCGCGTTTCCCTATTTTCGCAGAGGGTTAGAAATCGGTTTTCCACTGCATTGTCAATATAGTTTACGTCCAACATTAAGTTTTCATTTTCTCCCTAAATTACTAACAAAAATTTGTTACAAACTAAAAGAATATAAAACAGGAGAAGAATCATCATCGCTCTTTTTAAAACATAATGATTCTCGCGCGGATTCGTATGATGAAATCGTGTCGTGGAATGCGATTTTTAAAAAATTAAATGAAATCCCTTGCGAAATGGTTCCCATTGACACCGGTGACAAGCCGGTTTTATGTTTTGTGGCAGATGGCGGCTTTGACTCATGGAACGGAGAAAGTATTTATCATTCGGGTGTAGGAGGTGCGGAAACCTATATCATTGAAATGGCGAGACATATTCAAAAAAGCGGGCATTATCAAGTCATTGTGTTTTGTCAGTGTAGCGAAGAAGGTATCGTGGAAGGTGTTCGGTATCATTCGATTGCTGATTATGTTTCTTATCTCCATACAAAACAGCGCCGCGATGTATGTATCATTAGCCGGTTTTCAGAATATATTCCTGTTACCTATGGACATTTCGATTCGATCTATTTTGTCGTACATGATTTATCTCCGTCTGGCATTGTGATACCGATTCATCCGTCGCTAAAAAAAATAATGTGTTTAACAGAATGGCATGCACGCTATTTTATCAATCAGTTTAGCATTCTCAAACCATTAGTGACGACGTGTTACTATGGTATTGACATCGATGCCTTTACGGTCCAAGAAAACAAAAACGCTCATCAATTTATTTATACGTCTTTTGCAAATCGAGGTCTGTTACCGCTTCTTCAAATGTGGCCTACGATTCAAACGATACAACCATTGGCTACCTTACATATTTATACCGATTTGAATAACGAGTGGGTTAATGCTCATTATCCAAAACAAATAAACGACATAAAAGAATTAAAAATAAAATATTCAAGTTACAACACGATATGTTGGCACGGGTGGGTAAATAAATCGACATTATACAATGCGTGGAAAAAAAGTGACATCTGGTTTTATCCTTGTGTTTTTATGGAAACATTTTGTTTATCGGCATTAGAAGCCGCTATTAGTAAAACATTTGTGATTACCAATGGGTTAGCGGCGTTAGAACACACGGTTGGCGGCAGAGGACTTGTCTTACCCGTCGCGGCGATCGACGATGTTTATTCGAATGAATGGAAAGATCGTGTTATACGAGAAATAACACCTTATTTATTGGGGGAAAAAACCGTGGAGAAAAATGACTATATTGAACGTAATTATCAATGGGCGATGCAACAGACATGGAGCACACGTGCACGTGAATGTGTGGAGATGATGTCTAAATAAAATTGATTTAAATGTGTGTATGATCGATAAATAACACACTGAATATGCACACGTACAATACTCGTTCGCAAAAGACGTTTTCGCCCACAGTTGATGAAGAATTGGCGTTTATCCGCACGATGAAGCACGCGTTGGAATCTGCAGAAGACGTGAGCGATCGACGTGTAAAAATGGAGATCGCCACCCAAATGTTTAATGAGATCGTGAATAAGATTGAATTTGTGCACCATTTTCCCGGGTTTCGTTCGGTGTTACAAGATAAAGTAAATGAGTTTTCGAGATCTCATCGCTACGGCAGATTTAACGACATTGATCGCATTGTTCACAAACAATTTACGACTTCTCTTTACCAATTACAACGTCTTCTCTAAAAAGTAAAAGCTCTAAAAAGAAATAAACACGAAAACAAAAACGAAAAACAAAATACACATGATAACATGTGTATTTATGAGTCAGGCGGAACCGCTCCCATGTTGATTAATTCTTGAATGACTTCGTTGTCCGTTGAGTTATTTTCATACAAATAATGTAGTATTGTTTTACCGGCAACGTTTTTACGATTCACGTCGACACCATTTTTGATAAACAGTTTCAAGATGTCAATCGATGGGCGAATACTTGATGCGTAGAGTTCGACGGCGGCACTTGCATGGTGTACGTCAATTCCACATTCAAGTATTGCTTTAATCGCGTCGCCGAAATAGTGTCTACACGCAAATTCAAGCATTTTCGACGTGACGGGTTGTTGTTTGTTCAATTGCTTGATTAGATGACCGTCATTATGTAACACGGCCGTTTCTATATGATAATTGTGATAATAATCGATAAGCGTATGATCGTTATATGTTTCAGTTAGCATTCTAACCATATGCGACTGAATATAATGTTTAGGTGAAAGGGTTAAAAAAGCTGTAATTAACGTAGTTGAATAGAGCTGTTTAATCAATGCAATACAGTAGCCACCGCTGTATGAAAAATCAGTGGAGCAAAATAATATATGGGTTTGTTCTGTTAGGTTGGAAATCATGTTACATAGATCATTTATATCCATGAAACTCCGTTTATCACCACTGTCAACATAAATTTGGCCATGTTGAAACGTAATGATCACATGAAAAATCATTCCAATTTGTTTGTTTTCTTCCGCCGTATTGGTAGGTGACGCGATCGAAACATGTTTGATCGTACTAATATATTCGATATCCTCCGTATCAATGATATCATAATATTTTGATTTTTTTAGTTTAACAGGTAACGACGGTGGGGTCGTCGAATGAATACAGCCCATTTATAAAAAAGAAGTCTTTTTTTATAAATTACGAAGCATTTTTTCCTCTTTTTTCTCTAACACTTTAGAAACGTCTTCATCGAGACCTACATAAATATCAATGTCGATTTTATATTTGCCTTTAAAAAAAGAAATACCTTTGATTTCTGTAATCTCGCCTTGTTGATAAACAATGTCCGTATTTTTAATCGACTTTAGCATAATACCCAAATTAATGGTGTTATATAAACACCTAACTTGGCTGTCACGTAATTCATATTCTTTTTTACGTTTAATCAAATAGTTTTGCACTAAAATATCTTTTACACTTTTTTTCTTGATATCATTCCATTCGGTCTGTTTTAACACATTAAATTGTTCTTCAAGTTCAGTCATTTCATGGATTAAGATCTTTCTGTCATTTTTACTCATAATGTTAAGTTTTTCTTTAAGAAGTTTAGTAATGTCTTGATAAATACGATGCGGTTCTTTATCAAAAAATTTATAAATAAATTCTTTGCCTTTTACGTTACAACATAAAAAGCCTTTATTAATATAAGACCCTTGGTAACAATTTCCATAGGAAAATTCTTCGAATGTTTCTTTCCAAAACTCGTCTTCCACGTAAGGCAGACATTTTAAAAAAATAGGATACAAGACGTCTCTCCGTAACGGTGGCATATTATTATATATGGTATGTCAATTCTTTATTTTTCATTTTCATTTTTCATAATATAAATGAATCGTCCTCCGTGCAAAAATGGATATGAAAGATATCCCATCGATACAGGCAATTGTTTAAAAAAATGCAGTGTTCTTCAAGAAAGAGACCCGGATACTAAACGTTGTCGTAAAATACAAAATCGTCCACACCCACACGCACATGTTCAAGCACAGGTGCACGCTCAAGTGCGGCCACAACCGCAACCGCAACCGCAACCGCAACCGCAAGTGCAAGCCCAGCCGCCTCGGTTAAAACCTTGTAAAGACGGTCAAGAAAGAGATCCTGTTACAGGGAGATGTCGTGCTATCCGTCAGGCTAAACATAAAGGTAATATCATTCATGCAAATCGATCAGATTATCCTAAACTTAAGTATCCAGAGAAACTAAAAGACGTCTTTGTGTTTTTAGACGGAGGTAACTGGTTACATATAAATGAAAGAGAACCACGTGTGCAACCACAAGACCAACCACAGGCCCAATCGCAACTGCCTAAGAAGTCCAGTCAACACGGTGGTGGTGGCGGGAATCCTGATTTGCGCCACTATACGGTCGTCGAATTAAAACAAATGGCAAAAGAAATGAATATAAAGGGATTTTCAAAACTTAAAAAAGACGAATTAATTCAACGTATACAGCAATAAAATTGAATATCGCATAAAATCAGTCAGTGTGTTTTATTATGTCGTCTTACCCATTTCATCCAGCGACAGTCGGTTGGAGTGGTTTTATTAAATCAATTATTAGGCAAAATAAAATTGATTTGTCGCGTAACACCGCCAAACTAACTAATATCTATCAACATGTCGTATGCATCAAAAGCAATGATTCCGAAAACGGAACAGGAACCGGAAATCCTACAAAATGACGTCGACGAGATCACAGACGATGAGCCCCTTCCAACCAAAGAAGAACGTATTGAATATTTGAACTTTATCCGAAACGACGCGTTATACGCAAAATATGTGATGGTTAATAATATGTTGGATGCTCGTCTGGAATAAAAAGATATCAAATACACACCCGCGGGTATGTATTTACACCTACCATCTTTAATCGTTATTTTGTGTGTGTATTTTCGTAAATTTATTTTTGAATTTTAAATGTATTGTAATGGTCCATGTTTGTATTAACGGGCATAACCATTGGGATAATATTGTTTCATAAAAAACTTTCGACATGGTTCTTCATGGACATCTGTATTTAGTGCGTTTCTAAAAAATCTTAAAATTAAAAGTATTCTATTATCAATTTTCTATCAAAAAATAGCTATAAAAACAGAAAATTTAACGGTTTGTTAAAAATGTTTTCAAAAATAGCATCACGCGAGGGAGATCACACACACACAAATTTTTTAAAAATTGTGTTTTTATATCATAATGTTAACCTTGATTACAGGCTGGAAATAGGTGGTTTGGTTATGGTATGAAGAAGTATCAAGGAATATTAAGGAAAACTTAATACTTTATGGTATGAATAAATCCTTAATATTCCTTGATACTTCTTCATACCTTATATTTTTCAAGGTTAAAAATAACCTTTGAAAAAATAAAAATAAATCAAAATGTGTGTGTGGGCGCATACAAAATTTTTATGATTAAAAATTTTATTCGTCGTTTTCTAATGCAATCGGTTTTCCTTTTTCGTTTATCACCGTTCTTCCACATATATTTCGTAAAATATCATGAAAAAAGTCATTCTTATCTCCATTAAACATCTTAATGGTTTCAATGTCTTGATCGGAAAACTTACGAGCAATCTCCATAAAGTATTCGAGTTGCCCAGGTTCGGTTGCTGTCTTAAATTTGTCTGTTAAATCATTCATATACTGAATCGATAACTCACGGTTTCGCGCTTTAATACTTTTAAATAATAAATTCGATAACACGGTCATTTCAGGATCGGTAATAATTTCACCGTCGGCGTGGTCATTGCCTTTTCTGCTAAATATGTAATGGTTTGCTGTAATTGTTCAATTTGATACTTCAAATCTTCAATTTCTTTTAGTAATGGCAGTTTTTGGAAATCAACGCAATTTGATTGATGTTGGACTAACCAGGTTCGATTGCAAAACGCATTGGAACAGCCATCGCATTTAAACTTTTGAACGTTTTTACCTTGAATCACAAGACAGTATTTCGCACTTTTCTTATGATTATCCAAACTTTTGTTCGAACAAAAGGATTTATTACAATATTGACAAATATATATTTTAAATGAATATTAAGTTTTCCTTCATACCGCTTCATACTTATTCATGATCGTTCTATATTTTGCCATTTTTTTCAAAATTGATTTTATCTTTTAAAGAAACAACCTATATGTAAATACAATGTCTGAACATATCCAAAACAGTTTAACCTCCCCTGCTGATCGTGTCGTAAAACCTGAAAAAGTCTCTTATGATCTTGGCGTGAAGTTAACAGAAGATGACGTCAAACACGCAATGGCCGCGCTAAACGTTGACACGTTTGTTCAACGTTTTCCAAAAGTCGAAAAATTTTATGCGGACCCCGCGGTCCCGGGTCAACAATTTGCTCTTGTGTCATTTTTACCTGCCAAAGGTGCTACTCCTGATAAGGATGGTGTATTTGGTATGTTAAAGGTTCGCGGAGCATTTGCAACCGAAGACGAGGCCATGTTACGTGCCGAATATTTGGTTCGCAATGTTGATAGCTACCATAGCATTTACCACACTTATGTTGGTCGCCCGTTTCCATTGGCGGCAACTTCAAAATATATTTCAGATACCGTTGAAATTGACATTAAAAAGAAGGTTACCGAAGAAACCTCTGCTCAAATTCGCCGAAAGCGTGATGAGGAGCGTCAAACCGTTAAAGAAATCGAAGAAAAAGAAAAAGAGCTTTTAGCCGATGTTGCGAAAAAACCGGAAGAAATTGACCCGGTTGACTCGTACACTGAACTCCGCGTAAAGAAGGCACAACTTTCGTGGACTTATTTAGAAACCAAAAAGAAAATGACTGACATGAAAAATAATATCATCAAATGTCGCGAGGAAATTGTTCGTATGGACGCTGAAAATCCTGAATGCCGCGAAGAGTACCTTGATCGATACAAAGATGCCCGTAAGAAGAGTGGCTTGCCGGAAACGGATGAGAGCTTTATGAAATATTTAGGAGACGACCTTGAAGCCGATCTTGGTTTTTAAATACTAAAATTTTAGTTAACAAACTAAAATTTATTCTTGTGCGGACAATAATACATCAACCCCGCTTCCACCATGAAAGACTAATTTCGCGTCGACTTCTTTGACGTCCTCAACGACTTCTTTGATATCTTCCGCAACTTCTTTGACATCCTCAACGACTTCTTTGACGTCTTCCGCAACTTCTTTGACGTCTTCCGCAACTTCTTTGACATCCTCAACGACTTCTTTGACGTCCTCAACGACTTCTTTGACGTCCTCAACGACTTCTTTGACGTCTTCCGCAACTTCTTTGACGTCTTCCGCAACTTCTTTGACGTCCTCAACGACTTCTTTGACGTCTTCCGCAACTTCTTTGACGTCCTCAACGACTTCTTTGACGTCCTCAACAACTTCTTTGGTGTCCTCCACGACTTCTTTGACATCTTCCGCAACTTCTTTGACATCCTCAACGACTTCTTTGACGTCCTCAACGACTTCTTTGACGTCTTCCGCAACTTCTTTGACGTCTTCCGCAACTTCTTTGACGTCCTCCACGACTTCTTTGTCGTCTTTCATATCAAAAACCCGATTAATGATCGCTAACGGATTGGTTAACGGATCATATACATTATTAATCCAAACGAATTGGATCGTTGACATACCGATATAAGAGAGTAGATAACGTAAATAGGGTGTGATAAAGTCGCGGTCGGATTGTTCGGCAACGCTTGTTCCACATGTTACAACGACATACACCTTTTTCGCCTTACAATGACCAATCACCTTATGTTGGTCTGCGTCGTAATGAAATGTTTCGCCCGATACCGTTATGTGATCGATCCACGCTTTTAAACTGGATGGAAAAAGATAATTCCACATGGGCGTCGAAATCACAAGCGTGTCGCACTGTAACGCTTCGTCAATTAATTCTTTTTGAGGGTGATCGACGAGATGTGGAAGTTTCGATACATCTCGTTGAGTGACATTCAACGATTCACTCGATATCAAACGATCCACTATCATTTTTCCAAATTTTTTAGATTCAGATTTATCATCGCTTTTAGGACTTGTTGTTATCCATAATAAAGACATTTATTTATAAAAATATTAAAAATATAAAAATGAAAAATGTAAACCTTATACGTAATAAGGGTAAGAAATGTCTTTTTCAAAAATGACGATGGCAAATACACAAGACACAAAACCGCAAACCAATGACAGCATTCCGTATATTAAATACGGAAAAGAATCGACAGATGGTCAAACCTATGTGGACGTTCGTTTACGTAGTCCAGACGATATTTATCCCACGCCTCACGTATCGTGGTTATCTGTATTTTTTATGATGTTTTTTACCATTTCATTATCCGCATTTTATATTTTAGATTTTTATTTTTCAGCGAGAATTACGGTGTCCGCTCGGGCGTCCATGTGGCTCGCCATTAATGGTGTGTTAGGCGTTTTTTTTATTTTGAACAGTCTATGTCATTGGACCATGACATTATATCGAGATACATTTTATACATGGTTGGTGTATATTCGTTCAAGTCACATTATGATTACCTTTTTTATGATCATTTGGATTGTTTTTGGATGGATCTATTTTTTTAGAGAACCGTTTGAACCAACCATCCAAGTATATGAAACATATATGTGGTTTCATTTAATTGTCCAGTCGATCATTACCGTATTGGCATCTTTTTACGCGTATTCATTTATTTCTTATTTTTCAGAACGCAGAGAACGAATTGAGACGACAACATAATAACGTAAAATAATAGAATGTTCTATTATTTTATCATAAAACGAATATTTCTATTTGTTTTCAAATTTATTTATTAATATAAAAATGGTAGATGTAAAACTTTTTGGAAGCATCATGATGATAATTGTAGCGATTTCTTCGATTATTACAACATCGATTATTGCTAATATCTTTCATAAAAATCCAGCGTTGAAAGAAGCTCATCGCAATAATTACAATTACATTATGATGAACCTTATGCTCTCTATCTTGTTCTTGTTCATTGGAATAGGTAATTTTTGTATCGCCAACATCGATCGTACTAATTACACATTCAATGAAAACACGCTTTTTGCTGCTGCAGGCGTTTTCGGGTTGGTCATCGGTATAACATCTGTTTCAAATTGTTCGATCGGTTTACAAGTATTTAATAGCCAGCCCGATTTAATTGTCAATAATCCAAATAGTTATAATTACATTATGATGAATCTTGTTCTTGCGGTAATGCTGATTCTTGGCTCATTATTTTGTGTGTATAAATTTTATGATACACGACCAAAAGAAACACAAAAATCTTTATTAAAATAAAAAAATAAAATGAGCATACGTGATTTGCCAAATGATGTTTTAACCGAGATTGCAAAATTGCATGTTAAGCCTGTGTATAAATTACGTGATTGGATTCAGTACGATAAATTAGATTGGTATGGATTGAGCTCAAACCCGCATCCGTGTGCAATCGATATGTTAGAAAAAAATGTAGAAAATGTTAATTGGCATCGTTTATCGCCGAATCCAAGCGCCATTTCATTGATTGAAAATCATTTGGATAAAGTAAATTGGCAATATCTTTCACGAAATGAAAATGCCATACCGATCATTCAACGTTATTTGCACAATGCCGATTGGACATTTTTGTCATGCAATCCCAATGCAATGTCGATATTGGAATCCAATCGGGATAAAATTGACTGGATTACGTTTTCGGCTAACCCCAATATATTCGACATTGACAGTAAAGCGACGCAAGATGCTTATCGGGATTTTGTCAATATATATCATAATTAAAATTTAAAAATTTATTTAAATATTAAATAAATAAATGTCTCGTCCCATTTTTTCGACAGCCGAACAAGGCAAGTTGGCAATCAAATATCACGCAACTGTTTCCGATGATATGGACTGCGCTCTTAAAATTTGGGGCTGTTTGGTCCCATGCACGTGTTTTTGCTATCAACCGCTTCGTAAAGCCATTCGCGAATCAACCTATGTCCAAGTTCTTGAAAATCGAATTGAATGGAATGTTCCGTATTCGTATTGTTCAGGCTTAAACTGTCACGTCATTGACAATACCAAGGTATTGTATTTTGATCGAGCGCTCGCACAAAATGCAGCCAAGGCCACATGCTGCGAACCAGCGTGCACCCACAACGATTGTTGTCCAAGCTGTTTTGACCAATGCGGTGAAACACTTGTGTTGTATGAAACCACCCCGTCTTGTACATCGTGTGAGGGTTGTTGTACGTGTTGTCACGTCTACAACACTTCTGTCGATGTGGGACAACGTCCGCGAACCATGTGTTCGGCGTCACATATTACCATCAATTGTCTCGCCGACGCCGAAGGGTTAGCAAAGGCGATCAACGAAGCCCGTGATATTCGTCTTAAACAACAAGGTATCACTGTCGAAACCGAAATGGCTCGTATTTAAATTTTATACTAACGTATAAAATTTTTGTGTTAGTTTTCCGTCGTCACAAACAAATTTTTTATGCGAATTTTTTATATTCTTCAAAGAGACGGGCCGCAATCGGGTGAAGAGCGTCCATACTCTCAACGGTTGCGTATATTTTATTAATCATATTAACGGCTGTGATCTGGTTTTCTGGAATGTTTTTGTTTGTTGCTCTCCAAAACAATAACCCAATATAGTCCATTATATAACGCAGATCGTTATCACCATTTTTTTCTTTTATCAGGCGCTCACACAATGTTTTCGAAGCGTCGCGATACATCGTGTCAACATATTGATAATGATCGTTGATTTCTTTTTTTGTCGGTCTCATGTCTAACCATTTATACGGCTGAACATGGAGATCAATATAATGCTTGTAGGTATCGCAATCAATGTCCGTTTCTTTATTATCAACGGGTTTGGTTTTAGGTTTAGTCATAAACGAAAAAATGGTTCGACCGATCCATTCTACCGATAACGTCAAGAAGATAATAACAAGAATCGTAATCATTGTATTATTTATTTTTACATACATAGGTAAAATTTCATTTTTATTGACATCATTTCGATAAAAATGATCTTTATCCTGTGAATTGAATACCGATGGACACAGCATGACGGATTATCAGCAATTAAAAGAATATCTTTTCCAAGGCCACAACGTGTTTTTAACAGGTCCCGGTGGTGTCGGTAAATCCTATTATATCAAAGAACTAAAAAAAGAGTTGAACGATCGTATTCATATCACGTCAACAACAGGCGTTTCTTCTTTTAATTTAGGCGCGCAAACGATTCATTCGTTTTCGGGAATCGGTGCCATGAAACCTCGTGATACGATCGACACCATTTTAAAAAAAGTCCGCAAAAACAAAAACGCCATGACACGAATTCACGCGTGCGAAATGTTGGTGATTGACGAAATTAGTATGCTTGGTGAACAATATCTTGAAATGATTGACGCCGTCTTTCAAAAAATCAGAGGAAATACCACCCCTCTTGGAGGCGTTCAAGTCATTTTCACCGGAGATTTTTTACAGTTACCTCCCGTGAATGACACCTTTTGTTTTCGTTCGGATAGCTGGAAACGTTTACAACTAAAAACCATTTATCTCACAAAAATGTATCGCGTCGCCGATCCACACTATACCGGTATGCTTGATCGTATCAGAGTCGCAAAACATACTCCTGATGATAACAAAGAATTATACAAACGTTTTTTTGCCTACAAAGAATATATTAATTCTGAACATTCAGGTGACATGACAACGATCCAGCCGACCTATTTATATAGCAAAAAAGTAGATGTTAACGAAAAGAACATGGATGAACTGAAAAAAAATCCAAACGAATTATTAATTTTTAAGCCATCTGTTGTCGCCGGAGAAGCCTTTCAAAAATATGAAATCGATGAAAAAAAGAAGGCCGAGCTTGACATGAAAGAACAATTCAATGTCTTGTATATGAAAATTGGCGCACAAGTTATGTTAACGGTTAATCTTGATTGCGAGGCGGGTTTGGTAAATGGTAGCAGAGGAATCATTCGAGATTATAAAGACGGCGTGATGACCGTGGAATTTTTGAACGGGAGTGTGTTAGAGTTTTGCAGACACGAATTCGTCACGGAAGAGGACGGACGCGTTCTTTATAAGGTTTTACAATACCCATTTATTTTGGCATATGCCCTATCCATCCATAAAGTTCAAGGCTCTACGCTGGATTTCGCAATCATTGACATTGGGTATTCGGTTTTTGAGGCCAGTATGAGCTATGTTGCATTATCACGTGTTAGAAGTTTGGAAGGATTGTTTTTAGTTGCGTATCAGCCTCATAAAATTTTTTGTAACCAAGAAGCACTTGCGTTTTATGAGCAATTACATTAATTTATTTGTCGACATCGACAAATAAAAAACAGATCTAAAAAAAAATCAATAAATAAATGGGAAATTGTATAAGTAATAAAATGAATATGGAAGCAAAAAAAGAATTAAAGGAGTTACAAAAAGTAATTGCCAACGCTCCAACCCTCAAAAAAATTGTTAAAGGTGTCAAATCCACACCACCTACCTCTACCACGATCACTACCAATCGAGGTAAGCCTCCTAACACTAATTTATTAAAGGCGGCAACCTCTGTTTTATTGGGTACAAACGGTCCTCTTAAAAATGGCGTTGTGATTAAAAAATCAAAAACACAGCCGATTGATTTACGAAACACGCCACCTTCTATTTTAAGTTCGAACATCACGACGACGTCTCGAGCACAAACGATAACACCCATCGATTTACGAAACATGTCACGAACACGGCCGTTGCCACCGTTACCATTACTCGAGCCGATCGGTGAGAAAAGCCCGATCATAGAACACAAAAATGAATTATTTGGCACAACGATTGCATTAGAACCAGTTTTGCCACCAATTGCTCCAGTTGATAATTCTCCAATCATTACCAATGCAATGTTAAATAGCCCGGTTTCCGATCCAATGAGATCCATTCTTCCAACATTGGTTCGAACATTAAGACGTCCATCTGTTTCAACAACGAACGCGATTCACGCTCATCCTACTATGAAATTGCCGGAACCAGAACCGCCTGTCATCGAACCGGTCGCACCAATCATTGAACCTGAGCCGCCAATCATTGAACCTGAGCCACCAATCATTGAACCTGAGCCGCCAATCATCTTACCGGAACCAGAACCAGTTTCTGTTCACGAAAATGTTAACGATATTAACGAATATTTAAGTAATATTTTTAACAATATGTCAGACAAGGTTAAACAAATTTCTTGTGAAAATGATTTTATTACGGAACCAGAGCCGCCAATCATTGAGCCTGAACCACCAATCATTGAGCCTGAACCACCAATCATCGAACCGGAACCACCAATCATCGAACCGGAACAGCCACGTTTTACACTTAATCCGTTATATCAAGCAGAACCTAAACGTCTCACCCTTAATCCTTTATACCAAGCGGAACAACCCATTCCACAACAACCGGTTATTCATGTTCATGTTCACCACACAACTGAATCGTCTCAACAACCAGTTGTTCATGTTCATATTCCTGATATTTATAAAACACCTGAACCGGTTGCCGCGCAACCCGTCATTGAGGTCACCAAGCCGGTGGAGATGATACCACAACCCGTCATTGAGGTCACCAAGCCGGTGGAGATGATACCACAGCCCGTCATTGAGGTAACCAAGCCGGTGGAGATGATACCGCAGCCCGTCATTGAGGTCACCAAGCCGGTGGAGATGATACCACAACCCGTCATTGAGGTCACCAAGCCGGTGGAGATGATACCACAGCCCGTCATTGAGGTTGTCAAACCAGTGGAGATGATACCACAGCCCGTCATCGAAGTCACCAAGCCGGTGGAGATGATACCACAACCCGTTATGGAGATCGCCCTGCCCGAACCAGTCCGTAAACCAAAATTAACAAAGAAAATGACACTTGACGAGTTTTTCAATGATGTCGACCATGTTAGCGTTAGTATTAACAAGAAAGATATGGACAATATTTTCAGCGACTTGCATAGCATGTTAAATGATTTAAATACGTCTAAAAACGTAGAATACGTAAAACCTTAAAAATGAAAATGTTATTACATTTTAACAATGTAATAAAATGCGTATTCACGATTCTATTCATGGGTATATTGATTTAGACCCGATCGCGTCGAAGATTGTCGACACACATGTTTTTCAGCGTCTTCGTTACATACACCAAACAGGTGTGCTATATTTAGTGTTCCCTACTGCAACTCATACACGTTTTGAGCATTCGATTGGAACCTATCATTTGGCTCGTCAAATGATGATGGAAATCTCCAAAAAACAACCCGAATTAAACATTACAGACGAGTTGATTCAACTTGTGGCGATTGCAGGTTTGTGTCACGATCTTGGACACTTATTGTTTTCACATCTATTTGATGATTTTTTTCTTGAAAAGTTAGAATACATTGACGATATTAAACAACAAACCGATAATTATATTCACGAAAATCGATCGATTTTTTTACTTCGTTACGCCGTAGATACCTATTCGATTCCATTATCTACACAACAGTTACATGTGATTGGCGATTTAATTAACCCGAAACGGGCTACCTACGACAAATGGGATCCCTCTTATCAAGTAGGTAAATGGGTGTTTCAAATTGTGTCCAATCCGCTTAATTCAATTGACGTTGATAAATTTGATTACATTACCAGAGATACACGGGAAACCGGTCTCAAAATTGGGTTTGACTATTCCCGTATCATCTCTGACGCACGTGTGATAGATGATGAAATTTGTTATTCGTCACAATGCAGTGAAGATATCTATCATATGTTTTTCATTCGATATCGTTTGCATCGACAGATTTATAATCATAAGGCGGTCAAAGCGTTTGAAATTCTTTTTGTTAAATTGTTATTTGAATTAGAAAAAGAATTTCACATTTCGTCGTATTTAATAGACGCTGAAAAGATGATTGAACTGACGGATCACTTTGTGTTTTATCCTCGAAAACAGCAAACGGTTACCGCCATTCTTCGCGACATTCAAACACGAAAACTTCCCAAGATGATTTATCAACAACTGTCACTTCATGAAATTACCGACCGTGACATTCCAGACGAGTATAAACATGTACGCGGCACGGTGATCAAATTTAAAGTGGGTTACGTAGGCGGCGGCAACAATCCATTAAGCAACATACACTTTTACCATTTTAAAAATAAAAAGTTGATTACGATTGAACAACCGTTTTCGCTACTCATTAACCAAAACCATCAAGAACACTTTTACCGAATCTACTCTACCTAAAAACAAAAAAGGACCGCCTTTTTTGTTTGTTATTTTTTAGTTTTTAGTGAATACATAAATAAGAAAAATACGATAATAATGGCAATATTAATAAACCATATTTTTGTTTTAACATTATCTTGATAGGGCCGTGGCCGATAATCTTCTTTTATTTCATGTTCTTTATTATACTGTGTTTCCATTTTACACATAAAACAGTCTTTTTCTGGACACGACATGTTATTCTTATATATAGTAAAATTAAATTTGCATAAAATTATAATGTTCGTAAAAATGTTAACATATATTGTAATGAAATACAATCAAAATGGTTATACGTAATAATTTCATTCATGTCTTTTTCATTGGGCGTTTCTTTATAATATTTCCATGCCATGATCATCGCTTCCATACCATTTTCACAGGTTTCCGGTAAGAAGATAGATGGGATAAGATCCAATGACGACAACGCTTCCACATAACTTTTTAATTTAAAATTTTTACAACCTTTGACAACAAATCGATGTTGATAAATCAAGTCTTGTACGTCATGCCAATTCATATCAAGTGTTAGGCCATGTCGTTGTTCCGCTCGTTTCCATAATTCTCGCTCGGCATACCAAAACCAACACACCGGCTTGCCACAATTCACCCAAAATTGATAAAACTGGTCCATCACTTCACGTTCGCATTCCTTTGTAAGAGACCGCAATCTAAAGGTGTGATATCGATTTTGATATTGAACGCCGATTAAAAAAATAAATTCGGGTGTATCCAATTGTCTAATAGTAAATGTATCACGCAACGTTTCAAAGTCGACAAACATTTCGTTTTCGTAAACGACCGTGTTTAGATGAGTAGGTCGATATAAAGCATCGCCTCGGTTGATCGATAAAATCGCGTCCACGTGTCGTTGATAGGTCGCCGGGATTCTCATCATTTCGGCGGTTAATCGCGGGTCTCTCCATGAATAAATCCCATTTTCATTTGCCAATTCACGCTGTTGGATACCGCATCTCCATATTTCTGTGATATCGTCCGGTGCCAATTCTTTTTTTTTACGCCCATAAATCGAGTCGTGTTTCATAAAAGGCGGTGCGTATGATAACACTTGGCTCGTTGACCACGACGCGCCCTCCGTTTTAACACGTTTTAACCATTCGATGCCGCTGTGAAAGGTTGTAATAAAATCAATATCATAGCCTGTATAATCGATTTTTCCGGGATAAAGATAGCTATGATACTGTTCGCCTTTTTTTGTGACGGTCCGTTTTCCAATGATAAACGCACACGGCGGGCACCAATCTTGGATCGTTTGTAATAATGTCGCGTATCCATAAAGTTGAGTTTTATAAAACGGTGTTCGGTCGATATTGGTAACATGTAGTTGGTCACTCGCTAAATGAATGGTCGAAAATTTAATTTCCACCGGAAGATAATAATAGTTTCCAAAACGAGACGTTCCACCTAATACCGTTGGCTGATATTCCGGAAATAACACTGACAATTTATCGTTTCGAACCAATAAATCCGGAATTCCACGAATACGTTGTTTTGTATCGTGTACATACGCGCTGTAAATGATGGGCTCGCCATTTTTCATCTGTTGAATAACATGTTCCATATCACGCTCACCATCGTTTGTCGTATACATACGCGACGTTTGATGAGTCGAACATTTTTCTAACGGCATACCCGTTCGATCGCGTATCGTTTGAATGATATAATCTTCATGTTCTTTTCCTTTTTGAAACAAAAAAGCAGTCGCGTTATTGACAGGTGGTTGAGGTTGTGTAACCGAGCACCAATCCGCCAGTAAGTCATGATGACAAAAATTATCAAGTTCCGTGACAGAAATCCATGGTTGTTGGGTTGTTTTTGAACGAGTTCGATAAGCAATGGGTTCACACATTTGTATTTGATGAATGATGAAATAAAAATAAAACAAAAATCTTTTTTATTTTATTTAATAAATGTCTCAAAAGCGTTCATTTTCTATTTTAGACGTTGAAACTAATTCCGGTAAAAAAAAGGATCACGGCGAAGGACGATACATCTCATCTACTCCTCGAGGAGCGGCGAGTAAGGCTGCCACCAAACTTTGTCGAGAACATAAAGGTGAGTGCTCGTTAATTGTTACGATACGTGAAACCACCCAAGGAAGTCAACATAAACATTATCAATATAAAATAAAACGAGTTCATGATCCGCGAACAGTGGTACGCAATGGCATTGAAATCGAATATCAATATCGCATTGATATACATTCTCATTCTGAGAAAAAGTCTCGGTCTCCGCGAAAGTCTCCCAAGAAGTCTCGGTCTCCCCGAAAGTCTCCCAAGAAGTCTCGGTCTCCCCGAAAGTCTCCCAAGAAGTCTCGGTCTCCGCGAAAGTCTCCTAAGAAGTCTCGGTCCCCCAAAAAGTCCAAGTAAAATTTTTTATAAGTGATAAAAAATTAATCGCATATGTTTTCGTGTTCGGTTGTGACATCGGTATATACAATATCAACGGGATAGGGGTCGCGTTCAACCCCTTCCATAAATGTAATGGTATATCGTATAAAACCGTCAGCGGTTCGTGTTGACACGTATTTAGTAATGATACCATTGTTAACGGCTCGATGGGTTAGGATGCGCGTGCCAATCGGTTGTTTGTGATACATGATTTCTGCGCGAGTCCACCACGATTCGCGAATGACTCGTGTAAGACATAAATATGTTTTGTCTGAATAAATGGTTTTATACATTTATTATATAGAATATTGTTTACTTTCGTGGTGTTGGTGTTGGTGTTGGCGTTGGCGCTGGCTCTGACGTCGACTTTGTTCCTGATAAAGCTTTACCAAGAATAACCCCGGCTACAACGACAACGGAGATCACAATTACGGCTATTACAATCCCGGTAGTAAAATCATCTTTGGACATTTTATTTATTACTAATTTTTTATTTTAAAATTTAAATATCCAAAGATGTAAAAATGAATAAATCGACGAGTTACATTTCGTTTTGATTGAAATGAACGCATTTTTTATGAACATCGAAGCCATCGCTGTCATTGGAAGTTTTATTTTATTTGTACTTTGGAACATGACGCAATGCGGCGAAGGTCGTCCCAAAGAGACGCCAACTCGTGACACAAATTATACGGATACACTGGAGTCCATGACCCGTGAAGTGGTCATCTTAAATTGGTATGATCGCAATCAAATTTCGATGTTACTGGGCTATCCAATTAGTGATCAGACATGGAAAACATTACTTCACAGTCAAACGATGATGGCCAATGCATGCAATGAATTGGTCTATGGCTGGGCGCGAACCATGGTAGAAGATGATTATGTTACAGATGCCAGTATGAATGACTCGCTTCATCTTAATTCACCTCGAAATGAACCACCCGAAATTGCATCGCCCGCATCGCCTGTGGCAGACATGATTATTACAGATGTGTCAGATCAAAGTAGTATCGTGCGAAATGCGTTTCGATCATTAAAAAAGCGAACATTGCGATTATATGCAGGCGTTTTATCAGGTCCAGAGACAAAAGAAGAATTAATCGATCTAATCATGGAACCGTTGTATCATAATATGAGACGTGTTCAAGAACAAAAATTAAAAAAATTGTCAAACATGTTATCATAAAGAAAAATGAATAAAAAGATATTACATCCTATTGTATGTAATATTATTAATATGATGTTACAACCTCTTATTACACACGAAGAAAATCGTTTTGACCGAACAATCATCGTTTTTGTGTTTGCACTGGTTTATCTATCGTTGCAAATTGGTGATTTTTATTATGTAGCGACATTATCAAAACCATATCAAACCTATGAAGTTCTTCATTTTTCTACTAAAATGTGGCTACTCGCAAATGGTTGCATGGGAATATACACAACCATTTATTGTCTGTTATATATCTATAATAACTACATACGAGAAAATGCAGCATTTGTTGCGCATGTTTTGGTGATTACCGGGTTAGGATGGACTATTTTTGGATATTTTTTTTTAAATTTCACATATACAGTATTATATAATTATAATGTTTTTATTTGGTATCTTATTTTTAAATTATCCATTCAATCCATTATTTATGTAATGTCGTTTTGTGTCATGTGTAAATGCACATTTTAATTTATTTTGCAATAATAAATTAATGGAAGTCGTGATTATCATTATTTTAATCATGTTGTGTTATTTATCATACCAACAAGTAATCGATGGTTATCAAGAAAATTATCGATCGCTGACAAAATCAATTGATTTTATTGTTGTTCGTTATAACGAAAATTTAGAATGGACATTGAATGCGCCATTTAATCAATATCGTTATATTGTGTATAACAAGGGTGATGATGAAGATTTTGAAAAACAATTTGTTAAAAAAATAGTATCCCTGCCAAATGTTGGAAAATGCGACCACGGTTATTTATATCATTTGTATCATTCCTATGATCAGTTGGCCGATATCAATGTATTTTTACCGGGTTCTCTCGACATGAATCATAAGATACATCGTGTTGAAAAGTTAGTACAACTGATTGAACACTATGATCAATCTATCTTTTTAGCATGTAACGTTTTACCATCTCTAAAAGAAAAATTTTACAATTTTACGTTGGATGATTATAAAACAAGCTATGGAAAAAATTCAGAAAAAAATTCATCGACGATTATGAAAAAATCAGCGATTCGACCACTGGGTAAATGGTATGAGAAACGGTTTGAACAATCCCAAAAAGTTCCTGTGGAATACGCAGCATTTATGGGTATTTTTTCGGTCAGTAAACGAGATGTGCAACAACATGATAGAAAACGATATTTCGAATTAATGGAAGAAGTTGGTCGAGATGTCAGTCCTGAAGTTGGTCATTATATTGAACGATGCTGGGGTGCCATTTTTTATCCATTTAACGATACCATTATTTTTACTGACCACGATTGCTAAAAAATAATATAATAATAAATGAAACATGTCATCATCCTATCGTTGCTATCATTGTTGTTTATGTTGTTATTGTTGTTAAATATTCGACATGAGCCGTATAAAAAACGCATTGAATCGTGGGAACATCCCACAGAAATGGGCGTGATTATGTTGCGATGCATTCGAAATGAAACAACCGATGAATACTGGCAAGAGTGTTATCGATGCATCCGAAAGATCTACCCAACGATACGCATTGTCATCATTGATGATAATAGTGAACACTCATTTTTATCAACCATTCCACTGCATAACACAATTGTGATTCACACTGAATACAAAGGGCGAGGAGAATTACTTCCTTATTATTATTACGCCACATTAGGATCAACGTGGTTTAAACAAGCCATTATCATTCACGACTCTGTATTTATGAAAAAACAATTACCTCGAGTGACTGACCCTTATAAAATATTGTGGACATTTGATCATATATGGAATAATCCAAAAGACGAAATTCGCGTGATTCAATCGTTTAAGGATAACGATTTAGTAAAATTTTATCAAGACCAAAAAAGATGGACAGGATGTTTTGGTGGAATGTCAATCGTCACATATGATTACATTGTCAAGATAAACAAAGAACATCCATTTTCTGTATTATTAGATGTCATTACGAATCGCAAAGAACGAATGTGTTTTGAACGAATCATTGCGTGCTTATTTCATTATCACAGTAAACATACACGGGTTACCGCTGGTAGTAATCCCGGTGTCTTATATGGAACGATACAGCAATATTGCCAATGGGAATATTCATATCAACAATATCTAATGGATAAAAATAATGATCTACCACTTGTTAAAGTTTGGTCAGGTCGTTAACATTTCTATTTTCTAAATAGAAATTAAGATTAGAAATCAATATGGGATGCAACATGGTTCATCACAATCAGGTGATAACTTTGACGGAGTCAACCCGCGAAAACACTTGATTTGTTTTTGTAAATAATCAATAAAATGAATATCCTTAACGGGAGGTTGACCCTTCTTTTTAAACGTAATGTTGACGACGTATAAATTCATGTTTGGATTGTGTTGCATCCACCATGGAATCAAATCTTCCATTTTCATGAAAATGTGAAATGGTTTATAAATCGACTGGACGGATGTCGTAATGTTTTTATACGACTTTTCGCGCATCGGTTTTTCGTTTCGAATCTTGTTCAACATTTCGTCTTTCCATTGACAAAGCCACGCATATAAATTGTCACCGGTTTCTCGAAACTCTCGAATCTTGTCATATTTTTGTTGCTCAATGGCGACTCCATTTTTAATTTTTGAAATAATACGATATTGACGATGCTTGCGCAAATAAGTAATAAAATTGGAACGGCATTTAGGAATTTTATAAAGATCGACCAATTTACGAGAATATAATTCGTTTTGTAAACGCCATTCTGTATATTTTTGAGAATGTTGTTTTAATTTCGTTTCCAAGATGCGTTTTTTTTCTTTGTATTCGGTAACATCTGGATGTGTCGCGGGTAAAACACGCTCGCCATAGGTAACGGGGACAATATCAATTTGTATTCGTTCTAATAACGACGATAATGGTTCACTGGAGCAAACATGTGTCGCGAGATAGGATAAGATGGCGGGCGATAAAATATGCTGCTTTGTCAGCACACCTTGATAAGGAATGCCGGTTGTGATTCCCCAATCATTGACTCCAAAAAATAATTGCCCGTCTTCGTCTGTCGGCGTGTGATGATCAAAAAAAGCAGTCATGTATTTAGGTAAATAAATTCTGGCATATTTTTCAAGAGATTTTTCAACCAAATGATTAAAATTCCATTGAAACGTTTGCAAATATTCACAAACATCATCTTCATCAAACGGCAAACTGATATGCTGAAAGGAAAATGACTTGTATTCACGGAAAAGCGTCTCCTTCCCGATGTAGGAATGATATTCCATGTCTGTTTTTATGCAGTGGATATGAATAAAAAATCAATTTTATGGGTTAAAAAATGACACACTTGATGTTGTGTGACAAACGACTAAGCCCGCCTTTTTCTTCAACGGGCGCCGGTTTTTTAATATATTTGGTGTAGGGATTTTCATGCGGGAATTTTTTCACGATTACCTCGTTTATTCGTTTTGGCTCTTTCGCCTCGTTTGATTTCGTATCACTTGATGTATCGCTTACCTCTTTTGGCGTCTCGTTTGATGGCTTATCGTTCGACTCGTTCGGCTGTTGTGAAAAATCATCCAACGTGACCATTTCATTTGCCGTATCACCAATGAATTGGATGGTTTCCGCCTCCGTATCACTTTGATATCGATGACCGTCCACATAAAATTCAAATTCTAACAGTTTATTTTTTACGTGTTTTATTTTGTTGATCGAAATATATTGCAGAGCACCGACGGATTGTAAATGACTTCCATTACATGCACTCGACGGACATCCGTCAATCGTTACGATGGACAATTCATCTGTGTCAACCGAGTGATTATAGTGGTCGGTAATGATACCATATTGTTGATACGCGAGAAGACGAGAACAGGACACGATATGCAAGGGAGTATTCTCTGAAATCATCTTCATCGCATGTTCTTCGATCGCCGAAATTTGGTCATCGGTCGGTTTTTCATCGGTTGAATACGATACGGTTAAGATACCACTTGTTTTACCAGTAAATAACAATTTTTCAGTTTTTAAACACTGTTTACCTAATACAAAAACAATGGCTCCTTTTAAAACATGAGAAGCCGTATCATTTACCGTGGTTCGATTATAATCAGAAATGGCTGTTTTAACTTTTTCATATTGTTTAAGACGATCGGTCATTTTATGAGACACTTCCTTTTTAAATTTCAAAAAATGTAAAAATGATAATTTAAAATTTAAATCATAAAATAAATATATATTTAATTTATGATTGTTGATTGTGAAAATGTATGTTCCCATGAATATAATATTATTGGACATTACAAACTAAATAAAATTAAAAAAACGGGCACACCCGCACCGTGGATTCATTTTAAAAATGACTGGGTAGAAGAAACATGCACAACAAACACCCCCAGCTCAAGCGATAGCGACAATGACAATGAAAAATTATCAAACCGTGACAAAGGATTCTCGATCCTATCCAATCGTAAAAACGTCATTACTTATCTTAAAAATACGAAATTTTGTAAATTATTAATCGAGCAAGGGAAATGCTCACGTGAAGTATGTAATTTTGCCCATTCCATTGAAGATATTGTATTTCCCGTTTGCGCATTTGAAGATGGGTGCACAAAAAAAGAAACGTGCCATTTCCGTCACCCAACCGAAAATATCGACGATTATAAAACACGTATTCGATTTACCATCCCAAGAAATATCACAAGCGCGAATAATTCACCTCGTGATGTTGCCAAAAAGACGCACGCCGTAATGGTCTAAATTTTATTTTATGTAAAATAAAATGTGTCCTGCTTGTATTGCGATTCCATTTGCATTATTTGGATTAGTCATTACACCAAAAATGTTATCCATGGGACTACTACTCATCATCTTATCTTGTAGTTTATATTTGCATTATAAAGAATTTTCACACTGCCAACAATGCGTTGCATAAATATTATTTTCCAATAAATAAATGTATTCACGATCTTTTGAAAATCGTTCACCATCGCCAAACATTGTCTACGAAAAAAAATTACAAGATGTAGAAAAACAATTACAAGATATATTACAAAAATATAAAAAACAGCAAAGTCAAATTCAGTTTTTAATGAATAAAACTAAAAATATGCCAGAAATGTATCAATGAAATTTTATATCATAAAATTTCTTAACCACGGAGTTTTCTACCAATACGCCTTACACTTCTTCCCACCGAAGCTTTTACTCGTGTCCATACCGATCTGCCACCGCCACGCTGTGGACGTGGTGGAGGCGGTGGCGGACGTGATTTTGGAGGTTGCGGAGCCGGTGGACGTTGTGGAGGTGTTGACCGGGGTTGACTGACCGTTGGACGCGGGGGAGAAGGTTGTGGGTGACTGACCGTTGGACGCGGGGGAGAAGGTTGTGGGTGACTGACCGTTGGACGCGGTGTATTCGCGAGTTTAAATGAATGATGTCGTGCCAATGATACCATTGCGAGACCGCCGCCAACGGCTGTGATAACGCCGCCATTATTTCGTCTATGTGACGGTTGCGTTGGCACCGGCGTTGGCGACGTTTGCGTTTGATCAGATTGATTGGATAACGTTTGTTCGGTTTGTGAAGACGATGATTGGCCATGTGATTGGCCATGTGATCGACCATGTGATTGACCAGGTGATTGGTCAGGTGATTGGTCAGGTGATCGTCCGTATGATTGGCCGGATGATTGGTCAGGTGATTGCCCATGTGATTGGTCAGGTGATTGGTCAGGTGATCGTCCGTATGATTGGCCGGATGATTGGTCAGGTGATTGCCCATGTGATTGGTCAGGTGATTGCCCATGTGATCGACCATGTGATTGACCAGGTGATTGACCAGGTGATTGGTCAGGTGATTGGTTAGGTGATTGGTTAGGTGATTGGTCAGATGATTGGTCAGGTGATTGGTTAGGTGATTGGCCGGGTGATTGGTCAGGTGATTGACCATGTGATTGGTCATGTGATTGACCATGTGATTGGTCATGTGATTGACCATGATGTTGCCGATCAATACGTGTTCGATTAAACGAACGTGATTGTTTATGTTGTCTACGCTGACGACGAAAATAATTTCGTATATGATATTCAGCGGTACCATCATTAAATTCATCGTCATCTAAAAACACAATCTTTTCATGATAAGGTTCATAATGTAATCCTTGTAATACACGTGGTGTCACAGAAAATGATGTTTTTAAGTCGTTGATTAAATAATGTTCATAGGAAGGGCCTGTGTATTTATACAGAGTTGTGCCAACCGCATCCATGTTGACAATTTCAGGTGTGTGAATCATTTTTTGAAAACATGGCATATATTCCGGTTTATTCACAACTGTAAAATAATGATTATCATATGTTGTCGTGATGCCTACGATTTCATTAGAAGGAAGGGAATACACGGTTTTTGTTCCACAAAGCGCGGAAATGGTCGAATATGCTTTTAGAAGCGTACAAAGCATTTTATTAATAGTAAATTTTTTAAAATGGAAATTTAGTACAACTTTCCATTTTACTTCTACACGCACAAGTTTCCCCGGAACTTTCCGTAAGAAAAAGCGGATATAAAATAGCACATGTGCAAACAGTTGTTTTTTATTGTTTTTATAGCTATTTTTTGATAGAAAATTGATAATAAAATACTTTTAAATTCCAAGATTTTTAGAAACGCGCTAGCGCGTTTTCAACGTTTTGGTAAAAATATCGACACACGAAATTTTAAATTCTACACACACACATTGATACCATTGTGTGTGTGTAGAATTATTTTTTTTAACATACGTATAAAAAGTTGATTTTTTGAAAACGTTTTCCGGATTTTTAATTTCAAGGCTGATTTTGACATCGAAATTAAAAGATCAAAAATCGTAAAAATCGTTCGCAAAATTTTTGACCAAACCGATCGATTTTTTGTCGACAAAATCGATTTTTGATCGAAATCGTCGATTTTTTGTCGACAAAATCGATTTTTGATCGCCAAAATCGACAAAAAATCGATTTTTAAAGATAAATTTTTATATATAGTAAATGGATACGGTCAACAAATGTGAGAATTGTACAAAAACATTCTCGACAAAATACACACTTAAAAAACATATTGACATGAAGTGTTGTTCGGCATCTGTTAAAAAGGTGGTGAATTATACATGCTCGTCTTCAAAGTGTGAATATCAAACAAATAAAATAACCGATCAACAAAAACACGTAAAAATATGCCGTTATGTAGAATTTGATACGATGATTGATCAATATAAAAAAGAAATCAATTATCTACGCCAAGAAATAGAAGATGCGTATCGAGATCATGCAAAAGAAATAGATGACATTCGCCGTGAACATACCAACGAAATGGATCTTCTCAAAGAAGAACACAAAAAAGAATTGGCTCAACAAGAAGTGTTTTATCTCAAAAAAGACGTCGATAATCGGCGTGACATGTATGAAAAAGAACAAGAACGTATGAGTTCATTGCTTGAAAAAGTCGTTTCTAAACCGGCGGTCATTACCAACAATCACACGTCCAATACGTCCATCAAAGGTAATAACAATAGTAGCGTTAATCACCTCCAATCCGTTCTGGCGTCTCATGATCTTTACAAAAAACAAACGGATGCCGAACGGATCAAGATGATTGATCCAGCCGTCGTAGAAAAACATTTTTGGGCCGGACAAAAAGGCATCGCGCGTCTCTCTGTCAAAGACATCATTAGTGTTAATGACGACGGGGAAGAAAAAATGATCATTTGTTGTACCGACCCCTCCCGACGACGCTTCAAACACGTCGATGAAAACAATAACATCGTTGACGATGTAGATGCCCGTGATTTTATCGACAAAACAGCACCGGCGCTCGTGAATGAATGCCGAAATGCGTATGATCGAATCATCAACAAAATCGAAGACAACAAAAAGAAAACAACCGATGTATTCGAACGCGACGGCTTTGATAACAAATCAACGATTGCGCAGCAAAAACTATTGGAAATTAGTAACATTGGCGACCACAATCGTAATACAGTCTACAAAAACGAAATGGCTCGTCTTCTCAAAAAATAATCAATACATAGGTATTGATTCAGGAATGTTTACAATAAATAACCAGCCAACCGTAATTGATTCACTAAATAGGGTTTTAACCCATCTTCTCCCACTTTATAAGGTATTTCAATCAATGTAATACCCTCTTGTCTACATTTTAATTTTTTCATTTCATCACGGTAACGTTGTTTTACAAACGCATCTTTGTTTCGATGAAAAAAAGGAATAAATTTATAATGCTGATCGCCTTGAACCTCAATTCCCAATTTTAGTTCATCATTATACAAATCAATTTCTAAATTATATCCGGTCACTTCGTTTCTTAAAAAATCAGGCCTAATTTTAACAAAAGGTCTTTTAAAAATATGCTCTAACACAATTTTTGCACGAATTTCAAGTTTACTATCTTTTGGTGTGTGTTCTTGAAAACCAAAGGAAGGCGTCGATTGGGATGATACCGCCGAATCAACATATTTATAATTGGTATAACTACCTTTTCGTTTTGTCATGATATTGATTAAAAAAAGAACGAGAATAACGATGAGCGACAAACCGGCAGATGCTTCCAAACCATATTCATTCCAATACCGCTGTAATCGTTCAAACATTTATTTATTAAAATAAATTTGATTTTTTATGTTTTTTGTATGAAGATAATTACTGAAAAGATGAGCAAAGTTTACGGAGACGCGTTTTTGATCATATGCTCTTTTCTTCAACCGCTTGAATTATGCCGTGCGCGATATCTATCATCTCACCATCGAGCCGTTACCGATCAATGGCTCGCTAAAACATATCAAACACATATGATCCAAGATCACGCATGCCCTCAATGCGGTAAACAATTATATCGAGATCGCCATGACAAATATGATATGGTGAACGATCCCACTTTTTATGACATTTTATACGGAGATATTGACGCGATGGAACGTTCTCGTTTGGAATGTGTTGACGATGTGTTAGATCGTGATCACGAACGTCGTCGTCTATTGTGCGAAGATTGTGACAACGAAGAAATCGAATTAAATGAACTGGTGTTACCTTGTAAGGGGTCGAGAAAATATTGCGTGAATTATATTCAATGCGGTCAATCCATTTATTCGTGGGCATTCTTATCACTTCAAACCGATAAAATGGTGTGGAATCAAATTAAAACGTTTCTTCCACAATGTGATGATTATATTGAGGACGACGATGACGAGCATCAGTATTCGATTACAACTTTTCCAATTTCTCATTTAAACATAATGAATAATATATAAATATGTCTTCAACAACCGATATGTTATTTTTTTGCAAAACGTCAGAGGGTTATATCATCAAAATTTTAGCCGAATTACTACAAAATAATATTAAAAATGGGTGTTTTATCGTTAAAAAATCAGGTATCATGCTTCGCATGACAGACAGCAATCGTAAAATTTTAATTGATCTCAATCTTGATGCCGAACACTTTAATCAGTATAAATGCTCGGTCGAAAACATGTCCATTGGTCTAAACTTTCATCATTTTTACAAGATGGTTAAAACCATTAAAAAGAAAGATAGCATTGCATTATATATTGAAGAAGGCAAAGAGTCCGAATTAGGCATTCGCGTGATTCCCAAAGAAAAAAATCGAGTCACGACTAGCTTTCTTAAAATTCAAAATCTTCAAAGTCTTGACATTGAACTTCCACAAGGCTACCAATCATCAATTATTGTGCCAAGTAATGAATATGTCAAAATGATTAAAGATCTTAATAACATGGGAGGTAATATCATTTCGGTGTCTTCCACAAACAGCACCATTCGTTTTAGTTGTAATTCAAACGGTGTGTATAGTCGTGATATTATTTTCGGCGACAGTGACGGCGATGATACGGTGATTCTTTCACAGGAATTTGAAACCGAGCAATTATCGCGTGTTACCAAAGTTGCGGGTCTGGGCTCGCAAATTCAAATCTACCAAAGCGACGAACTCCCTATTTTATTTAAAAGTAATGTAGGAAATTTTGGAAAGATTTCCGTTTATGTAAAAGACAAGGTTTTACAAGAAGATGCAAATGACGAAGAATAAAATATATATTTTAAAAAAAAATATATATTAATAAAATGACTGATTCAACTGATCCGTTCTATGGAACGTCGATCGCTTTTTTAGAACACAATGAAAGGGATGTTATGATTCAAAACAATAAACCTATCATTACAATCAGTGCAAATAACCCCGAAATTACCTATTTAATGATGGTATTTGCAAATTGGTGTAGACCGTGCCAAGCGACAAAGCCTGAATTTGCAGAATTATCACGTGTGTTAGATAAACTTAATTTAACCAAATATCGCCTGCTTGCTATCAACGTAAGCGGAGAAAAAGTTCTTCCAACCGAAGAAAATTGGCCCACGCTTGCCAAAGAATGGTTTGGCGTTACCGGCTATCCTACTCTTTTACTTGTTAAAAATGGCGTTGTTGTAGACAACCACAAAGGTCCTCGTACAGTCACTGGTTTTATCAATACATTGATTGGTATCAATGATCCAACATGCCCACAACGCGCTAAATTAGAATCCTATAAAAAACAAAACCAATAAAAAATAAAATAATTCCATAATTATTTTATAAACGTCGTATCGAAAACACGGCATTAATTTGTAGCAAGGGATCAGGCTCGTATGGACTAAAACGATCACGTTTGATTGGTATAAAGGGAGACCCATCTGGTAAATATACCGCAAAACGAAGTGTTGTATTTGGTTTAAATTTTACGACTTGACGCATACGCCCTGCTAATTTTACAAAACGTCCCACATTAGGATGAACCACATCTTGTATGTGGACAATAAACAAGGCGTTTCCACTACTTGGATTATTGCTATAAATTAAATCATGAGACGCACCCGACGAGATCGTTGCGTTTTCAAACATGACATATACATATGGATAAAACGCGGCACGAGATCCAGTTGTTAATGTAACATTAGGTAAAAATAAACTGATTAACGAGATTTCATAACAAACCGTTTGGTTTTGGGAAATAATCGACCCTGTGTATGAAATGGGAGATGTGTTGTCATATTCGTAATCAACAATATTAATCGTATCCCCTATGGTAGGTGGAGAATTATGATCATTCATGTCCAAACACGATACCTGATGCGCGACGGGGTCATATTTTACAATTTGATAGATTCCATACATTGCTTTAAATTGATAGATATCATCGTTTGTCGGTTGATAAATGGTTTGATAAATATATTTATGAAGATATAATGTTTCACTGTTTGACGCATGTGGCGGAAGTGTAAATACGATATAGCCATTCATATCACGAGTGGTTGCCGCGAATAATGTCCATTTTTCAAAGGGTAACGATTTCCGTAGTGTATAGGTATCGGTTGGCGACCATGACGATGGAAAGGGTGACGATAAATGACAATAACGGCTTTCGTTGTCGTATTCGTTAATTTGACGCGCAACGATCGTTTGACCATAACTTAATGTTTCATCCATCACATAATATCCGCAATATGCCTCGGGTGCTTCTAAAATTAGGTTGTTGTATTGATCAATCGCTGGTATGTGAATAAGCGATGGCGTATTTAATTCAAATAATGTGTATAAATCGCCTTGTTGAACATCATAACCCGTAAAATTAAATGCGGTAAGCAATGATACGCTTACATCGGCGGGATCATACGATATAATGAAACGTGGTTGGGTGGACGTTCCATTTGACACGACCATCGTAAAACCAGTATAGAAATTAGGTGTCGTCGGTTGGGGATGACTATTGGATATGTATAATTTAGGAGATGCACTCGACGATCCCGATTTTAATGGAAGAGGTGCGTGTGGTTGTGAGGGTGTCCATGTATAATAAATGGCTCCCGATAATACTACGTCGCGAGTAGATGATTTATAAAAAGGTATTTCAAAAAAAGATGGATGAGGAAATCGAGTTCGATCTCGATGGGTGCTATACAACTCGATAAAACGATTATTCATTCTTTATTATTATTTTTGTTTATAAACCGCGATTTCCTTTTATAAACACGAGTTCGTTTAATGACCATGTGGAATTTTTATGCTGTGGATACATCACATCGCCTAAATATGGTTTGGCGGGTGTCGAGGGAACCGATCTCCAGTCTATTCCCTTGTAGTAAGACATTAATGAACCAATGTTTCCACCTCGTTTAATCACGAGTCGAAATAAGCCAATTTCTTTTAAAACAGCTTCATCAAATGTTTTTACATAGGTTGTTGAAAATAATCCATCTTGAATTAATTCGTGAACGGTTTGTTGTCGCATCGCATACAAAAAAGATTGTACATGAGCGTCTTTTTGAGGATCACCTTTTTGATATTGGGTATCCGTATTAATCGTGATGCCAAATAATTTAATATCATCCGTGATACCTTCTGTAAAAACGTCTGTCCATCTTTTATTCGGGTAATCATTCATATAAGGCCCAATAATGGACGAGTTGGCAAAGATATAATAATCATATGGTTTATGGGCATATCCTTGTTTTAGTAATAAATCAGACCATGCTCCAAAATCATACCCAATATTTTCTCGTTTATACGTCTTTACATAGGATAGGAACACGTGACGAAAGATCAAATGATGGGTCATTGCACATAAACACAAAATCGACATCATCTGCCTTAAAAACTGCGTTTTTAATAAAATGTTCGACCCTGTCATTGTATGTATGAAAAACGTATAACACAAGTGTTTTTTTGATGTGGTGTTCGATCCATACACGTGATAACATGAATATGATTATCATCGTACTGATCATGACCGCGACAACCATTATTAATTTGTTCATTTATAATAAATTTGATATAAATTATTTTTATGGATAAACCTATTTACTTTTGTAAATAATGAGTCTTGTACATATGAGTGATGACATGATAAAACATATTGCACATTTATTAGATAATCAAACCATTATTCATTTACTTGTCGTGTGTAAACGGGTTCATTCCGCGTTTTTAGATAAAAACAATGATTATAATGTATATAATATGTTTATGCAACAACGTATTTTTTCGTATCATTATAAAAACGTTTTTACTAGTATCACCATCTATCCAACAGACGATTTAATCAAAACGATTCATCGTTATATGGATCATCAACAATCCATTCAAAAAACAATCCTCTATGATAACAACACCGTATGGCCATTTAAAACAAAAGAAATGGTTTATATCACGTGTGCGTAAAGGCGGCGCGTGAATTACGGTGTAGCAACAATATCCCATATCGTATCGGGAATATAAGGAGTGCCGTGAATTAATTGTGTCAAAAACGCGGTTGGCGCTCCCATGAATGGCGTGTCATCGTGCGGCAAATCTACCCGAATCGTGAGATTTCCTAACACAGATGAAATCGATGATGGTGTGGACTCATCAATAAAAAGAGAATCCATTTCTTTTTATTATAAAAATCATTATTTAAGTAAAAAAAAAATATATAATAAATAAAATGCTATGTTCTGCCATTACTGCATTAAAGACGTTTTCATCAACGACGGCCTTTATTGACATGAGTGGTCAAACCTACATGACGCCAAGTCATCAAGTCGTCGGGTCTTCATTTAGCCACGCGACTCAATACAAAAATCACTTCGGCAGTCACTCTGACAAGGTTCGCATAACAATGATGAGTGACAAACAATTTCTACCTTGTGTGATGAAAGATGAAATTTACGAAGCGATTACCGTATATAAAAATAAAAATAACTACGTAATTTACGACCCTGCCTACACGAAATCGAGTTCGTTTTTTGAAGAAGGCCAGTTTAAAAAATTATCAAGTGTTATTAACGAGCGATCCAAAATCGCTCAATTATCACATAAATCTGGATCCAAACATGGTTCTGGTGGTAAAACCTTGTCTGGTTCCAAAAAATCCAAACATGGTTCTGGCTCTAAGAAAGCCATGTCCGGCGGTGCCGATAACGCCGTAGCCGGCTCCAAAAAGTCCAAACGTGGTTCTAAGAAGGCCGTGTCTGGCAGTGCCGATAACGCCGTTGTCGGCTCCAAAAAGTCCAAACGTGGTTCTAAGAAGGCCATGTCTGGCGGTGCCGATAACGCCGTTGTCGGTTCCAAAAAGTCCAAACATGGCTCTAAGAAGGCAATGTCTGGTGCTTCTAAAGCCGCAGCCGGTTCTGGTAAGAAATCCAAGTCTGGTAAAGTGAAATACGCTTCTGCTATTTCCAAAAAAGACGCGTCATTACTAAGTAAAAAAGATAAACAAATTGACGAATTAATGTCAGAAATTAAACAATTATTAAACGTTAAAAAACCAAGTGACTCCACTGCCGCTCCGCATAAAAAAAGTCGTCGTTCGGGTTCGAAAAAATCTAAAAAAATGATCACGCCAATTGCTGATCAGGCTGACACTGCAGCGCCAGCCGACGTTACTGCGACACCAACGACTGTTGCAAAAAAGCGTAAATCCGCAAAGCGTTCTGGTAACAAGAAATCAAAGAAATCGTCAGCGATGAGTTCATCCACAACGAGTTCTTTTGCCGGTAGTAAGAAATCAATGGCGAGTTCATCTGGTTCCGTGAAAAAGTCAAAGCGTTCTGGTAGCAAGAAATCAAAGAAGTCGTCAGCGATGAGTTCATCCTCAACGAGTTCTTTTGGCGGTAGCAAGAAATCATTGGCGAGTTCATCTGGTTCCGTGAAAAATTCAAAGCGCTCCGGTAGCAAAAAATCTAAGAAGTCAGCGATGAGTTCCTCCTCAACGAGTTCTTTTGCCGGCAGTAAGAAATCAATGACGAGTTCCTCCTTTGGTGACAGTTCCACTGGCGCCTCTGGTTCCGTGAAAAAGTCAAAGCGTTCTGGCGGTAACAAGAAATCAAAGAAGTCAGCGACGGCGAGTTCTACAGGCGCTTCCGGTGCTGTAAAAAAGTCAAAGCGTTCTGGTAACAAGAAATCAAAGAAGTCGTTCACGGCGAGTTCCGCGGTCTCATCGAATTCTTTTGGCAGCGGTAGTTCCTCTGGCACCGTGAAAAAGTCAAAGCGTTCTGGCGGTAACAAGAAATCAAAGAAGTCGTCGATGACCCAGGCGAGTTCATCCTTTGGTAGCACGTCTACCGGTGCATCTGGCGCCGTGAAAAAATCAAAGCGTTCCGGCGGTAACAAGAAATCAAAGAAGTCGTCAATGACCCAGGCGAGTTCCTCGTTTGGCAGTAGTTCCACTGGTGCATCTGGTTCCGTGAAAAAGTCAAAAAGCTCTGGTAGCAAGAAGTCAAAGAACTCGTCGACGGCGAGTTCTTCGGTCTCAACGAGTTCTTTTGGCGGTAGTTCCATGAAGAAATCCAAGAAATCCAGTAGTCTTGGTAGCTCCGCCTTTGGTATCAATCCATCCGGTTCCAAGAAATCAAAGAAACACACAAGTGTCGACGGCGCCGGCGCAGTCACCGCCGATTCTACACCAACTCCTACCCCTCGCCCAGGTTGGCTTAAAAATATATTTGGTTAAACGGTTAACCATTAACCATTAAATTATAAACTAATTTAATGTATTATGATTATGATAAATGTCAAACGACCGATATATTGAAATTTATAGTAGACATCGCGATCGTGTGATGTTTCCTAATCCATCACATTTTGAAGTTCCTTTTGTTTCCTCCGATTCTAAAAAAGTATATGACCCCGTGCTAAATGGTATGATTTATTTTACAGAAGATTTTGCAAACCCGCTTGATATCGGTGTATTAAAATCGGCAAACGATTCTGTATTTGTGTTACAATCTACGAATATGCCAACGCTGACGGATTATTATAATGGCTGTGTCATTATGGTGTTAACGCCGTCTGGCGTGATGACACGTGTCATTGTAGGTTATCAACCATCATCATTATCTGTTTTTGTAAACGTGGCATGCACCGGGATCGCTGCCGGACAACCCTATCTTATTTATGAAATTAATACACCAAGCATGTTACACCTTATGATTGATCTTGACGGTGTTCACTCCGATCTAATGAATGACGAACAATCATGTACCGGTTATTATGTAATGGATGAAACCATGAGCGACGGATCTACCATTGTTGCGCGAAAAATTAATTATTACGATTCACAATTACGATATGCATATTATGATTCACCCATGCCAACAGGATGGCAACTTACCGATACCTATTCGGTTCGAAAAACACTTCCTTATCAAAAGTGGACACTCTCCGTATCTTCGGTCATGGACGGCGGATTTCTAAAAATCACACTACCCGCACAAGCAGCGAACCAAAACAAATTTTATGTAGGAACGTATGTTTATTTTTATACATCATATGATGTTTTTTCGACCTATTCCATTATCGATTATGACGGGTTTACCAGACAACTAACGTGTATCAAACGTAATAACGATCAGAATCCTCTTCCCATGGCAGGCAATGTCATCAACATTGTCACATTCTCACATGATAATTTTTCACCGATTTTATATAACGGTTCGCTCGTCTCGCAAAACCAGCCCGTTTGTTATGAAGTTATGTTATTACGTTTAACGCTTCCTAACGTGGTTTTAAAAAATGGGGGAAGAATCGCATTTTATCCGTATGTTTATGTTGAATTTTCCAATTTAACGGCACCATCTACCTTTTCACGAGATACCATTTATAGCAATAATCCAGAAAGCGGGCGTGCATTATTTTTAGTTCCGATTCGCGACATGGTGTTGCCCGTTAATAGTCATTTTGTTAAATTAGTCGGTAGAATGAAACAAACCGTAAAATTTAAACCGAATGATTCATTTCGATTTTCTGTCTTTTTACCAAACGGAAGTCAATTTTTGACCGCTCAAGAAGATTTGTATAGTCCTTATGAACCCAATTTTAGATTACAAATTAATGCAACATTTTCCATACGAAGAGTATAAAACTAATGACTCGTATTGTTCACAAAATCTCTGTATGATTTTTGAGTTGCACCGTTGTCAATTTCAAATATGTTTGGATTTGCCGAAAAGGTGACCCAGTCGATTTTATCTTTATATGTTTCTAATATGGGAATCGCATTGGGATTACATGATAAAAATGTCCAATCTACATGATCTAAATATTGTTGAATAATGGGAATCGCATTTTCATTTCTGGATAAATATTGCCAATTTACTTTGTCTAAATTTTTTTCGATAAGTGAAATTGCACTTGGATTGGGTGAAAGTCGATGCCAAAACGCTTTTTCTACATTTTCTTCTACCATACGAACCGCGTAAGGATGAGGGTTCGAACTCAAACCATACCAATCAAGTTTGTCTGGATCGATCCAATCTCGTAATTTATATACCGGATGAACATGTAGTTTAGCAATTTCAAATAAAACGTCTGTTGGAAGACCAGTCATTTTCATTTATTATTTACTAAAATAATAAAAAGTCACGTAAAAAGTATTCGTCTATACGGTCTATATGGTTTAGGAGATTCTTCCTCATGTTCATAAATACACGTAAGTGTCGGAATATACTTACACCGTCTACGTGGCATGTGGTCAAGTTTATAGATACGTTTGCGTTCACGCTCACATTCACGCTCCCGTTCAAATGTCATATCCGCCATGAGATCTTCAAACGTTGTATTAACCCACGGATCTTGATAAATATTATTTACAATATCGTTCGTGCGTACGACGATAATACAGTTTCCCATATTTATTTATGATCTAATATATTTATGAATAATGTTTTACAAAAACGATAATAAATCAGGTCTTCAATCAATAAATGGTCAATATCATAATCATAAATACCAAATACGCCGTTGGTTAGATTTCGTTGTAGCCCGTTTCGCAATTCACTCGGAATGATTTTTCCCTCATAGATGATATGTGTTATTTTTGTGTTATTGCACGCATCGCACACGGTTAAACACTCTCTGCACAATGGACATGTTTGTTGTTGTGAAAGCCATTCATCAATGCAATTTTTATGAAATCGATGCTCACAAGACGTTTCGATTACATTGGTATCAAGTGTTTCATAACAAATCGAACAGTTTGTATCGGTTTCATCCGTCTCGGTGTATTTTATGATGACATCGTTACATTCACAATATTTTTCAATGATAAATGTTTTTTTGGTTGCGGTATCTTCCTCATGTTGATAGATCCATTCGTATACCGATCGAATCGTTTGTAACAAATGGCATAATGTAAACCCATATGAGTCTTTTGATTTTATTTTTATTTTTTTGGGATATTTGACCGGAAAATTAATGTATAAAAAAATTTCACGATCAGGAACGACAATTTGACGGCCATATAACATTTCTCCGTCAATGGTTTGCGGGTCATTTTCGTCAAAATCAGTTAATTTAATAATACTTTGATTAATCAGATTAGAATACGAACAACCATGATTGTTGTAATCGGGATTATTCACGATGTTCACATAATGTTCGCCTTGTGCATTACACGTAATGATATATGTTATTTTGCATATATCACCGCATTTATGTTTTGAATAAATCGGAATTTTCCATTGCCGGGCGGTTGTTCGTATCGGGTAAATGCGACAGTTACGCGGAAGAGAGTGATAACGTTCGATCGTTTCTAATAAAACAGGAGATACACGCATTTTTGTTATTTTAGTATTTGTTTATATTATATAAAAAAACCAAAAATGAAATAATATGATTGATGATAATAAATGATTATCATGATTTTTACACTACTGCTTCTCGCCGCACGTGTGTTAGGCAGCTACGTTGACATACAAAATAATGTGTTTCAATTTACATTACACGAGTTAATCGATATCGATCATAGGTGGGTCGATATCAACACGGAATTTGGTATGCTATGCACGAAACCATTCGTTCGACCCGAACAGACGCAACAAGAAAAACGCTTTTATAAAGAAGCTCAACACTATCCATTATCATTTAAACAAATCGATGATTATGAACGTATTGTCACCCTTAACACAAAAAAAGATTACCTATTTTCAAACAACTGGGCGTGGCGTAACGGAAAATGGTTAAAGTATATTAATAATCAAGCGTATCAGTCGCTTACGCAAAAAATGAATCATGTGATCGGCGAAGGAACACGTATTCGAGGTATTTTTTATTACCCACCCGCCTCTTTTCGAGAATGGCACAGCAATAAATATGATACCCATGGGTGGCGTATTTATCTTGTGCGAACAAACGGGTTGTCGTTTTTTAATTATCTTGATCGAACAAATGGAAAGATGCATACGAAACAAGATGGCGACGAGCACGACGGTAAGGAACGCGTCGTGTTGAATGTGTTTAAAGTGGGCTCGTATGAAGAAACACTCTATCACAGTGTCGTATCAACGTCAGGTGATCGATGGAGTATTGGTTTTTTTTGTGAAATCGACAAGATCGAACGATTTTTAAATCGCTATACCGGAAAACGATATTTTAAACGTGATCGATTGCGACTTCAATTACAACAATTTTTATCAACTACATCAAATTTTGGTCATATGAAAGGATCCCTTCGTGATCACCTGTTGGAAACATATGATGTTGCTAAAAAAGAAAACGGTGACCGAACCATCTGTCTTGTTGCGGGTCTTCATTCCGTGTACGGAACAACCATTTATAAACAAACCGCATTTCATCCGGACGATAAACGGGTCGCGCGCGTTTTTGGAGAACATGTTGATCGACTGATCCATTTGTTTGGCACACTTCCTCGACACTATCTTCGAAATACAACCTATGACGTATACAGTATACCCTCAACATTATCCGTCCGTGATCTATTCATCTTACGATGGGTTGAATACGCGAATATGAAATCTCAACATAGCATTGAGTATATCCCCGCATTGGTCCAAATGGTTACCACTTGTCCATTAAATCACAGTCGGTTTGGGCGGTTTTCGATCATATAAATTACCAAGCCACATAATTTTTGGAGGATTGATAGGAGGTTTGCATATTTTTTTATAATCGGGGTCCTCATGTCGTAACGCGAGCGCATTTTGTATCGCGTCAATCCATTTATTTCGTTCCGTTCGGTCGTCTGCTCGTAGATGATATTGTCTCTTGTTGGTTAATAATTGGAATGACGTATCGCCTGTGATAATAAATCCTCTGATTTGGTCAAGATAGGTGATACGTTCAGGTAACGGAGCGTCCATCATAAAATTCCATTTTGTTCGATAATACGTAAATTCGCTGCCATCAAATGTAAAATAACGTTTATTCCATTGACCAAAGATAGAACGTTCACGTTTTTCTTTTTTTAAATATCCTGTCACAAAACTAATAAATGACATTTATTAGTGTAAAACTTATTTTTTCATAAATCGTTTACAAATCAAAATAAAACAAATCAGTAAACACACGATTCCAACGATATAATACAGATTCATTTTTTTAGGTTTATGTTCATCTTTGTGTTCATCTTTGTGATCATCCTTATGGTCTCTTTCCATATAATTTTCTTTTTGGCACAAGTCTGCCAACTGGTCATGAATTTCTTGTTTGATCGTCGGTGATAATTTGTGTACGTCATGAGTTTCTTCACGTTGACCGCGTTCTGGAGCGTGGTTCATACGCGGGTCTTGTGATGACATACGCGGATCGGGAAGGTTACGCTGTTCTTGTGGAGGAGCCATACGTTGAGGCGCTCGATGTTCGGGATCTTGTGGAGGAGCCATACGTTGAAATGCACGATGATCAGGGTCTTGCGGTGCCATACGCTGAGGTGCACGATGTTCTGGGTCTTGCAAAGGAGTCATGCGCTGGGAGGGTTGGCGCTCGTTTCCAATAGGGGTAGACAAACGAGGCACAGTTTGTTTGTCTACGTATTGATTTACATCTTCCTTCGGATCACGCTCAAAATGAACGTTTTTGTCACGTTTTTTAATAACAGGCAATGGTTTGATTTGACTGATAATTTTACATTTTCCAGTTTTTCCCTGTTCACATTTAATGGCGAGATAATGATTTTGGTGAATGTTATCTTGATATGTAATACGACGTGCAAATGTATTTTTAATAGGTTCAAAATCAAAATCGCCGTGGTCTAATTGAGGTTGGTTTACAATGGCTACCAAAATATTGTCATTTTCAGTAGAAATAGTAAATTCGGTTTGAAAATTAACAATGGTTCCATTTAAATCAATTAATTGCATCATAGGAGTTACCTCAATTTCTTTGTTAATTTCTTTTATTTCAGTGGAAGCCATATTTATATAAGTTTATATAAATTAATTCTTTTTATATATTATTTAGGTTTTACATTAGCGATGAGAACGAGGATGAGCGCGAGGCGAAGTCGGTCGTTTTTTAGGCGATTTATAACCAATCGACGGGCGAGCTAATGACACACATCGCATCTTGTCATGTTTTTCATGTTGGGTGCAGTAACGATGAGAAGAATTTGGATTGGCATTTTTCTTGCAACGAGAACCATCATTGGTTTTACATTTGCATTGTGGCATTTATATTATTTAAATAATATAATTTTATTTTTTTAATAATTCGATATCGTTTATGTTTGAGCCAGAGCCTACGGCGATATGATGTAACAGAATATTTTTAATGTTCGCGTCAACCGTAAGATGGTTGATCGTCTGTGTAAATGAAAAGATCACATGTTCGGGCGGAGAGTCATCGTGTTCATTCATATTCGTGTAGAATGTTGAATTGCACTCATCCCCGTTGATGTATCCAGCATACATAAATTGAATATAATAATGTTTATCGGTTGCGACTTCGTCGTAGTAGATAAACGTTTCATAACCCCCCGTTACATGATATTGTTGAAACATGTTTATCTATTTGTACCATAATAGAATGGATAATCATTTTAATTATACTGTATTAATTTTAATATGAACACCAAGTGCCTGTAATTCTTGTAATAACAATTTTGCACAATATGGAATATTTGTCTTTGCAATGTCGCTTGATTTACACGCTCGACATTCTTTTGAAGATGACACAATGCCGCCGCAATGGTCACACACATTTACTTGATACACGTCACTCATATCAAAAAATGTTTCCTGAATAAATGCACTACCTCCATGGGCAATTAATGCGTCGCGCTCCATCTCTGTGAAGCTCCAATTAATAAGATAACCTTATTTTTAATACCATAACAAATTTTCGACTGAATTATTATTTTTATCATTATCGATATGTTTTACATTTTTTTTATTAAACGGATTTGGAATAAACGCCATTGCAACAATGCGGTGAATATACATATTCTTTTTACCAGCGTTTTCAGTTGGCAATGTAACATAGTTAGCGCCTTTATCATTTACACAGGGTTTTAAAAAAATATTTCGTGATTTATTGTAAATTCGTCCATCATTATAAACATAATATATGCCTAAATGTTCACCCATGCACGTGAGACATTTTATATTTTCCTGAGACGTATCTACTATTTCACGATTTTCCGGACGAATGTTTACATCTTCATATGCCCATTTAAAACCGCCTGCTGTTTGATTTACACCTACGATAACTTTGCTAACAGTTGTTCGGTCGACACCAACTGTTTTTGCCGCTTCATTGATTGTATTAAAAATGTTTAACACATTTCCGTCTAAATCCATTTGAACAATCCGTTTTTTATGACTCGTATCTTTTGAACTTTTTTGGATATTTTCCTTTTGCGTAATCCATTCCAAATTTTTATAATAATTATTTTGCTTATTTTCATCGATATGATTAACGGTATTTTCAATAATTGATGGGACACCAATAAATGTAAATGCTACCATTCTACTTACCGTCGCTTGAAAAATTTTTGGTTTGGTAAAACGCACAGTCATATATCCATTATTACTCCACAATTTAATGGCTTTTTGGGTAGAAATGTTTCTAACATTGCCATAATTTGAAATTTCGTAATAGTCTCCAAATTGTTCATAGTTTACAGGTTTATATTGTTCCGGCTCTTTTTCAGTCATTTGATGGTTATCTTTTAATTTTATTATTTCACAGTAAAACTACCTTTTTTGATCATTTTTAATCTTAAGGTGTGATTAATTTTACCGCTTGATAATAATACCCTTTCGGGTAGGCCGGACTGTACCTTAAGGTTTCCCCCATCTCCATCCAGTCTCTGAACCTTACCCCTTACGCCGAGGGGTCTTGGCTGCGGATTGTCCCTATTTTATACCTTTTTACCATACCTCATGCGGTTAACATGAGCCATTATTGTATTACGACAATAACTTGGTAGCATAAACTTCACAGGATGTTCCCGCATTTTGAAGATGTAGCCTGTCACAACAGACTAGCACAGAGTTGTAATCTGTACTTTTACGAGCAAGATGATTTTACCCGTTCTTAAACCGCCATCTTTTGATCGTCCTTCGCTTGGTTGATTATGCATCATCGTCACGTTGCCCCGGGCCCTCGAATTACCCGTCCAAACCGCTTTTCCGTTGCGACGAACATAAAATACTTCATTAGGCACGGTAATACACATCACATCGCATGTTTCAACCGTAAAACGTTCTTCTTGAACATGTTGTGTAGTAACATGACCGTGATTAACGGATGGATTTACTTTTGTTTTGATTACACTTACACGCAATACATCATGAGCATTTACAACCTTTCGATCTTTGATATACACAACATTCTTACCACTATCAATATGAGTCGAAATGGTAGACGCCCAACCGGCATGTAAACAAAGTTGTTGAAATTGATCAGCAAGTTGAGTAGACGATGTATAGTAAAAAAAGCGGTCAGGAGCTGATTTAACATAACTTCCGTCACCTAACACCATCGACTCAATCAATTTTTGTGTTTGTGCGGTGGACATGTGAAAGACCCAATTAGGCAATTTTTTTTGAGGCGCTCCAACGCTTAACGGTTTCATATATCGATATAGTTGATTGTTTGAGATAGACAATTTTTCCGCTTTTTCGTCAACAATGTATTCATAACCAAGATTTTGCAAAGAAGCAAACAATGCATCCTTAACTCGTTGCTTATTGATAGAAATGGTCACTCGTCCATAGCCACCATTAGACGACTCTTTTCCAGAAGCCCATCCTTCTGCGTACCATACTCCAAAAAATATAAGAAAGTCATTCATTTCATCGATCGTGAATAAACGACTTTCGTGATTCGCTGTTTCAGGTAAAGAAAATTGGTAAGGTTCGCATAACCATGTTGCGTCTTTTTTGTATTTACGATGTTTACCGACGATATCACGAGCTTCTTCAAAATCGTAATCCGCCCACTTAACATGACCACGTCCACCCTTTTGTTTTGAGACCCACATTCGATGTTTACCCGTGACCGATAAATCAATGGAACTATTTTTGATGTGATACATTTCTCCTTCATAATTTTCATATTTCCATGTATGAGTTGGACACTGATATTCAAGAATACCCGTTTTTTGCGATAATGTTGCAACTTTATCAGTTGTCGTAATTGTCGAAATTGGCTTCCACCCGTCAAGTGTCAGCACATCATGATCAAGTGTCAAGCAATGCATTTTATCTTTCACTAAATGCTTCAATCGTTGATAATATGCCGTTCCAATGAAAATTTCAGCTTGCATCATTTCACCCGTATATCCCGACATCATTCGCTCACTACCATATCGTTCAAATCCAAATGTCGACAATTGCTTTGCAATCGACTCCGTGGGATTGATACTACTCTTCGTAAACGCCGTCGCGTCGCCCAACGTCCCCGCCAAGGCTCCCGTCTTTCCTAATAACATCTCAATCATTTGAGACATGGTCATTCGAGACGGGACACAGTGTGGATTGATGATAATATCGGGTGTCATTCCGGATTCGGTAAACGGCATGTCTTCTTGTGACAACAAAAGTCCGCACACACCTTTTTGCGAGGATCGTGACGCAAATTTGTCACCTACTTCCGGTGTGCGAAGTTGACGAATTCGAATTTTTACCATTTTATAACCATCTTCATTGAGACCTTCCCAAATTTCATCGACGACGCCTTCTTCGCCGTTCCCTACGGCCAGCGAACAATCCGTCTTCTCGTCGTCGTCTTTTTGAACTTTGGTCAACGTCTTGCCGATGATAATGTCACCCTTTTGCACGGGAACTCCTTTCATCGCAATGCCATTTTTTCCTAATTTTGAATAATTCATCGTTTTATTTTGAGCCGTCGCAGGCGGCACCTCGATACGCTCAAAACTATTATTTGTCTTTTTCTGCTCTTCTAACACCAATGTCTTATAACAAGTATGTACAAACATGCCCCTGTCCACCGCTGAACGATTGAGCATGACACTATCTTCCTGGTTCCCAGAATCCTCCTGACGGTTACGATTTCATAACATGAGGAAAAATACCAATAAGAATTTCTTCTTATCTTTGCCATTCTCTAACAATGCTTTATCGTGTAACATTGTCATTTACAAGCAAACACCATTTCTGGTGGGATTAGACTATATCTTAAGCCATGTGTTTCACTCACACAGCCTACTACCACTTAGTCGTTGAACCTTACCCCACTTTTGCAAAGTTTGGGGTCTTGGCTGCGGATTGTCTTTTATGATAGAAGCTTTTTACTATACCCATTGTTGTTAGCAATGGCCACGTGAAGATTACGCAACACGTTTAGTACAACTATCTTCCTGATGGTCGTCTTCCTGACGGTATATGATATTTAAAATGATGTTTCTATATATAAAATGAGCGTTGTTGAAAAGAAATGTAACAAGTGTGATACCATTAAACAGATAGAAGAATTTGTTAGGGGTAAAAATTGTTGTAAAGAATGCAATCGAGAAGCATGCAAACTATACAAAGCAAATAATCGCCAAAAAATCGCAGAATATAACAAAGAGTATAAACAAGAACACAAAGAAGAACTGTCTGACTATAACGCAGCCTATCATCAAGAACACAAAGAACGTGTTTATGAAAGACATGCCGTTAATGTCAGGAAGTATAAAGAGAAAAAGAAAACAGACGATAATTTTAAACAGATGGAGAATATCCGTAAAACGATCCGCACCTTTACCAAAGGAGAAACAAAAACAAACAAATATATCGGCTGTTCACGAGATTTCTTATTGAAATGGGTTGAATACCACGACCCTTCTTATACTCTTGATACATACGGTCTTAATGGTTGGTGTTTAGACCATGTACTTCCATGTATCAAATTTAAGGTAGAAGAAGCCGACAAGTGTTTTCATTGGTCTAATACAAGACCGTTGACCATTAAAGAAAACTCCAAAAAACATCGCTATCTCAATAAAGAAGAATTAGATAAACATCTCCAAAAAGTAAAAGAGTTTACAGAAAGAGAAGAAATAAAAGCGCTCATTTTAAAAGAAAATATCATCATACCAGAATTCGATCGATACGCCTATCTCGACACATCAGTTTAAGAGTTTCCCGCAATTCGATAGTATTGCCCGACACGACCGGACTAGCCATCCTTTTGGGATGACTGGGGCAGAACCTTTTACCCCCCATAGGTTGCGATAGCGACGATTGGATTACAACCTGTTAACATCTCATCATATTTTAACATGCTGTCAAATTTCGTCGATACCATTGGTTTTTGTGGATAATGCATGACATGTGTTACCGTGTCAAAACGCTGTTTAAACGCCAACGAATACACACCTAATGCCTGTTTCACCATACTGGCTTGGTATACGAGACGCGGGCTTTGATTGTGTTCCGGATAAGGAATGACCGCTGAACACACGCCAAGCATCGCCGACGGATGGATTTCACAATAATCATAGTTATGATTACCATATTTAACCAAATCGTCGATATTCATCGCAATCAAACTACTTTCCACTTCGTTACTATCAATGTAACGCACAATGTCTTGATCAAGCAAATCTGTCCACGATAATTTTTGTGTAATATGCCGCTTCGTAAGCGATAAAAGATTACCCGGCTTGACGGTGAGAACCGGGCGAATATAACGACCGGCGTCGCAAAATACACGAATTTCGCGATCATCCTTATCCATATAAAACGACACTTGATTACTAAACACATTCATTTCCCGTAACTCTCGCAATTCTTGATACAATGATTCGTGTCCATGGGTTAACCCAATCAAGGTTCCATTTAAATAAACACGCCACCAATCCGTTCGAGTCATGTATTGTTCACAATCCGTCATATGATCACATTTTTCAATGATACCACGAATCAGCGACGCGTTTACACCTGTTGTGATATTGCATAGCAGTGCCAAATTCTTCACAATACCAATGCTTTTGCCTTCCGGTGATTCAATGATATCAATAAAAAACGCTTGCGACGGGTGAATTTGACGAATTTTTACGTTTTTACCTTCTTTGCCAACCGGAATCACCACACGGCGAAGATGCGAAATCGTCGAAGGATAAGTTAAATGGTTGATCACTTGACTCACACCGGTTCGAACATAGGTATTTTTTTGAGCCGCCCAATTACCCGTCGAGAAGGTGTGCTTGAACACGGCAGTAATACTGTTGGTTCGATTCATGGACGTAATAATGTCTTGTCGTTTTTCAAGATACTTTTTAATGTTATCGCAATAACGTTTCATGCTCATACGAAACAAATCACCAATCAATATGCCCGGACCTTCGATACGTTTTAAGGAAACGTTATCGCGATCGTCTTCCGGTCGCATTTTTAGAAAGACACGGAATAATTTATTTAACATGTCACCAAGCAAGATGCATTTTTCCGTAGGCGTAGAAATGCCCATATGAGGAAACAATTCATTTTCAATCACTTGTTCGGTATAAATGATCGAACGTTCGTCATCGTCTTCTACCTTGTGGAGAGACGCTTTCGAGATGTATTTGATCGCTTTTTCTTTATTGGTATATTCAATGCTCTCGCGAATCAAACGATCGACAAGAACACGCTCTTCTTTTGTCGACGGCTGAATAAAAGAAATAATATCTTGACTATTCATATTTAACGCCTTGAATACCGCACCTGCCGAAATTTCCTTTGACATGTAAGGCAATGAAAAACAGATGTTTTTACCATCCTTATTCATACGCGCTTGAACCAACACAGAATGTCCCGTTTCTTTTGACATGCTTCGAATTTCCGCAACACACGGACTTTTTTCGTCATTTCCTTCAAATACATATACCTGATTGTAGTTGAGACGTTCTTGACATACCAAGACACGTTCTTTTCCGTTAATGATAAAATAACCACCAGGGTCATTGAAACATTCACCGCGTTGAACGCATTCGTCCATTGTGAGTTTATATAGATTACATAATGACGAACGAACCATAACGGGAATTTTCATCAATAAAATTTTTTGATGTTCAATGGTATTTACTTTTTCGAATTCTTCGTGTTCATTAAGCTCCCAAAATTCTTCTACGATGTCAATAAATACAGGAGATTCATATGTCAAATCTCGTAAACGGGCTTCTTGTGGTAAAATATACTTGGTAACACGATTTTCGTCGACGAAACACGCTTTTTCGATATAAACTTGACCAAAGGTTGCTTTATACTTATTGGTTTTTGACTGAATATAAATAGAGGGCGTTTCGTCGATAATTTCTTGTAACATTTTATCCGTAAAATGATGATAGTTATCAAATTGGTGATACGCGGGCCCCTTTTCTGCGAAATACGCCTCCATCAAAGACATTTGATCGTCTTCCGTGAGCGTGACATGTTGTAAAGAAGGGATCATTGTCGGTGTTTGGATTTTCATTATGCCATGTTAATGAAAATATCATTTTTATAATTACTTCTTTTTTTGAAAATAAACATCTAATACGTTAAAAACCATACCGAGACGAGTTTTTTCATATTTCGATCGTTGTTTTGAACGGTTTATCGTATCATACATATTAACCAATAAATCAACATGCATATGCGGCTTTTCTAATACTTTATTTAAGACAATGTCATTATCTGGATTATCAGGAGGCGTGCACACTGGTAAACAATCTGTAAACCCGCATGAACCATAGGATGTGACAAATGGCGAATTGGGATCCATTGGATTATAGGATTCATGAGTCATTTTACAAGACGACAAATCGCAAAAACGCCTTGTCGCTGTGTTTTCAACGAGAAAATCGCCAATTGTCATACCGGCTGGCGAGGGTGATTTAAATAACGGTGAATCTATTTTTCCAACATTACATTTTGTTCCGTCTGTATTTCTCGATAATAATTCACATGCGCCATCCCATTCTTTGGAACATTTTTCTGCCATATAAAGCTGGGCGTTTGGTTGATCGGGGCCGAACAGTCGAGATGTGGGGCCCTGGTCAAACGATGAATCGATATCTTTATAAATAGAATAACCAACGGGATCGGTTTGTAATACTTTATTGAGTTGTCCAAATGTTGCAATTCGTGCATAGGGGAACGATTTATGAGACATATTTATTATTAATATTTTTATTTTATATTATACGAATTCGCAATGTTAATCAATTGTATTTTTTTGTCAGGCTGTGAAGATGTCATAATTTGGTACCGATGTTGATTAAAATGAATTGCTTTATCAATCGGTAACACATATCTACTAGATTGGTTTTGTTTGTTTTTTATATGTTCACGTGATTCATTAATCATATGCGAAATACGTTTTCGTTTTTCACGGTCATTTAAATCGAGATGATGAATCATCTCTATTTTTTGATCAAAATTCATTTTATTTAAAAATATTTATTTTTAAATCGTATTAATCTAAACAACTGCATGAAAAACATGCGATACAGCCCGATTCGGCTTTCGCAATCAGTTCTGATTCACCGTTAACAATCGCAACAATGGTATCAATGGCTTTTCCGGCAACCGTGTCAATTAAGATATTAATGGCAAGACGATCATCGTCCGTCAAAATCGTGTCATTATTTACAATCCAGTGTAAACAGTCAATAATTAACTGTTTTCGCTGTTCATCGGTCATGTTTTTAATCACCTGAACGGTTCGCGACTTTTCAATCACTTCCATAATATTATGAACAATAATAATGATATTCGCGGCGTCAATCACCGGATTTTTTGTTAATACCTGTCCACAAATCGATAAAATGGTAGACATGGGTGATTTATACAATTGATTTGCATTATCTTGAATAACATCTGAAACCTGCACAACGACGTTGTTGACATCTCTCGCATCCGCGGTTACAGCAGATGTAATCTGTGAGGCACTAGCATCAATGTTTGACACTCCTGACGAATTGATCGCGTCAATCAATTGATTGGTTGTCGTCGTAACGGTGGTTGATGTGGTTGACGCTGCACGACCAACCGCGGCGGCAGCATTTGAGATTGCAGTATCGACAGAATTTGTAGCTGGCATCTTTATTTTTATAATTTATTTTTAAATTAAAATTAATTTATATCGGGTTAAGAGATGTCAATTGTAATCATAACATGGCAGAAGTAAAACGGTGTGAGATCACAAAATCATTATATGTATTACCCTCGATTATGGATGAACACATCGAGGACACCATTTATCAATTGGTTCGACAGAAATATGAAAAAACATGTGACGAACGCGACGGGTTAATCTTGACGATTCATGGCATTGAAAGCATTCAAAATCAAATTAGCAAGGACTCGTGTCATATTCATATTATGGTAAAAATGAGTGTTGACTTGATCAAACCTCAAAAGGGATCCATTTTTACCTTTACACCTACGCTTATTATCGCAAAAGGCGTGTTTGGCAAATTACACGATTCGATTAGTTTATTTATCCCGGATATCTATTTATCCGATTGGGTATACAAAAACGACACATTTGAATTAAAAAGTGATCCAACACATGTCATCACAAAACAATCACCGATCTCGGTAAAGGTTGCGGATATTAAATTTAATACGACAAAATATAATTGCATTTGTAAATTAAATTGATTTAAATAAAAAAAGAGTACTATGTATAGTACATAGCACCATGACCGAGTCTATCCAGGCAATGCAAACGCTTCACAAAAATTTAGTCGCATTTATCGACGAACTCATCGACATGTTTCCCAATGAAGGAGATTTTGTTATTTTACGAATCATGGTCAAGGATCGTGTTCCCATTACCGATTTGGTTCCCCATCTCTCGTTTTATCTATTACCAGAAAAAGACGCCGTAAAGTTGGCGATTAAAAATGCTCTCGCCGGCAATCCAGGGTTGTTTAATGAACGAATCAATGACATGTTTGCTCAATTTGGCGGGCTTACGACAACCAATTATAAAAAATTATTTGATGATATGGACAATGAAAATAAAATCGTGATTTGGAAATGGTTACACCTCTTTATCCACCTTCTTGAAAAATGTCAAAAATAAAAGTAAAAAGCGTAGACTTTTTACTTTCTCTTATACAAATAATAAGCGATCCCACACACAACGGCGACGACCAGCACCCAGATCATCCATGAATGGTCTGGTTTATGTTCATCGATTTCGTCAATATTTGATTTTTTTTTCGGTTTGTCTTTAGAATTTTTTAATTTTGAGCCATTATTCGTTTTTTCATGTTTTTCATCCGATTCGCCTTTTTCGCCTTTTTCGGTGCCTATTTTTGGCGCTTCTTCGGAACAATACAATTTTTTCGTTGCGTCTTTTGTATACTCAGGCGGATCACGTGGTTCAGTCGTTTCTTCAACAATTTCATCAGGTTTAATTAAAATCACACCACCAATTGGTATTGGATCCTTAAGCGGCACGACTGTTTTCGTCTCTTCATTATACATTTTTCCATCAAATGCGCGAAAACGCTCAAATGCTACATTTGGGTTAATTTCGTATTCACCTATTTTTTGATACATTGCCATTTTAAAATATCCGTTTTGGCCCCAATCTTTACCCCACGAATTTCTCGCAATCCAATAAGGACATCTTTTAAGGGTAACCGTAGGGTTTTTAGGATCACTATCATTGGGGATCTGAATCTTAATATCATCTGCAGATATACCCCAACCAACAATGCAAACAGCGTGACCACCTGCAAACAAAAACGGATCATCTCCTTTTGTTTTTTCGGCACCTTTTGTGTCTTTGCCAGCGTGTTCTTCGTCCGCACTTTTATACGTTTTATGCTCAAAATAAATACCATTAGTCTCTTTATATGCACCATCTGGGTCGGCCAAAAAATTATTAAGCACAACAAAACCGGTAACCGCGGCTCCATAATTCATTAGATGTTCTTTAATTTGATACACAACTTGATCACCCACACCGTCTATTTTGTTATCTTTATCTTCACCATTTGCGTTATACGTGTTTATATCAGTAGAGGAGAGATAGACAGGTGGTTTGATTTTATAACGAAATGTTTTGGGTTTTGACGAACACTGTTTAATATAACATCCGGCGCATAATGGTACGGCCTCGTCTGATTTAATTTTACCACTAACCCAATCGGCATACATTTTTCCATCTGTCCAATCATCATAGCTAATGCACCGACTACTTGCAATACCCTTGTTTTCTGCCAAATAACTCAACACGCCAAGCGGATTTCCACCATCGCATTTATCATTTGAATCATCATCTACACATGACATTAAATCAAGAGGGCTGTTTAATGGATTATAATCTAATTTTTTACCGAATACAAAGGCGTCACTAATTGCCGTTGCACACGCAAACGCAAAACAGGACCCACATTTTTTTTGAGCCTGTGGTTGTGTGGCAAGTTTATATGGCGTGGGATCTAAATATTTTTCTTTCTCGCCAACATAATACAATTCTTTCGTTCCATTTTTATTAATTTTAGTATCCGGGTCAGGAACAACATTGTTACGCCATGTATCGGGGAGCTGTGACCCGTCCGCTCTTAATCGTTTTGTGCCTTTTTTAATCGCACCAGAACCAACCTTTTTGCTGCTTGCAAACATGGTCATGGCCAATTTAGGAACGGGAAGACCATCCGATACGGCTGCACCAGGAGCGTTATTCGCCTTAAGAGCTGACATTTTAGTTTTGCTAAATTTTAAGGATCGTCCCGTGCGCGGAGTGTTATCTAACATTTGCTGTCGAAGAGCCTTTTCCGCACTGATCGGCTCGGAGCCTGTGGGCGTTGGCCTCGGCGTGGGTATGAGTACGGGAGGAGGAGTAGGAGTAGGATCTGTCATTTATTTTATGTTTTTTTATTTTTATTCAGTAATTCATATACGTACCATCCTAGTGACAAGTAGGTAAGAGGGTCTTTTTCTTCGCTTGTTTCTTTATTGATAAAAGCTTCTCTCGCAAAAAATTCAGTAATCCGCTGATCTTGGTCATCCGTTAATTCGGCATGTTTGTACTTATCGATCAAATTTTCTAAAAAAACAGAAATACGATAACGTTCGGTTTTTTCAAAACGTTCTTCATCCACTTCGGTGCTCATTTATTCATGTTACTATGAGTAAATTTTTTTAAATTAAAATTAAAATTAAAAACCGCCGCCACAACGAACGCAGTTCGCTTGGTCATTTTGATACTTTTCCATGTGAGTGCGATTGTCATAATTTTCTTGACCACGTGTATCATACGTAAATCCTTCAATCTTGTTACCAAAACGACGACCGCAACCCGATGGGCCACCGCCGGTCACACCATTGTAACCAGTGTCACGCAAGGTGTTGTTGTTACCGTATTGGTATCCCACGCTACCCGTGATTTTGTACGCCTCGTGGGCATCTGCCGCTGTCATACGGGCATCGATATTTAATTGATTGTGAGCTGGGTTGGGATCCCAGTGTTCGGTAATTTTACCATCGCTTGAGCCGCCGCCAACCATCGGGCTGCGAAAACCAGATGCGTCAAGCGCGACATATTCCATGTATTGCGGTCGAAGAAAGTTTTCAACGGCGACACGGTCATCGGCAGAGTTACAGCCGCCATTTTTAGTATAAAATGAGTCGGGGTGAACAAACCGACCAAAACTGTCTTGTCCATTCCAAAGAGGACATGTCATGGCATCTGGGTTTTCGAAACGATCTGATTGAATTTTGTTAGCATATCCAGTGTTTACTTTACAAACGTTGATGGAACCTAATAGAGAAATCGACATCTTTTATTGATAAAAGAAAAGAAAAAATTAAAATTTTTTAATTTTTTATATTCCTATATTTTTACTCCTTTATCATCAAATAATATTCCATGTTGCTGTAACCATTGTCTCAACAACGGACACATGTCGTTTCTTGCCGATTTTTTCCAATATAAAAACCGTATCATATCCTCTTTACTCGCCCGTTCACTTGGATCGGGATTTATTTCTTCATATTTTTGCGTCAAGACGTCTATTAATTCTTCTGTTTTTCGAAGATCTTTTTCTTTCATATATTTTAATAATACGGTTTTAATCGATGACATATCACCTACCGTGTCAATTCCCGGTAAAGGCACTTTTAACCTAATAAACAACATGATCAATCCCTTCTTTTGATAATTGTTGCTTGTTCCACACAATACACCCGTTGGCCTCTCTTTTTTGTTTCGGGCCGCTTTCATCGTAGACGGCACAAATAAATATAAATTGTCATTTCGTATTTGTCCAACAAGATCCCATTCGTTTTCCGTGACAAAATCATATTGTTGTTCGGTTTGGTGTTCGGGATGTGTGCATGTCTGCCACTCGTCCTCACCTGTTTTACATCGTAATAATGGGGCCAACAAGGTTGACACAATCGTTCCATCCGGTCTCACTGAGACGCTGTCTTTAAATAATACCTGTATGTTATGATCATCTTGATGATAGGACTCTTCCAATATCATTTCTCGAATGGACGGCGAAAACAGTTGGATGTCTTTTTCCTCGTTAAAATACGGAATGACATAGGTAGACAACATGTGCCACTCTTCCGTGTTATGTTTTTCTATTGAAAAATGATCTACATAATAAGAATCTAAAAACGTGCCGATGTGATTGGCCCGCCTCGTAACATATAAATATTCATAATCACTACGCAGAAAACAATGATATCCCAACCGATCAATCACGGCGTCATTTGTAATAATCATGTTATACATTGCTTTTAATACACTGATTTCATTATACGAATCAAAATGGGATAACAAAACATTTATCTTTATTTTGGTTTGTGTTAAAAAGATACGTTTAATTTGTTCGGTGATTTCCGCCAGTTCTTTTTTATCATAATATAGATTATAGGTCGAATAATCACGGTCTTCTTTATCAATCTGTTCACGCGCGATCCCGTCACATTGATAGTCACACGATTGGTATTCGCAATCACGTGTGTTGTGATCGATGTCTGGATAAAACGAACGATTTCGTTCTTTATTCAAAAAACAATCCACACTTACTTCTTTTAATAACCGCTCTACCTGTTTAATCGCATAGTCTTTATTACGACTTGTTTCTAACATATGATAATCAATCGATCGCTCTTGGATAGGAAGTTCTGTTTCATTACTTACCGCGCAATACAAATAAATTCGAACGCGAACATCTTCACCCGCCGACAATAACGCATTATGGGAAAACAAACGGTATGATCGAGCGATAATCTGGTCCAGTCCGCTAAAATTCCAATCCGGTGTCAAGATATGTACATGTTGAACATTTTTTAACGTAAACCCTTCTGATACAAGAGAACTACCAATCACCAATTGTATATACTCGCCATGCATGTTATCATCATGATTAAATAAGGTGGTAATGGCCGTAATTTCTTTTGCCGTTTTTGTCGTGTCCGCCGTCAAAATGGCATATCGTTTACGTTTACCCATTTGCTCTAACTCTTTTTCCGTCTGTTTTTCTTTTTCATCGTCGTCATCGTCATCCTCAACGTCTTCATCATCATCTCCCATGTAAGCCGGGCGATCATCCTTTACCTTCACGGTTACTTGTTTAAAATCAAACACATCCAACATTGCTTTAAAAATAAGTGCGCCACTTCCTTTCACATATTCTGAATAAATAAAATGTGAATCACGCGGGAAATCCATTATTTTTTGAATACATTCTGCGTATTTACAACTATATTCTCTAATGTTGGCAATCATCTGCGAAACACGTGTTTGTGTTCCATTGTGTGTCACCATATTTTTAATCATGTCTCGATTGGTTAGGAATGACTCATACCCTTTTCGCCCAAAAGAACCGTCGGGGAAAACACACAAATTCGCCTGTCGTGTCTGGCTATAAATACCAGACTTTTTGATTTCCGTCATACGAGGATCTTTGCAATCCGTGCAATGGGTCGCGATCTTTTCTCCCAATTTGGCAAATTTAGGCGGTTTTTTGTTACATACTATGCATTTTTTATGTTTATCGTCGGTATGATGATCCATTTGCTGCGCGTTTTTATAAACCGTCGATTGAAAATCGCTCATTTGTAAACCATATAATGATACATTTTCTAACGGAAGAGAATACGCCGGATTTACCATATATTGTTTTACCACATCACTTTTCATCGCTTTTAAATAACTAACATATCCTTTGAGTTGTTGTTTTAATAACGGCTTTTTGTCATCGATCAGCCGATTGTTTTCAAAATAATCGTGTACCTGAAGTCGTTGAGGTAAAATTAAATTCATGATATCGATTAACTCGGTCGGTTGATCTCGCATCGGCGTTCCCGATAATAATAAAATTTTACAATTCGTAATGGTATGTAAAAACTGATAAATACTGGTATAACGCTTTAATGACAAAAACGCGTGCACCTCTTTGATTTCGCTTGGGTGAAGCGTCACGGAATCAGGATCATCGGTACCATATTTTTTATGTAAAATAGAATAGATTCGTTGTTGGTCATAGGAAAGCTGACGAGTTTCCAACTGTTTTTTAAGAACGATATATTCTTGTTTGAGATTTGGATCATGTTGTCGCAAATTATGGACTTCATCTAAAATAATAATCTTATTGGAATAATTCTTTTTAATATACTCTTCATTCCATTCTTCTTGTATCATTCGACTAAATTTGTCATAGGTTCGAAATTCATAAAACGTATCTAAATTTTTTGTAATTCGTATCTGTTGTTGTCGTTTATTCAGCCGTTTGTAATCTTTCGGAACATACGTTCCATTTGTACAGACAAAAACAACTTCGTTTTTATAATTACTAATTAACCCCTCTCCTGTCATCAATACCAACGCCCCTTTCATATCACAATGCTCTTCTCGTATGCTTTCAATTGCTGCAACCGATGTGCATGTTTTTCCCGTGCCCGGCTCATGCATCAATAGTATACTTTGATAAGGCGTGCGACCGCTTAAAAACCGTGACATAAATACTTGATGATTCATCCACGTTCCCGCAACCGTCGGTTTTGGTTCATAACGCGCCAAACGCGTTTCATAAAACTCGTTTTTACGAACAAGTGAATAATAAGGTTCTTCGTCTTCATTAAAATCTGGATACGTGGGTAAATATTTAGATAAATCCATCTTTATCTTTCACATTATTTTTATAAATTTAAATTTTAAATTATTTAATAAATGTCTGCATTACCTCTTCTACCGAATGAAGCTGGTACAAATAAAAAATGGATGTACGTTGCGGCCGGTTGTCGCATCATTGCTGATCATTATTGGGTTTATCGTCTTTTTTATGTCACGTAAAAATACGGTCACCGTGACAGAAGCGCCCACAAAAACTCCTCAAAAGATCGACCACGTTACATTATTATTAAACGCGATTTCTCCCACAAAAGAAAACTATACCGTATCAGATGATAGCGTATCAGATGATAGCGTAGCAGTAGCCGTCGTAAACGCAGGACCACGTTTATATACTATCGAAGATACTATCAATACGGATGGCAGCAAGAAAAATGGTGCTGTGACGGAGATCAAAAATGGAATGAACGCATTTAATGTTATTTACAACGATTTTACCGGAAAAAATATAGAAGTTCCCAGAGACACGATCACCACTGTCGATCAGTTTGACCAATTTAACCGAAAATTGGCAGACGATTCCATGTTTGCAATGGTTGATATTTTTAACACAGTAACCAATCCTACTAAATACGATACGGAGTTCATTTACAGAGAAATAGGTGGATTATTTATTGCGTTGATGACCATGTTAGCTGTACCGACAAAAACCCTAAGTGTCAAAAAATATTACGAGGGTGAACGAATTACACGTGTAGATATCATTTCATTATCAGGTGAAAATCTAATCCTTAGCAAAATCAAAGAAATCGCAGCTGTTGTCGGGTCATTAGAAAGTTCTCCTGCCGTCCCGACATTTCCACTTCCATCCGGTATCACCGCCTATCCAAGTGTCGTGGCCACCAAGTATTTAGCCTCTCTTAGCGCTACAAATTGTTCTCCAGCTGACTTATGTGTAGCACGACAAATGTGTAACAAACTTTCCAATTTAAAAGACATTTCTATTGAAGATGTGGGAAAATTGACATTATTAATGTTTTACACCTCTCGTTTTGTAAGATAAGTCATTCGTGTCATACGTTGTGACAAAAATTTAAATTAAAAAATAATATATAAATGGCAGACAACCCACTTATACAACCGCCAGTCCAACCACTTAATAAAAAATGGCTTTATCTTGGTGCGGGTGTCGCGATATTATTGATTATCATGGGCCTAATCATCTTTTTTGTAAAACGTAAGGGTGATACCGTTATCTTTCCAACTCCTAAAGCGGAAAAAACGGAAAACCCTCAAAAAGTTGATTATGCGACACGATTACTCCGCGCGATCAACCCCGTAAAAGAAAATTATGAAGCCGCTCCAACATATCCAGTCAATCTTATTTTAAATGGCATGAACACTTATAATACGTTCTATTATGACATTACCGGTAAAAAATTTAACGTTCCATCTGCGCCGACTGATTCGTCTAAAGCCGCGTTTGACACGTTTACACAGAATTGTAGAAATGCAATATACCCATCAATCGCTGATATAAGCAAAGAGGTAATCATAAATAAATCATATAATCTTGATGATAAATATAGACATTTAGGGACCATACTTTTAATGGCAGCTGGATCAATTAAGGGCCCTCTTGGATTGTTTACTCTCCAAGAAAAGACAGAAGGCGATAAAGTTACATCCATTTATATTAGGAATAATGAGACAACGCCTCCAGAAAACTTCATCGCCCGAAAAATAGCCGAAATGCAAACCATTCTTGCCACCGACACCCGTAACAATGACGATACTTATAAAAATTATCTAACGGAACTTGAGAGATATTATCCATCTCATAGTTCGTGCTCAAAGTCAACAGACTTATGTGTTGCCGGACAAATGATCAATGAGCTCGCCAATCTAAAAAGCAATTTCTATTTAATCACGGATTTAGGAAAATTGGCATTACTTACGTTTTACACGGGTCAATTTAAATAAACACTTAAAACATTGTTATACCATATAACAATGTATGATGATCGTGATCCAGACGGTGAATATGACGAGCCCGATGATGAGCCGTCTACCCATTTACTATACAAACGATTCAAACATAAATATACTCCGTTGTGTGAAGATAACATATGCATACGAAAAGTAAAAAAAGCCAATGGAAAATACAAACGATGCGGTAACACCTTGTTTAAATGTGATTGGTGTAAACAGAATTTGTGCCCCTCCTCCTCATGCATGTGGCAATACATGATTCGATGTGACAAGTTTACCTTTCCTCTTAAAAATCACGACAATTGTTTAGAATGCGGACGCATTACCTGCCGTGTCCACGGCTTATGTGACGACTGCGAACGACATCACGATTACGATATGGTAACCAACGACGTCGCCATCGGGAATTATCGCGCATCCTACGCCCCTTTTGATATCATCGTCAATTTAAATTACCCGCGAAATCATATGGAAAAAGATAAGGTCGTCACGGAAAAGGTATTTGGAGAAAAAACGTCTCATGTCATTACATGCGGTTTTAGCGATGATGAGCACGGACTTACAAAGGAAAAAATAACGGATTTATTAAAACGAATCCGTCATATAAAAAAAGACGGTGATAAAATCTTATTTCATTGTTATGCAGGTATTTCACGAAGCACAACCGTTGCCATTGCGTATTTAAGCGGTGAGCTCCAACACTCGCCTCAACAAATATACCAAATGATTTTACAAAAACGCCCCCGCATTGATCCCAATTATCATTTTCGAAAAGCGATCGGCATTGATTATGCGTGAGGCTACGGTGGATGAATCGTAATAATATAATCATCATTTGATATGGTAACCACAATCTGTTTTTCGTCGTCGATTCGAATCGATGTCATGATTTTATTTTGAATCAATAAAATCATGATTCTAATTTCAATTTTATGCGACTATGCCAAGCGTCGTATCGCAAACACCGCATTAATCTGCAATGTATTGATCGGTTTATACGGACTTTGGACATCTTCATCAATTGGTATAAAAGGTTCACCGTCGGGCAAATACACAGAAAACCGGAGCGAATCATTTGGCTTAAATTTAACAGTTTGTGTCATACTACCGCCATCTAATTTTACAAATGTACTAATGATGGGTTGGACAACATCTGTTACCGCCGCAATAAATAACGCTTTACCGCTTTCCGGATTATTACTATAAATAATATTTTGTGAGGCACCAGACGGTGATGTCGCATTTGCGAATTCAACATATACATAGGGATAGAAAGCAATACGCGACCCGGTCGTTAACATCACATTGGGAAGCGTTAAATTAATCAATGACACTTCATAACACACGGTTTGATTTTGAGATGTCATGGTACCAATGTAATTTAACGGGGAATAATTATCATTTGTAAAATTAACAATATTAATCGTATCGCCTTTTAGATTCGCCGGCGATGTATTAGGAGGGTTCACCACCGGATTGATCGACGGAAATGTTGGATAATTGGAAACATGTCCTGATTGATCACGGTAACAAAATGCCTGTCGAGTATCTCCTTTATAATACACGACATAGTAGGTTCCGTAAATAGGCTTTAATGTACTTTGGAATAAATTGTATTCTTGATAGGGTACATTGGTTGCAAAATAAATATATTTACCGTTGTAAAAATTGTCATAGGGATTGGCACCGACCGGTAATGTGAAGACAATAAGACCAACGGGTCCAACTTCTGGGTTCATGTTGATGGTTGTCGGCGTCGTCAATGTCCATTTTTCGGTCGGCAAACTTTGACGAATGGTATAAGAATTCGACACATCCCAATCGGGGGGCATATCTTCATTATAATAGGCGTAACGAATGGACTGGTCGTAAAATTTAATTTGTCGTGCAACAATACGTGTTCCGACGCTTAATGTTTCATTCATCACATAATATCCGGTATACGCCTGATCATATTCAACAAGATGATTTTCATAAATATCAACCGCCGGTAAATGGACAAATCCTCTCGTGCTCATGTCAAAAATGCAATAGGATTGCCCGGCATTGGTAATTCCATTAAACGATACGTCCGGAAAAACCGCTACATTGCCTGGATTATAGGCGGTAATAACACGGGTTTCCGGTTCAGTTGTTGTATTCACCATCATATGATAACCTACATAAAAATTGGGTAAACTTGGTTGTGGATGGCTATTTGATATTTCTAATAATGGAGCCGCGTCTCTTGACCCGGTTTTTAATATACCCGCATCCACCACCATACTTCCTTTAAAGGTATAATAGATCGCTCCGTTTAATAACGGGTCGACTGATTGTGAACCATTTTCTAATTGTTTTGTTGGAGAAAAATGAACCAAAAAAGAAGAAGGGTTTGGATACTGAGCACGATTGCGATGTGCACTATAAATTTCAATATACCGAGTGCTCATTTTATAATCTTATTACAATTAAATAAGAATATCTAAATTTTCATTTATAAAATCCTTATAATGATAAATATGTATCGAACATTACGAAATATTGGAAATAATGTAGTAGAAGAATCTTGCAAAGGCCCGGAAGGGCCATTAGGAAGTAGTGGTAGTTACCAAAATACCGGCTCGACGGGGGCGACTGGTTCATCCCCTCCAAAAAACGTAATTCACGGTTCTCTTGGCGTGTTTTCAGGAGACGATGAGATGCCTTTTAATAATGGAAATTTGTATCACGTATCAACCTCCTATCGTTTAATGGAAGACAAGGGATCAAAACGATTCAATGACCCATCACGTATTCATTTTATTAATCAAATGGGGTTACATGCCATGCCTGATTATCGTGAATCACAAAACGCAATCGGCGGGCGTGGTTATGAATATTACCGCGATGGTCGCGTGATTGATTCAGCGCGTTCGTTTCGAATGGTTCTTGATCAGCCTGCAAACGTCGGCGCCGTTGATATGGATCAAGTAAGCGAGTTTGATAATCGAAATTACGGTAGCCAATATCGTTCCTATGAAGATATTAAAAATGGACAAATTGTATATTATATTGACAAAGACACGGCGCAACCATTTTATCATCCAGTGTACACTCTTCCTTCTTATGTCGACAAGACCATTCGTATCGATCCAATGAGTTCGGTTCGTCCTGAATATACAAAAACACCAATGTCATCTACATTACACCATGTTTCAAATGATCAAGCAACACGCGATGCCCTTTCGCATCGTGAAGATATCATGTCTAAACAACAAAATTTATATAATCAAACCAGTTGGACCAATCGATGGGTCCATGCGTAAAATCATAGGGGCCGAAGCCTATGATTTTTTGGGGGTGTTATGTTTATATTTTTTTATAAATATAATGATGTATTCTGCAGCCACAGACGCACGGATTCGATTTCGTCTGCAATTTCGTCCGCAAAAACCACAGGTGTCCACGATAAAACCTTGGGGGTGATCATCGGGGAACAATCCATGGGAGACGACGAGTCGTCCAGCGGCACAAGCGGAATGAGAATGGGCGGGATAGACAGCAACATATTCGTTAATCTATATTAATACGTGATCGACAAAAATGCCTGTAAAATCATTTTTATTGCAAGGTAGACGGAACGCCTTGAAAACCGATCGCAACGCCATTTTTACGGCAATTATGTTTAAAGTTGCTGGCATGGTTACATGTTTTTGGAACGGGAGGTTCTGGTGGATCATGTACGATTTTATACGATTGAAATGTTTTAGAGGGTTTTCCTTCTTGTGTTTTAGAGGGACGAAAGGTAGGCGGCGGTTGATCGTTGGTAATATAATAGCCGAGCTTATCGCCTTCCTCTTTACACGCCATACAAGATCTCGACGATCCGTCGGGGGTAACGGTTTTATATTGTTCATTTCTTTTTATCGGTCGAACGGGCGTGTCGACGTTAATACCAACCACCGGCGATTCGTCCGGAACGTCGTCATCAGGAGATTCTGTTTTATAAGATTCGATAAGAGAATAAACGTTTAGAACAATCAAGGCGAACACGCAAGCGTATAAAAAATATAATACATTATTCATTTTATATATACATAAATAAAATAATCCATACGAAGAAAAATGTGTTGGATTTTTATCCAATTTAAATATAAAATATTTAAATAAATGATGTATGGATCGTATGGATATGGATCGTATGGAAAAAATGGACAACAGCGTTATCTTTCTACCATCGACAATCGTAAATTTATTCAAACCAATTCAATGTTATATGAAGCACCGCCTAAATCAAATGAATACCAAGAAGAAACCATTGAACAAAAAATGAATTATACCTATGGTCAACCCGATAGTGTCATGAATGACGAGGCGTCGTTTCGTTTTAAAACGCCTACTAAAAAAGACATCAAGGAATCATTTGTCGCCAATCCAAAAGCGGCGACGACAGCGGACGACGACGCGCCTTCGTGCGGTCTATTAGAAGATGGAACCAATATCTGCGGAGGAAATAATTTATTTCCCATTCTTGATCCCCGCTTTAATTTACGAGAAACCGCAAAAAATATGATTCTTCTCGAAGACCACTTGTTTCATTATGGAAAACGTTGTCATGACTGTATTTTAAAACATTGTTTGACCATTGAAGGATTTTTGGAAGAAGGCGTTACACTTGATAAAAATATGGAATATAGTGACATTTTTACATCATCTCTTGATGAATTTCGAGAGATTCAAAAATTATTATATTCAAAAATCAAAACGAAAAATCTAAAAGACGAGGAATGTTGTCAAATCGCACAATCAATTCGTGTGATTCGTAAACCCCTCTGTCAACGTTTTGCTACATTTTTAAAATAAATTTATAATGTTAACATATTATAAATGAGTTCTAAAAAAGGAAAAGATGGGACCATTACGTTTCATAAAAAAGGTAAACATGACGTCGTCACAAAAACATTTCGAAAAAATAAAAACAGAAATGATATTCAAAACGAAATTCAATTCATGAAAAAGGCACACCGTCTCGGTATTTCACCCAAAATACACAGTTACGATATCGAGTGCAAAAACCCTTTTATCGTGATGGACGAACTTTATAAAACGCTTGTCGATTACATTAATAAAACCGGAAAATTGAGCCAAACTCACCAGCGACAAATCATTTCTATTCTTGAAACACTGGATGATAATCGTATTTTTCACGGAGACGTGTCTCCTCTTAATTTTATGACAAGTAAAACCGATCGAAAATTATATATTATTGATTTTGGAATGGCCAAAAAAATGGACAGCGAATTTATTAAACAATACGGTAAAGACGCAAATGTTAAATTGGGAATTACCGTGTTTATTTTAAAAATTAGAGAACAATACCCAGGTTTTATGCCAGACCTACTTTTGGCCAAGGTAAAAAGCACATTTAAGGTTTAAAAATTAAAAATGAAAGAATTTTTATCTTCTTAAATAAGAGATAATAGAAATAGATAATGAGTCACGATGATACATTTGATATTTTCGATGAGCTCGATGACATAACAGAAGAAAAAAAGGACCACAACCATGATCAAGAAAAATGTGATCATAAAAATGTAATTAACGAATCTGGATCTTTTTTGTGCAGTGATTGCGGGGTTGAATTGTCCAAAGTCATGTCGTATGAAAAAGATTGGCGCTATTATGGCAATGATGATACTCGTAAAAATTCAGATCCCAATCGCTGTCATATTCGCAAACTGGAAGACAAAAGTATTTTTAAAGATGTCGAAAATCTTGGGTTTTCTGATAAAATCGTTAACATGGCAAATGATATTTATATTCAGGTCACAAATGGTAAAATCTACAGGGGACAGTCAAGAAAGGCGATCATTTTCGGGTGTGTTTTTCATTCGATTAAATTAAATGGGAAGATGTATACATGTGACCACCTTCGTGATATTTTTAAATTGGATCGTAAAATTATTTTAAAAGGGTTAAAACATGTCAATTTAAATGCGCCAAAAGAAAGCCAAATTCGAGATAAAACATCAAATTCATTTGAATTAATCAACGAATGTTGTCAAAAATTTGAAATGCCAATGGAACAAATTAAAGAAGTGAATGAGTTATACGAAAAACTCAAAAATAAAAGTAGTATGATTAACCGTTCAAGGCCTCAAAGCGTCACAAGTTCGTTAGTTTATTATTATATTTGTAAAAAAAGAGGTTTTAATAATGTAAACATCAAAGATTTTGTAAAAAAAGTAAATTTAAGTGAACTTACCATTAACAAAATTGCCAAGGAAATTCAAACCATCTTTTCAGATAAATAAATGTAGTGAGCCGTAGCTCATTACATACATCATTAACTTTTTATTCATCCTCATTTCCTTTTTTACTTACTCGTTGTTTACGGGGAATACCCTTATGTAATACAAACTCGTAAATCGTAGGATTTAACGATGCACAAAATTCTGTAATTAATCGATTCCAGACGCGCTCGTTTTCATTGGTAATCTCGCATAATTGATAGCATTGCTCCATCTTTTCCTTCATTTTACGAAGCTCATCGGTTGCTTTGTCAACGATGGTTTCGACATATTCCTTATGAGTAATTTTCATTACGCAATTTACTTATATAAGATAAGATATTCACATCGTATCTTTATGCACAAATATTCATTTTTATTTAGGCCATTGGACGCGGTGTAGCATTGGCGCTCGACTCGCTCTCTCGCTCTTTTTGCATCTGTAAGGCCCTTGATACAATATTTCCACCGCCATTTATTTTTACCGCTCGTTCCATTTGTTTACCCATACCACTTGCGTCGATGACATCCTCAATGGGCGTTGACATGACTCCGGATGTTCCCTGTGCCGGTAAAGATGGCAATTGCAACGGACTAGTTTGCTGTTCAGGCAGCTGATACGGTTGGGCAGGTTGGCCGGATTGCATCTGCGCGTGTGGCTGTGGTTGATATTGAGGCTGCGCTTGCGGCGGTTGCTGTGGTACCTGTTGTTGATATTGCGGAGGTGGCGGCGCTTGCTGTGCTTGCGGTGGTTGTTGTGGCGGCGGTGGTTGTTGTGGCGGCGGTTTCTGATACGATTGTTGTTGCAACAGTGCGTGCTCCTCGCGTGCTAATTGTTCCTTTTCTAATTTTTCTAAATGATGTTGATAATGAGCATTTACAATGGTGAACGCACGCTCGCCTTCAAACGACTCCACATACCCCGTTTGGTCATAAATTCGAAACAAACAGGGGACTTCGGTGATGGTTAATTTTGAGTCCGTCACAACACGTTTTCTAATATCTTCATTGTCGACACATAACAAGGTGTGTTTAAAAGACGGAATTTTATTTAATAAATCTAATAACGCGGAACATGATTTTGAAAATTTACTATACATAATAACGGTCATATGAGAATCAAGAGATTTCGATTTTTCTTCTCCAGATGGCATCTTTTTTATCATATTTTAATTATTTAAGTAACATATTATATAGAATGATTCATCATACATAATAATGCCGTATTGCCATTACCATTCCATAAAAACCGTTCGTTATCAATGATCACGGTTTTTACATCAAGACGTTTGACATCGTACTTGTTATTTACCGTTCTAACACTCCCGTCTAATACTCGAACTGTCTCGATTTGACGCAATGGATAAACAACAAACGGTGTCAATCCCACCAACAAAACACTTCGTGTAGCGGTATCACCTAACAGATGAGAACACGCTACATGTGGCTCGTAACGAATATAGTGAAGCCAATCATAACCCTTGTATCGACTAAAAATATACGAATGAAACGCGGGTGTATCCATATGAGAACCTAACTGTTTTAATACCTTTGACAATGTATGAATCATTATAAATAATAAATTTAAGTTTATAAGTAATAAATAATATAAATGTCATATTGTTATCTTGACGAATGTGATCAACGTGATCAAAACAATTTACAACAGACGCTAAAAACATTATCTACTGATACAGCCTTTCGTGGAACATCAACCATCACAACCGATATGCCTAATACACAACAAGGGTTTTCTGGTTATGATGATCGTCTTGATTTACATCAATATGTTGGATGGGATTTAATTGTTGACGCAAGCCCGCTATTACAAAAATTATTTTCTAAAACAACCGTTCGAGTGATCCAACAAAAAGTGGCCGATTATTTATTAGGTGTTCACCCCGAAGGAAAACGAATCGTTCCCGCGGAACGCGTGGTCGCGACGGCACTTTATGGAACATTTAAAAACTACGCGCCTCGAACAGGAGATATGTACGGCAAATATACAGTGGTTGACGCAAGTCTTCGAAATGATTACGCCGCGATCGTTGACCAAACCATTTCCCTTCTTGTTCAAGGTATTCGTGACGATTTGGGAATGATTGAGCAAAATGAAAAATTGACGATTTGGACAACCGTTTTGGGCGATTTCAATGAACACGGTCTTCGTCAACACCCTCCTATTAAACTAAACAATGGCAAACGCCCCGATCCCATGTTATTTCATATGCGATATTAAAGACTAAAAATGAATTTCTATATTTAAAAACACGACAATCGTTAAAAATGCCTACGAAATCCGCGTCTGGTGCAAAAACCGCATATCGAAATTTGCCGTATGATACATACGAAGTCGTCGAAAAATTGGAGCTTAAAAGACGTCTTCAAAATAAGCTCAATGCCGAGTTGGTCACTCCTAAAAAAATCGAACCTAACCATGGTGGCTGTTTAATGATGTAACCGAAACCCCGAAAAAAGATTTTATAAGCGGCGCTTATAAAACATTACTCTTTCTCATCGTCTGTTTCATATGACACATAATTTTCTTGTTTCTTTTTATCGAATACGGCAATGAGGATTCCGATCACCACAACTAATAAAAAGGCGCCTACACCGACCATCGCATAGATCTCATTATCAGTGTATTCACGTTCAGTGCTCCCGCCATTGCCCGCACCATTGCCTGCGCCGCTTGTTGCGCCATTGCTTGCGCTACTCATTTTATATGTAACAATATAAAAAAAATCAAAAACCATCACGAATACTTTTACCGATCGGGAATCGCGGAACGCCTTGCTCACTTTTTTCCTGAAAGATCACCGTAAGCTTGGCGCCAATGTAATCGTTGCCATGTTTGAAAAGATCTTGACGCATCTTAAGGGTTCCTTTTGGTCTTACATAAAAACGACGTTTTTCAGGGGTTTGACATTCCCAAATCACACAACCTTTGTCTCGTCCATCGCCTTCTTTAAAACCGACAATTTCAAATTCCTCTTCTAAAAATTCTTTATATTTTTGTAAGTCATCACTTCTATGTTTTTGCACATAAATACCATCGCTGTTACGTAGCATGACACCCTCCATTTGATGTTTGGTGGTATATTCTTTGAACCATTTTTTAAATTCGTCGATGGAATGAACAATATGGGTAGGAACCAAATCAATGTGTTGATAGGACTCGTGTAGTATGGCTTGAAGTGTTTCATATCGAGCGTGAAATGGTTGGGTATCGGATGGAATCAAATCATAAATGTGGTAATGAACATCACGGAGACGAATTTTATCGGCAGCCGATATTTTCTGTTTTTTAATCAACCCCGCTAATTCTTCGAATGGAATATCGGTAGTATACAATTCACCGTCAAAAACAACAGACGGGTGTTCTTCAAAAATAGAAGAAAGTTCTGGAATGAGATGACCCATGCTAACAAAGTGTCCGCCCTCGCGGGATTGAAAGACGACGGAACCAGCAGAGTCGGTGTATACAATACATCGCAGTCCATCTAATTTTGGTTGGAGATGACAAGGATATACGATTTTATTTTTTTTATCATCTGGATCATATGTTTTTGCCAACATTGGATAATAACGGTCGGCCACTACGCCGTCGTTGTCTTTTGCGCCGTCGTTTGCGGCATCATTTTCTTCTTTATAACCTTCTTTTTCTTTTTTATCAATCCATTTGCGTTGCGTTTCGTTTGTACATTGTTCTAATGGGGTGGTTTCATTTTTTTTACCAATGTATTTTCCTTTTGTATATTCAAGAACAGACGTTTGCATTTTGCCATTTTCTTGACCAAATTGAATGACAGAGTGTGCCGTATTAGTTGACGTGTCATGGTAGATGGACGCATACCATACGCGAGTCTTTCCCTTTTTTTCTGTCGAGTATAACGGTTCTAAATCGAGTATTTTTTTACCCAATTTATGCGACGTCTGTGGGGATGGTCGCGGAGACGTTGGTTTAGGAGATGTTGGTCGAGGTGACGTTGGTTTAGGAGATGTTGGTCGAGGCGACGTCTTACGTGGTGTTTTTCGTGGTGACGTTTTACGCGGTGACACTGGCTTACGCGGTGTTTTTCGTGGTGACGTTTTACGCGGTGACACTGGCTTACGTTGTGGTATTTTTCGTGGTGACACTGGCTTACGCGGAGGTGACATCTTACGTGGAGACTTACGCGGAGGTGTTTTACGCGGAGACCGAACAGAACGGATTTTTATTTTTCGACATCTTCCGGTTGTTGGATCACGTTCTTGACCGGGTTTACATGGTTTAGGAGATTTGGGCATTTATTTATTCAAAAATAAAAATTTAAAAACGTAGGTTGGAAAATTCGTTTTCATTGTCGCAACTACAAAATTTGTATTTTACAATATTTTATAATGATAAAATATGAGACCCCCTCGGCACGATGACCTGATGGGGTTGAATAAAACAAAACCCCGTAGGTTTTGTTTTATTGTCTTTTTTTGTTTTTATACCAGGATGTCAATGATGTAAGGTTCGGGATGATGAACAACGACGTTTGTTTCGTCCATCAAATAGAGTTCGACATTGGGGTGATTTTCATAGAAAGGCGCAATTTCGCGCTTGAAATCGGCTTTCATCTCGTCAAGTATCGCAGCGAAAGACTCGACGTCGACATTCATACCGATTTCGTGGCCAATAATGTATCGACCCATTTTTTTCGTACAGTGAAAACCAAACTTCAGTTCGTTTTCTTTGATGGCACATTCAACAAAATCGATCGTATCATAATAGTGCTGACGATAATCATCATATGTCGTCTTATCCATACCAAACAAACGACCGGCTTCAAACGGAGATAACGGTAATCCCAGATAAATCATTTCTTATATAGTTGGCTGATATTACCCCGTGTGTTTTGTCCTAAAATCATTTTTATTTGGATTAAAAATCGAAAACGAGCGCGTTCGCGTTTTTAAAAAAGTTGAAATTTATAACTAGAATATTATTAACTTTTCTAAAAAAAATACTTATAAAAAATAGAAAAAATGAAAACGCGCGCTAGCGTTTTTCAAATCCATTTCTAAAAATATTTTTTACCAAACGTATGTGAAAAAATAATGACAGACACACACATTTACAAAAATGTGTGTGTCTCTACTTTTTTTATGGGATAGATTTAAAAAATGGATTTTTTTAGTGAATTTCATCACGTTTTCATTTTCGTCACTCAAAATTTTTATGTGTCACGTCGCGAACCCGAGTTTTTCTCGAGAAATGGACGAAAAAACATCGCATTTCCTATTTTACAATATTTTATAAAATTTGATAAAATGGCAAAAAATTTTCCAAAAACTTGGAAAATTTGGGAAAATAGCAAAATTACTTAATAAAATTTTCCAAAAACTTGGAAAATTTGAGAAAATAGCAAAATTACTTAATAAAATTTTCCAAAAACTTGGAAAATTTGGGAAAATTATTAATTCGATCCAAAATTACTATTTTCTAAAATTTTCTCAAATTTTCCAAATTTTAGGAAAATAAATTTTAAAGTCGTATATTAAATATAATAAAGGGAATGTCAAGTGAATGTGAATTTTGTAAAAAAATATTTGTTTCAAAAAGCAACTTATATACACATCAAATGACTGCGAAATTTTGTTTGGCACTTCGTAACAACGATCAACAACAAACCCATTCATTTGAATGTGATTTTTGTAAAAAAACATACGCGCAAAAAAAAGGATTATTGTTACATATGGAGTCATGTCCAAAAAAACATCAAGAATATGTAAAAAATTTAGAAACCAGTCATCAACAATTATTACATGAAAAAGATGTATTATTATTAGAATTAAAAGAAAAAGATGTAATATTGACTGAAATAAAAGAAGAAAAAGAAAAATACTATCAGGAAAAAATACAAGAAAAAAATGAGACCATCTCGAAATTAGAAGCCATGGTCGCATCTCTTCAAAAAACCATTACCGATATCGCTCTTCAACCCAAGACAATGAATACCACCAATACGACGAATACCATGAATATCATGAACCGTTTTGACATTAACGATACCAAACACATTCGCGAAGTCCTCGAAAAACATCTTACCAAAGAAGTCATCGCACGTGGCCAAGAAGGCGTCGCCATTATGGTCGGTGAACATCTCTTAACCGGCGAAGATGGCAATTTCTTATACGGATGCACAGACGTTTCTCGACAAAAATTTATTTTTATCAATCCAAATGGAGAAGTCGAAACGGATTCAAAAGCGTTAAAATTAATCAACAAAATGGAAGAATCAGGCCTTTGTGATCAAGCAAAAGTGGCGGCGGATGCCTTATGGACCAAACCAGACGGTAGTATGGACATTGATAAATATAGCGTTTATGCCGGTAAAGTAACCGAAGTCATGCAAATTGATCAAGATTCTTCTAAATTACGAGCGAAATTGGCATCGATTACCGCGTTACAGCGTAACAAAAAATTAGATACGGCGTAACACCACGTCTTCCTCGTCGCGTGAAAAAATCGTAAAACCGGATGATAAAAATAATGATTGCGATGCTTGATTTGTGTTTTTTGTCCATGTATATAATGTCCGGTCGCCCATAATCGATAATGCGTATTGTAACAATTTTTTCATAAACCCTTTACCCCGATCTTTTTTGTTTGTGTATACATAATTAATATAATAGTTACCTTCTCGGTTCAATATAATATGAAAATAGGAAACCAATCGCCCATCGTCAATGATATAAAAATGCGTCGCATCCGGGTCATCTAAATAATCGGCGGCAGACGAATATTCGTCTTTAATATACGCAGAAATAATATGACGTTCATAGGGTTGTAGATACGTAGCGTGTTGACATGTCGTCGTATTTGCGTGATACAGCCATAAGATCAAACCTAATAAACACACCAGCCCTATCATATACGTTTTCATTTATTTATAAACTTAATTTAGTAATAATTTAAGTTGTCATTTTTACGGTTAGGATTAAATTTGTATTTCCATCAGCAAATTGATGTCCTTCATTTGGAAAATAAAGTTGTGTTCCGTTTTTGCAATGACTCGGGAGACGTGTTGTCATGGTATGAGATGACACGATACGATGCGTTCCTTTGCATCGTTTGCACTTGTTGTGATGTTGGTATAATTTGCACACGGTACATGCGGTTTGATGGACGACGTTAACGTCATATACAAGCTGTGTTACATTAATCAACCCCGTTCCATTACATGATTTACAAATACAATGCGTACACGTGATATCACGGGGATAGGTAAATGTCGTAATCAACGGTGGCGGATAAGGGACATAAATCGTATATTCAATATGGCGTTTACCCAACAGATCATGGATGTGAATTCCTGTTTTTGCCGAACCAATAAAAGGAGATGTAACACTACCGTTTATGATTGTTGGACGGACGGTGGCGAGTGTAAGGTCATATTCTTTACGACGAATGGGGTCGGTTAATATTTCAATTGCATGATGAATTTCTTTAAATTTTATGGACGCATTTTCTTGGTCATCCAAATTCTTATCAGGATGCCATTTTAGTAACATTTTTTTACCAGCCTTTTTTATATCTTTTTCAGTAGAGGTAAGAGAAACTTCAAGTAACTCATAAAAAGTAAGGGTAGACATTTTCAAATGTTTCAATTTAAATTTTTTTATTTAAGCGTTATTTTTATTTATTTACATTTTTATATCATAAATAAAATATAAACTTAAAAACAAGCTCGGAAACAAAAAATATAATTACAGTTTAAAGATATGTTCTATATTAAAAAATGGCCAAGCAATCTAAATCCGCATCAGTTAAGGAAGTTAAGGAAGTGAAACAAGAAGTCAAGGAAACCGTTAAGGAAGTTAAGGAAACCGTCAAGGAACCAGTCAAGGAAGTGAAACAAGAAAAAGACGAATCTCAAAAGACTTCTCGCAAGAAGAAGGAAGTCGTCGCACCTGTCGCTGAACCCGCGCCAGTGGCACCCGCACCTGCCCCCGTTGTGGAGGAAGCCGCCCCAGTGGAAGAAGTCGAGCATAAGCGTCGCCATGTGACTCGCGAAGATGTCGAAAACGATTTCGACTCGTTGCTTCAAAGCATCGACGAAGAAGTTGAGGCCCTTCGCAAGAGTGAAGACAAGAAGTCAAAGGGTGTTCGCTTTTTGCGAAGCGTTTCAAAGCGTATTCGTCAACTTCGCGTTGACTCCCTGCGCGTTGCAAGCAAGAAGGTTCGCCGTGCATCATCCGAGTCTTCCGGTAAGACCAATTCTGGTTTTATGAAGGCCGTTAAGATCAGCAAGGACATGCAAAAGTTTACCGGTCTCAAGGAAGACCAGCTTGTGTCTCGAGTGGAAGTGACTCGTGCCATTTGCGATTACATTAAGAGCAACAACCTCCAGAATCAAAGCGATCGTCGTCACATCATCCCTGATGACAAGCTCGCCAAGCTTCTTGGAACCACCGACCAGATGCGCTACTGCGATATCCAGAAGCACATCCAACCACACTTTATCAAGACCGCTTAAATTTTTTATATGAGAAATATAAAAAATTTATTATATAATAAATGTTTACCAAAAAGAAAGAGAAGAAAATTGTTGAACCGACGCCAGTGCAAAAACTTCAACCACTTTTTTCTCCACAAGCCGCCAACACAACGTTTCATCAACCACAAGCTGTTAAAAGCGATGAACCGGAACAATATACCACATTCCATCAACCCATGTCGGTTGAACAACACCAGGACCATGTTTTTAAAGCATCTCTTCCGCCGCCTCCCACGGAAGATACCATTTCCATTGAACAAACCGACATGGGACTCTGTGTCAATCAAACCTATCAAATTCAACCTACGGTTGTTCACGCACCGGTTGATAAATCCGTATTGTCAAATTTATTTAACTTTAAAACAAAAGTAACATGGAAAAGTTCATCGACAGCGGTTGCGACCGTTGATAGCGACGGTGTCGTCACCGGTGTTGGTAACGGTAAAGCGATTGTCACGGGAACACTTGACAATGGCAATATGGCCTCGGTGCTGTTTACGGTGACCACTCTGTTAGAGTCATTATCGTTTCAGATGTCTCCCATTATTTGTCATCGTTATCAAACCCTTACCTTAACCCCCGTTTTTGTCCCCTCCACGGCGACCGATCAAAACGTTACATGGGCAAGTTCTGACCCATCCATTGCAACCATTTCAGAATCGGGCGTAATGACTGGTATTTCGCCGGGAAAAATCGTGATCACCCTTACGGGCAGTAATAACAAAATGGCGCTCGCCGAAGCCGTCGTCATCACGCCTATTCGTCTTGAGCCTGATGTGATTGACCTAACGATTGATCAAACACAACTGATTTATGCCGTTACGGAAGCCACCATTCAATCATGGTCAAGCTCGGCGCCCCATATCGCAACCATTGAAAACGGTTTACTTACACCCGTTTCAGGAGGAGTCGTCACCATTACCGCAACAACCACTGAAAATGTAAGCGCAACCGCGATGGTAACCATCGGAATACCGGTTCATCATATTTCCATTACACCCGATAAGCTTGCTCTCGCCGTATCGGAAACCTATCAGGTTAGCCCACCCGTTATTGAACCGGCGAACGCGACAAATAAAAAGGTTGTATGGTCAAGTTCGTATCCAAGTGTCGCAACCGTTGATGATAATGGCTTAATTACGGCCGTTTCCAATGGAACCACCACCATTAAAGCCGCAGTTGGTCGAAACGTGTCCTCTATGATGTTAAATGTGGCCGATCCTTCTTTATTAAATTCAATCTGGTTTAACGTACCAACTGTTCATGTTATGGTAAACGACACGTACCAATTGACACCTGTCATTCAACCCATCAATGCAACTCTTACATGGACTAGTTCCGACCCGGCAACGGTTTCTGTGTCCGACACTGGATTGGCAACTGTCTTAACGAATGGGGCCGCCGTAAACATTACGGTAAAAGGTGTAAATGGCGTATGTGCGACCGCCACCATTATCCCATCGATGATTGCCGAGTCCATTACCATTCCGTCATCGCTTTCTATCCGCGTGTATGAACGAAAACGATTAACCATTGTTGTTTTACCAGACAACGCGCACCATCACCGAAAAGAGATTTCGTGGTCAAGTTCAAATACCGATGTCGCGGAAGTGAATCGTATTGGTATGGTCATTGCAAAATCAGTAGGAACCTGTGTGGTGACAGCGTCTGTAAACGGATTGACGACAGAGTGTCAGGTTACCATTAACCCGATTACACTGACCTCGATTTCTCTTCATCCATCCTATGACATTGGAACCGGTCATCAGCAATCGTTAGATATCACCTTTACACCAGACAACGCGAGCAATCGCGGCATAACCTGTGTCAGCTCCGAACCATCGATCGCCACATTTGAAAACAATAAGTTAGTAGGTGTGTCGGCTGGATCATGTGTCATTACGGTGACCACTCACGACGGATCGTTCACGGCAACTGGAAATGTTCACGTATTTGATTCAACACCTCATGTCATGGCGTATGCATCTCATTGCCGATTCTTATTGGCAAACAGCCGTTTTTAAACAATTTAAATTTGTACATTTAAATTATCGATGATTTTCAAATAAACATTTTTTAAGAAGAAGTATACAAAAAATAATAAGAATAATGATGATAATAATATATAATGATTTATCGGTATCATAAAATTTTGAACAAATGGGACAATCTTTAATATGCTTTGCGATTTCAATACAAGATAATTCACCGTGGTGGTGACCGTGGCGTTCACGGTGATCATCACGGTGTTGAGCCATTTCTTGACGAGCACGCGGGCCTAATTTATAATCCATTGGTTCAATGGGTTCAATTAATAGATAATCCTGTGGAATTTGGTGGGATGGACGAGGGGGTGGACGCGGAGGCGGAGGAGGTTGATGTGATAGTTGAGGAGGGTATGGCGGTAAATGTGAAAAATTCGGTTCTTGGTAAAAATTGACAGTTTCTACTGTCCGTTCATACTCATTACCACCATTTGCAGCTGTTCGAAAATCATTGGATTGGCGTATTTTTCCCTGTAACGGTTTCATTGTCCGGTCACGTTCGTCCATTTCATCTGCGAATTGTTTTGAAAAATTAGGATTAATACGAGGAGGAAATCCTTGCATACTTTGTTGTTTATTATCAAAAAAATTTTCCAATTCAGGTAAGTCGTCTATATAAGTAACTTTTGCTGAAGGTGGCGGCATTTTTATTATTTATTTATATATAAATTTTATTTTATGATTTAAATTTTCACAAATTTAAATTTAGGTTAATTTGATAATGGGGCTAAAAAGTTGATTAAGCTGTTGGACGACTTTCCAATAATTTTCTCGCGCCTTGTGGTATTTTTTAAACACGTCTTCTTTTTTATACACGGCCGACATAACCTCATCAATTGGATTGATCATTAATTTTGTGTAATACAGCGAATCAATTTTTAAAATATCCGCATGTTCTTTGTAATAATCAATGTCTTCAATCTTGTTAAACAACTTGTCTTTGATATTATTATCCGTTTCAATGACACAATAACCAATGCGTTCTCCGGCATCAACACGCGTTCCTCTTCGTCTCATTTTTTCGGCCAATTGAATTTGACTCGGCAACGCCTTATTGACATATTCTTGAACGATCAAATGTTCGATACCGTGTACCAGTCTCAGCATATCAAATTCCGTATCATTTTTTTCGGTATACGCCTTGAACACTAATCTAACCGCGGACAAATCCGCTCGCTCATCAAGAAGGTCAAGTTCCAATAACCGTTTTTGTAATTTTTTGTCATCATCTGGTAACGGACGGATTTTATAATCCTTGATGTCGCCCACACTCTTTGAAATTGTCAAATCTTTAGGCGTAATCACGCGTTGAACAAGTCGATTTAATTCTTCTCGCATCGTAAACAACACCGTTTCGACCGGTTCCTTGTAAAAAGAACTCATGATAATTTTTGAATAAAAGTCGCGACTATAGGCCGAATTGTCTCGTCTTGACAATAACACGCCGCGTTTCTCGATTTTAGACGAAACAACGCTGTTTATATCGCATTTCAACGCCATATAACGCTTTTTACTCAAAATCAAATATCGCCAATAAATCGCCTCTTCATACGCAAACTTCATTGGTCGAGGAAACAACGATGTCATCTCATCCTCCACCTGTCTGCAAAATGCGTCTAAATCCTTGGCATGTGCCTCCGATGTATATTGAGGAAAAGACACGTAGCAACTATCCGTGTCTCCATAAATCAAATTTGCGCCATAGTTTTCGATTAAAAATTTGGAAGCTTTTTCAATCGATGTTCGACCTCGTGCCGTCGTGCACATCGCGCCTGGAAGAAACGGCAAATATCCTTTTTTGACACCCATTCCGCCATACATACTGTTACAACTGACCTTATAAGACAATTGTCTCTTATCAAACACGGTAATCATACGTAACATGTCTTCTTTTTCTTGTCCTGACAGAGTCCCAACTATTCCTTTTAACCGTTTCATTTCTGTATTTGCTTTTTTTCTCGCATCAATTAATGTCTTAAGAAGCGTGGGAATGACACCCGCCGGCTCTTTCAAAAAACGAAAACGATGGTCGCCGCAAACGATATTTTTCGGTTTTGTTTTTCGAACAGTCGTATCATGGCAATTATGAACAATTACGCCATTTGCGACAAAATTATGCGTATTTTCAATTTCGATATCGTATACTTTTTTGATTCCTACATTTTTTCTTGATAAAACTTTAAGATAAAAAACAGGTAATGATTTAGAATCAAATTTGACAGCATAAGAATCAAAAAATGATAATGCTCCAATCTTTTTAAAATATTCAGTTGCGCCTGGGAAATGTTCTTTTCTAAAAGAAACTTTTTTATTATTATATTTATTTGTTTTTTTCAATCGATCGACAATTGCTTGATATGACGGTAACGAATAATGATCATTTAAAATTACTTCTGTTTCTTTCATTTTATGATGAGCATGTGATACGGCTTCAAAAAGAGATATATTACGTTCAATTGAAATGGTGTGTGATAAATCTACCGTTTTTGATAATTGATCATTTACTTTATTTCTAAGATTGATATAAGACACTGTGGCGTTTAAACGCTGTGTTTTATGAACACAGTATCTAAACCCGATTTTTTCACTGAATTTAACAGTATCACTTCTTGATAATAATAACAATCCCATAATAGTCTTATATTCTTGACGACGACTAAACGTAATAGTTGAATCAATGTCAAAACAAATTTTAAGAATATTTTTAAGATCGTTAAACATTTTTTCTAAACTATCCATATAGGGTTCTTCTGTAGAGTTTACAAATGAGATACCTGAAACATCATCTGTTTTTTTATTGATATTTATCGTACAACCATCGCCTCCAAATAAACCACCGAGAAATTCACGTAATACTGAAAGATGTGTATTTTCATTAATAAATTCGGGTAGTAAATGTGGCTGTTGCGTTTTTTTACCATGTTGAACATTTCCTATATTTGATAATAAATAGCTTAATTCGATTGGTGCTCGAATTGACCAACAAGATGTCTGTCTTGTGGTTTCCAATGTTCTTCCACATAACGCATAAATATCTTGTTGTAACATGTCAACGTCTAATGAATGTCCGCAAAAAAATACACAATTGCCCTTTTTATCGATAGTCCCATCTGTAATTAATAATCCAGTCAAACGTGATATAATCATCGTTCGGTTTAATTCTTCGATCGTTTCTGTTGTTAAAAACGGAGATAAGATTGCTTTATTTTTTAACGCGTATATTGAACGACTATTTTTTAATGTTTTCGAATTCGTTTCAAAATTTGTTTGAATCTCATATTTCCATCCTTTATACAAAGCAAATTCTGCGTGTTGGTCAAAAATAGGATAAGAAATTGATATCATAACATTATCATTTGATAATTGTAAATCTTTTGCTTCTACCCATTTTACATTACCCATTTCGTCTAAACATAATAATTTGTGATCAGGCGTGCACGTTAACGTTCTCCCATCTCCAAAAGTTAGTTCAACGCATTCTTTATATCCCTGGTTATAAAAATTGACCTGTTTTGAATAAATTGTACCGTTCATTTCATCCGACCATGATAACATGTTTTGTTTATTATTTACCAATTGTTCAATCGGCATACTTAAACAAGACATCGATACGTTTGTTCCTTCCGCTATACAGCATCCACAATGGTCTGACCATTCAAAAATGTGGCACTTTTCATCTGGGATGGTTTCGTCCATTACCAATGTCGAATAATCAATGTTGTAGGCAATAATGGTAGACGGATAAAGAGACGAAAAATCAAATGATACCACCATGTCATACAAACCCGGAACCGGTGTAAACACATACGCACCAGTAAAATGATCGTTTTCATTGACAATAAACGAATCCTTATCGATGACAAAGTTATCCGCCATGCATTTTTTGTAAACCTGTGAAAAAATCTTGATTTGCTGACCTTGCGTAAACAGCGTAAAAACCGGCGTATTACACGTATTCGCCATTTCTGTCAAACCGATCCAAATTTGAAGCTTTTCAAATAATTTCACGACGAGCTCGCTATCTTTGACACAATATTTTGCGACAATTGACAACGATTCCGGTGTAAACATTCGATAACACTTGAAGATACCCTTGACACTTAACGGATCCTTTGAATCGCCCAAAAAGTAATCCGACACGGTTTTTAATTTATAATTCTCAAGTTTGTAATCTCGCTGAATAATCGGCAACATATCAACCCACAAACGACCCGGCGCGTCCATGTATGTGAAATTCTGGTTTTTAAAGGCGCTACTGCTCCATTTGATTTCTTTTTCCTTACAGTGTTCTCCGCGAATAAACGATAATTGGTCATACGTCATTACGCATCCGGTCAATTTGGCACGCGCATACATGTAAGGCAGATCGAACGAGAAAATGTTATAACCGGTAATGATATTCGGCTGTTTTTCATGAACAATATCCGTAAATCCTTCCAATAGAGACGCTTCGTTGGAAAATAAACGAATTTCAACGTCTTCACCAACCATGTCCTGTTTCAACTCGATTTCTTCCCCTTTTTTATTTTTACACAGACTTAAAATAACTTTGTGGTAAGAAGACTCTGCTTGACCGTTCCGACAAAACACGCACGAGATTTGAAAGATCTTGTCTTCACGCACGCCGCTACGAGGGGCAATATTTGGATTGCTACTGTTGACTTCAATGTCAAACCCCATGATCAACGGAGCACTCACCGTGTTTTTTTCAAGCGGTGAAATGCGATTAAAATTGACTTCGTATTCGTGTTCACATTCGCTTAACTTGTCATCTTCTTTGGTGATCTTTTTGCCTTGAAACGTAAACCAACTGGCCGGTTTAATGTTTTTCATACACATAAATTGAAGAATGGGATTGGCGTCGGTTTCGTGAACTTTGAGTTTAATGCTTCCCATGTCACCGACAAAGAGAGGCTTCGCGAGTTTATACATAAAAGGACGAATGTCGCTATGGCATCCAAAAAAGCATTTCAAAAACGGATACGTTTTGTCGACGTATTCTTTGTGTTCGTTGACCTCTTTTTTCGCATAATACAGCTTTTTCTTTTTCAAAAAAACCTTTTGCGTAGGTCGTCCGCGCTCGACCAATAGATCCAATTTGTTACAAAGGGCCTGGACACGGGAACTTGTCCACGGAACGTTGTCGGGAAGTTCGACATAGATATAAGGAGTGAACCCGGTAACCAACACAAATGTGTTTTCGTTTTGCGCGTTCATACCAAAAATACGAATACCAATCGATCCATTTTCTTCATAGGTGTGCCAGCTGTAGGGGAAAACTTCGGTCATATTCATATCGTTAATATGTTAGATTATACTAATTTAAATAATCATTTTTATAAATAAACCATGCGAATTTTGTATCAAACAATGGGTGCGTTGAAAAACGCCATACAACTCTATCCGGCCAACCAACGAGTATATGCAAATTTGATGAGACGTTATCACGGAGATGATTGGGCAGAATACGTGCGTTATAATGCATCCTTGCCCATTTGCGATAAACATCACCAAACCATGTTATTGGTTGGCCTATTTCCTAATATGTCATATTGCTTAAAAAATGTGTCGACGCTTCATATTATCACTGAACATGATTGGAAAGGCGGGCAGACGCATATTTTTGATGACGATCATAAACCGGAGTGGATCACCAATACGACAAATGAAAACATGTCGTTTTTATGTTTTTCAAATCTAATTCTAAATAAAAATTAATAGATAAATGGAACCCAGTCATACCAAAAAAGGTATGCAACATGATGTTGACCCCGTAAAAATTTGTCAACAGTTATATGGAAAGCAAAATGTAATCGACGTTCGTGATTGTATCATGGATTCTATTTATCGATTTTACGGTTCCATGTGCGAATTCCATAAAAATAATATAAGTAAATTGATTCAAACGTATTTGATAAAAGTATTAACAGATGCCCAACGAAATCCTAACGCTGTGAAACTTGCCGTCTCGCCGTCACATTTACACCCCAACTTTTTTGTGCAACGATATATAGAAACTAATTTTGACAAAGAAAAAGCATACGAGTTGTGCGTAAGCGATTGCTCTTATCTACGCCCAGGAATGAAAGATGAGTGTAAAACAAACTGTCACATTGATAAACATTCCGTTTAATTTTATATGTATAAAATTAACTCTTTGTTTTAAACGTCGGCTGTTCAATTGATAAGGTAACGTCGCTTGTCGGATAAAGACGTTCGTATGACAGTAACGCGCATAATGAAAATAATCCAAACGCGCTTGAAAATAATAATGCATAGATCACGGATAAACGCAAACTAAACTTTTCTTTTATACATACATATTCCGGTTTTTCCCATCCATAATAAATAAAAAACAAGACAAACGAAATGGTTGTAATTGATAATGCGATAAAAGACAAATCCATACCCATTTATTTATAAATTAATTATCTTCTATTTCTTCAATATCTAATAATGTAAATTTCGTTTTTGAGGAGGGAGAAAGAATGTCGTCCACACGGTTTTGTTCGCCTTTAATGTGTCTTTGCATATATAACGCTCGTTCCAAATAATGTTCTAATTGTTTCATGTAAAACAAATGTGTTTCAGACGATACACAGGACGGCTTATTAAATTCATTGGTATGATTGTCAAACACATAGCCCAAACACGAAAGCATATACTGACGCCTTCCTTCAATTTCCGCTCCTAATGCATGAATTTGTTTATTATTATATTTATGATACAATTTATCCAACGTCTCTGAAGACTCCTCGCATGTTTTTTTATCACGCAAAGACTCGCAATGTTTACCGGCGTGTACGGCGTCCATGTAATCGCGACCCAACTCTTCATCATATTCTAATGTGGAAAGGATATCACCCTTTTCTTTACTGTGATACTTGTAATGTTCAACACGTTGACTACAGTTTTTATAATGTGTATCGCATAAGCAATTCGTCGCTTCTTCTTTTCCCGTTTTTTTATTCTTTTTAATACGTAATACACCAATATTTTTGCAATTTGTGTGACAACATACACTACATGATGTTTCAATTGCATTTTTAACATGTTTACCACCCACCACTTTTAACGGTATTCGACCCTTTGTTTGATATTCTGCACATTCGTCCCGTGTAAGTTTGTCACAAAAACGATCTCGAACAAAAAGAGGCGGCGAAGGAGAGCGCGAAACGCGTGAAACGGGTGACGCGTTACGTGAAAATTGTACCGGCGACGTGTTTCTCGCAAACATTGCGGGCGATGGTGCGTCTCGAACGGATCCAAACGAAACGGGTGACGCGTCTCGTGGTGGTGAAAACGAAACGGGTGACGATTCTCGTGGCATATCGGGTGTCGGGTGGGATTGTGAATGGGGCGATAACGATTTTCGGCGTAGTCTGGAATTAGGATACATTTATATATAATAAAAATGAATATTTTATGTTTTCGACGAGAGTGTGTAGAATAGGAATGATTACCGTCACATACCGCTTTCGTGAAGACTCCTTTGAGACGTTTCCGCCTTTTACACAGCAATATGAACATGACATCCATTTGGAAACATTTATTCGTCATTCTATTATTTTTTTATATGAATATGTCAACGATTGTTCTCCGTGTATACCAATTATTCCCACACAATTTCTATTATATACAAAAAATGGCATGACGGTTGAAACCGTCGAAGAGGAAATTGTCGTTTATATTACAAACCCGATACAAACCATTAATTATAAGGAAACCGACTATTATGAACATTACAAAAAAACGCATCCGCCCGCTCACCTCCATTATTTCTGGATAACGGTTCCTTATAAAATCTGTCCACATCCGCACGTCAATCAGCCCTATGAGTTAAACGAATTGTTGTTGCATGGTATTTCCTATGAAAATGGCGAATTAACAAAACATGTTGTCGAATTTTCGGTACAAGACTATCAACGCTACAAAAAACAAATGACCCACGATTGTAAAAAACGTTTGGCCTTTCTCATCAACCACACCAGTGGCAATTAACAAATTATGTTTAATTTGTTACAAATACATCATACATGGAATACAGCTCTCTTTTTTTGCATCTTGTAAAATTAATTCGGCCAATTCGGGCGTGATTTTTATTCCATTTTCGTCACACGATTTAATTTTTTGAAACCATTTATATTCATATTCAACGTCGCGATTGTGAATATAAAAATAAACTTTTTCAATAATCAAATTAATAAAACGTTCTAAATCGCGAACGCCTTTTTTATCACTACCGCCGGAAGATAAATGGACGATATGCTTAATACCCGCGTCGGTAAACTGAATCTCTTCTAATTTTAATTCATTTGTATATTTAGGAATCAAATAATGTTTAGAAATCAATACTCGTTCCTCTGTTGTGTATTCATCAACGTAAATGATTTCTAAACGATCTAACATGGCCGGATCGGTTGGTAACACATTCATGCTATAGATAAACCATAGTTTGCTCAAGTCCTGTGTCAGTTCGGGAACATAATTATCACGAAATTCATTGTTTTGAGAAAAATCAGTAATATGCAACAACGTCGACATAATGTCTTTTTTATCCGTTGCTTTATCAAACTCGTCGAAAAATAAAATTCCATTTTTTGCTCCCATTCGAATTAAACACCGCGTAATTTCGCCGGGACGACTTCCTACATAGGTGTAATCGTGGCCCATCAAAAAGTCCGCGTTGGTGACACCGCCAAAACTGACTTGCGCGAACGGTAATTGAAGACATTCAGATAACGCCTTTGCAATGGCGGTTTTACCAACGCCCGGTTTTCCCACAAGCGCGATATTACAACCTCTGCTATTACCTTCTCTTAATTTTTTGTTTAGAAATAACATGAGTCGCTCTTTTACATTTTTCATGCCAAACAATTTTTTATTTAAAAACGCGCTCATGGTTTGAATCAACTGAGACGGCTGTTCAGACGATACTTGTGTCGCCAAACGGTCAAACGGAACAGTTAATGCCAGATTAAGCCATTTTTTAATTTTACTTTTTTCTTCGCCTTTTAAATTATCTTCAAATTCTGTCAATTTGTCTTCAATCGCTTTTCGGTTTTGCGGCGAACACGTGAGCTGACTGATACGTGTTTTAAATTGTGAAATTTCGACTTCCGCGTCGGTTAGTTTTTTAAAGGCAAACACGGAAAACGGATTAGATTCCGTTTTTTTATCGGTTTTGTCGGTGTTTTTAGTAGAAAAAGGCGGTGACGACTGCAAAATATGCTCGGTCGTATATTTATATAGTAGAGAGCGGAGCCGATCGCGATGTTCAAGGTATTCTTCGGTATAGGGTTCAATGTTTTTAAAACATTCATATTTTTCTAATAAGGTTGCGCGTTTATCGTCTTGTAATTGACATGATAAAATATCATGAATGGTAATTTCGCGGCTTTTTATGACTGCCTTTGCTTTCAAAAAACGTTTATAATATTCCGGGTTTTTCTTTTTTAGGGTGTTCATGGCATGTTTATAATCACTGTTTAGCTCTTCATAGTCGTCGTAGTCACTGTCTTCACTATCGCTACCAACGCTTTCGGTATCACTGTTTGGTGGAATATCATCATCAAATTCTTCGCTTTGTTTACGTTTTTTCGATCGCGTTTTCATGTAATGTTTTTCTTTTTGTAATTATTGATCGGTTTTAAATCACAATTTTTTATTAAATATAAAAGAAGTATGATCATCTTGTTTTTATGTTTCTTGCTTTTTATCGCCGTGATGATTTTTTTTAATCGAGTCACCATTTGTTTTTTAAGTCGATCAAAAGTCAAAGAGTGTATTGAGTCCAATCATGAATTTTATGTTCGTTTTTCGGATGCCGATTTTAGCGCGAGGGGGGTAAAATCGTTAGAAGAGTATCTATATAAGATAAAACCGGCCATGTCATCTTTTACCATTTTTGAAAAGTTTAAATTATTGTATTGTATTTATAAAGCGGACCAGCGAATCAGTCAAATGGATTATGCGTGGTATGATGGTGAAAAGGCGTCTCGTATTCCGTGGAAAATTGGTTGTGTGAACGGCGTGTTATATGAAGATGGTATGCCGCATACCATACGAGACACGATTATTTTATATCATGCCGATGTCATGTTACCGATCGATGAGTTAACAAACACGTTGATTCATGAACACGTTCATCTCTATCAAAAACGATATCCAGAAGATGTGCGACGCTACTTATCGACAAAGGGCTTTACCGTGTACAAAAAAGTAGAAGACCATGATTACATTCGTATCAACCCCGATACGGATGATCAAATTTATAGAGACAAGGATAGAATTTATAAAGCAGAATACAAAACACCGACACCTTCTTTTATTGAAGACCTAAAGAAAAACGACCAAACCGCGGAACACCCCTTTGAAAAAATGGCGATCGACTTAGCAAAAGGTTATTATTGACGGAGTTTAATTTGTTGGTTCACGACTTTTGGTTTTTTGGAGTCTTCAGTTCCAGGTTTATAATTTTCTTTGACATCTCCGGCGGGGCCGGTAGCGCCTGTAGGACCCGATTTGGCCTGTTTGTAATAGGTGCCTTGCGGACCGTCGAGACGGATTTTATAATCAACGCAGTCCTTGTCAATGTAGGCCGTATTGGCAGAGGGGTAGTTGGTAGACCATGCGCCGTGTGTTAAACTGTTGTAATTGGGCTTATCATAGGACACGCCCTTAAATACAGGGACGATTTGGATACCATCCGTATAATTATAGGCAAGATTGGTGTCAACGGGGCGACCGTAGTAATTACCAAGTTGTAAATAATAAGGACTTACTCGATTGTTGTTTTCACGACTACTGTTCATAATTTATTTTATGTAAAAATAAAATAAATATAAAAATAAATGTCACGTGAATTATTTATTATCATTGTAACATGTATACTATCCTTTTTAGTGATTTATTATTACAGCAATCACGATCGCGGTAAAACCGAATATATCCAACGAGACACGATTCACATCGATATCGATCTTGATGATGAGGTTGACTCGGACCCGGTCGAAGTTGTGGATCCCGGTCAACCTAAAAAGATAGCCTTTTTATTTTTAATTTACGACAAGATTAATCATGAAAACGTGTGGAAAACATTTTTTAGAAACGCAGATCCAAGATTATACAATATTTATGTTCATTACAAAGAAAACGTAACCACCAGTTTTGATCGTCATAAATTAAAACACGCGATACCAACTGCATGGGGTGACAAGTCACTGGTTCAAGCGCATAACTTATTATTAAAAGAGGCGTTAAAAGACCGGTCGAATACACATTTTATTTTGGTATCCAATTCATGTGTTCCTTTTAAAACATTTGATCATATCTATCGATGGTTAGATGAAAAGTATTCGTATTATAACATGTTTGTAAAATTTAGTTCACCGGAACGACGTGTATTTGCCGAGCCATATGTAGACGCCGCACATACGAAAAAGGCGCATCAATGGTCCATTCTTAATCGAAAACACGCGAAAATGGTGACCTCTACCGAAGTCTATCTTACGTGGTTTCCGTATATACCGGATGAACATGCCCACATTACCTATTTATTTCATAAAAAGATGGGTCATGAGTTAAAATTAACGTATGATGAAAAGGAGAACGCAACAACATATACAAATTGGTCAGCGGACGGCACCACCTTATTTAATTTTACAACCGTGACCAATAAATTAATTGATCAACTGTGTGAGTCAGACTGTTTATTTGGCAGAAAATTTACAAAAGAGTGTGATTTAACGTATTTAGAATCAAAACTCCGAATGTGATATGGAGCGTTCATTGTTAATATCGTGGAATACAATACTATATGTATGGTTATGGAGACAAATCGAAAGATCGTTTTCGGTAACCCAACTATGCTCAATATCATGTTTGTATTTTTTATAAACAAGTTCATCGTGGTTAAGGTCCCACGCGGGTTTGTTCCAAAAAATATCAACAAGTTCATAAACAGGCGGTAACATTTTGTTTAATTGCTGGGAATATTCGACATATTCATTTCCTCTTTTTTTATAATAATGTTTGTAACGATATTTAATCGTGTCCATTTTATCGATAATTTTTTTTAGCTGTGATGAAATCGAATGGCGCGTTTTTTCGGTAAAATAGTGCTGAATGTAATAATGAAGATCACGGGTCAGTTTTTGTATATCTGAGTATAAACGTTTACGATACGTGTGTTGAAACAAATGGGTTAATTCTTGTGGGGGTATTTGTGTATATTCGTCCATTCTTTCCTTTTACTCATAAAAATGTTTTTAAATATAAATAAATGGAAGCCATTGACAAAAATATCATCATGATAATTGTTTTAGTACTTGTATTATTCGCTGTGTATGATATCTATAATAAACAGTATCAAAAAAAACACTTTGTCGAAAAAAATAAAGGAGTCAAAGAAGACTATAACGTTGTATTGGCGCTCGCTATTCAAGACAGTCTTAACAAACAAGATAATGGTAAAAGTAGCGGGTGGTGTAGCATTCTGTAATGTTTTTATTTTTCCAATAAAAACTTATCCAAACGTGGATTCATTTGAGTAGACCGCGTATAAAATATGATCGTCTTTTTTGTATTGATCGTAAATGGTTTTAAGAGGTGTCGTGCTGTTCACCATTTGTTGGTTAAAAAAGACAAAGATAGCCTGTTCGGGCGGTAGCATAATACGTTTTCGAAGAGTATAAAGTAATTGGGCGACACTTAGGTCTTCCGGTACAAGAAATTTATTAGCGTGTAATTCTGATGTGAGGGTGCATGATTTGTCCTTTTCAATGATGATTGGAATTTTATGAGGATATTTAGTAAGCAGACGTTTAATTTCTGCTGATCGTGTTTGCGGTGACGAATCCGTATCAAACATATTCTTTATTATAACTTAAATACTTAAATAAATACAAAATGTTTTTTGAAGAAATTATCATATTTATTGTAAACCTGTCGATCTGCTTATTTTATTTTATGCGAACCATTAAACGGCAGAAAAAGTTTATCGAACAATTAAAAACACAAAATGATGAATATCGGGATCGAATTATTTATTTGGAACGATCGATTGCCCAGTTAACGAAAACAGAATGACGTAAAATATTATGAATACATAATATTTGTTGGTGGTTTTGGTGTGTTGTTTGTAGGTCAAAAATAAGTTCCAGAGGGAAGATATGCGTTGCAATCATATTGATAGGTTTGAATTTGTTGGTTGTCGTCTGTGTAATAAATTTGATAATCGATACCTACGTGTGAAGCCAAACGAAGCCATCTTGAACATTCTGCGCATGGTTTGGCGCATGCTGTTTTCCAATCGGCCACAAAACGATAAACATACAATTTATATTTTTCGCGTTTGATTCGTTTATGTCGCGGAGAAGACGGTCTTTTTATTTTTGAAAAGAAGTCGTCACTTTTATCGATTTTTTGATTAGCTAGCTCTCCGTGATATACGAGTAAGCGGGCCGTCCGTAACTTGATAGGCCTTTTTGAGCATGCCGTGAAACATTTCCCATTTTTTGGTAAGTTTTAAATGACGATAAATGGCATCCATCTCGGCGTGGCAGCAGCAGGTATGCGACGTTCCAAACGATCTAAAATTGCGCCCCGTCGTGATGATTCTTCCATTTTTTACAATGGTGCACGCAAGGGTATGCTTGGTATCCGTGACATTGGTGATATTGTAGGAACACTGGTTGCGGACAGCGGCGTAGATCTTGTGTGACAGACGTGACATGATTACGAGTATGAATGGAATTGAAATAATGAGGCAGATTTCAATTTTATTTATAAAACAGAAAGGGCGTCGGCGAGTTCGTCGGCCGAGTCGGCGTGTGTGATAAAAGAGTTCATTTTGTAAATTGCGTTTTCTAACAGACACGCGTATTCTTTTTGTTCGGAATATTTGGGAATGTTAAAAAAATAATTTTTTTTGGAAACGTCTTGATAAATCCGTAACGAGCTTTGAAATAATTCATTGATATCTTGAAAAACATAAAGTTTGTCGTCAATCACGAGTGAAAAATTTGAGTATTCCATTTCACTTTTGATCAATTTATACCACTCGGTTTCTTTGATATCAGAATATTCCATTGAAATAATATTAACAAGAATGGTTTTAAAGAATGGCGTTAAATTGATCGTTGTCATATTCGAGTACTAAATATACTAAAAAAATATAAAAGAATCATTTTTAATATAAATGAGAAAAGAAGACGATGATGAAGAAGAACTTTTTATGGCAAATTGGGATGCACGTGCCGATGAGTTAGACGATCGACCAAGTGATCAAAACCATTTTCAATTATTATCATTAACAGAAGAAGATCGCTTAAAAGAAATGATGAAACGTTTTCGTTGGATGCATAAGAATGAAAACCAACTTATAAAAAATGTAAAAATAACCGACGAATTGATGCCAATTGTTTTACTTCTTGACAAATTGCGTTTTAAAAATCCAGATATGATGGTAGCTGGATTTGCAGTGTTAGATCATACACATGCCATTGACAAAGATCGGTTAAAAACGTTAGCAACCTATTTAGAAAGCGGCTTAGAAAACAATTTAGAAAAAAAGATAGACATGAAGCCCCACATTTTAAGATATGCACGCTTGATACAACAAGCCTACTCGCGTGCGTTGCAACGTTAATATATACCATCCGGTTTTTCAGGAGTGCTGTAAATATATAACCCCGTATCTCCAAACCCTAAATAAGTAAACCAACCTAACTCGATAAGTTCGGTTTGGATTTGTTCAACCATTTTCATCAATACCGACATATCTTTTGTATAGGTTCGATTAAACGCGTCAAGATCGAAAAAGTCAAGTTCATTACCTTTTAACATATGATAGGTAATCTCGTCTCGTAATTGATCAAGGTGTTTTTGATTTAATAATTGGCGAAATCGGTCTTTATTGCAAACGTGTAGAACGGGTGAAAACATTTTATATTATAATATTTCTATATATTATAATTAACGGCGACGATCTTTTTTGTGGTAATGATCTCGTTTAGGGTCTTCGCGGCGTTTTTTAACGGGCGATGGTAACGGGAAATCATCATCGCTTTCGCTATATTCAGTTGAACTATCATCAACATCGTCAAAATGAGATTTGCCAAGTGATCGATAATACTCGATTTTATCATGACTATAATATACTTTATAAGAAGGTTCATCATGAAACTCATTTACCGTCGATAAACGAGATCGCGAGTTTGACTCTCTCATGTCACGCGCGTCTCGCACGTCACGAACACTGGACGCACGAGAACTCATATTTGACTCCCGCATGTCACGCGAGTCGCGCACGTCGCGAACACTGGACGCACGAGAACTCATGTTCGACTCTCGCAAATCACGCACGCTGGACGCACGAGAACTCATGGTCGGTTCCTGTAAATCACGCACGCTGGACGCACGAGAACTCATGGTCGGTTCCTGTAAATCACGAACACTGGAAGCCCGAGAATTCATGGTCGGTTCCTGTAAATCACGAACGCTGGAAGCTCGAGAATTCATGTTTGGCTCCCGAGCATCACGAACGCTGGAAGCTCGAGAATTCATGTTTGGCTCTCTTACATCACGAACACTGGATGCTCGAGAGCTCATCGGTTCTTCACGCAAATCACGAACACTGGATGCACGAGAATTCATGTTTGGCTCCCGCAAATCACGCACGCTGGATGCTCGAGAACTCATGACCGGCTCCTGCAAATCGCGAACGCTGGACGAACGAGAGCTCATGTCTGGCTCCCGTACGTCTTTTACACTTGGTTCTTTCAAATCACGAACACTGGACGAACGCGATACCGGTTTTTCACGCTCGTACATTTCACGATCACTTTCACTATCGTCATCACGGTAGTCATGCTCACGTTCACTGTGATCGTCGTGATCGCTGTCACGATCGCTGTGCTCGTCATGTTCACTGTGTTCATCGTCACGATCACTGTGGTCGTCGTGATCGCTATGGTCGTCGTGTTCATCGTCACGATCACTGTGGTCACGTTCGTCGTCGTGATCGTCGTCGTGCTCGACTCGAACGCGTTCGGCACGCTCTTCGCGGGGCGTGTTTTCTTTCTCGGCGACGTTTGCCACGTTTTTAAGTTCTTGAATTTTCTGTTCCACGTCTCTTTTTTGTTTGATAGGGTCTCCGCCTAACGTTTCAATTAGTTTTTTTAAACGATATTCTAACGTAATATCAAGTTTCCAAATGTTAGCGCTGTTATCCCGTCTGGCGTCGATTGTTTTCATAATTTTTTTATATTGCTCAAAATCGCCATGAATCTCTAACTTATTTTTGTTCGAAGCAGAAACGTTATAAGTAATGTCCATTTTTTTTAATATGATAATCTTTAAATCAATTTATTGTAAAATTGACAAATAAAATGAATGAGTATGAAAAAATAAATGAAAGAGTTGATTAAAAAATATCAGCGCGTTGCTCGACGGAATAAGCAGATTTATCACGACAATTTGAGTGAAAAGGATGCATGGATCCACTCCATGGTGTGTTATCAGTTGATGAACACCGAAGACGACGTGGAATGGGAAGCATTACAAAAACTAATCTCTTCTTATGAAACAAACTTGATATGGTGTTATCAAGACGGAATCGATGAAAATGTGGAAGAATTAAAAGAATTGTTAGGAGACCGGTTTATTCCCTATGAAGAGGAAGATGACCATACGGAAACGGTTGTGACTGCTGCAAGCGAGATCGCCTTATTTACGTTTACATTTCGTTCAAAATTATAAAAACGAAAAACAAATCTTTGTTTGAAAAGACAAACACAAGATGAATCTAAATCAAATTGTGCAACAACTTTATAACAATAGTGATCCATGGATTACCTATACACAGCGTATTTATTTATTAAATCCGTTTTTGGATTCTGCCTATAATAATCATATTTTGTATGAAAAAGAATACATTCAACTTACGATACCGTATCAAATTAACGTGATTTACAATCTTCGCGCCTCTTTTCAAACCGATATTTTTGTCGTGAAAAAATCGACCATTAGTTCCGTAAAAGACAATTTTTTATTTAACGAACGTGATCAGCCGATTGTTTTGCGTTTTCAATATCCTACCGATCTTGACCATACCATTGAATTTTCTGCCGTTGTTTTTAAAAATAATGTTCGCTCACAACTTTCAAAATTATAATTAAATTTATACCGTAAATTTAATGCACATAAATACTTCATTGCCGCACAAATGAATGCTTCATTGCTTCATTTAACGTTTCAATGGGGATGACGTTAAGATTCGTAAACAACGACGGGTTTCTTTTCTTGATCAAGATGACATCTTTTTCATTTTCTTTTGGATACAGTGCCAGTGTAACGCCCGCCTGTTTCGCTCCTTCCAATTTTGCCTCAAGCCCGCCAATGGCGGTAACTTGTCCCTGTAAGTTGATTTCGCCGGTAATGGCAATGTCTCGACGAATTTTTTGTTCGGTTAACAATGATAATATGCCAATGGTTAACGCCGTTCCAGCGGACGGGCCATCTTTGGGAGTGCTACCATCACCAAGATGAACATGAAAACCCATGGGTCGTTTTTTCCATTGTTTAAGATATTTTTTTTGTAATGTCGGATCAATATGATTGAATGCAAGTGTCGTGGCAACCATCGTGCTTTCATTGATCACTTGTTTTAGATTACCAGTGGCCTTCACCTCTAACATAGCAGACGTTGGAATCCACAATACCTCAATGGGTAAAATACCACCCATTCCTCCGTTGGAAGACGCATACATGCCATTAATCACGCCGATTTTATCTTCGGCGTGTATTTTATCCGGCTCGATTTCGCGTTTTTCTTTGAGAAGCTCTTTTACGTGTTTTTGTTCAACGATAAATGGAAAGGTGACAAATCGATCAAGTATTTTTTGTTTTAATAAATTTGCGATATTTAACTCGCGTGCAATATTGTATAATAAGGATTTCAATTTTCGAACACCACCTTCGTGTGTATAATGAGTAATGATATACTGTAAGGCATCTTCACTGACGGTGATGTCGTATTTTTCGAGGCCTAATTCTTTTGTCATTTCTGGTATTAAATAATTTGTCGCAATATGAAGTTTTTGGTTTGGCATTAAGTATTTGGTTTCAACGGTTGTGATACGATCAAGTAAAATAGGGTCAATCGTCGATGGGTCATTAAAACTAAAAAACATGGTGACACGTGACAAGTCAATATCGACGCCGTGAAAATATTTATCGTGGAATTTATCATTTTGTGCCGGATCAGTGAGATGGATTAATACGTTTGTGATCTCTTCTCCTTTTGGCGTTTTTGAAATTTTATCAAGTTCGTCAAAATAAATAATGGGATCCATACATTTCGATGTAATCAACGCATTTGCAATGCGACCGTAAATCGATCCTACATAGGTAAACGAGTGACCTTCTAAAATCGACGCGTCTGTCGCGCCGCCAAGAGAAATAAATACAAAGGGCCGGTTCATCGCCTTTGAAATCCCTTCTTTGATTAAGGTTGTTTTGCCACAACCCGGCGGGCCGTAAATACCCATCATATTTCCTTTTGAAGACGGATTACGAATTTGCTGCCCCATCATTTGAATGATTTGTCGTTTTGCTTCGTCGTGTCCATACACCGCACGATCCATTGACTCTTGTAAGGAGGATAGAAAATCTTTTACTTTTTTAGGTTTGGTTTCAACGGGTTGATAAGAATATGTTCCAAATGGAATGGTCATTAGCGCGTCAAACCACGTTCGTAGTTTTTCGGAAGGGTCTTGTGACGTTGTCAATGCGGTGTATTGATTAAAAATATGATTTCGCTGAGCGATCGAAAGAGGCAATTCCATGATTTTAAATAAAATGGGTTTATCGGAAGATTGATATTCAGCAATGTCTTTAATGGTGTCGATCGCCTGTTTACGCTCTTTATGAGGAAGTTCTTCATAGTAGTGGGCGATTTGGCGGTCAGTATTCAGTCGTTCACGTTTTAGGTATTTCATAAATTCTTGTTTTTGTTCCGGTTTTCGATGCTCGTGGATATAGTCCCGGTCCTCTTTGCATAACGACTCGGGGAGTTCGTCGAGATTTTTTATTTTGTGGGCATCACATTTTAGCAAAAACAGGTCGGGAAGACGTGAGACTTCGGTAATGTGATTATCGCGACAGTTTAGTTCTTTTAAACGGCGAGGTAAAATGGGCAAGGAATGTAATTCGTTATGTTGACAATATAATTTAGTAAGAGTCGCTGGTAACGGTGGTAAAAATGATAATGCATTTTCATTACAATATAGCTCTGTTACATCGGGAAGAGGTGGTAAAAACGCGATTTGATTGGTAGAACATCGTAATATTTTAAGATTTTCTGGGAGAAGGTGCGGTAAAAACGATATGAAATTATCGGCGCAGTTCAATTCGGTTAGGTTTTGTAAAAAGGGTAGTGATTGTAATTTATTTTTCGAGACATCGAGGGTGGTCAGGGAAACGGGCAAAGACGGCAGCGCGTTTAATTTATTATTAGACACAATTAATGTTGTTAATTGGTCTGGAAGATCTGGTAATGAGGTTAACAAATTATTTTTACAAATTAACATTTTTACTTCATCAGGAATAGGGGGTAATTCCGTTAGCTGAAGATCTGATAAGTCGAGTATACCGGTTTTGTTTTCATAAAAAGATAGGATTCGGTCTTCCATTTATAAATATTTTATATATTTATAACCTTAAATATCTTTTGACAAATCAATGACCTTCATATTCTTCATCTCTTTAATTTCATCGTCGTGTGTGATGACAATGACGGTTTTACCTTTGGTTTCAACGTCAATCATACGAAGAACCTTCTTTCGGGTAGGCGGGTCAATGCTGGTAAGTGGCTCGTCAAATAGATAAACCATGGTGTCGTCTTTTAAGATGCCTCGAACCAAAAAGATTACTTTTTGCATGCCCATGCTGATATTGGTGCCATTCTTTTCGACGATTTTTGAAAGACACTTGTCGATTCCTCCTGTGCCATCGCAAAAAATGGATGTCAAACCATAACTTTCCAAAAATTTGATGATATCGGCAGACGATTTTGTATTACCGTATTTCATATTATTTATAATGGTGTCATGAAAGAGTAGTGTTTTTTGGTTAACATAATTAAGACGCGTTCGTAGATAATTAACATCGTATTCGGCCACATTGACGCCGTCAATGGTAATGCTTCCTTTCTCAGGCGGATAAAACCCAAGCAATAGCTTCATACTTGTTGTTTTACCATACCCACTTTGTGACATCAATGCGACCCGATCACCGGGCTTGACATCTAACGAAAAATTTTTTAGGATATAACGATCACTATTTTCATATCGAAACCACACGTCTTTAAAATGAACAGCGCCGTTAATGGGAGTCGTGAGATTTCCACTTATACGATGATAGACCGGATTAAGACGGACATGATTGGGATCTTTTTTAGATAAGATATCTTGAATATTTTGAATATTACCAAGTGTCATAAGTGAGAATGGGATATCTTCTGACATGTTTTCTAATGTTCCCAAATAAAACGTAAAAATAAGAAGACCGTTGACAAGTTCGTCGCGACGGGGTGTTTGTTTGTATAACATATACATGCTTAAAAACGCAAAAAAGTAGTTGTTAACTTTTAATTTGCCCGAAAACCATTCTAAATCTTTATTTTGTTGTCGATAACTCGAGTTGTAACTTTCTTCGATCTCTTTATTATCAGAGATGGTATCTTCTGTTTTGTTATTGAGATAGATATTTAGCATGTTGTTAAAATTTTCTTCTAATTTGCCAACCATTTGAATAAATTCATTTTCACGCTCATTTGAACTTTTTATTAATTGGGGAGCAGAGTCTGTGATTAATTTGACACTGATTAAATTACCTAACAAATTGATTGCGCCAATCGATGGGTATTTAACCATAAAATAAATATTAATCATACACATCAATAACATGGTTGGAATAAAAGTTGCGACACACCACATAAAAACATCTCTTATGTTTCGAGTCGTTTCCATAATTTTTGTGACATCCGAGCTAACATCGGTATCATTGAATTTAAATTCATTGTTGCGGATGTAGTTGGCGAATAATTTGCTACGAAAGTACGACAATAAGTCAGGGATAAGAAAGGTTTCAATTCGAGATTTGGTAACATATAACACACATAGCAACACCCACACGCTACAAATTTGTTTAAACGTTTCAGGGAGATTACCATTTTCTTTGAACAATCCACTGTAAACAAATGAAGTTACTAATACTTTTACGACATATAAAACACAGCATGTTACGATGTAGGCGGTCATAATGAGTTTGTGGTGTTTTATATATTCTGTAACGAGATTCGCAAATGTCATTTATATTTCGTAAAATATAAAAAAAATTAAAATTGAAAATTGATTAGGCGTTTCGTATCTAAAAGCATAATACGAATTAGCCAAGAAATGTCATTTTTACAAAAGTTTGAATCGATGATGCATGAATTTTGCGAGGTCGTGGCGTCGACCTACCATCTTAACGGAAACGACGTCTACAAACTGTGGTCAAACATGTCATCGCAGGCGGCGGTGGCGGCACCTGTTTTATCTCGTCCGGTGTCGTCTTCTTCGCAATCTGAAAAGGCGTCACAGCCCGACCCCGATACCGAGATTACTCGGGAAAAAATCATGTCGTCCAATAAAGACATGCTTTCGGCCATGTGCAAGAAAAAGGGGTTAAAGGTAACTGGTAAAAAAGAAGAATTGGTTCAACGTTTGATTGATTCGCTGGCGAATGATGCCAAAAAGCCACCCGTCAAAGAACCCGTAAAAAATTCTAAACAACAGCAAGAGCCGCCGGTTGTAAAAACAATCAAGGAGAGAACCGTTGAACTTGCCATTCGTAAAAACAAGTTTGGTCATTATGAACACACTCAAACGGGACTTGTTTTTAATACGGATAAGATGGTGTATGGACGCCAATTGGATGATGGTAAAGTGGCCGATCTAACGGTTGATGATATTGAATCGTGTAAAAAATACAAATTTCCTTATAAAATTCCTGAAAACTTGAATACCTCTAAAAATTTGGATGATGTTAAGATTGATGACATGGACGAAGAAGTTCTTGACGATGATGATTTAGAAGAGGAGGAGGAAGAAGCGGAAGATGACGATGTCGAGGATGAAAATTAAATTAATTTATTTGCATAAATAAATTAAAATTGTGATTTAAAAATGTCAATTATTAATATATAAAAACTATGGACAATTCATCTGTTTTAACTTTTAAAGCAATCACCGGATTTATTTCCGATTTACATGCCGTGTTTGGCGCGAAACATAAAAGTATCGCGTTGTATAACCGTCTCCTTGAAAAAACGGGTTTAGTAAATGTCGAACCCATTCATAAACATATCGAGTGTTTTCGTAAATTTTTTGCCGCCAACAAACAGGCAATGGAAGAAAAAAATGCCGAGTTGTTTACTGATTCTGTGATCAGCTACAGTGACCGTGTTTATGTTGATATGAAAACCGTGCTGAAACAGTCGACTCCTGAAAATGTCGCCATTATCTGGAAGCACATGCTGACCATTTGGGGCTTGGTGGACCCGACCAGTCAAGCAAAACGCATGTTACGCGACTCCATTAACCATTCGAACGGTCAAGACCGTGAATCTCAGTTTTTATCTGATATCATCGAGAAGGTCGAAAAGACGGTTGGTAACGGATCTGTTGACACGGCAAATCCAATGGCATCCATTACCAACTTAATGAATTCGGGAGTTTTTACGGATCTAATTACCGGTATGCAACAGGGATTAACGGACGGATCACTTGATATTGGCAAATTGATGTCAAGCGTTCAAGGTATGATGTCAAAAATGGGAGGCGGCAATGCACCTGATTTAAGCGCCATGATGAGTATGATGAGCGGTGGCGGCGGTGCGGCGGGAGGTGCCGGTGCATCCGGTATGCCTGATTTAGGTGCCATGATGAGTATGATGGGCGGTGGTGGCGCCGCGGGAGGCGCTGGCGCGTCGGGTATGCCAGATTTAAGCGCCATGATGAGCATGATGGGGCCAATGTTACAAAATATGCAACAACCTCCTGAAAAATAAAAATAAAATACAAATGTATTTTATTCAAATATTATCTAAAGAATAAAAGGATAGCAAAATAATAAAAAGATGACAACGATTAAACTTTTATGGACAGCCGATATATACCACGATAAAAAAACGATGCTGCCAGAATCTTTTCACATCTCATACTTGCTAAAACAACTCGAAAATATACCGATTCATTTTATATGTGTATCACAATCAGATGATTCCATACGAACAGCTTATACGGTTCGAGACAATTTATTATCAAGAGAACGTAATGTATATATTTTACCTCACATGTCTTATAAAAACACAGAATTTTCAATTAAATTGCAGCATGCTACGTGGGCGTTAAAAAAATATGTTAACACCGAAGAGCAAGCTGGCAACCGACCTGAACATGCGATTGACTTGACAACACCATTTGAAAAATTATCACTGCCTTATATTAAAAATTTATTAACCGTACGAAATTGCGTGTATAATAAACAAAGCCGTTCCCGAACGGATTCATCGGAATCAGACGAAATGCCATTGGCCCTACAAAAACGAAGATGCTCATTTTCAACCCCTACACCAACACACTTTTTATCCATACCTCGTTCACCTTCATCATCACAATCATCGTCACAACCGTCGTCGCAACCGTCGTCGCAACCATCATCACATCCGTCTTCTTTGAAAATCGCGTCGCCGTTAGAAAAAATGGAGATTATTATTTTAGACGACGAAGAACTTCTTAAAAAAGAAAGATCGGAACCAACTGTTTTGTTAATCACAGATCAAGATTTTTTATGTAAATATTTTTTGCTGGACCACGTTGAGATGGGTAAGATTTATAGCCAGGAATATACATACGAAAAAGAATTTGATATTGTGCCGATCAGTAAACAAACTCTTATTCAAACGCCTACCAATAAAGATATGATTGGGACTCCGGTTGATCATGAACTACACGTTCGCGATATTAATCAAGAAAACGCCAAAATATTTTTATTTCGACAAAAATCGGTGTTACATGATGAATTAGACGATATGATATAAAAATTGATTACGGGATTCATATCTCACGAATATGAATCCGGCACGTATCATCGCTGAATTATTATCTAACCAACAATATAAATGCGCGAATCGATTGGATCAGCCCGCGATTGGATTGAAAAATTATAAATGCCCGATGTGGTTATTATATCATGGTAATTTTGACGAATCTTCATATGAAAAAGATCATATTGTTGAAGTTTGTAAAGATGGTAATAATGATATGGATAATATTCAAGTATTATGCCCGGCATGTCATGCTGTAAAAACATCGCGATTTATGAAACAACCAAAACCGGATATTTAATTCTAAAGAGTTACATGAAGGTGCCGGTCACATGGATTGGGTCGACACAGAACCCGGTAAAAAACGAAAACGCGGTTACCGCAAGAGCGACTGTGATATGGCGATTTGCTGATCTTGTTCGGTTTCGTAGAGAAGTTGGTAAATACGGCTCATTTTTTGATGGTCCATGTCGTCATCATCTTCCGTTATCTTTTTGATATGAAATACAATATATCGATTAAAATCAATAGAGACTGCTTCTTTTCCATCGCTCTCATCCCATTTCAAAAAATCTTTATATGGTAACGGAAACTCTGCGATTTTTAATGTACTGTGTCGTTGATTCATCTGGTCTCCCATTTCCTCGACCATTTCGATTAACACTGGATCCGTACGATCAATCATTTCGGGATAAGCCATATGTTTAGAAGCTCTTTTATTAAATTCTGTTAAGGCGTCGTCATTCATATCAAAACCTCCGTAACCCGCATTAAATACTACTTTGAAGCTCATTTATATAAGTCTCAAAAACATTATAAATTAACTTAATTTATAATTATAATTTGACTGCTCCAGTATGACTCACATTTTTTAAACGAATCGTGTTTTTAGGGACTTCTTCACCCTTCATCGATTCCAGCACTTCTGCTAAAATCTTTTCCGCATTACCAATGCCGTAATGTTTAAACACGTTAATCGCGTCTTCTTCTTTTTGAGCTTTCTTCTTTGGTTCTCGTTTTAATTTGTTTTTATCAAGGTAAACCGCCACATCTTTGTATTTCACACCGGGCTGGTCTTGTTCCACCAAAAAGGCTGTGATCTTGTTTTCGATTTCTTCTTTGCGTTTGCGAAGTTTTGACAGATCGACCGCACGACGTTTAATGTCCATGGTCAATTCTTTTAGTTCAGTAACGTATGCAATAATTTCACTGCTCATCTCTTTTTAAGAAAGAAAAAGTTTTTAAATATATAATAAATGAGTCTTCCTATTTTGCAATGGAACCCTATTACGGATTCTTACGGTGAAGTAAAAGCGTCTGTTTATATTAAACCAACACTTGCATTTTTAGACATGGTAAATCGAAATAGTAGTAATGGTAATCGAACACTCATGATCCATATTAAGGATACAGATCATCCTATGTATGAAAATAGAGCGATTTATGCGACATTAGATAAAACCAGTGATAGTCCAGAATGTCGACAAAACTTCTTCAACACAACAGGTGTGTATCTATTAACATGTAACATGCCATGGTATGGCTATCCCAACCGATATGGTTCCGTTACCATTTATAAAGGCGTGTTAGATGACACGGAAATTAAAAAAGAATTTGAAAAAACATCGACGTCGACGTCGACGCCTACGCCCGAACCTACTCCTCGAGTGGTTGAAAATTACAAGGATCACACCCACGATGATGAAAGCATTGATGAGCAAGACGACAAAATCATTGAACCATACGAACCACCCCGAGAGAGACGTTGTAAACGTGGCATGTCGTCGTCGACATTGTTAACCATCGGCTTACTCTTAATTATTCTTGCGGCAGTAGTAGCCGCTTTTTCTGACAAAAAGTAATCGTGTTATAAATAATGTCTTTATTAAAAATACGTTTAATGAGAATACGGCAATGCTGATTCACCGAAATGTGGCCCGATAAGATCAAATCATTTAAGCAATCAACATTAAACCATCCAATTCCATTCGCGTCATTATCTTTAATATGATACTGTGGTTCGACCGGATGACGTGACATATCTGTCTCCATAAAATAATATAATGCTTTTTGTTTAACGACAATGGACCCGTTTAAGTCGGCCTCCGTAATGTCAATGCCCGTTTCTTCTTTTACTTCGCGAATGGAACACTCAAGCGTCGTTTCGTTATCTTGCATACTTCCTTTCGGCGGCCCCCATAATTGGCCGCGTGATTGGACGAGCAAAATCTTATTATGCTGACGGTCGTATATAAAACTACCGGCTTTTTTGATTTTTGTTTCTTGAGTGGGTGGGTATGGATTGTATGAGGCGAAAATACAAGAGTAAGGAGCGATGGAATAAGAACAACATTGGTTAGAACATGTTAATTGAGTTGTTGTTTGAGACATAATCATATATTTATAATTCTTTTATAAATATAATTTTAAAATTTATTCTAGGCAATGAACGGTTAACTGTGTCTTACGCCCAATGCGATTCGCGCGACCAATTACCTGAATTTTTTGATATTCGTGGATTTTGTGAAATAAAATGATATCGGTTGTTTCTTGCAAATTTAATCCCGCGCCTGAATGAATCGTGTTCAACAATAGAATATTAACCGATCCTGATTTATAGGCGTCGATGGTGTTGTCGCGTTTTTCTTTTGTTCCTCGCAATTCTAAATAGGTCATGTTTTTCTCCTCTAAAAATTTTTTGATAACCACAAATGTCTCATTGTAATTGCTAAAAATCAATATTTTTTTATTCGTAATATCCCCGATAATGTCCATCAAAATCGTTGTTTTATACGGACATTTTACCGGTTGTTGATATTGAGACAGATACACATCATCTTTTTGTTTCAACTGTAACGACATTTTTTGATAACCAACCGATTTGCATATCGGACAAATGTCATTCACACAGTTTCCGCAAAAAATGTGCTGACAACATGATAATACACTTGTCGCGTCAGAATGAGGTTGGTGACAAATCATACATGGTTGGTGAATAATGTATTTAAATATTTTTTCATCTAAAATTGCAATATGATTACGAATGGTTTCAATTTTTTCAATCTTTTTCTCGTCGATTTCCTTTTCTAATTCAGCCAAACGTTTCAACTTTTTTGATTTAAACGCGTCAAAAATGGTAACCGACGTATCACTCTCCAGCAAATTAAATGCCCCAGAGATGTTCCACGCTTGTAACATCTCGAGCATATTGTCAGATACAATCCCCTCGAAAAAATCAGTCAAGTTACCCGCGCATTTATAGTATAAATGACGTGTGATCGGCATCACATAACTATTTTTTACAAATTGATCCTCGTTTTTAATAATAAGATGCTGGAACATATCGACATTATCATCCGGGGGTAATAGATCGTTTAAAAACCCGGTTCTGCGTTTTTGATATAACTCATTCGGGGTTCCTGTAATGAGCCAGTAAAAATTAGCATGACTAACTTCCATCGCAGGTAATTTTAAACTCGCCGGTTCGTCGATAATAAACCGTTTCCATGATTTTTTACGGTACACTTGTGAAAATAGATTATAAATATTGTTTCCCACTAAAATCACATCATACGCCGATAGATCTAAATCCTCAATTTCGCTATTTTTATAAACAGCAATATAACGAAGAGACGTTCGATTAAGCTCTTGGATCCACTGTGAAATAAGAGAAACATTTACCAAAATAAGGGTGCATTTAACTTGTTGAATAATATCGGCTTTAATTTGTGAAACGTATTGAAAAACGGTTCGATGCTCGACGACAGCCGTTTCACTGACCGGATCATCAAGCGTTTGACTGATCAGCCCCAGTGTGGATAAACTTTTACCATAACCAGGCAAATCGGCAAGAATACCGACCTTTGTCGTAATATAGATCGTCGACGTCAAATCAATTTCTTGCGTTTTTTCTAATTTAGTCATGTCTTCAATGCTTTTGAGCTGGTGTAGAAATAAAGGGATATTGATTCGGTTGGGTTGTTTAATGGACACATCTGCTGAACTGTGGACACTCATTTATCATTGGTGATGATATAAATAACATTTATATCATTTTTACTTTTTTGACTTCTTTTTCTTTTCTTCCGTAAATAATTTTTTAACACGAATCGTCGTTACATTCGACTCCCATACGCCATCAACAATCCCATTCTTAACACACTCATCTCTATCCCACCAAAGATCGCGTGTCATCACCGATTTAATTTTTTTGTCATTCATCGTGGTATGTTCTCTGTATAATTCATATAGTTTTTCCATAAACGTCGTATCATTGATAAAATCATCTTTAATCTCTTCATATTTTCCATACACACCAGTTGATAACTGGTGAATCAACATAAAAGAGTTTGCTGTAATGTAACGCTTGTTACACACCATGCTGATAATGGTGGCCGCGCTTGCCGCGCACCCTTCTACAATCGAAATCACCGGAACCGGTGAATTTTTAATCGCGTCTACCGTTGACAAGGCGGACAATAGACATCCTCCATTACTATTGATATGGAGGTAAATCGACGGCGGCTCACAGTCGTAATCAATCGCGTGCTTCAACAACTCTTTGCCTAATTCATTGATTTTACGATTTAAATCAAGACAGGTGTCCTGGTCTACGTCTGTGTAAAAATAGATGTGATTGCGCTCTTTATCGGCATTTTCACGCGGTGACATCAATTGTTTTAATTGCTGTAACGGATCTTCCTCCGCTACCGGCTTCGTTTCTTCTCGCTTGCGCTTTTTCAATAAAAATTGTGGACGACTCATTTGTTTTGTTTTATTTTTAAGGTTTACATGAATAAATCGTTTTTATTTCGTCTCGTAATTTATAATTGATTTGTTAACGAAACAATAAAAGAATAAATAAACATGTCAAAGAATACCAAAGAAGTGAGAGCAGAAGGTCTGGATAAGTTCTATACCCAACCGTCTTATGCAAAACATTGCATTGACATCGTAAAAGAACGTTACGCCGATTTTAACTTTGTGATCGAACCAAGTGTCGGTAATGGCAGTTTTTTTAACCAGTTGCCGTATCCGCATAAAATTGGTATCGATATCATGCCAGAAATGGACATTACATCCACCATTTTAAAAATGGATTTCTTTCGTTATTCGAACGTTCTCGAAAAAACACTGGTCATTGGGAATCCTCCATTTGGAAAAACCAGTTCTCTTGCCATTAAATTTTTTAATCACGCGGCAACCATGTCAAAAGTAATCGCATTTATTATCCCGCGGACATTTAGACGCCCAAGCGTTCAAAATAAATTAAATCGACAGTTTCATTTAGTATACGACGAAGATGTGCCAACAAAACCATGTTGTTTTACGCCAAAAATGTCAGTTAAATGCTGCTTTCAAATTTGGGAAAAAAAAGATGACATGCGCCCTCTTACGGCATTACCAACCACACACACCGATTGGACATTTTTATCATATGGACCACTTGACGAAAAGGGACAGCCAACCCCGCCCAACGGAGCTGATTTTGCAATGCGCGCATACGGCGGCAAAATCGGTGATATCGTGACTGCTGAATTACATACATTAAGACCGAAAAGTTGGCATTGGATTAAAAGCGTAATTCCCAAAGACGAATTAATCAATCGATTCAAACAATTAGATTATTCCATTAGCGTAAACACCGCCCGTCAAAATTCATTGGGACGAGGAGAACTCGTTCAATTATACAACAATCGTTAATTTTCATTTTGTAATGAAAATTAAAATTAAAGCTCGACCCTAAATGCTAACAATTCATTCCAACACTTGTCACCATATTTTGGCCGAAGTGCATATTCTTTTTGATTGTTAACATCATTTAAATCATCATGTGTTATTTTACCAAGTTCACCGATCGTCCCGTGTGCGTAATCTCCATATTTAAAAATAAGAGACTTGAGATTCTCCTTATTTAATCTAAACACATAAAGTTCTCCCAGCATTTCTAAATTGCTATAATCAATATAATAAGCAGTAAATAAATATTCACAATTGTGATTCATACGCAATTGAACGTAATTAAATTTATTGTGTTCTTTACCGCCATTCGACGCCTTTATTTCAATGTTAACATTGTTGTGACAGAGATCGCCATTACACATCGACGGATTATTTTTTGTCATGTTGTATTTATGTTTAATGTATTTTTCTAAAACAGGACCTGTAAACTGGCCTGATAAATTATTGTATTTACAATAAATATGGGCGTCTTTTAACGTCGGTAATTTCATAATCGCATCTACGTGAAGTTTATTCGATTGCGTATGATCTAGTAAATGCTTTAATAGGTGTTTCGTATCCGTAAGCATCATCATATTAATAAATAGATACAAAACGATTAAATCAATTATAAAATTGTTGATATAAACACGGTTGTCGTGTTTATAAGCTTTTTGTTTTGTGTTAGCGCGTTTGTGTTTTACAAGTGATGAAATGTGTATGCCGTACCCAAATCAAAAACCAGTGGTTTCTGGTTTGAACCAAACAATGCAGTGGCATTGTCGTTAATCATCATTTTTTCGATTTCTTTAACCCGAGCGCGTGTTTTGCGACAATTTTTTCCGACATGTCGTCCACCTCGTGTCAATCGATTCATAAACGTCTTGATCGACAATATGCCCATTTTTCGCTCGATTTTCGAACGCTCATGTTTCTCACGACGAATTTCGTCTAACTTTTCAGTGACACGACGATAGGCTTCATCAATGGCTTTCTTGTATTCAGCCTCTTGTTTCGCCTCTTGCTTAAGAGTCGCCTTTTCACGCTTTGTCAACACAATTTTCCAATCACTCATATTCTCTCGGTTTCTCCTTTGTTTTTTACACAAAGATAACACACAAAAATCATTTTTAAATTGAAATTTTAAAAATTAAAAAATTAATTATTAATAAATGCCTCGCAAAAGTCCGCGTAAAAGCCCAATTCGTCGAGTGAAGAAAAGTCCCATACGGAAAACACCTAATGCCTATCACGTTTCGGTTAAGTTGAGATTTAATATTAACGACGAACATCCCAACCAGACCACTCGTAAAGACGTATTACAACATCTTAAGGATTATTTGAATGGTGAAGATGTGTCTGAATTAATAAGTTATGGATACCCTGTAAAAAATCTTAGATTAAAAGAAGATACCATTACATTCGACGTTCCCTTGTCTTTTACCACAAAAAACAGATACGTCAACCGTTTGGAAGATAATGACATCTATTCCGCTGAAGATCTTGAATATCGTATAAAATCAAGTTCACTGGCAGATGGTTCATGGGAATCGTTTCATAGTAACTTTTTTCATATGGTAGACAATGATATGGCTGATCAAGATAAAGATCACGCAGAACGTGCAACCATTAGCCCATCCGTTGTCAAGGTATCCAGAAAATTTATAAAATAAAAACCTCTAACATTCTTTTATGTAAAAGAATGTATTTTGTTACGCTTGAATTTTTGTCGTCGCCGCGGATCTTGCATGAAAGAATCGTCGCCCATTTATTATTTTTTATTTCATAAATGACAACAGACGATCTACATAGTCTAAAAGTATGGTATACCAGTATGTTTGAAAAACTTGGATGGATGGTTCTTGTTAAACAAAAAGACAAAATTGATTCATATCTTATCGCATTAACTCGACTTTATCACAAAATAGAACGTAAAATGAATGCCGTTCACAATGAAGAAAAACGTATTGATTTAATGATTATGCATAAAAATGTAATGACATTGATTAATTGTGTGCATCAAATCTTTTAGGTGTGCATCGTTTGCAACCGATTGGCAATAATATACCGAGAAGAAAAATGCCGAGTTTATGTCTCCAATCAATCATGTTTTCAGTGTTATTTGCGATCATATACCCAGATATAACATGTAATAAATTAGCCGGAACTAAACCAAATAACGTCGCGGTAAAAAATGTTGTAACCGGAATACGAAGATGTGGCGACGCCACATTGATAAACCAGTTTGGTATAAACGGCGTCATCCGTAAAAACAATAAATAATAAAATAAATCTTTTTCATGACCGGAGATCATCTCTCGAAATTGATTTAATTTTGTAGAAAATGTTGACACCACAAAGCCGTGAAAACGAGCTGATAAATAATAACAGCAAGTCGCTCCAGCCGACGACACACATGTTACGATCAATAAACCATATGGTATATCAAATAAAGAACCCGCTAACACACTTAAAAAAATGGTCCCCGGAATCGCAAATGTTTGCATAAACAAATATAAACAGATAAAACCAGCCGTCATGGCGGTGAAATGAGTCTCTTTATACACGTGAAACGTTGATGTGATTTCCGTGATATCATATGATTGATATAAATATAAAACGATCAATACGCCAAGTATGATTCGAAACATGATTTAATGTTTCGAAATGTTATGGTTGCTATTTTCAAATTTAAATTACGACGGTTACACGACGTTTATGAAAATAAAATTGATGGCAGGCAAATTTTTAGGTGTACATATAAAACCCCTGAATATGTCGTTCCATATTTTTGCCCACAACGATTATGAATACGGAATTGTTATGAAGACAGAACACGGAAAATGGTGTGTAACGTTGTTTGTTGAACCGGACAGATATTTTTTTCTCGATGATGACGACGAATGTTATCATTCCGTTGCGGAATTGTTTGAAAAAATGAATATCCCTGAACAATTTCATGAAAAAATCAAAAATATCACTGTCGATTATGTCGAAAATCTGTGACCGACACGTTTCGACGTTTTGGTTAATTATTTTCAATGTTACTTAAAAATGCCTTTGTAAGACGACGTGAACGGCTATATTGAAAAAACACACAATTAGCCGAGACGGTATCATCGTCAACAAGTAAAAACTCATCTTTCAAATACTCTTTCACTTCTTTCGAACACGCTGATGGAAATTCTACAATAAACGTTTTTGTTTTTAACGCTTTTTTAACACGCTCATTAAATGATTTCATAAATAAGACACAATCCGTTGGCATTTTATTATAGGTTATCTTTTTGATATCAAAAAGATAATTAGACCCTGTGAGAATCGAACTCACGTTACCCGCTCATAAGACGGGCTTCCTGCCACTGAAAGAAGGGTCTCTTTTACGATTATAAAAGAGACCTAAAGATAGACCCTGCGAGAATCGAACTCGCGTTACCCGCTTATAAGACGAGCTTCCTACCACTGAAAGAAGGGTCTCTTTTCATTTAATAAAAGAGACCCATACTATATATTATATATCTCTTTATATTTAATTTAAATTTTTAGCTTCACAAATATTTAACCATTCGAAATGCTTTAGGGATATCTTGACGCAAATTAATTGTTCTAACATAAATAAATCCAAGAGATTCATACCATTTTTTTAGTTTTTCCTCGGCTAAACAATCAAGTGTCAATTTTCTTATTTTTAGTTTAGACGTGGTCGCTTTAGATTCGACAGCGAACATTAAATCTTTCCCCAATTTTTTTTCTTTTCGTGAACATACTAATTCAATATGAATTTCGTCGGGTTCAACATCGGTATAAGAGCAAAAAATAAAAGCATTAAGATAAAAACGATCGTTTTTTCCAATTTGTGCTTTTTTTGCAAAATGTAAAAATCCAAATGTAAAATGAGAAGATTTATCAATAATCGTATAAACATCAAGTTGATCTTGGCATACACCAACGCCTTGTTTTTTTATCAACTCACGATACATCGAAATATCTGCAGATGTCGGTTCAATATATACCAGTTCACTCATTTTATGAATAAAGTTTTATGAATAAAGGTAAAAAAAAGGAAAATAAATTCATTTTTATTCATAATAAATGTCTTTTGTTGAAACACCATTTGGCTTATTACCCGATAAACAAAGTTTTATCATTCCTGTAACATTTCGAGACGGAGAATTTGAAGAAAATCGTTCATACTATAGTAATGCACGGTTTTTAGAAATTCTAAAAAAACAGCCTTCCTTATACGAAGAACACCTTTTTTTGTATAAAAATACAGGAGATATTCTTTATCAAACGCTTACCTCGACAACGTCATACATAAAAGAATATGTTACGAACGCTGCCACATGCGACAACCATAACGATGTATTGTATACACACGGGAAAACGTATCGCTATACACCAAACATTGAAAAACAAATTGTAAACATGATCAGACACCAAGTTCCAATCATGATCAACGCATATTTAGATAGTAGTCATATTTTTAGCACACACCAATCGGTAGAAACCCTTAAAAATTTAAGGGGCGAAGCTCTCGATGATGCGCTCGACAAATTAACCAATCGCGTCATGCATATGATAAATGACACGATCGAAACACAATGTGATGGACACATCCCCCAAAACCCAACACCGCTTGTCCTATCCGCAATGTACGTCGCCGCAGCCATGTCTAAACAATATACCTACACCATTTCAAAAGAACTTGCGAATCCTGATATGATATGTGATTTGTCTACCCGTTATTCAACAGACGTGTCATACATTCTCGCAAAAGATTTAGTAAGACTGACCGACAAACATCGTATTTTGTCGGTTCTCCTTTCGCCGACTCTATTTAAAAAAGTTGAACCAGCCGCCGAAGAGTTATCCAGACAAATGACGGATATGTTACATTCGTTAAAAATGGAATATATGGACAGAAACGGAAATCTAAAAAAATTTATTGCCATTGATATTGACTCGCCGGAAAAACGTAACACACTGGACGGCATCAATCACGCCATCAATCATTTTTTTACGTCTCTAAAAAGAGTACTAACCATCGACGAATTAAAAGAATTTTTAACAGAAACAACCATTTTTGACGAATGTAACCCCGAGCGCATTGTTTTGATAGAAAATATGAACAAATTAATGCGAGTGATTATTGATGATTACACACAAGTTTATAAAAAACGTGACCGAAGTCTTATGTTACCTCACAATAAAACCTATCAAAAAATAATAAAAAAAGACACCTTATTGTATAGAGGATATAAAAAGATTTATAACCATCCCATTAACGTTAAAAACTCTTTTTCATTCTTCTCATTCAATCCCATCCATTTATTTTCGTATATTGTGCCCGAATCAAACGTTGACACGTTAGAAAAATATTTAAATTATGTAGGCGGAATTGCGGTATACAAATTAAAAAAAGACATAGAAGTCATGGATTTCTCGAATTTTTCAACCATACACTATATGAAAAAAATATTAGCCGACATGAATGCGCCCGAAGACGTGATTAACGCGTTTGAACGTTCTTGGATCATACCCACGAATTCCGATGACACATTTTTACGATCAAGTATCGAATCAAACGATTTAACTTTTATGTCATGGCTTTGCAGTAAAGGTTATGGCGGGTATGTAGGAATGGATGTTCCAGGGATGCATGACGAAGTCGCAATCTGTTTCCCTGCAAAAGACGCGGACCGTTATGATGTAGAAAATGTGGTAGACTATATGGGAACCATTGAACCGAACGAATATATGAATTTTCCTATTACGGAAGAACCATATGTGTCTTATCCGTTATTACATTTGTTGAACCCTAAACCAAACAAAGAAGATTTATAAATTTTGTTAATACAAAATTTATTTTACTTTATCACACGTTACCACACTTTACATATCTTCAATGTCGTAGCCTGCAAGAAGAAGCCGCTCAACCCTCGACGGGTGCCATCTGTTGATCATCAACTCTTCCTTGATCACATTGCACTGATCTATAAGGAATTCTTCGTATTTTTCGATGATCGGTAAAAACTCCTCCCCTTCAACCCGATCCAAAAGGGGGGAATGGTTGAAACAAAAGTTGTATTTACGCATCATCACCGCGTGGGCAACAATGTAATTGAATACTTCAAGATGACCATTACGAGCCGCGCAAATCATAGCTTCACTTGAATCGACTCTCGAATCATCAAGAAGTAGTTCGACAATATAGAGATGGCCGCCACTAGCGGCTGCACAAATCGCCCGATTGTCGTTAGCCGACGGATCTACCAAAGGGCTGGCAAGAAATTTTTTGACGGTGTCGATATTACCACGACGACACGCTTCTGTCAGTGACAGGCGACCGATTACCGAAGGATCGACTCGAGGATCAAGAATGAGGCGTTCAACAATATCACGTTTTCCGTAATCACAAGCATGACGGAGACAGATATTGTGATCGATAGAAGGACCCAATCGAGGAATTTCAAGCAGTCTGTTAACAACGTCGAGATGTCCATTGACACATGCACACCAAAAGGAATTATTTATTCTGTCGGCGGAAGGATCCACTCGAGGATCGGTAAGAAGCCTGTTGACGATATCGAGATAACCTCGACGACAGGCTTCAGTGACGCAAATATTGTCATGTCGTGTAGGATCATAGGCTGGATCATTGAGAAGATAATCCACGAAGGCAATGTCGCCATTCTCAACCGCCCTCCAGAGCCATTCTGAAGGAGGGTAGTAGTCGGCATAGTCGGCGTAGGAGTAGAAAGCTGCGTCGGTGTTGGAGTTGGAGTCCATATTCTGTGGCGTGTATCCATCGTTGTATTTTCTGTCTAAAAAATCATTTTTATTGGGTGTATTTTCCCCGATAGATTAAAAACAAAATTTAAATAGTTAATCCTTTTATAAAATGGATTTAGGAGAGGAAATTGGCCACGGTGCTTATGGACATGTTCACATTCATAAAAAAGATGAATCGTTATGTATAAAAATGAGTAATAAACAAAATGATATAAATCACTGTAGGCAATGGTCTAATGAATATAAAAAAATAAAAAATATTTTAGAAGTGTTAGACGGTAACAAAGATTATCAAAAACTGGATTTAGTTCGATTAATTAAACCTGTTCATTTTGTCGAATCTGACACATTGTGTTATATGACAATGAACAGAATTTTTAGAGCTAAAAAAATAAATAACGAAGAAGACACCGGGAAAAACATGATACACCCATTACTTGGTCATAAAAATATAAATTACACACACGGAGGAAAGGGTCTTATGCTCGGCCTAAAACATATAAAAAATGAATATTATGGTGATAATAGCGAAGAATTAGAAAGGGCTTGCTATGAATTGGGTGTAATGATGGGCCTTCTTCATTATAGTTGTAAATGTAACGCATTTGATATAGAAGTATTTTTCGGAAGAGAATACGGAACACGTAAAAATAGATTTTATATAGGAGATTTTGATTTAACGTCACCTGTTACAGATTATCATCAAAAAGAAATACAAGAAATGTATTGTTCCATAAATGATATTTCCTATTTCCCCCGACCCAGTGTTGATAAAAATTTATATCATCTATTTTATAACGGATATTCATCGATTGTCCCTAAAAACATCGTAGAAAAAGTATTCAGTGATTATACATGATATGGAAAGGTGTTTCGTTACGACATAAAATATAAATTCGTGTTCACGCAAATAAAAATATGATCTAATTTTTAATAAAATTAGATTACTCGTAAAATAATTGTTCTACCGTGATTTCTTTTTGAGGCGGTCTATTTTTATATTTTTCGATACTTTTCACGAGAACCTCCATCCTTCTCGCAAATTCTTTCTTTTTAACGATCAACGTACCCTTTTCAGACATTTCAAAAGCGCCTTCATTTTCTTTGTATTTATCGGGATTAAACCTCAAAAATACAATATTTCGACTACCGCAATCTTGAAAAATTTCCATCATCCTCTTGTTTTCACAAGAATAATTCATATGTCGATTTTCATCCACTTCAATAATTAGGACAAATTCGCCAAAATCAATTTTGACATCCGGTCGTCTACGCGAACAACCATCTTCTACCTTTTTATCAAACGACATCGTAATCGAATCCTTAAATTCTTCTTTCAAATAATCTCGAACATGATGCTCTTTAATCTTAAATTGACGTGGAATTTCAACATCGGGATTTAAAAAACAGTAACAATTAAAACAATATGGCTTGAAACGTGATGTTGCACCGATTCTTGTATGTAAACATAATTGACATGCTTTTTTTGGATTACATTTAATACAATTATTTTTTAAAATATTTGAATCGTGTGTACATTTTATACGGTAAACATCGACCATTTTTTCTTTTTTACATGTACCACAATATTGAGCCGGCTGTCCTTTAAAATTATACATCGCATTTTTTATGTTGCAGACACAACATTTTTTATGAGATGTCACATCGACCATTTTTTCTTTTTTGCATTTTGAGCAAAATTCGGCAGTCTTACCTTCATAATTATAAGAAGGTTGAACAAGACGACAAACCATACATTTTTTAGAAGCGGTATCCACCATTCCAGGTTTTTTACAGTCGCCACAATAAAGGCTCTTTTCTCCATCGAAATTAAAATTTGGCCTCTTTTTATTACATTCAATACATTTATTACTAACAATATTGGTCATTCCAGGTTTCTTGCAATCATCGCAATAAATTCCATTTTTTTCTCCTTCAAAATTAAAAAAAGGTTGTTTAAGATTGCATCCTACACATTTGTTATGCCATGTGACATCGACCATAAATTCAGTTTTACAATCACCACAAAATTCCGGTAATTTACCCTTAATATTAAAATTAGGAATTTTCTTTTTACAACTAACGCATTTCCTGTGTTTTACGTCAACCATTTCCGGAGTTTTACATTTTTGGCAAAAAAGCGGATCTTTTTTGTCGGGTGTATTGAAACTTGGTATTTTATCATGACATTTAACACACTTTTTTGAAATTATATCGATCATATCAGGTTCCTTGCATTCTGTACAAAATCGCGGTTTTTTCTCTCCCTTGTAATTATAATGTGGTTGTTTCTTTTTACAACCTTCACACATTTTAATTTTTGTGTTAATCATTCCATCTTGTCGACAATCGCCACAAAAATTAGCAGTTTGTCCTTCAAAATTAAATGAAGGTGTTTTCAATTTACACTGAATACATTTTTTTGATGTGTTTTTTTTCGTTTCCGCCATGTTTTGAATATTTAAAATATTCAAAAGACAAAAACACGGTTTTCATTTTTATATATTTACACATTTTTAACAGGATGATAGTTCAAACTCATTATTTAATCGATTTGCGATTTTAGTTGGGTCACAAAAGAATACACCATCACCATTAAAAGAACATTCTGAACGATCAAAACCGTCACCTCCATAAGCCCAATTGACAACCCAACCCAATGTATTTCGAACCGTTCCATCATACTTCACTTGAACATCCTCCATAACTTTGACCATTTTTCTCTGTATGTAACCAGAATTCGCGGTCTTCATGGCTGTGTCGGAGCATCCTTCTCGTCCGGAGATGGCATGCCAGATGAATTCTTGTGGGTTGAGGCCGTGTAGGAAGGAGTGTTTGATGAAACCTTGGCTTTCGAATTCTTGTTCGATGGTGAGGTCTTGGGCGGGGTAGTGGGGGAGGGTTCGACGGCCTCTGTTGAGTGTTTTTTGGATGCGTTTGGTCATGTGCATTTGTTGGCCGAGCATGCTGGTGATTTGTGTGATATTGAAATATTCGCCTTTACTGCCGGATGTGACGGTTGCGACAAAGGCGTTGTCGTCGTCTAATTTACTGCGGGCGAGACGCATGGACATATCGCGTGCCTTGTCTAAAATGGAGCACATTTTTAGTTCGCGAATACGTTCATGGGAAATGGACATTTCGGTGTCTTTTGCCTCGATAAAGCATTTGTAGGCAATGTCTTCGGTTTCTTTGCCGATGTGAGAAACACAATCTCGAATGCCTACTGAAAAATTGCGGTGGAGTAGATATTGATTGGCGATAAATTGGCAGTTATTGAGAAGATCGATGGCGGTGTCACGACCATATTCTTTGTGTAAGACGTGAATCAAGGAGTTGTGTGCCTGACCAAGATTTGTTTTAGATAGGGCACCTTCTACCATGACACCTTTGATAATTTTAACAACGGGTTCGTCTTTTCTTGAATCATTTTTCTTTGTGTAGGTAAGTGTGTTGGGAAACATCATTGAAAATAAGGACTTACCGCAATATAAAGGAAATTTGTAGCCGTGCTCGTCACGGATTTTTTTAATATGATCTAATTTATCTAAAATATAGGTGGATGTCCAACCATCACCTTTCATGCAAATATCAAAAAATACATCACGACCCATATCAACGTCTTGTTTTGTCATTAAAAACGAGCCTAATAAGGCATCTTGTGTGATACAAATATTATTTTTAGTCGATTGTGAAGTCATAATATTGTGACGCGTCGTTGACAAATGTAACAACTCTGCGCGCGCGTCCAAACTCTGGGGCAAAAACACATTCATCTCCAATCACTATTCGTTTACCGTATTAAAAACGTAGGCAAACTTTTTTAAAATAGCTAGCATCTTTCCTTTCGGAAAGCTATTGGACTATACCTTAAGCAATTTCGGGATGATTAGTCCGTCATGAATCACCGACTTCCGTCTAGTCTCTGGACCTTTTCCTCGTTTCTAATCATGGCGAAACAGGGGAACTTGGCTGCTGGTAACCTATTTTTCTTTCGTCTATCTTAACCATTTTTACTGTTGTATACGCCATTACGCGTAGGTCTTTTTACCCGTTTCCAGGTAAAAATTAGTATGTTAAGCTTTAAGGTGTTCCAGAACAGTTTGAAAATCTTGCAAAAGTATCCCGTCGCGAATACAATTACTAGTAGGTTATATCGACGACTCATTTTACAACGTTTTCCAAATAAGGTGAATGAGCAACCTTATTTGCGTCCTACTGTTGGGGACAAGATACACACTACAAATCCCCGTCAAAATCTGCATTAAACGACTTGGTCGCTGCCAAGTTAAATCGAAATGTTTTACAAGGTCTAATAATAATACGTTTTGCAAGCATACTTGCCTTATGTAACCATATACCCCATTATTTCTAATGGGGAGTAGACTATACCTTAAGCCTTCATTGGAGTGTGGAGCTCCTCAGACCGACATCCGTTTCCTTTTACGCCTAAAAGGCACCAGTCGTTGAAGGAGAATCATGTCTTAATCCACAAAAGATTTAGATTCTTTACCTGCGGATTGCCCAATCTCTTACGTTTTTACCATGCTCAAGGACATTACGTTGAGTATTATATTACCTTTCGATAACATAAGTGGTAGTAAGAGCTATAAGGGGTTCCCCGATTATTGAGATGTCTCGCATGTTAATATTTTTTAAAACATTAACACACTAGCAGATAACACAGAGTCTGCTGTTCCGACCATACATTTAGTCGGTTGTCGGTTGAAGAGAACAACGTCGCCGTTTTTGAGATGGCGTTCGACGGTATCACCGATTTCTAATTTAAAATCTCTTTTTTTGGTAAGTTCGATGTCGGCGATCATTTCTTCTCCGCGTTTAATGACGTCGCCAACACGCAATTCAAAATTTTTAAGTTTAAAGGGGTCAATTTCATCACCATTACGAAGAACTTTGTCGCCCCATAGTAACGTGGTTCCTTTTTTATACATTGCATATTTTAGGTTGATCTTTGTTCCGTCGGCTTTGGTGACAACATTTGCTTTACCCTTATTAACAATATCCTGTAAATGGGCCAGATTAAATGCCGCGACCATTTCCGGGACCGTTAAATTGGAAGCAACTTGTTCAGGGACAACCAACTCGTCTGTTCGAACCGTTGGATCCGCCGAAATAACGGAACGTGCCGACTGATTTCGACGTTTACCCATCAAATTAGAACGAATCAACCCATCTTTTCCACTTAATCTTTCTTTTATACCTTTAATTGGCCTCGTGGCTACCACATTCATCGAAACATTTCCGTAACGAATCATTATGTTTGTGAAGGCTTGCGCTTCTTCACAACACTCTTTCGAGTGGGACTAGACTGTATCTTAAGCAAGCTCCGGCTACCAACCATCATCGCTCACCAACACCCGTGCGGTCGTTGAGGGAATGTCATATTCTGGTCGCCTCGAACGTAGACATTTTACCCGCGGATTGTCCAATCCGTATCGTTGTTACCATGCTTTAGGTCATTACCCCAAGTATTATCGATACTTTCGCGTCGACAAGTGGTAGATACGGCTTAAGGAGATTCCCGTCTTTGTAAGGTGTTTCGCAAATGTGCACCCACATCCACTAGCATCTGGAAATTTATCTATTATTGTTAAAAAGCTTCTGCCAAGAAGTAAAAAAGACACTTAAAGAGATAACATTCAATAAGAGCTAAGCATACAAATGAAAAAGTGCAATCGTTGTAACATTGAAAAAGAAAAGACGGACATGCACTCCTCTACAAGTCATAACACATGCAAAGATTGTGTGAAAGAAATTGTCAACGAACGAATCGCAAACAAAGAAGAGCAAACCTGTTCTGTTTGTGAAGTTTCTAAAACATGGGACCATTTTTGGGTCGGTAAATTGCAATGTCGTGAATGCCAACTCGAGAAACGTAAAAAACAAAAGGAAGAACGTGTAAGCGATCAAACAACGATGAAGTTGTGCGTGTGCTGTAACATCGAAAAACCGATTATTGAGTTTGAAGTTCGTCGTAAACAATGCAAAAGTTGTGTCAAAGAAAATAAACAAGAGTATTTAAAATCAACACGTGCCCATCGAACGGAAGTCACTCGTCTATATCGCCAAAATCACCCAGAATATGTCAAAAAGGATTTGGAAAACACCAAAGCTTATAACAAGGCTCATAGGGCTGAGATCAGCGCAAAAGAAAAAGAGCGAAAAGCAAACGACCCTACTTTTAAATTTAAAAAAGATATGAGAGATAAAATTAGACATATTGTAAAAGGGCAATATAAAAAAGGCAAAGTTTATGAAGAAACCTTGACAATTGTGGGATGCGATATCGATTTCTTAAAAAATTGGCTTTCACATCAATTTGACGAAAATATGTCATGGGATAATCTTGGAACCTATTGGCACATTGATCATATCAACCCAACGACGTCATTTGATTTATCAATAGAAGATGATATTAAAAAGTGTTTTCATTGGAGCAATACACAGCCTTTAGAAAAAACCAAAAATATGAATAAATCAACAAAGATCATACCAGAATTAATTGAAGAGAAGAAAAAGTTGGCAGAAGAATTTTTAAAAACAAATAAACAATAAGGTCCTCAAATCTTTACCCAACCAAAGAGCCTTAATTTGGTTGGAATGATGCTTTTCACGGCTAACGCTTTAATTTTTGTAACCGTTGGTGTGTCGAGCGCGTGCTTGTGAATTGTTCATCAAGGTTTTGATACGAAATTTGAGAGTTTGGACGGCTTTTTCACGTTTTGTTTCTGTAATTTCCGGATCCAATAGGTTTTTGTTGGCTTTCACGATTTCGATATAGGTCATGGTCAAGTCATCGTCGCATGTCACATTATTTGTGATAACGTAGGGACGTGCACGGGGAGGGATGACCGGCAAGACGGACAAGACAAGATTTTTGGGATGCATGAATTCGGGAGTAAAGCCGAGTAATACGACATCTTCGTCCGGCAAATTGTCAAAGTATTTTTTGATTTCTTTATCGGATAAGATCATCTTTTTGTCTTTAAAGCGCATACAAATGTCATTTGTTTTTTGTTGATACGTGATTTTGGGTTTTGGCCCATTGCAATGATAACACGCGTCCACTTTTTCCAACCGTTCGACACACTTTTCAAACCGTGTTTCTCCGGTCGTTTTTTTCAATCCATCTAAATTTAAATGATCTTCGGTAAGAACGACACGAAAACACCTCACACAAATACACTTTAAAAAATTAGTAATGTAACGCATATACATGGGATGCAAAATAAACGTATTTAATTCAATGTGACCTTGATGACCAGGACACTCTTTTGGGCATAATTCGCATGACACACACTTTTCATCTTGTTCCATACTGCCCATACGTTCATCGTATACCGAGCCCGGACCGTTCAGTTTCGAACTGTCGATATGACACACAGAATGTCGTATGATATCTTCCGGCGACGCGATACCAAATTGGATCGACTTGATTTCTTTAATCGGAGTCGCTTTTAGATGATTCATGATTTTTAATCTCGATTCAATTAAAAACATTATTTCATTTTTAAATATTCATTAACAATAAACATAAAATATGGGAAACTGTTTTTGTTTTCGCGAAAAACGAGGTCTTTTATCACAGCAAATAAATCCTCCCATTCCTTATGAGATTCGTTACGACACCTCGCCGTCGATCGTGATATCTAACCCTCCCGACGATGTCGTCAAAACATTTATATAGCAAATAAAACCACACGGTTTTATTTTATTGGCGCTAACCGCGTTTTTGAGTGTTTACCCAAGAATTGACATGTGATATGATATATTCTACATCATCTACTAAAATCACAAACAAGTGTTTTTCTTTACACCTATTTAACCCTTCTTGAATTGCATTTTTTTCTCCGTATACATAATGAGATTTCGCGCCACCCGTTGATTTCATTAATGTAAATAGCTCTTCTTCCGTTTTACCACGTTTTGTTTTTTCATCAACAAAAAAGATGGGTAGGTGGAATGTTTTTACCAACATCGCGCATATGGTTTGAAGTGTTGCGGTGTCACGATCGCCTGCTGGACCATACGATACCATTTTGTGATAGGTTTTAAATTTATCTTGACTAGCGTATTGACATATATTTTTAATGGAATCAATATTATGAGCATAATCAAGAACGATGGTCGTGTCGTTGTATTCAATGACATTCATTCTCCCTGGATTTGTAGTTGCATCATTTACAAACGTAGACAGTTGTTTTTGTATGGTAGACGGATGAATACCACAACCGATTGCACACCCAATCGACGCCATTACATTTTCAACTTGAAAATCCATCGGCTCATTGATGATTGGAATAGATGGTAGATGAAAAACACCCGCGGTGTCTCCGTTGCAAATGATAACCCGGTCGGCTGCATGATATTCAATCGTTGCTGATTTATGTTTTGAAAATGTGATAAGATGAACGGATGGATCTACATATTTTAATAATGTTTGGTAATAAGGATCATCGGCATTAAGAACGACATAGCCACCCGGTAGTATGTTACGAATGACGGTTGATTTAATTTCAATCAAATCTTCAATGGTAGAATCATCATAATGTTCGCCTAAATGATCTCCTTCGCCAATATTGGTAATACACCCGACCAGTGCTTTATCGTATCCAAGACCTTTACGTAAAATACCTCCCCGAGCAACCTCAAAAACAGCAGCCTCTACTGTTGGATTCATTAATACTTTTTCAGCACTTGACGGACCGCTACAATCACCTTTATCAATGTTTTTATCATTTATATACACGCCATTTGTTGTCGTTTTACCAACGATCGAATAACGTCCTTTTAATAGATGATTGGTTAATTGTACGGTTGTTGTTTTACCATTTGTACCCGTAATCGCAACAATCGGAATTCGCGAGGGTTGATCATTAACCAAATCATCGATAATATAAGATGCAACATTTCTTCCCTGACCTTTATTGGGCGCGATATGCATACGAAGGCCGGGTCCCGAATTCATTTCAATAATGGCTCCTTGTTTGGAAAGAGGTTGTGAAATATCATTTGCTATAATATCCAACCCGCATATATTTAAACCAATTTGTTTACAGGCAAGAACACAGTCATGTGCGGTTTCCGGATGAATGAGATCCGTCACATCTTCGGCGCTTCCACCGGAACTTAAATTACCATTATTTCGCAATACAACTTTTTTATCTTTTTCAGGAATGGTATCCTTCGAAAGACCTTGTGTCGATAGATAATAAACCATTGTCTCGTCAAATTCAACACGTGTAAGTAACGACGAATGTCCGTTCCCGCGTTTTGGATCTTGATTTAATTGCTCTACCAATTGAAAAATCGTGTGTTTACCGTCACCGATGACAAAAGGGGGCGTTCGTTTGGCAACGGCAACCACTTTCTCACCAACGACAAGAACGCGATAATCGCTTCCCACAATAAACGATTCTAAAATCATCATTGGATTGATTCGTTTTACAATTTCATATGCTTGTACTAATTCTTGTTCAGAACGAATATTGGTAATGACACCATCTCCATGATTGCCGTCGTATGGTTTTAATACAACAGGTGTGTCAAATGTGCGATAATGTGTTAATAAATCATCTTTATTGTCAATAAAATAACCTTTCGGCACGGGGATACCGATACTTTTTAATACATTTTTTGTGAGATCTTTATCTTTGGCAATGGACTCGGCAATGGATAACGTCTTTGACGTGCAGGATGCTTCTATCATTTTTCGATGAATACCATAGCCAACTTGAAACAAACTATTTTTATTAAGGCGTATATAAGGAATATTGCGTCTTTTACATTCGTCAATTAACGATTTCGTCGACGGACCTAATTTAAGCGATCCATATAAATCAATGAATTTTTTACGCGTTGCGTCATCTATCTTGCCCGAGACATCCGCTACGATATGTTCAACCATTGCAATCATGACATCGGGCACATCATAATGAATCACCATTTTATTTTTATGAACGGTATAAAACAATGGTTCAAACCCAATGGCTTTTGATAATACCACAACTTGACGAAGAATTTCGTTGGGATTCGAGATACCGCCAAATTCAATAATAGGATAAGATGAGTAACGATTGGGGCCCGTCACTATTTTATGTTTAATCGTCCTTGGTGGAAGTGTTAACGACGGACTCGCCGTAAAAAATTCAGCACCAAACGTGATATAAAATAAAAATAGCAAAATCAAAAGAACGGTTAATATTTTTAAAACACTCATTTATTTAATAAAATAAATAAATAAAATGCTTGGTATATTGTTTAAACGTTTTCCAATGTATTCAACGTTATTATTAGAAAAGAAAAGTTATGAAGAGATATCAAAGTTAAAAAATAATTGTGCATGTATCATTGTTTTTCAAAAAACCGAAAATGAAGTATTAACCTATCAAACGGATATTACACTTGAAACATGGAGGGATGGAACGTTGGACAATCACATGATTTATCATGAAAACACAAAACACTATATGGTTCGTATCGGCAACATACCGTATTTGTATCATAAAAAAGAATGGCGTTGTAACGATAAAAAAATTGAATATCGCCAAATACCGTCCTCGTTGTTAGCATTGCTTTCAAAAAAGAAAAAAGAGCAAACCATTTATACAACTGCGCCAGAATATTTTAGGTAATAATAGACATTCTATTATTACTGTTTAGACAGATAACAATCTCGGCATAACGGAATGTATTCCGTTTTTGCTCCAATAAAAATTTCTTCTTCGTCTTCCGCTAAACGATAGCTAAAGTGGGCTTGTTTGATTTTTTTAGAAAGGGCGCAAATGTTACAATAAGACGATAATTTGGTGAGACGATCGCAATACGGAATTAAATCCAGTAACTCGCCAAATACTTCTCTCTTATAGTTTCCACTTAATCCGGCGACCAGCACTCGTTTTCCTTGTTTTTCAACTAATTCTAATACGGCATCTTTAAATCCGGTAAAGAACTGTGATTCATCGACTCCGATAATTAAATAATCTTTGCATGCCTCCATTAATTCTTGGGTGTTTTCTACTTTTTTGTGTGAAATGTTTCCAATGGTAGACATGGTTGGGTTGTGACTGGAGAAGATATCACTGCGTGTATCGAGCGCGTGATTTACGTATAAAACACGCGCGCCCATTACCGCAAATATATTTAGTTCGCGTAACAGATAATCTGTTTTACCGCTAAACATGGGACCAATGATTAGATCAAGGTATCCTTCTGAACTATCAATTGAAATAACAGGAGACGACATTTTCATTGTACTATGTATTATGAGAACAGGTTGATCAATTTTATAAAACAGGATTAAATAGGACGGGACAATAACGAACTGAAAGGAAAGGGGATGTGATTTCGGACAAGAGAATTTTTGGTTCGTTCCAATGCAATTTCTGTTTCTAATAGACGATTGATTAATTTTAAATTGTCATTGGTAAGATTGTGTATTTTCGTGTCCATTTCTTCGATACGATGATCCAATATTTTAATATACTGTTCCATTTTTTCATTTTTTTCGATGATGGTTTTTAGTTGATGGTTTATTTCAAGCAATGGATGGTCATCACGAGACATGCCATAGATATCTTTATTTACATTAAAATGAAACTCAAGTTTTTCATATTGATCTTCTAATTTTTCTACTTTTTTTGATATTTGTTTACATTCTTCACGGTCACAATATTCAAACGAATACCATTTTTCTTGATGTTCAGGTTGGGTCATAACTAATTTCTATATTTTATATTATATAATATAAAATATTACACCATTGTACATTTTAAAACGTAATATTTTTAACAAATTTTGTTTTTCGTGGTTCATTATTTGGCGTCGGATATTGACTATCGATGTCTTTTTCTAAAACAATCTTTTTTACTGTTGCCGGCGCCGTTTGATGTGATACGACTTGACGCGTCTCTGTTAGGTGTGTCACCGCTTGGTGCGATACCCCTTGGACACCGGTTGTTTTGACAAGCGGAACCGTTTTATGACGTTTCAACGCGTTGATGTCTACCATCATATCAAATACACCCGTCCCAATATTGGGCATTTTACCTAACATGATACTTGCCGATACACCATTCGCAGATTCTTTTTCTCCGTTTATTCCAGCCTTTAAAAAGTTTTCGAGACTTTCTTCAAACGACGCCTTTGCCATTGGCCCGCAACCAACTTTCTTTTGGCCGTAACGACTAATCGAAATAATGGTTCCCGTGTATACCATAATATCTACGAGAAGTTCGACATTGCTTGGATTAACAAATGTTCCATCACTGCTCACGGTATCCATATATTCTTCAATTAAAAATTGCCGGGTCGCTTCAATTCCAAACATTTCGTATATTTCCCACATATTATTTGACAAACTTTTTGTTTTATCAATCAATGGGTTACTAAATAGGCCGTATAAATTACTGCCTTCTGTTGTAATAATCCATTCATCTTTACGTTTTTCAAAAAAGATGTCTTTAATTCCTTCAATACCGCATACACGAATCGACGAAATGGCGGGCATAACCTTATCTTCCATATGAATGATTCGATCAATGTCATCCGGAATCGGATCTTCTTTTAAAATATCATTGCGTTTTTTAACAACAATCGCCTGAACCACATTGGGTTCTTTTATGTCTTCTTTGCCATCTTCGTCTTCATCCTCTTCCACGATATCCTCTTCTAAGATATCTTCCTCCACAATGTCTTCTTCAATTTCCTCTTCCACATGTTCCTCTTTTGTATTTTCTTTCATATTTGAAAAACATCCTTCGTCCACAAAAACATCCAGAATACCTTTCCAATCGGGCGTATATAGCACAATCGTGTCCGTGTATTCTCTCATAATGGCTTCTGCGATCATTTTTAATGTTACGTTATATTCATACATTACATCCGTATTGATATAAAAACGCAATCGCCATCCTAACACGGCAGGCGAGACATCATATAATTCACAAAATAAATGATGCCATTCTTCCAATGGCTCATCTTTAATCAATTCGGTCGATCGCGTTAAACGCTTAACGGTGATATCGGTAAACATATTTCCGGAACGTTTTCTAACATCCGTAACGGTGTTAAATGATTCATTTAAAAATAATAAACAATTTACCATTTTAGGAGATTTTGTCGCGTTTAATAGTTCACTAAATCGAGGAACACCAACGACGACTGTTTTAATCGACAAACCAGAAGAGTGGAATGTATCACGCATACACAGACCATTAAAAATGGTAAAATTTCTGGTTTTTTCAACGGTGAAATCGTATACATATTCGCGCGATGGTTCAACGAAATCAATAGACACGATCTCGTCAAGAACGACGTCACAAACCGTGTTACCATGTACGACCGGTTCATCAAGGGATAATTGATTTGACACCGTTAATGTATACGATCCGTTTTCACACGTAACATTACCAGTGACACCGCAATAATATAATAAAAAGTTAATACCGTCGATTAACCATTTGTCAGTGGAAACAACTGTGATGAATTGATCGGTAATGGTTGTTTGATTACCTGAAAAATATCCATTTAATAAGCCTCGTTGAAATTCTTTATTCGAAAGAAAGGCAAATGACGGTATGTTTTTATTCACACAAATTGCATTAAAAAAACGGGTTTCCGTCTCCGTATCGTCATCTAACGGCTTATTAGATAAGAATGACCCGATGACATAGCCAAAATCGCTATCCAACGGCATATGACGATCTTTAATATGAAGCGACGCATATTCTTCCGGAGAAAAAATCGTATACAAATCAAGCGTTGTTAACGGGGTTTCAATCGTCGGTAATCGAAATGTTGTCGGTAAAAAATCGCCCAATTTGATGTCACTTCCATTTTTATCAATAAATTGTTTATGGTCGGGATCCCATACAAGAAATGATTTTGATTGGGTGGCTTTTACGTCTCTTCCAGAACGTGTTTTAACATGAACTAATTGGCCTACCGGAAGATGTTTTGTGACCGCTTCTACTTTCAGCCACATCATTTGTCCTTTTTCATCTACACTTGGTATGGAAATGCGTTGTTGAGAGACATCTAGATACTGTGTTCGATTTTCGGGAATATGTTCAATGGTATCAGCGTGTTCCAATAATGCGTCGATATATTGTCCAACCGGTTGGACGATGCATGTTTGATCATGGTTAAGAATAACGGTATCATTCCAGTCAATGCTATTTAATGTATTTTGTGTCTGTCTTTCACCAATCGATTGTGCGACTTGAACGCCGACGGCTTCACCGCCCGCCGCCAATGTTTTATAATAATAGTTAACAATTTCATCTTTAAATTTTTGAAAGAGACTGTGATAAATACGAACATTCGCCAATTCATTCGATAAACGCGTGCGAATGCGCGTAGCCGTTGCTACACGGATATACTCGGGTAACGACGGATTAACGGGTATGGCATCGCAAATTTCGCCAATTTGGTGGGGTGTGAGTAATTCTTTATTCATGTTATCTTTTTATGAGGTTGATCCTATTTTTTTCATTTTTATAAAATTGAAAGATATTTAAATGAGTCTCTTTATTTTTATTAATGAATTATCCAAATTTTTTTAACCTTTGTCCCGATTGGACAACTATTTTTTACAGCAATGAAATGGAAGATATCCTCGAAGATGTAAGCAACACGTCTCAAGAAAACGTGTACCCGGATAAAGATTGCGTGTTTCGTTGTTTTGAAATGACACCTTTTCAATCGATTTCGGTCGTCTTTATTGGAAATGGACCAACCGAAACATCGACTGGACTCGCCTATGAAGTAAAACGTGGGTGCGTTCTTACAAAGCAGATACAACGAATTTACAGAGATCTCGAAAACGAAGGATTCTATCCCACAAAAGATGGAAATCTCGAGCATTGGGCAAAACAGGGTGTATTGTTATTAAATCAATCGCTGACCTCGCATCCAGATGGTGAACAACTGTGGAGTCCCTTTTTAAAAAAAATTGTTTCTATTTTAATGACAAAAAACAATATCATTTGGGTTGTACACAAAGATACACCGATCCGTTCGTGGATTACCAATCCAACTCATCTTATTTTACAACATGAGGATTGTCTTTTTAAAAAAATTAACCAAGAATTGTATAAAAGAGGAATGGAAAAAATATCCTGGTGATAAAAATGATATATAATTAAAGAATTATATATATAAAGAAAATGAATAACAACCCTATACCTAATGAGTGCAAAGGAGGGTCACCAAGTGAAATCACATTAACACAATATATGTCAAGAGAATCTCAAACACAAACCGTTTCGTCGTCACCCCCACGAACGGTCGAAGAATTTGTTATCCCGATCGGCGCGCGGATTCAAGGAAATGATATTGATACCTTACTACTTAATCTTTTTAATGAAAATAACCGAAAAAAATATTGTGACGTGTTTAATGCTGTGAAATATTATTTTACAAAAAATGAAATCGACTTGTCAAATTACGCAGACTATACAACGAGTGAAGACGCATTATTATCGATTGTGTCAATGTGTATTTTTTCTATTTTACGAACCTATCACACCGTCGAAGAAAAAACAAATTCCATCAAAAAATTTATCTCGATTGTGAGTTATTTATTAATTAACACAGAATATCCAGATTTAGACGGAAGTGTTATTTATTCGTTTTACGACTATCTTACTACCGATAAAAAAGATTCCATGACACTCGACGGGGTAATCTCTACCATATTAGCCGATCAAAATAATTACAATAATGTGCAAGTGTGTATTGAAATGTTACTTGATGAATATAATTACCACGCCGGCTATATTAACGTTTTTTCGATGTGTGTATACTCGTTTTTACATAGCATGGAGCAAAATCATCACGATACATTAAAACGTTTTTTACTGCAATATGATAAAATACAATGTTTTCACAATCATGATCAAGATGAAAATTTATTCGACGCGCCTGAAAAGTGTATTGAATACATCAAATTTTAATTTAATATGTACATATTAAATTACACACATGCGCGAACGGTTATAACGCAAATAAGGTCGTTTTCGCGCGACAGTCGACAATGTCACCGTAATAAGACTTAAACAGATATGGATCTTGGGCATAGGTGTATAAAAAACTTTTACCGACGATGTTACGTCTTTTATCTTGTTCGGATACCATATGAATGGCATTTTGATATTCATGTTCAAGTTGTGTATAATCAAGAGGCGGCAATTTAACAACTCCCTCCCAGTCGTTCTTTTTGCCATCCATGTCAACCTCGAAGGTGTCGGGATAAGATGTCTGCAATCGATGACTTGTCATTACATCAGATAGTGCCATCGGCAGTAAATTTCGACTTTTGGGCGGAAGAACAGAAAGTAATTGTAACAATGGCGGATAGGGTTGATTGTTATGACGATTCATGTATTGTTGTGTCATCTTGAAACGATGACTCCAATCCGGATAATGTTCCATGGCCGCTGCAAGATCCGATAAAAACGGCGCGTGATCATACGGATAAAACCAACGCCAATTCGCTTTTGGGTTACCATGTGTGTAATACGTTAATACCCATTGTAACCCTTCAATGTATTTCATACAAGACAATTGAATCTCGTCTTCCGTCTTGCAATTCATCTTTTTTTCATAATATTCAGTACGGTATTCATTCCAGTGTAACTTGTATTCTTTTGAGACATTGTCAAAATGGGTGTGTTTTTCAAGAAGGCGATCGGGATACGCAATTGTTTTTGTTCGATTCATCAATAGTGCGTCTTGTTGTTGAAGACTTAATGTTCCAATAAATGCTTGAAAGGCTTTTAGATTAATGGTTTGAACGGGTGTCGTAAGAGGCCCATGTTGTTTCACCACCATACGATAGGTCTCAAAGAGATGTTCTACACCCCCGTCAAGAATCTCAATGGTAGGCAAATGAGGCAAAAAGTCATTTCCGGTAAAAAAGATCATCGCAATAAAATCATTGATATGAAGCATGTCATCATGAAGACTTTGATCACAAATTAATGCACTTACAAGTGTTTCTCGAATTTTTGACAGATTAATATAATAATATTCGTGTTCGTAACGATATGGGTTTTCGCGCAAAATGTGGAAATGGGGTCGATGTGTCGCAAGTGATAGCATGACCAAATCGGCATCCATGCCTTGCATCATGTAACTTTCTTGATCGGTTCCATGTTCACGGACAAATTTAACAAGTTTATGTTCACCTTCACCCGGTGATTTTTCAGAACTAAAAATAACTTCAACGTCGCCCCATGCTTTCTGGCTCATACGTTGACGAATGTGCCAATCGACATACTTTCCAAGATGATCGAGAAATACCGTTCCCGGGGTGATGGAATTGCTGTCAAACATACCATCTTCGTTATCTCGAGCCGAACGGTATCGGCGTGAACGTTGCTGGGCCTGTTTTGAGAGCGGCGCGGGGCCGTCGACGGCCAACACGATACGTTTTTTGGGTTTTACAAACATCATTAATTTATCGAGATAAGAACCTACCATTTGGAATAACATTTTTTGTCGTTGAGAAGAGGTTGTCTTGCGATTGGCGTTATAAGACGCGTCGCGAAGATGTTTAAAATTACCATACTGGTACACTTTTTGGCAACAATAATGAAAAATTCCATTCATGTCCACCAAAAAGTTGTCCACTTCGACATATTGACGTAAATCGTCTGACATGCGAATGGAGTGAATGTGCGACGAAAACGTCTTGCGAAGCCATGCGAAAAAATATTTGATACCCATTTCTTTGTTAAAACACAAAGAAATCTCGAGAGATAATCATTTTTAATTTGACGCGTTACCGCCATAATAAAAAAATCGAAATTTATATCTCTAAAAAATTTAGATTTCTAATAATTTAGAGATATAAAATCTAAAAATAGTACCAATATTTATTTTCTTTAAGATTATATTTCAGACACCAACACACATTTAAATGTGTGTGTTGGTTTTTAAAAAATTTTTTGAAAAACCTTAAAAAACGACAAAATTTTTTTAATTTTCTATTTTTTATTTTTTCAAGGTTAATTTCCAGGTTATAAAAATATTATTTTTGCCATTTTTTATTGCATTTTTTGGCATTTTATTTTTTGTGATTTTTTGTTAAAAAATCACAATAATTGGGAATTTTTAATAAAAAATCACAAATTTAAATGTTGTGGTTAAATATAGATAAATGACATTGAATTGCCAATATTGTAATAAACAGTTTTCAAGCAAAGGTAATCTATCAATACACCAGAATACCGCCAAATATTGCCTTGAAAAACAAGGAAAAATACTGAATAGTAAATTTAGTTGTGAATATTGTGATAAAGTGTTTACCCTGAAAAAAAATTTAAATGATCACGCGTCTGTCTGTAAAGAAAAACCTGTTGTTGAGTTAAAAGATAACTTTGAAAAACGCGAGAAGGAGCTAACAGATAACTTTGAAAAAGAGATTGAAAAATTAAAAGTTGAACATCAAAAGATGATGGAGTCACAACACAAAGAGATGTCGAAGGAAATCGAGCAGTTAAACAAGACGATTGTGAAGCTTGAAGATAAGTTGGCCAAATACGAGAATAAGATTTTTGACATGGCGTCACGACCGAATACCAATAATAAAATTATCATTAATAATATTCCGCTGACAAACGATGTGATTCGTCAGTGTGCGAATACATTTACATTGGATAATGCACGCACGATTGGTGGTATTACAAAACATCTTACGACATCGTTAGAGGAACACATTACGTGCACCGACCCTTCGCGAAGTATCTTCAAATATGTTAATGAAAAAGATGAAGAAATTGTCGATAAAGATTTGGAAATTTTATTACCACAATACTTGTCCGCCATTAAAGACAAAAACAATTTTCTTCACAAAGAAATGGCAGAATACTTTAAGAAAAATAATGTATCGATCGATGTCCAAACCGATTATCAATATTTTTACGGCGCATTGAATAGTATCATCGAAAAGAATGGACATTCGTCAAAGTTTACCGAGAAATGTAAACAGTATATGGTGAGGGAGTGTAAAAAACAGTTTTTAGACAAAAATAAAAACAAAGAAAAAGAGATTACCAAAAAATTAACAGAGGAAGAGATCATGATGATGGTGATCGAGGAGGGCGGCAGTGTTCATGATTTTGTAGAAAAAGTATTTGAAGATTATGACATGGATACCGAAACAGACGCGCAGTTCGAGCGTAGACGACATCTGGAAGATGTGTTTCGCGAGAAAAAACGAGAGTGGCGGCTGAAAAACATGTGAATACCCCACCGTTCATTTATTTAATCAAATAAATGACTTGTCCGTTCAAGCCTTTTTGTGTAATGTGTCGATTGGTTTTGACAAAAATTTATTAAACTTGATTTGTTCATCGGAAATCATGCAATTTTGCTCAATGTCTTTATAATCAATTTGGATCGGTCGATTGGCATCTTTCCATAACACGAATTGAACGTTGAAATATTTTTTTGCATTCATAATTCCAAGATATCGTTTAATTTTTTTAAGCCACACCTCTTCATTGGTTTCATTATCTTCGTGAATGGAGCACGTTGGATAATTTACATGATAGTACTCTCTAATCTGTTTATCATAATATGCCAAATTTTTCTTAATTTTTTCCCGCCCTTCTTTCGCAAGACGACTTGAAATGGTGATGATATACATCCCTTCTACCGTTCCCAATATATGAAACATACCATACCCATTTGCGTAGATACCCAGGAAAACACTGTAATCATCTACCGATGGCCATGCCATGCACACCTTATAACGATGGTAGGCGTCCAGCGGGTGGGTATGAAAGGAAGCAAGCGTATCACTAGATGATGTTTCTTCTTTTTCACCAAGATTAACGGATTCTTTATCGACCGTCACATGAAACATATTTTTTACCGTTTCATATAACAAAAAACGTCCCGAAATTTCTCGTTGCTCGTGTCCTTTGTCGGTTGTAAATCGGTAGGTTTTCGAATAGTCGTGTAAATAGTTGATCGCGTCCTCCGATATCGTAATATGAATCGAGCACATATGATTTTTTTGGTGTTGTTGATAGGTTTTCAAACAAAACTTGACCTGTTTTTTAAATTGTTCGTATTTTTCTTGATCGACTTGTTTTCCATATTCGTCATTATATTTGTGATATAAAAATAAATAAGGTGTTTTTGTTTTCATCGTTTGATTAATTAATTTGGTTGACATTAATGGATGACGAAAACCATGTCGACAGGCGCGTTTTACATTTTGTTTAAAATCGGGGTGTTTGGGATCTAGCATAAAAATAATATGATCATCAATCGCGAGACCGTCAACATGTGGATAAATAGCATCATCATCTGATAAAACAAGTGTTGGCATCTTTATTTAATTTATAATCTTTTATAAATTAATTTATCGTTTATAACGCCGAGTTGTTTTTTTAGTCTTTTTACGACGACGTCCACCAAATCCCCATTCATCGTCATTTACGTCTGGTTTTACTTCGACCGAACGCGGGTTTTTACGGTCCATATATTGAGCAGCGGCCTCCGCCATGTCAACTTGTTGTTTACTTGCTCGCGCCGTGGTTTCGTCGAACGACGGCCGTCGTTTCACAGGTGTTTTACGTAATGAGATGCCCGATTTAATTTGTCCTAAAAGTGACGGTTGTTTTTCACCTCGAACAACGTTACGTAAGGATCTCTTTTTATGTTTAATATCATCAAAAAGAGACGAACGATCGACGCGTTGTGCATCGCTCACAACACTTTGGGCCTCACTGGAGTCGCTCACGACACTTTGGGCATCGCTGGCGTCACTCACGACACTTTGGGCATCGCTTGCGTCACTCACAACACTTTGGGCGTCGCTGGAGTCGCTCATAACACTTTGGGCATCGCTGGAGTCGCTTACGACACTTTGGGCATCGCTGGAGTCGCTTACGACACTTTGCGCATCGCTGGAGTCGCTTACGACACTCTGTGCATCGCTGGCGTCACTCACAACACTTTGGACATCACTCTGTGCATCACTGGAGTCGCTCACAACGCTTTGCGCGCTTGCGAACGGAACGTCATTCCAATAAGAGGGTTCGTTATAGGTTGTTTCTTTTGTCATTTTATTATGATAATACGGGGTTTTATCCTCACCAACATGACGTTCCCACGGTATATGTTTTTTACAATTCATAAGATCTTCATGGGCGTCCATTCCTCTGCTCAATTCAAATTGTCGTTCACGATCACAATCACGAAGTTGTTGTTCAAAATTGGAAATAATTTCTTGTTTAGACGATTCGCACTGTCGTTTGGCGTCTTCCAGCTGCGACGTTAATTGATCAATCGTTCCAGACATTGAGCGAAAACGGCTCAATTGATGTTGTAACAATAAACGAAAACGATTGTTTAAGGTTTGATGGGTGTTAATCTTATGTTCAATCTCGTCAATCGTGCCATTATCCAGCAAGGCTTCGATTTCGTCATATTGTTGATCAAGCGACGATAACATTTTCTCGGCATTTTCACGCGACTGATTACTGTCAACGATCATTTTTTGACGGTTATCATCACCTTCACGCATTTGTTTAATCACGTTTTCTTGTTCTTTAAATTGTTCGGATAATTTGTCGTAAATGGTTTGCAGATTGGCTTTTTCTTCCTGTAACACGCGTTTTGTCTTTTCAAACTCATTGGTTTTATGTTGCATATCTTGTTGAAACGCATCGCGTAATTTTTGTTGTCCCTTTTCGCAATCTTTTAATACATCCCCGTGAGAGCTTTCCTTTAATGTTTTGATTTGTTGCTCATATTGTTTCATTTGCGCTTCATATTTTTGTTTTTGTTGACGCAAGGTTTGTAATTCTTTCATTTGGAGTTGATTTTGTTGTTGTAAGGTTTTTAATTGAGTCGATCCTTCTTTTTCATCTTGACGTGATGATAATGCCTCGCTTAATTGTTTTTGTAACGTTTCCAACCTTTTTTCATAATCACGAGATTCTTCCAATGTAGCATAAAGCTCTTGTTGGCGTTGTTCACATGTATGATACTTTTCCGTCATTTCATGTACTTTTTTATCATCTGACACTGAAGATTGAGCGCGCTCTAACTCTTGTGTTAAAAAACGTGAACGATGTTGTTCCGCAATCAATTCTTTTTTATAGGAATGATCATGATCGTAACAATGATTCAGCTCAACCGACACCTGATTTAACAGATTTTTTCGTTTCCACGCTTTCCATTGTTTAACGGTTCGACACTCTGTTGAAACATCGGGGTTGTATGTTTGATGATAATACATATCGGGAACACGTTTTCCATGTTCAAAAAACATAAACTGTTTTGATTTGGATTTTGTGCAATGATGATCCATTTTATTTTGTATTTTTTTTTAAAATAATAATTTTTTTTCTTTTTATAAATGAGTGATAACTTACTTTTAACTTTAATTGGCGCAGTCGGTATCGGCGCGCTCGTCATGGGTATGAATAAAGATGACGAACTCCGCGAAGATTGGTGGGGTGGCATTCATTTCTCCGCAACCCGTGAAACGGTTAAACGTCATACGGACAAAAATGGTTGTGTAACAGAATCGGTCGTTAATCCTAAAGATACCAATATAACCACACAACAATCATTAAAACGACTACAAAAAGAACAAGCACGAAACTTGCAGGCAAAAATGGCGGCCAATTCCAAACTTGCGTTTGGTAACGGCGTTAAGTCAAATGAAGGGTATGATCCAGAATACCCCATTCAAGAAAATTTTGAACAAGACCGCGATCAACAGTATCATTTAGGTTCGAATCAAGTCACCGGTGACTATTATGCGTCTTTTCCTAATTATCAGCAAAGTGTGACACAGCCTTCTCCGTCTCTTGGTTTGCCGGCCCACATTCGCTATAATCCGCCTTCGTTGGATAAAATGGGCATTACGGAAAATTTTCAAAATCGTAATGGTGACGTGGTGGAAGGTTACATGTCAACATTTGACCAAAATCCAACGCCCGCTGCCGATTATACATCAGGTAACTATAAAAAAGTTGTCGCAGAAGCTATTGACGATTCAGGTGTAAAACTAAAATCACAATTACAAGTCGGCACCATGGAAGATAATACCATCATTTACGATCGTTACATTACTGTCCCCGGTAAAGCGGCCGGTCGTTTTAATCGAGGAAATGGAATCGTCGACCGTATTCGAGGCGATTTGCCGGTGTGCGTTGATCCATGCCAGAAAGGTTGGTTTTCAAGTCCTGGTAAGCCATCTGATCTTACAATCGGCGCGTTGTCTTACATTGGAGGAGAAAGCACCGCATCAAACGAGCTTACCAACTTTGTCCAGATGAATGGTGGTACTCCGTCGATCAAACAATCGACAGATGGCGGCAATGCAGTTACCAATTTACTTGCAAACACGTCACCTTCTACAGGCGATCTTTTATACAGTGCGTATATTTAAATATAAAAATGAAACATTCCATAAAAAATATTTTATAGAATATAAATGTATCGTCCACCGTATAATAACCAACCTCGTTATCAACAGGCCGCCTATCGTCCCGTGCCACCGCAAAAACAAATTTTTCAGGGAGTTTATTTAGGTAAACGCGATGATTCATTTAAGAGACTCATCGCGAGCATGTTGGAAACGGGTGATATTTCTAAAAAATACATTGAGCAACTATTATCACCGGAAGGTATGTCTTATTTTTCAACCGCGTTTACACATGAGTCGGCAGATCGTGAAAATAATTATGAATTTTTAGAAACACTTGGAGACGCGACATTGGATACGTGCGTCGTGTGGTATCTGGCACAGCGTTTTCCGCAAATTCGGTGTAAGGCGGGTTCTGATATTTTTACAAAATTGAAAATTACACTTGTACAGAGTAAAAATTTGGCGAAACTTGCGACGGAATTGGGTTTTTGGGATTTTATTTCCATGGCAAAAAATCTAAATGAAAATCCGCAAGATGAAAAAGTAAAAATTCTGGAAGATGTCTTTGAAGCATGTCTTGCCGCTGTCCAATTGTTATTAGATGGTAAATATGGCATCGGTGTTGGCCATGTTACCTGTTATAAAATTATTTCTAAATTATTAGATAAAAAAAATATTCGAATCGTTTACGAAGAATTGGTGGATGCAAAAACACGCTTAAAAGAATTATTTGACAAACCCTATAATAAACAACGTTATGGAGAATTTGCATACGTAGACAGATCCATACGAGGGGATGATGATTCTATTATTTATCACAAAATTGATATCGTGTTTGCTCCGACGCAAATTATTTCGCCCTATAAAAATACAAAAGCGTATTTAAAACCCGGATCGAATCTATCTCAATTGACGGTCATCGCGGAAGGTCAACAGTATAATACACAGACAGACGCTGAACAAAACGCTGCACAGTTGGCGCTGGATTATTTAAAAAAGACATACGGATTATCAAAAGAAGTTCCTCCAGAATATACACGTTTTTGCACCTAAATTATAATGTTGATTTATAATTTAATGATTTCTAAATTTTAATTTACCGGTCATTTCGGCCATGGAGTCGCCTAAACCTTTTGACACTTCGTCAAGTGAAAAACTGGGAACCAATGTCGCGTAATAAAATACACCAAAACTACCCAATGTAAGACCAATGGCAAGAATTAAATTTAATACAAGATAATTGTAGTTATTGGGATGTTCCTTTTTTAACGAATCTTGAGCATTATATGCTTGGATACCAATCGATGAAGTTGCAATGGACGCAATGCCAGCAATTAACATGATAATCCCAATGATTAATAATTGGGTGTTCATTTATAATTAAAAATAAAAAAAAATATAAAATAAATGGATAAACGAAAAAACATTAATGTTATCCTTGATTTAGATAATACATGTATTTATTCTCACGAACTAAAAAAATTAAAACAAAAACCAGAGTGGCTTTCTCAATATAAATGCCATGTTATGGATGATGATTATATTGTATGTGAACGACCCGGATTAGGACCATTTTTAGATTGGTTGTTTTCGAATTTTAATGTAATGATTTGGTCGGCGGCAAGTCCTGATTATGTTGATTTTATTGCCAAACATATCATCGGTAAACGCGGGAAGATTGAACATGTTTTTAATTCAGAACACTGCGAGGAAAGTAAAAAACGATATAAAAAGACCATTAAAATGCTTAAAATGTTGTGGGAGCATAAAGACTTAAAAGGTTATGGTCCATATAATACTGTAATTATCGATGATTTAAAATACGTGACAGATCCTCAGCCCTATAATTCCATTCCTATTAAACGTTTTGTGGCCAATCAAAAACATGTGAATGATAATGAATTGGAAAATGTTAAGAAAAAATTAGAAAACATTCATCAACAATTTATGGAAACAAAAAACAAGACCATCGCCTATAAACCAGTGGAACGTAAAAAACGTAAAACAAAAAAGAACACCGTTCCATTAAAATGAAAATTAAATGATTTTATATACACATAATAAAATGTCAGAATCAACCCAACAACAAATCGAATATTTACAACAACTGCAGCATGTTTTTTCACCCTTTCTTGTCCAAGATCCGCCTCCTCCCCCGCAGCCCATAGCATCCGCGCCGTCTTTTACCTCTATTTTTACAAACATTTTACAAACCTACCACGCACACCAACAGCGCCGTGTGAGTTCGAATGCGTCACAGGGGTCTCTTTTATTCAATACATTGTTAACCATCAGTGAGCAATTATTACAGACACATTTATCGTCGCCGGAAGAGAACCCGCATGAACTCGTAACGATTTTGTTAACGGATTTGGAACCTGGAAATGATGAGCATGAATTGTATCGAAATTATAAAGATTGTTCCATTTGTTTTGAGCCCATCCAAACCGCCATTACCATTACCCCTTGTAAACATGGATATCACGAAGAATGTATTAAAAAATTGTTACAACATCACCCTTCCTGTCCCATTTGTCGCCACGAATGTTAATCTTACCGAGGGGTAAGATTAAATGGTAATGGTCGCGTATTTCATTTTTTTATTGTTAAGATTTGGAAAATGTTTTATTAAAAATTCTGCTAATATCGCACCAGAAATGGTTTTTCCTCTATTTTTTCGATACCACTCACCTGGGCGATACGTTTGATTGTTGATATTCATAAGTAAGCGACGAGTGCTATTCGAAATGTCCGTTTCATCGTTAAAAAATTCTCCTGTAACCGATGGAATCACATTGTGCCACCCTCCTAAAATATTCTGATTCACTAATACCGGTATGTCATATAAAATGGCTTCGCTAATGACCCGCGGTGATGCGTCTGACACGTTAGGAACAAATAAAAATTTGCATTTTTTTAATTCGGCTTGAAATTCGTGATAGGGAAGAAAGGGCAATACTTTGACAATACCGTCACACCGGTTGGAAAACTCGCAATTTTTACGTCCCACCAACAACCCACGCAAATGAAATTCATTGCACATAATTTCTAAACATTTTTTTGCGAGATCCCAATTTCGATTGTAGGATTGCCAACCGGGCGTGCATTGGTCGTTATCCGACAAACAGCAATATAAAAAATCGTATTCCTTGGGTGTATTCACGTCTTGCGGCGTTGTATCTTTTAAATCGGCTTCTGACATCAAGATATTCGGTAGATGGTTAATCTTGTCAAGATAGGATGGTATACGAAAACAGTTTAGCCACGCGTCTGCCATTTTTGTATAGTCATGCCCTCGTTCGATATGAAAACGATCTTCATATGGATTAATGATTTTATTTGGGTAATCAAGATAACTTGAAATTCCACAAAAAGAAAGACCTTGACGTTTATATGTTTCATAATTTTTTTCATCATCCGATGTTCGAAAGGGAGCCGCCAGTAAAATAATATTCAATTTATTTCCACGATCGTCAAATAGATTTTTAAAAGGAAAAGATACCGTTGGAACAGAATTTTGATATGTCTCAAACGCGTGATACAGCACATAACCCATCAATAACATCGATACGATGGCGCCTGCTACATATAATCGATTATGATTACGATCTTTTTTCATTTATTAGATGAAAAAAAATTAAGAATTCATAATATAGCGAAATTTGCAATCGACACAAAACACATAAACCGTCATGCCTTCATCACCTCCGCGAGTTTGGCGACTATACGACAATGTTCTCTTTCCGTTGCATTTCGCGTTACCACACTGGTTTACGCCTTCTGTAACTTCAAACGGTTTGTCCATAAAATGATCCATCTCGTGAATTTGTTTTGAGATGTTTTGAAAATGTGGATGACTAAACCCTAATTGCTGATCACGTAACAACTGTGTCATGTGTTTAAGGTCGTGTTCTTGTTTTAAAAACGCGAGTTCGTAGATTACATCACGTCGGTCGGCACCTGGGTGTTGTTCAAGGTATCGATCAATATACTTTTTTATCTGGAGACGGTTTTTAGGATGCGAAGACAATGGGTTTAACTCATCGTCTGTTTCAAAAACAATCGTAACATACTCCTCCATTTTATATCGTATAAAATGAAACGTAAAATTTTTCATTTTTATATAATAAATAAATTATGATGTTGTCGTCCGTTTTTCTTGGGATTATATTATTTATATTGATTGCATTAAAAATTATGTATGAAATAAAAGATAATTACGAAAATCAAATAGAGGATGATGATGTTCTTGATTTAGTTGAACTTGTTCGCCACGTTGATCCCAAAGTAGACAATATTGTTGATCATCTTAAATTTTTTGAAGGTCGAAAAAGCTATACCATTAATAAAAAATATGTCCACATTTGTAAAAAAGACAGACATGGCAAATTATATGCAAGAAATCAATTGGTGTTAGTGTTGTTACACGAAATCGCCCATGCACTATGTGATGAAGTCGGTCACACTGAAAAATTCAATCGAATATTAGACGATTTACTTGATAAAGCGTCTTATAAAAAAATATACGACCCATCGATACCCAACATTCCTGATTATTGTGAATACTAAAATATAATACTATATTTTATTGCCGACTACGATTTGCTTTTTGTCGTTTACCGACCCCTACCCCTGATAAATAACATTCATGTAGCCCGCCAAATCGTGTGTAACCTTCGGGTAAGGCGTCGCCGTCTCCACAATATTTTGTATTGGGGGTAATCGGTCGATAGGGTAATAAAAACGCCGGGTCAACGGGTAGGGCGTTGCCTTTACGAATTCCTTTTTGTATACATTCTTTTCGAGTTCCAACGCGTTTTGACCCATCTCTTAATGATGGATGTTCTGCGTTATTTCCACAATAGATACCACTCATTTATTAATTATATTATAAAAAATAGATAAAAGATAAATGGCACACGTCTCATCTACCACATCTCCAACCAGCGATGGTAAAGAATGGATTGCCGCGTTTGATCCAGGTAAAGTCAATTTTGCATTTATCATTGAAGAAATCGATAAAAACGCCATAACGTCTCTTATCCAATCGTGTCCTCCTAAAAATAAACGTTTTATCTGTGACGCATCGAGTGATGGGGCCAAAAAACCATCACGTAAAGAAAAAACGGAACACACGCATCCGTCTCCTGACTATTTAACATTTCTGGAAGAGTTTTATCGTTCGGGACGAACCATTGTGTGTACAAATAGTGATATCACACGAGATGATTTTGAAGAAGCCGACAAACTGAAACGTAAACGTCGAACCAAAACAGAAATAGAGCAGGAAGATAAAAAAGAAAAGAAAAATACGAAATTGGACGCAGCGATGTTTTTGCGGTTAACGGCGTTACTGGATCGTTATAAAGAACAATTTGATAAATGTACAACCATTCTCATTGAGCAGCAAATGAGTTTTGGCGCGACCATTAACACGACCGCCATTAAAATTGCCCAGCACACTTATTCTTATTTTTTATTTCGGTATGGCTCGACCAAACAAATCATTGAATTTCCCAGTTATAATAAAACGCAAATTCTTGGCGCTCCTGGCGGGCTTGATAAGCCCTCTCGTAAAAAATGGGCAATTGTGAAAGCAAATGAAATTTGGACATGTCGTGGTGATGAAACAATGGCGTCCTTTGTTCAATCCAACAAGAAAAAAGATGACTTGTCAGATTGTTTGCTACATGTGTTGTCCTATATCATTATGACATATTATTCGTGAATCAAAATTTTAAAATTTTAAAATTTTTATAATAAAAGAAAATGCAACGAATTACTTTTGGAGATCCCAGTATGTCTTTATCTCGACGAACAGGTGCGGGTGTGATTAGTACCAATAATAATTTGTTAGGAACCATTAATGCAACGTCAAGACGTAATACGGACAATAACCCTGAGTATGTAAGTCAACCTGTCTCTATTAAACGATATCGGTTATCGGAACAGGATGAAAAACAAATTTCAGACGATCGGGCACCGCCGGCTATGTCGGCCAGTGATAACACGGAAATAAAAGACGCCATTGATGAAATTAAAGATCAAAATGTAAAAATATCAACCTGTTTAAAACAATTAACGGGTATTACCAACATTATCAGTAATGATTTAAACGATTACAAGAAAACAACAGATGAGCGAATTGAAAAATTAGCAAATTTATTTTTATCTGTTAAATAATAAATGAATTTGTTAGATGATATCGATGCGTATGCTAAATTAAAAAATACAATTGATACTCACTACGTTCGTGTCTCGAGTGATGATATTATTAAAAAAAATGATTTTATTAATTTATTAGAAACTTATCGTGATCAAAATAAATCGTTATTTGAAGAATTTAAAAAAAAAATAGACGATGATACAAAAAAAAGATTGGATGCTCATTCTGAGCATTTAGACCTTCAAAAAAAATCAATTGATGATCATAGGTCGCACATCGATACACATAAAAAAATGTTTTTAGAACAACGTTCTCTTAACGATACACATAAAAAATCGGCGGAAGATCATAAAGCTCTTATTGATTCTCATAAAAAGACATTTGATGAGCAACGTATGTTTAATGATAATACAAAAAAGGTATTTGACGAACAACGGGCGCATATCGAGTCTCATAAAAAAACAATCGATGAACATCGTTTACATTTAGAGGCTCATAAAAAAGCGATCGATGATCAAAAACTATTAATTGATCAGCAAAAACGAACCATCGATGATCAAAAACAATATTTAGAAAATTATAAAAAAATAATAGATGAACAGCGTCTTCATTTAGAATCGCATAAACATGCGATTGATGAACAACGTGAACATTTAGAGTTTTATAAAACCGTCATTGATGAACAGCGAGCACATCTTACGGATCATAAAAAAACACTCGACGAACAACGAGTTCATATCGAATCGCATCGACGTCTATTAGATGAGTTAAAACATGCAAGCGATGTTCAGCCACAATTGTTAGAAGAACACAAACGCGCGTATAACATTGATTCTCAAATTACAAATGAACGTATCGAAAAATTAGTAAAATTATTTTTATCTATTAATAAATGAACATATTAGATAATATGGTTGTTCCAGACGCGTCTTTTACACCTAAACCAATGCAACGTTTATCCATCGCTCCTCTTCCTCCTTTATCGTCATTACCTTCTTTGTCACCGTCGTTGCCATTGTCATTACCTAAAGCTGCTCCCATGCAAGCAATGGCAGTCGCTCCGGCGAACGGAGAAAAATTTTTATTTGTGTGTTCTCGTGATTTAGATCAAGATGAAATGGATTTGCTGTCGTCTTATGGGAAAATTTTAACCTATGATGACTGTATGCTTAATATTCCTCTTGACGTGTTAGTCTCTCAAGACAATATTAGTTATATTTTGTTTGATGTACGTAAGAAAAGTCATCGAATGACAATTTCCAAAGAAGCGTCTAACGACGGTTTTCATGTGGTTGCCATTATTAATAAGTGGGAATCTCAAGATGATTTCGTAGAAGACGCGAATTGTGAAAACTGCATTTCCAAGCTTCCTCCAAAGCAAGCATTTAAACGTGATTTTGACCGTCTATTACTTGAAAAGAAAATTAGAAAACCAAGTTGTCTAAAAAGTTGTATGCGCGTTTGTTCGAAAGGATTTAGTAAATAAAATTTTATATTAAAATTTTATCTTTCTGGTATTTCTTTTTTTCAATTTCTGGTAATTATTTTGGGGGAAAATAATTTAAATAACGGCGGGAAGAGGAGCAGCGGAAGAACCTGAACTGGCACCATCTTCTTTGTCGTGAGGCGGAACAAGAAAATGAACAACCGCTAAGCCGGCCGCCACAAGGACAACCGCGGCGATAAACATAGGCACTACTTTATACTCGTAAATCGTCGCACCGGTGGTATCCTTCTTGCTGTCATAAAATATTGATGATTTTGACCAAGAAATCATTGCCATGCCGATGATTAAAAATAATGCCGGAACACCAAACATCTTTACCTGTAATTCAGGGTTCGCAAAATTTTCTTTTTTAATTTTAATCTTATATGATTCAGTAGTGGGGGGTGACAAATAGTATACCATTTTATTAAAAAAAAAATAAAAAAAATTTATAAATTAATTCGATGAATGTCATTTTCTAAATAACCAAATTCAGTATACCACTTTTTACCCATATAATTTTCTAAAAATTGTTTTTCTTCATACGTTAAATAAGATGGGTGTAATCCCGACTGAATCATGTTTTTTAATTGCGCAAGCACGTCTACCGCTTCATCTACTTCGCCCGTCTCGAAATTAACGGTTTCATACATTTCTTTTCCAATCTTATCATATTTTTCCTGTTCTTCTTTTGGCAATGATTCTTTCATTTTTTTAAACATTGGATTATCAAATAATGGATCTTGAGAAGTCGACATTTTATTATATATTATTTATTTGTTTAAAAATGATTTACAGTACCATTTAACGATCACTTGGTACACACTCACAGATGGAAAAACAAGCGATCCACGTCTTACGAGAGATGATCATTGATCGGGGGTACCGAATGGAATATCAATCAGAAACAAATGACCAACCTTATTGTATTAAAGCGTGTAATCTCAAAAATGATATTATTTTATGTTTTTTGACCGATGAAGATAAATTAAATATTCAGGGTATTAAAGATAAAATGTCAATTATGAACAAAGAAGGTGCCATGCGATGTATCGTTGTCTATCGATCAAGTGTCACATCAAGTGCAAAAAAATCACTGGAGACGCTTGAATATGACTTTGAATTATTTGGTATTCACGAATTACAGCTTAATATCACAAAACATCGTCTTGTTCCGCGACATGCAAAAGCCACTGATGCAGAAAAAGAAGAACTCGATAAAAATTTTAAAGGAAAACTGCCATTTTTATTGCATAATGACGCCGTTTCACGTTATTATGCTTTTAAAAAAGGAGAATACATCCGTATTACACGAAAAGATGGAACCATTATTTATCGTATTGTTAAATAAACGCCTACTTTACAAAAATTTATAAAGTTTTGTAAATTTTTATAAATCTGATCATGCTACTTTACAAAAATTTATAAAGTTTTATAAATTTTTATAAATCTGATCATGCTACAGTAGCATGTTACGTCAAAGGGATAAAATGTTTCAAGACGTTTTTGAGGGCATAAAACATTCCAGGAAGAAGTGTAATTTCTATTTATAAAGTTTATATAATCATATGATAAGTAAAGATAATGGAGTGCGAATATTGTAAAAAAGTATTTTCTACGAAAAGCAATTTAAGCAATCATCAAAAAAGTACCAAATATTGTTTGTCGATTCAAGGAGCAACGGGAAATAACTATTCTTGTGATTATTGTAGTAAAACATTTACACAGCTTCAGTCGGCTGAAATACATAAACATACATGTAAAGAAAAGAAAAAAATCATAGAAAAAAATGATCATGAACAAGTGATTAAAAATATAGAAGAAAAATTTAAAGAACGATTAAAAGAAAAAGATGAATACATTGCAAAGCTGGAAGCACGTCTTGATAAATTTGAAAATGTCATTGCCACAATGGCCGCTGAACCAAAAACAACAAACAATACCATGAACACTGACAACAGCATTACCATTAACAATCGATTTGATATTGATAACACAGAACACATTTCCGGAGTTCTTAAACAATATTTAACAAAAGATGTCATTGCTCGAGGACAAGAAGGTGTTGCGTTAATGCTCGTAGAACGTCTTCTCAAAGGTCCTAACGGCGAGTCGTTATATGATTGCACAGATGTTTCTCGGCAAAAATTTGAATATACAAATATGGATGGTTATAAAGAAACAGACCCCAAGGCTCTTAAATTAATTAGAAATATTGAAAAATCGGGTTTATGCGAACAAGCAAAAAAGGCGTCAGATGAGTTGTGGAACAATGAAAATGGCGTAGTAGACCCTGAAAAATTTGAAGTATTTAATGACAGTGTTCTTGAAGTCATGACCATTGATAAAGATTCTAAAAAATTAAGAGCGAAATTAGCCTCGGTTACCGCACGTAGAAAAACGCCGAAAAGAGTTGAAAACGAAAATAAAATTTGACCTATCTTTGTGATTAAAAAATGACAGACACACACATTATTTGTGTGTGTCTGTCATTTTATTTTGTTGTTGATTTAAAAAATGAAAACGCGCGTTTTCATCTTATTTACGTTTTTATAAGTATTCTATAATCATTTTTTGATAAAAAACTAGCTATAAATATATGTTTTTTATATCGATCGTTTTTGTGATTGTTTTATTGTTCTAGAACAATAAAAATGTCGGTTTTAACATATAATTTAATTTAAATAAATGAAATTGAACTCATTAGAAAAGCTCGCGATGTTACAACTTGAATGTATTATGGAAAACATTTTGTTGTGCCCACTTGAAGATTGTATGGTAAAAGTAACCCGTATTTTTAATATTTTGATTGCAAATCCCGGTTTGTTGCGTAAAATACCCGAATTTCGAGAGTGTGTAAAACAAAAAATCGTGGATTTTTATAACGAAATCTATTTATTAGAGGATGTGAAGAACTCTTATTCTTATACCGAGTTTGAAAGGGCTTTGATAATGATTGAATATGTCATGACGGAAGAAGATTTAATCACCACCGCCATCACCGCCGCCGCCACCATCACCACCTCCACCTCCGCCGCCGCCGCCGCCGCCGCCGCCGCCGCCGCCGCCACCAACACCACCTCCGCCACCTCCGCCGCCTCCGCCGCCACCATCTCCACCTCCACCTCCGCCGCCGCCGCCGCCGCCGCCGCCACCATCACCACCTCCGCCACCTCCGCCGCCTCCGCCGCCACCATCTCCACCTCCACCTCCGCCTCCACCGCCGCCACCGCCGGATCCGCCTCCGCCATCTCCTGAACCTCCACTGCCTGAGCCTCCATCACCTGAACCGCTACCATCTCCGCTGCCCGAACCACTACCGGATCCATCACCAGCAGCACCAGCGGCTCCATCACCAGCAGCACTACCGGATCCATCGCCAGCAGCACCAGCGGCTCCATCACCAGCGGCACTACCGGATCCATCACCAGCAGCACCAGCGGCTCCGTCAGCAGCACCAGCGGCTCCGTCAGCAGCACCAGCGGCTCCGTCAGCAGCACCAGCGGCTCCGTCAGCGGCAGCGGCTCCGTCAGCAGCAGCGGCTCCGTCAGCAGCAGCGGCTCCATCAGCAGCAGCGGCTCCATCAGCAGCAGCGGCTCCAAAACCTCCACCGTCGCCACCACTGCCACTGTCAGTAATACTTGTATCTGTTACAGAGACTGTTGAAGTCTTTTTTACAATTTTTGAAATTGGTGCCTTTGGAGTCGGTGTGATTACAATCGTTGAAACCGGAGTCGGAGTGATTACAATCTTTGAAACGGGAGTTGATGTTACCGTTTGTATCGGAGTCTTTTTAGTTGAATTTACAATGATAACACGGTTGTTGTTTGTTACTTGAACCGGTATCAAACGATTTGTAAACTTCGACGAAGTAGACGTTTTTATTGTTTGTGTAATTTGATTGGGGGGTATAACATTCATGGGCACGGGTTGTACTGATACACGTTGTACGGTCATCGGTTGTGACACGTCTTGAACAGACATTGCTTGAATGGACATCGGTTGCGCTGATACGTCTTGAACAGACATTGCTTGAATGGACATCGGTTGTGCTGATACGTCTTGAACAGACATAGGTTGTACTGACGCACGTTGAATAGACATCGGTTGTGCTGATACGTCTTGAACAGACATTGCTTGAATGGACATCGGTTGTGCTGATACGTCTTGAACAGACATAGGTTGTGCTGACGCACGTTGAATAGACATCGGTTGCGCTGATACGTCTTGAACAGACATAGGTTGTGCTGACGCACGTTGAATGGTCATCGGTTGCGCTGATACGTCTTGAATGGTCATCGGTTGCGCTGATACGTCTTGAATGGTCATCGGTTGTGCTGATACGTCTTGAACGGACATAGGTTGTGATGACACACGTTGAATGGCCATCGGTTGCGCTGATACGTCTTGAACGGACATAGGTTGTGATGACATGTCTTGAACAGGTGTCTCATCTTGTTTAGTGTGTCTATGATGTCGATGTTTGTGACGTCGATGACGTTTGTGACGACGATGATGTTTGTGACGTCGATGTTTATCACCGGCAATTGAAAATGTCAATTCTTCGTCGTCAAATGAGTAACGAATATGATTTTGATATAAAGGTTCAACGACCACTTTTTTATAATAGTTTTTATTTTCACGGGCTAATTCGTGAATACAAGGGATAAGACTTTTATCATTAATAGCGGTGACATAATGACGTTGATCATCATATCCATATGCACAACTTGAAGTCATGGTAATCCCAACTACTTGATGTCCAGGTTTGGTATATACTACTTTTGTTCCACATAACGTAGATAACGTGGTATATACTTTTAAAAGGGAGCATAACATTTTATTTTAAATTAAATAATTAAATTGAATTAATAATTTAAAAAAACTTTTAGATATTAAATAAAATAAGATAACATGCTAAAATATATCAAATATTTCATGTTCATCATATGTTTACTATTTCAATATAGTAATGCTCAAGATACACCAGTTGTAACAATGTCGGCAATGCCAATGATGGCATCAAGCGAAGTCATGCCAATGATGGCATCAAGTGATGTCTCAATTCCAACGATGTCATTGTCTGATTCAAGCCAATCCCAAATGTATACGATGTCGGCTCCAAATCAAGGGTCCATTCAGCCCCAAATGTATACGATGTCGGCTCCAAATCAAGGGTCCATTCAGCCCCAAATGTATACGATGTCGGCACCAAATCAAGGGTCTATTCAGCCCCAAATGTATGCGATGGAACCGAATCAAGTAATCATGCCTGTGTCCGCAATGGCAGACTCTACTGGAGTACCGTTGTTGAGTCGTTCAACGGTTGAATCTCCTGACACAACAACGATGACTGTGAATGAACAGGGGAGATCCGTTAATTACATTCGTGGAAGTAAACGACATAAACGGATGTTTTTCCCTAATAAAAGACAACGCCAACAACGTTGGCGGCAAAAACGTTCGAAAATGTCATCTCAAAAACGTTCTTTTCGCCAACAAAATAGACAACGTCATTCGAGAATGTGGGGTCATATGAATAGATTGCATAAAATCATAAGAAGCCCCAAAGCGTGTGATCTTTTAATGGGCAGATTAGAAAATATATCCGCTCTAACAACGACTACTCCTTATATTAAAAAACACGCAAAACGAATCTTAGAAATGATGGCAGATCCTAATAAAATGACTGAATATACTCAAACTATTAATAGTTGGTTACAAAATAATCCTTATAATGTAAACTCGACGACGGTTAATCGACGTCAAGTTTATAAACCGGTACAAGCACAAGCGCAAACAGAACCTCAGCCAACCGTTGCGTCGACAAATCGTCCACGAGTAAGACGTTTTCGTGGACGTGGACAGGGCGCACAAACAACGACCCAAAGCTCGGGTGCACAAACTCGTAGATCAAAAACGACCCAACGTTCGGGAGCACAAACAACGACCCAAAGCTCAGGATCACAAAGTTCAGGAGCACAAACAACGACCCAAAGCTCAGGATCACAAACTCGTAGATCAAAAACAACCCGGCGTTCGGGAGCACAAACAACGACCCAAAGCTCAGGATCACAAAGTTCAGGAGCACAAACAACGACCCAAAGCTCAGGATCACAAAGTTCAGGAGCACAAACAACGACCCAAAGCTCAGGATCACAAACTCGTAGATCAAAAACAACCCGGCGTTCGGGAGCACAAACAACGACCCAAAGCTCAGGATCACAAACTCGTAGATCAAAAACGACCCAACGTTCGGGAGCACAAACAACGACCCAAAGCTTAGATTCACAAACGCGTAGATCAAAAACGTCTTATCATAAAGCGTCTACATCTGTTGAAGACGATGAATAAATTTTCATTTTAAATGAATGAAAATTAATGTAATTTATGAAATAATATTCGCCATAACGTGTCAGCCATGGTGACGATATGTTGATTTTTGGCACACAGTTCTAAAAAGGATGGAAGGTTTTCTTCGAATGATGCGTTATCAAATGGTTTGTTACGAACCATATCAACATATTTATGAAGATGTCTATCAATCTTGTTTACGCCATCTTTGATCATCAATCTAACCATTTCAAAAATACGAAGGGCGATTAAAGGATGTTTTTCAATATGCGGGAAATCGTCATTCACAGAAATATCATTTACAATATAGCTGTGGTCAGATGTAATTAGATTACCAACCATTTCTTCGGCGATATGGTGGACGCTAATATTATAAATTAACATTGGTTTGCCCAATGAAAAGACAATCGAACCGTTTGTCATCGTTTGCATTTCATGATGATCCCAATGTTTTTGCCGAATCGACATTTCAGGATAAAGACTAAGGCGCTTGTCATGTTCAGTAATAAAAGTATGCTCTTCGGTTACAAATGGAGACATGCCGTTAAAACCAACATAACGAAAATTCTTACGAATGTTTCGATCCGTAAATAAGACCATAACGGGTTTCCATGTTTTGCCTGATAATACCATATCACCTGCAGCGACGTCTTGTAATATCTTTTTAGTTCCATCTGCCATGGTTACCTTTGATGACATCTTAAAACAGGCGACCGCTGCTACTTCAGCGACCGCAATAATTGTATCGACAATACCCACGTCTGCAGCGATTTCTGCACCCGCGACAATTGCTCCTTCTACCGCGGTAACGGCGCCAACCTCTACGGCGGTAGCCGTCGCTGCTTCTGCGGCGGCAATGGCGGCAGCGTCGGCAGCGGCGGCTACGGAAGCAGTCTCGGCTGCCGTCGACGCGACTTCTGCCGCTGCGAGTGCTGAATCAATGCTATTAATGGCCGCTGTTGCGGGAATCGTTGCCGATGATGCGCTGCCCGCGATTTGTGTAATGGTTTCGACTTCAATCACAGCGGCAGCAGTTGCTGAATCGGCTGCTGCTCCTGTAATGATATTACCGCTTAAATCAGTAACCGTTACAACGCCATCTGGTCCAATCAACGTTTCCATACCATTGGCGACAACTTTAGATGTTCCATCCGCCAAAATTTCAACGGAAGCTCCACTTTGCGTAACACCTGTAATGGTTGATCCTGATGCATCAATGGTCACCGATGAAACTCCGTCGGTTAACGTTAAACCGTCTGTTCCTACGGATGAAGTAAAAGACGCGGGGTCAACCGTAACAGGCGTTGGCGGTGCTACAATGTTCGGGAGCTCAGGGGTAATCACCGTATTTCCATTTACACTAATCGCATCTCGGCCGATTTCGACGGATGATGAAATCGTATTACTGCCTGCTTGTAATGGCGCAGCGACGCCATTTTGTAATGGTGTAACGACAATGCTATCAACAACGGTGCCTTGCGTACCAGTGGTAACCGTGATGGGCGACGGTGTAATAATGGTAGTTGATGCAGGGTTACTTAAGGTGGGAACCGTTTGAAAAACGGTATTTCCAGTAGCGGGGTCAACGTAAATGGCGGCTTGACCATTAAAACCAATACTTTGACCGACACCGTTGGCATCTACATAGGTAATCGTATAGGCACCTGGCGCATCGGGTGATAAACCGACGATCATACCGCTATTTCCTTGTGCGCCCGCGGGAAGAACATAATCAACCCCTGATGATAACGATTGTGTAACGTATTCAACTGATTCTTGTCCAGCGATAGCGGATGGCTTTGTAACAATCGTTTCCACCGTGGTAGACGCGCCTGTAAATTCAACTCTGGTTCCAGCTTGAATCACATTTGTGTTAATCGGATCTAACCCCATCGTCACACTGGTTGTCGTGACCGAACTACCTTCTGCTGGGACGAGTGTTAATTTAGATGACGTAATAAAATCGACCGATGCACCGTCAAGGCTTTGGACGACCGTATTGCCTGCGCCATCATTAAAAATTGCGTATTGTCCCGTAAATGTACCATCGGGCGTAATCATGACTTGATTACCGGCAGAGTCTATTAATTTCCATGTTTCAACTGTTTGACCAGGCGCTGAACCGACAATCATTCCATTTCCTGCTTCAGCAAACGATTCCGGGATCACAAAACCGTTTGACAACGAACCATCTGCTCCAAAACTAAATGAACTGACAACATTTTGATTGGCTCCCTGTAATTCAATAACGGATGGTGACACTTGAACATTACCACCGGAAGGCATAAGTGTTGTCGCAATAGGGTCTCCTGTTCGTACTGTCGTAATGACGGCGCTACTATCGGATGTAACAATCACACCTGACGGCGAATCGATGACTAACGCGGGTGGAACATTTGGGTTACTCAAGGTTGCGATAGGTTGAATAATGGTTTGTCCTTGTCCATTGGTGTAAATCATGGCCTGACCATTGTATGGAATTTCAAACAAATCATTATAAGGCGATGCATAGGTTGCCGTCCACGAAGTGGATGCATCCGGGGACATACCAACAATGATTCCGTTTTGGCCTTCGGCGACGCCTGGAATGACATAATCAACACGAGGGGAAAGAAATTGAACCACGCTGCCGGAAGGGTTGGTCACGGTGATGGAACTTAATTCGCTACTAAATTGAACATGACTACCTTCGGCCAATACATTGGTGCTAAACGCATTTCCACCTTGCGCAACGGATGTTACTGTCACATCGCTGGTTGATTGCACACTGATGGTTCCTTTAAACATGCCGATCGTCGAATCGACCGGATTGGATAGTGATGGAATCGATTGAACAATTGTGCTTCCCGATGGATCATTAAAGATCGCATATTGTCCGCTAAATTGAGTAATTGCTGTTCCATCTGGAGCAAGTAAGGTAATTGGTTCGGATGTCACGATGCCGTTAGCGTCCACAACTTTTTGTGTCATGGTCCATGTTTGAACGGTTTGTTCGGGAGATGAACCAATAATTATTGCATTTGCGGTGTCAGGAACACTGCCCGGTATCATAAAATCATTAACTACGCCCGCGTTGCTAATACCAGCTGTTGCTGCTCCGGACGGATTAATAACTTGCGCGCTGGATGCTGAAATTTTCATCATACCACCGCCGGTCATGTCAGCCGAAAATACTGATCCGTCTTGCATGACCAATGAAGAATAATAGTTATTACCACCGACATAATAAGTAGACTCTCCGGAAATATCTGACCAAATGATTGGGGCTTGTGAAGGATCTGCGACCGATTGAATTGCTACCTGCCCGTTACTAACCGTCACAATACCGTCACCGGTATAGGTCGCAACAGGGACTTGTGAACCTTCTTGATAAATTCCCCATGTATCACTCAAACTCGATATCGGCTGTGTTACGGTTGGATCAGTGGGAACCGTTTGAATGAGTGGTTGAGGCGTTGGAACAGCCGCGACGGCGGGTTTGGCCGGAAACAAATAATGAGTAATAAGCGAACTTATACCGGCACTAATGGCAATCGTTGGAATCATGGTAACAATGGTTTGACCAATGGATGGAGTCTGTGCCGGCGCAGGTGCCGGTGCAGGTTTTGCGACGGTCGTTGTTGTTGCCGTCGGTTTAGGTGTGGGTGTGGGTGTGGTCGTCGGCGTTGTCACCTTAGGTGTTGGCGTTGGTAGTATCACTTTAGGCGTTGGTGTTGGTGGCGTCACTTTAGGTGTTGGAGTTGGCGTGGTCGTAGGCTGACGAATCACGCCGCCTGTCGCAGTCGTCGTTCCCGTCGTTCCAGTAGTCGGTTGAATCACACCACCTGTCGTAGTCGTTCCCGTCGTTCCAGTAGTGGGTCGAATCACGCCGCCTGTCGTAGTCGTAGTCGTTCCCGTCGTTCCAGTAGTGGGTCGAATCACGCCGCCTGTCGTAGTCGTAGTCGTTCCTGTCGTTCCAGTAGTGGGTCGAATCATGCCGCCTGTCGTAGTCGTAGTCGTTCCCGTCGTTCCAGTAGTGGGTCGAATCACACCGCTTGTCGTAGTCGTTCCCGTCGTTCCAGCAGTGGGTCGAATCACGCCGCCTGTCGTAGTCGTAGTCGTTCCCGTCGTTCCAGTAGTGGGTTGATTCACGCCGCCTGTCGTAGTCGTTCCAGCCGTAGTGGGTTGATTCACGCCGCCTGTCGTAGTCGTTCCAGCCGTAGTGGGTTGATTCACAACACCCGTCGCTCCATTTGTGGTGGGACGATTCACACCGCCTGTTCCTGGTCGAGAACGCGGACGGGTAACAACACCTGCATTGCTATTGCCCGCAGTCGTCGTTGCACCTGCATTGTTAAACTCCACGTTGGAGGTAGCACCTGCATTGCTATTGCCCGCAGTCGTAGCACCTGCATTGTTAAACTCCGAGTTGGAGGTAGCACCTGCATTGCTATTGTCCATAGTCGTAGCACCTGCATTGTTAAACTCCGAGTTGGAGGAGATACCTGCATTGTTGATATCCACATTGGTTGTGGTGGTAACGCCGACGTTTCCTGTATCAATACGCTTATTTCTTTTGTTTTTATATTTTCGTGCACGTTTTTGATAACCGACAGTGTCATCGTCGTCATCATCGTCATATGATTTATAGGCAACACGATGGCGCGGTGCGTGATGTCCATTGTCGTTATATGTTTTATAAGCAACACGATGATGTCCACCACTATGGTCGCTGACATGGTGGTCGTGGTCGTCATGATGATCATGGTCATGATCGTGGTGGTGGTGGTGATCATGGTCGATATCACTATGATGATCATGGTCATGATCGTGGTGGTGGTGGTGGTGGTGATCATGGTCGATATCACTATGATGATCGTGTGATACATGTTTTTCACCGCCGTGATTGTTATGAGCATGTAAACCTGTCATCTGTAATAACAAAAATACTAACAATACAAGATATTTTAGCATTTTACTTACTTTTATTATTATATTTAATTAAATTTGTATTTATTTTTTTATAAATAAATGTCTCTCCCCCTTCATAAATATGACGACGAAACCGCTGCAACTGTTAAACGTTCGATTCAACGTCACTTTTTTAACGATGCACAAACATGTCAATTATTTTTTGAGATATTAAAGCAAACCAATTCTGTCATTGCAGGTGGCTCTATTTTACAATCGATTCAATACGGAGAATTACCGATCGGTGATTTGGATATCTATACGCGCGAAAAAGGCGCAAGAGCCCTCGTTCATTTTTTTAGCACTCATTTTAACGTAAGACGCTCCAACCAGCAGACCACCCCCGCCTATGATGATTCATTTTTACGTTCAAATCATATCGATACACGACTCTACTTATCTATGGATGACGATAAAGACGTGGATATTATGATTGTCGATGATGCGTATGATATCAATTCTGTGGTTACCAATTTTGATTTGACATTTTGTCAAGTTTGTTTTGACGGAGAAAACGTGTTTGCAACTCATCCCGAACATATTAAAAACCGCCAAGGCAAGTTAAACGATGGTTATTTAAAGAGTTTTTTGAACGGTAATCAGTTTATTTTAAATCGAATCAAAAAATATAAAGCACGAGGATACACTGTCCATTTTAATTTTAAGACGTTAGAGGATGATATTGCAATTGGTGAAAAACGGCGTAAAAACGCCGTTTCATTAGAAGAGTGGATCGTTAAAAAAATATATAACCATCTCGTCGATGATATACATCATAGTACGAAAATACCATCTGTCTATCTCTATTTGGATTTATTTCATACAAAAATATATACGATCGACTCATTAATTACATTACTACAGACATTACATAAAAATAATATGTTACCCGGTCATTATTATTATATGGCAGGTAAAAACGGAGAGGTGATTAGTTGGGTATTGATTAATACGATGTCAGATATGAACCCATTCCGATTAAGAAACAAAACATACAGAAATTATGCATCCGATTTTTTTATTAAATATACCGGTATACAAAATGCGAAAGAATTTGATGATAAAATCCGCTATATACAAAAAGCAAAGAAAGCTTATCGATTAGACGACGATGTGAGGAAATTTTATCGTTTAACAGCACGTAAACAACTATTGAAAAAGACACTTGAACGCTTGAGAGAACATAGTCTTCGCGTACCGAAAGCGCGTTCATTCCAGCATATTCACAAGTTTGTTCGACCGGCGCCAATTGGAAAAATGTCGTTTCCGGACACGTCTAAGGCTTCTTGTACCGACATTGAATATAATTGTGTCTATGATATTAATTCATATATTAAAGGAGAACAAACGACGTGTTATAATGAAAATGGTGAGGCCGAACACGAATATGATATTAAGGCTGTTTCAAAAGAAGAAGCACGGGATCGCCTTGTCTTTTTTCAGATGAAAAAACATCAAGATGGTTATCACGCGAGCCCTTATTGTTATAGTTTGCGTATGATTGAAGAAAATTTGAAAACCGAATTATATGGAAAATGCAGAGACAACCGCTTTGTAAACAAACAAGCGATCATGGAAGACCCGATTATTAAACTCAATTTTTCGGATGGCCCGGTCTATGTAAAAGTAGACGAGTTATTGGGAGCCATTCATAATACACAAAAACAGGTATTTCTCCTTTTCCCAACGGATGAGACGTATCAACGAACATTTTCATTTGGCGCATTGATTGACCAACATTATGTGTCATCTGATCATTGTCAAGAAGGAACCGCTAAACACATTCATCGCGTAGTGGAATGTGATGGTAAAGATGGAAATGTATGTTACCCCATTGTTGAAGATAATGAGATTACATTGGTGGCTGATTATTTAGTAAATGATTTTTCAGATGATGTGTTTAGCACGATTGTGAACGATTATAAACAACATAAACTCAATGTATTTAAAAACGATATCAATGACGTGGAAGATCTTATCAATATGTTAACACCATACGTCGCAAAACGCCTTTATTACGATCCAGAACGCGATATGAGCATTAATTATTTGCATCTACGTTTACGTGATCAAGAACAAAAACGAATTCAACGAGAACTCGACGAAGATGAACAACGACGTATGAGCGAGCGAATCGCGAATGATGACGACGAAGAGAGACGGCGAACCGAGAGAGAAAGAGATGTCGATGAAATTGCGCGAACAGAGTTTTCACCTGCAGGTTATGAACGATTTCGACGTGAACGGCTACGTGAGCGGCAACCGGAGCTTTTTCCAGACGAACCCGACGTAGGCTTTGATTTTGGCGACGAGAGTTTTTAGTAACGAAATTTAAATAAATGTACACGATCGATAAACAAGCCTATTCTAATTTTTGCAAAGAAAACAAACACATTTTCGATGATTGTCGTTCCTTCTCACCCGCCCAACATGAAACATTTCGATCAATGGGTTTCTAACCATCGTCCAGGTTTACCAGCGATACGTTTTAAGGCAGCTACTAAACATGTTAGCATTTGTGAATTTCTTGAAAAATGTAAAGATATGGCCCTTGAAATAAAAAACTTTATCATTCGCCAAAATATCCCCTACGATTTCGTCGTGTTTAAATTCGACGGCCGCCAAGGTTTTACACCTTTGGAGGTATAAAACGCCGATACGGACCGAGTTCAGTTTATGAATTTATGAATTTGTATAAGGTATTTTATAGATATAATAAAATATAAAATGAAAGCTGTTTACATAGGCGCAGGTGTTGATCTCATACCATTTATTGTGTATGATTCGATAAAAACCTTTATATATGTCGATAGTCAACCAATATCAGAGTTTGGTATGATTGGTTGGTGTGATAAGGAAATGTATCGTCATTCTTTTTTAGATCGTTTAGACAAGGTAATGAATCAAAATAAGTTATTTGTAAATGATATGAGAAATAATTATGTAGAGTACAAAACAGAAGATGATCGTTGTATAAAATATTTTGTAAATACTCCATTTCCAGAAAAAGTGGATATGACGTTACATGATGAAATTGTCTCATCAGATACATTAATAATATGTGGATATCATCCTCCATCGTCTATTATTAATATGATGCCGCTTTTACAACATATCATTTGTGATAACCATACCGACTATGCATATGATGAAGATAATGACAATGTTGTCAATTATTTATACAAAACAACGAACGAATATAACTACTATTTGATGAAAGAAACGACGTGTTATGAATATTGGAAAAATGAAAATATACAACCATCCATCAAAGAAAATTATAAGATTGAAGAATATTCTACGATTACACCTTTGGAAATTAACCGCCAATTAGGGAAAATATCCCTTGTATATTGATTTTACACCTTTATTTTTTAATGCCCTAAATCGACGTTTTAAATCTCCAAAGGTGTTGTTCTAAATTTTCTTGTTAACAAGAAAATTTTACCATGATAGGGAACATTTATTGTATCGTAGAACGCCTTTCGTTAAACATGTTTTCAACATAATCGGCAACACCTCCACAAGACGGATTATTTTTTTCACAAGAGATATCGTATAATAAATACGTCGGTTGATCGGGATGAAGAACAACTAATTTCATTTCGGTAACGTTGATGTCATATCGAGTCTCCAAGATACGTTTATACACATGAAGTTGTAATGAATAATGATAAAAATTGCAATGATCCAGTGACGAGCAAATGCCCAAACCCTTTTCATAGGGATTGGTTTTTTTAATTTCTTTTACACATTTCCAGTCATACAAGCCAAAGGTTCCGTCGTCTTTTTTGTATAACATGTCCAATTGTCCCGCCAAATCAATTTCTCCATCAAAAATAGACCACTCCGTTCGGTAAGGAGTCAATCGGTCTTTAACGGTCTCGTGAAATGCCAAAAAATGTTTAAATTGTGTGGATTCTTCCATTTCTTTTGTGTTTGGGATATGGTTATAAAAATTTTCAACCGCTTGATGTAATGACGTTCCCTGTGTGGACGATTTTTTTCCATCTTCTGACCATTTTTTTACAATTTGGTCATCCGTTAATCCTGGATATTTTTCTTTTTTATTTTTCATATATTTAACAACCCGTTTTGCGTCAAACGTGGGAAAATAATGGTGAATAAACGTAGTTGTCGAAACGATACCATCCGATGAACCATCTACGACATAGGTATGGGTATCGTGATAAAATTCAATACGCGCGTCGCGGGGATGAGAATTACGTTGCGATAGCATATTGAATGTTTTTCATTCAATATCATTAAAATTCAATTTAATAAGGTTTATCATTTTCATTGTCGTACCGCTCGTTATGAAATTCCCAATATTCGTCACACCCCATTTTAAAATCAGGCGGAATTTCATCTTTTTTGGCTTTATACCAAAAAACGCAATCTTCAATATTACTTGAAGTGGTTGCATTATGAATATAAAGAGCCGTATAATCGTTTGTCAATTGATCCAATACTTGACAAAACTGATCAAAATCAGGGAAAATACCTGCATAATTTTCCCACAAATTGCGCCGATTACGCAAATTGGTTTCTCTTAAAATAAATGTGCCGTCGACGTTGGTTCGAATGACGGGCTTGATATCAAGACTATATTGAAGACTTAAAATAAATAACATTTTCCAGTGGCGTCCGTTTTTGAAAATACCTTGAAACATTGGATCATTAAATAATTTTGGATCATCGGTACAATCGTCCAATAATAACACAGCCCACGGGTTGGGGAGATGTTCTCGTGCAATTTTTTGCCGTTTAATAAAATCTTCGATTTTTGATTTTTCTAATGCATTATATACAAACGTGGATGGAAAAATTTTACCATAGTGACCATTACTATCCTCGGTGCCACTCATCACTTGTCCCACTGAAAAAATATGGCTCTTTTCGTATAAAATACTCGTAATCATTGTTGTTTTACCTGTATTTCGCACGATATCACCGGACGATAGCATAAATCGGTGATTACCGTCCAATGTAAAACCGTAATAGGTATCATGGCCAAAAAACGACACGATAAAATCGTCTTCCACATTTTCCCAAAATAAACCGAGTGACATACGCATAAAATCAATGTCACGAACCAATTGTTTATGCGAACTCGTTTCATAAATAGGACCATGTTCGGCAAAAAATCCTCTTAAAAATTCGGTTCTAATTTTTCGGGTGTTGTACATATAATTAGGCGGAACGCGATGGGCATTGGTGATCGAAATCAAACGACCCATATCGTATGGATTATATGTGATCGGTTGTTCTTCAAAATGGATTGAATTTCTAAAAATACGATAAAAAGAACGCCAACAATCATCTCGTTGAAGATAATCTTTTACTTTGATTTCAACGATTTCACGCGTGTCAATGTGTTTTAGCACAAGCTTGTGATTTTCATTGACCACATACGGACGACCGTCGTGTAGCGGTTGAATCACATACATGTCTTCTTGTCCCGTGCATAATTCAATCACGTGTCTGGGTGTAGAATCGTCGCCCATCACGACATCACCTTTTTTAACGGTTTCTACCGGACGCGATGATCCATCATGCATCAAAATAGGAGTTCCTCTTAAAAAACAGCCGGGTTTGCCAATGACTACAATTTTACTACCTCCTTGTTCGAGGCGATTCATATTTTTTGTAGAAGGTGCAATGATGTCAGGATCGAGTTCTTTGATTCGTAAAATAATATTATCTTTTGACATATTTTTATATATTTATTTGGTTAAATATATATTTATTATTTCAATAATGCATTATCACATAAGGCGATAATTTCATCCATTTTAATACCTGTCATAAAACCGGTTTGTTTTCCGCCTGAAAACGTGAAAAAGGTTGGTACGGAACTGCATCGTAAAATCGACGCCAGTTTTTCGTGCTGGTTTAATTGATCACCGTCCACTTCGACAAACAATAACGACGCGTAACGAGGGTCAAGCGATAGTTTTTTAATTTCAGGCGCAACCAATTTACAAGGCTTGCACCAATCGGTATACACTTTAATTAAAATACGAAGCGGAGTGGGTTGATCACCTTGTTTGACAGTGCGATATTGAGGATTCGTCAACAAATTGTATAATTTATCCGGTTCCATATGGTTAACACGATTCGGCGCGGACGGGTCATCTTCAGGGACAGGTGGTTGATGATGCGGTTGATGGGGCTGGTGGGAAGGAGGTAATTGTTGAGGAGGCTGGGGAGGTTCTGCGACAGTGTTGGGTAAGGGCGGTGGAGCGTTTGAAAAACGTCCATTGTCCACTTGACCGGTCGTCGTGACGGAAGCCGAAACGCCGTTTTCATCTTTATTATATTTTGAATACGTAGCATATGCGACATGTTTTGTTCTAGACATTTTTAATAATATTATTTGTTTAAATCTATTTTTACAACGTGCGTTTTCACGATTATACTTTTGCCCAAAGTATAATCTTTACGTGCTTTTTTCAGACGTTTCGTAGTGATGAATAAGAAATACGATAAGTAAAAATAAAATGATTAACATAGGGACAAAGACGACTGGTTTCTTTGCGTGTTCTCTTAGTCGATGATGCCATGGTTTTTGATGATCTGCGTCACTACTTTTAGGTGGCGCGGGTGTTTGTCGTGGTTTTGCTTCAAAATTTTCCTTTTTAATTTCTTGTTTCATTTCTGTTAGAGATTTTCCGTTTTCATCTACTTTTTGTCCAGTTGGGGTAAAGTAATACATTTATTTTATTAAAAAAATAAATTTTTAAAAACATTTTTTAGCGCTTTGAGTGCAATTAAACGTGTTAAGTGTCATTCCGCTACTTTTTTGCATGCCCGATTTAGGCGCCATACGAAGTTGCCATAATTCAGCGTTGCGTTTACGCATTAAACGTGTCATCATGTCGGTTCGAAAATCGATGGTTTGATCTTTAAAATCGTTTTCCGCGATTTCACGAACCATTTCGTTATTCATACGAGTGTCGTCATCGTCCCGAATCGGTCCATATGTGTCCATACCCTTAATATGATCAATATTGGTACGCGCGATGTAATTAGGACGTCTTACCGAATCAATGTCGTCATAGTAAAAACGAGGTTGTCCCGTCATTTTATCGGTATATCCACGATAACTTGTGCCATATCCATTCGAACGTGGATCGTAAATGTCATAATTTGCCGCAACATCTAATGGCTCTTCCGGTTCGTCAATCGGTGTATACAATTTAGGATCCATTGCAGTATAGACAACTTGGCCATTTTCATTTACCATTTTACGAGGCGGAATTTGTTGTTCAAATGAAACACCGATATTAGATGCGATGGGTTCAATGATTTGATTTTTATAAATAACACCTGGTGATATGATAGACGTGAAAATCTCATCGTTTACACCCGACACAGCCTGATTACGCTGACAATTGGTAGATGGATAATTTGTGGGCAAATGATAAAATAAGTTTGTTTCGTCGTACCCAGGAGATTCGATCACGTCACCTGAATATCTAATTTTTTTATCATCACCCGTTTTTGCTTCAAATTGCTTAAAATCGCCATTAGTTTTTTTAAGCTGTTGACCAGGCGGTGGCGGGGGTCCTCCTGGCATTTGGCACGACTTACAATCTTTTTTGTCAGCCGGTTCGCTAATATACGTAAAATGTTCAACGGTTTGTTTATTTGTTTTATTTTTGTTATTGATATTCATCGTATTCAGCGTTGGATTCAACAGTGACGCATTATTTAACACTGGATCGTTTTGCGGGATGGTTTGATAGATTTTATAAGCCGGCTTGTCATCGCCCATCCCACTGGAACCATTTCCTTTCATACGTCGTTGTGTGCCGCCGTCACTTGTATAGTATCCACTGCCGTAAAGGTCCTGTGAACGTCGTTCGTTAATCACACTGGGGACAACAAAATCATTTTCCTTCCAATGCGTCCAATCATACATGGGAGGCGGTACAATCGGCGCGGCCCGTGTTTTTGGATTGGCACCGCCAACCATGTTTTGATTAGCAGACACAAAACGAGTGTCTGGGTGAACGGGGATGAGCGGATCAATTTGTTGTGTAAAATAACTTGGGAATTTGTTGTAAGAGTAACGATTGTTCTGATGCTCTTGAACACCTTGTTGGTAAAGCGCTTCTTTTTGCTCGATGTAATTTGGCTGTCGTTGCGGTTGTGGTTGCGGTTGCGGTGTGGATTGCCGAGTGGGTTGCAGCGCGGGTTGTGAAAAACGATCGCGCTCCCGTTCACGCTCGATCGTCGAAACGCGTTGAGAAGGTTGATAAGATTCGATAGTTGTCATTCTGCTCTTTTGTAAATAATAAAGAATAATTATAAAAATAATAGAAAGTATCATAAATAATACCGATTGTTGATAATTGACAATATATAAAAACAAAAAAACAAAAAAGACAAGTCTTGTCATACAATTCATTTGTTCTTCGAGTGTCATATCTGTTTTTGGTAAAAATTTAAAATCTCGAAACAAGATAGTAGGACGTTCTAACCAAAATGGCTCGCATCTCATCATTACTATTTATTTATACAAATTTTAAATAAATAACATTTACAAATCGCCAAAAAAATCGGTTTTGATACGTGAATACGAATACTGTTCTAACACCTTTACATTGGCATCATGTGAACGACGATCCATGCCACCCGCCGCATTGGTTTCCATTTTTTTTAACATGTCATATAACCAATAAACGGGACGACGTTCATTGTACTCATCATCAAAATGGACCGGTTTAGGTTCATGATGTCCATATCTATAAAATAAATTAAAAATCATCCGTTTTTTAGAACGAAGATAGTCTCGTGCATCGTCATCTACTAAATAATAAAGGGACGCCAACAAAAACCAGATGTCATACATCGATCCATGAACCATCTTTGTTTTACCAATATAATTAGATGTAATAAAATTTTCGTATCGTTTTCCATGCAAGGTAAACGTCGATAATCCAAAATCAATAATCCACAAGCCTTCGTCGTTGATCATGATATTTCCCGAGTGCAAATCGTAATGAACCAATCCATAAGGCGATCGTTCAAACATCAGTAATACCGTAAATATATCTTTCATAATATGTCGAACTTGTTTAAGGGTCGCCTTTTTTTGTCGAAAGGCTTGATCTAATGTGACACCGTCAATTTGTTGTTGTGTAAACAATATTTTTCGTGGTTTTTGGGTATCTTCGCATATTTCGGTTGCGGTGGTGGTCTTTCGTTTTTTGAGCGTTGCCGGGCATAAAAACGCGCCATACGTTGGAATAAGAAACCCGTCAAGACGGTGCGTGGAAATGATATCATTGATAATGACCATGTTAATAAATAATTCTTGAATACAACTGTCATCAAACGTTAATTTCGTAATGATGGGCTGTGACTTAAATAATCCACTCTCATAAATAATACCATTTTCACCGGAACCGATTTCATGTTTAATCAATTGAGCATGTTTTTTTAATTGGTCATGTTGTGGTAAAAGCACATATTCTTTTAAAAAATCATAGACCAGTCCATCTTTTTTATTGATAGACGCCATGTAGTTATCAAATTCGGCGATTAATTCAAGGTCCTCCGTGGACAATTTTATGTTTTGTAGCGCCTTTTGCAATCGAGTCAACGATTGTGCCTTTTTATCTTTCACTTTATCTTTCATACACCGTCCCGTTTGGGGATGTCGAATCGTGCCATCGGGACATTTTTTAATACACCGCCCCGTTTTGGGGTTTCGAATTTTATCATCAGGACACGGAAGAGGCATATTTATTATAATAACAAAAATCAGTAAAAATGAAAATCGCCGTTTTAAAAATATAGGTATCATATATACCATGAGTCGATCGCCTAGTCATAAAAAACGAACCTTTACCCTAAAAAATATTGATGTAAAAGTGACCAATACTAAATTTGGGTTAGTTATTATTTCTAATATTGAAAAAGAAACGCCGATTTCTAATAAAACGACAAAAATCACGGATTTATTTACAGAGGTTGAATCATCTGTTAGTTTTTTAGATGAAAATAAAAAAAAGTATCAATGTTCCGTATCGATGATTGACTGGACTCGTCAAAACAAGCTGCCAGACACCACGCCCATTAAATGTTTTTGGTGTAAACATTCGTTTGAAACAAGCCCGATTGGATGTCCCATTACATTTTGTAATTCGATGATTGAAAAATCGTATGTTTCACATATCACAAAAGATAAGTATTTTATGAAAGAAAACATTGGAACCAAAAAATTGGAGTTGGTAAAAGAAATGTCGGATATCGACATTCTACCGATTAAAAAAGATTATTATTTAACAGATGGTTGTTTTTGCAGTTTTAATTGCACGCTTGCATTTATTAAAGACAATTATCACGATTTGTTTTATAAAGATAGCTTATCGTTATTGCATTCATTATACTATCACATCGTCGGTAAAAAGGCCGGAAAATTGTTGCCCGCACCTCATTGGCGTCTGTTAAAAGATTTTGGCGGTAATTTATCCATTCAAGAATATCGTCAAACGTTTAACATTGTCGACTATGAATATATGTTTGCGATTCGCAATGCACCTGAAAAAGCAGAAATGCGCGCCATGTCACATGTTTACAAAGAAACTCTTTAAAAATTAGACGTCTAATTTTTAAAACGAAATCGTATCATCTTCCATAAAGATAACGATGTCATCGAACGCGGTGGTACAAATTAGTTTTTCGTAGCCAAAATCTTTAGGACAAATCGTCGTTCCATGACAGTCAAGATTCGGCCCAAGATAAGGCGTAATGGTATCTTCCACGTTTGTTCCGGTTTCATCGACGATCGATGTTAACGGCATAACACCTTTTGGAATTTTTAATAAATAACAATAAGGTTTATCTTTATACGTATACGAAATTTTAATATAGTCACGATTGAAACGCTCGTTGTCTTTTATGTCTTTATGATCATCGGTTTTTAATTTTCCCATTTTATAAGCAATCATAAAACGAAGGGCGGCGATGCCAATAAATGATAACGCGACTTTTAGATGTCCCTTTTTACCTTCCGGATCAATGGTTTTCTTAAAACCTTTATAAATTTCAAACGTATTTTTAATATTATCTGTATTTCGATAGGTAACATATGCAACACTGCCTAACAAACCCAACCCAATGTATAATAACATATCATATATATTTCATTACTTCTTTAAAAATTAATTAAATAATATCAATACGCAAAACACACCTAAATAAAAATGAATATTTTTATAATTTTATTCTTATTTTTATAAGAATAAAAGATGGCAGCTCTTAACAAGAAAGCATTGATGAAACACGTCAAACAGGCGGAAAAGGCTGACGACAAACCGGTGAAACCGAAACCTGTAAAAGAAGTTCTCAAACCTCTTTATGAGCACACATATAAACAAATTATGATGATTAGGGCTATTTTTGAGCAAGAAGAAATAGAGCGTCAGCTGCAAATGGTGGAAACCTTATTTGAACGTGACCGCTCGTCCTTTACAACACATGAGTATCCAGAAGAACTTAAAAAAGAAATTACTCGATTTATTCAAGATCGTACATTATTCCAAAACGTTCTTGACTATTTAAGCCGCCACAAAATGCTCAACCCCTATCTTTTAAATAGAGGCCTATTGAATCGTTCAAAAACCATTGAGTATCACGCCTTAAAAGAAAAAATAGACAGTTTGGGAAAAATGGTTGCCAATATTAAAGAATTTTATGCAAAAAAGAAAACAAAAAATGTGCCGGTTGAACATTTTAAAGAGATGAATACCAAATCCTATGAAGTTGTTGAAAAAGAAAACATCACAGACGATAAACTGGTCAATCTCATCGAAGAAAGCCTCCATGACATTTATGAAAAAACAGAAGGCGAAGACAACGAACAAACGGAACGACTCAAACGGCGGCTCGAAACCATTACTGAACTTGCGACGGCTCGAAAAAATCTAAAGATATTAGACGCGCAGTTGTTTAAGAAAACCAGTATGTCAGAGACGGCCAAAAAATTTTTGAAAAAAGCTGATGAACATGCAAAAAATAAGAAAAAAGATTTTAAATTGGATGAAGATACGGTATTCCCGTCTTATTTGGTTCTGGATATGATTGAATATCTTTACCAAGAAGATAAAAAAGACGACGCTGAATTATTTGAAGACGACTCTGAATTATTCGAGGACAGTGCTGAAAAGAAAGCGTTGTTAGAGAACATTGAACCCTTGCGTAAAAAATGGGACGAAATAAAAGAATCGATGGGCATTCCGTTATCAACAACAGAACGTCGCGTCGAGATCTTTACCAAAGGCGTTAGCGAGCAGACGGCCCATGCCTATCGTGATTCCGCTGTTCAGCAACAAATGGATGATCGGTATGTCGCGGCGGATATCTTAAAAAATCGGCCCCTCTCTTCCAAACATGACTATGAATACGCAAACCGGTCACCTGTCTATGTTCGAATTCTTCCAGATGAACGTTTTCAAGACGATCTCGATCGTGTGACGAAACTCATCTCGTCCTTGTATCCATCGTATCAACCATTACATATCGAAGTGTTAGCGGAATCGGACGACGGTAATGGTTATGCATTGGTATATATGGCCGATGAAAAATCGGTTGAACAATATGCCATTACATATGGGCCACGTAAAAAACCAACCATGTCTCGAAACACGACAACGTCATCACAATGGATAGAAGATAACGAAAAATACATTTGCATGTCCATCGATGATTTTGTTGACCACGAATCTTCTGTTGTCGCGGACGGACGCATTTATTTTAAAGCCAAACCCGCATTTTTTAAGCTCATCAAAGGGCTCGAACAAACGCCGACATCTGCTGGCGTAAAAGTAAGGGTCGATAACATTTTCACAACCTTTGAAATGATGATCACCGGAGACGATCTGTTTACGTATCACCCGCCTGTTAAAAACCTAAATAAGGAATGGGCAAGCCAACCATTACCTCTTCCTGTCCCTAAACCGAAACAGCGTAATCTTATTTTTGACAGTTTGTCCGAATTTGGGTTTTCCAAGTAATCACCGTCGAGTATAATCTAACAAAAATGTTAAATTATAAATGTAACACATTCCACAACGCGTCCGCGATTTGATTACCTACCAATAAACCAGCTTGGTTTGAACTATCCCAATGAACACCGCAATAAATACGCGATTGGCTATTACTATTTGCCATTTGACTCCACGTTGGCCAATTTAAACGAATACCCGACAATGGAACACTGGCTGGTTGAATGGCGCTGCAACGGGGGTATAAAAAGATGTTATTGATCGATGCATTGATCCATCCATTGTTATTATAAAACAATTGACATGTGTATTTAAAAATCGGTGAACTGGTTACCGGGTTTTGTAACACAACCATATCCGTCCCTGTCAAATAATTCATCAATTTCGCCGCAACACCTCCAAATGCCGAATGGCCTGCACAAAAATCAGGAAACGGTGGCGTGACCGAGTTAAGCGTTTGGTATGGAATCCAATAGGCTCCACTGGTTGTTGATGTGCCGGGTGTGCGCGGATTCCAGTCTTGATGAATCAGTGTGTTAATATTTGTTGTGGTGTTATATAACAATTGCCGAATTTTTTGGATAGGGCGTGCCTGTAGATTTGCTCGTTTAATTTTCCAGGTAAGTAGAGACGTCTCAAATAAGCCTGCCGAAATCGTCATGTAATAACGAATTTCATCTTCAATAGGACGACTATTGGAACGTAAATAAATGTCAGCGAATGCCAGCCACACGCCACACGGAGAAACCGTTCCATATAATGTTCCAGCGGTTCCGCTTACATCATTTACACGTTCGCCGCCACTTTGTAACCAATATTCGGCAATCATTTTTTGCTCATCATTCAAATTTTCTTGAGCAGTCTTTATGTTTTTAATTTCTTGTTTCCATTGATCCGCAGTCGGAAATAATAATTGAGCTTCATTTTGAATGGCATTTTGCACATCGCCGTTTAATATACCAGAATTGACCGTGCCCCATTCCGGTGTCATATAAGATTTAGTTGTTCCATTTATTTCAAGCGGAGTCCATTTATCGGGATCGGGTAGACTGTTTAGATCTTGCGTCATCTCTCCAATTTCTGAAACCGTCTTAACACGAATCAAATTTGAAACATTGGGATTAGACGGATGCTTTTCAAAAGCCGTATTATCAAATGTAAACGTATTCAACCAACCATCGGTATTGCGATTTTGAAAATAGGCTTGTATACACGATTGATAGGTTTCAAGAGATGCACGAGTCGTCGCGTCTAATGAGGGTAAAACGTGGCGAGAAAGAATACTTTGTATGGAAGATGGATCCACGGGATCAAGCCGTTTAAAACCGCTACGATTCGCAATCGGTATCTGTAACGGTATCTGTGTCTCTATTAAAATAGGCATCATGTATTGGCATACGGCTTCGATCCATATACCAAGATCAACGGTAGTATGTATTGGCGGCATCGTTGGCCAAAAATTTCTGCCCGATGGATTTTGTGCATCCATAAATGGTTTATTAACGACACACGCATACGCATTGTAAATAACAGTCGAAAATATAAAACACCATCGTGCGCACACGGTAGGTGGGGTATTATTTAACGCGGTCGTGCGTAACAAACATTCCAACCAATCGGAAATCCAAAACGATGAACACAGCGACATTGTCGGCGTCGGCACTGGTTGACGTGCGTTTCGCAAATTCAACGAGTTGTTTTGTATCGAAAAAGACATTTTATTTAATACGTTTTTATTTAATTGATTATTTAAACATTTCAGGTTTTAGTTATATAAAATGTTACTCGAATTGGTTATGATTGTAAAAAACTCCGGCGAGGTGTTACGCAAATGTTTGAAATCCATCAAACCGCATATTGATCACTGGACCATTCTTGATACAGGAAGCACCGACCAGACACCTGATATCATTAAACAAGAGCTAAACGGTGTTCCCGGACAATTGTTTCATGAGCCGTTTGTTGATTTTTCGACGTCACGTAATCGCGCCTTTGAACTTTCGCCGAAAACGTGTAAATACATGATCGTATTAGATGACAGTTATGTGTTACACGGTGGAAGTGATTTGCGAGAATGTCTGCCCTTATTTAATGAACCATTATACTCGCTCAAAATTGGAACCATGACCGAAAACAAATTAGACCAATATTATTTCTCATCCCGACTTGTCAAGTCAAGTTTGGTTCCACATACACTGTATTATAAAGGACGCGTTCATGAAGCCATCTATCACAGTCATATTTTGATTGACGATAAACATATCTTTATTAATGATATCAAGGACTCGAATCACGCGATTCGATCCTCCAATCGGTTGCAAAAAGACATTGACCATTTGTTGTTAGAAGAAAAAGATGATCCCACGAATCCACGTACCTATTATTATCTTATTCGATATTATGTGATCACAAAAGAGTATCCATTGGCGCTACAATATTGTGACAAGTTAAGCTCATTGAAAAATCTGGATCGTGAATATCAATTTTGTGTCGCATATGAAAAACCATCCATTCAATTTGAAATCGATAATGACACGGCTCGGTTAAAGCGTTCCATGATCAAAGCCCATAAGAAATTTCCGGAACGAAGCGAGACCATGTATAAAGTCGCTGTATTATTGTATAACGAAGGACAATACAGTGACGTTGCGTACATTACCGAACGATTATTAAAAATAAAACCTCCCACCGTGATTATTACCATTATGGACACCTCCATTTATGATTATTACATTCCTTATTTACATGTTGACACCCATTTTAAACTTGGTCAATTTGAAAAGGCGATTCCCTTACTTCGTACCATGTTAGAACACTATCCATCGGATCAACCCTTGCTCAATATGAAATATACCGTGTGTGACAAAACTGTCTATCATCCAATATCTCTTTCAAATAACGCAACGGTTGTCATTCACATGGGATATTTTTATCACGAATGGGATCCTAAAAAAGAAACAAAAATTTCTGGTTCAGAATACATGGCCATGAATATGGCAAAACAATTGACTAAACTGGGATACCGAGTTTTTGTGTTTGGTCAGTTTGAATCGGCTGATTCGAAATCGAAAGACTATGTAAATTATCAAGGAACCTATCAAGGCGTGCAATATATTGATCTTAATTATTATCAAGAATTTTCATTAAAATACAATATCGATTACCTGATCATCAGTCGACATGTGTCAAATTTAACCTATTATGATAATATTAAAAATGTGTATTTATGGGTTCACGATATTTTACCGTTTTTCAGCCCTTATGCATGCACGTTTCAATTCCATCGCACCAAGTTTAAGGGATTGATTACATTAAGTAACTGGCAAAAAGAATTTGTTCAAAAAGAATTAGGAGTCGACGAACAATATATGATTTTATCGCGAAATGCGATTTTTGCAGAGCGATTTATGAAAATGGCCCCGAAAATCCCATTTCGTTTTATTTATATCGCAGACGCGTCACGTGGATTAGAACACCTTATCCATTTAATTCCAAAAATCAAAGAACGCTATCCGCAAACCACTCTATCCATTTTTTGCAAAACAGAATTAATCGACCAGTCTCTTATGAATACCATCGAGTTACTTGATTATGTAGCATTACACCCACGTGTATCTCAAGATCGAATTTCAAGTGAACTATTACAATCGGATATATGGCTTTACCCTACCCATTTCAGGGAAACCTATTGTATCTCGGCGTTAGAAGCAATGGCGGCTGGTTGTCTTGTCGCAACCGTAAAATACGCCGGATTGAAAGATACAGTAGGCGATCGGGGTATCATGTGTGATGAACCAATTGATAAAAACTATGACTCATTGTTAGAAAAACTATTTTTTGTATTAGATCGCCCAGAAATCAAAGAACGTTATGTTATTAAGGCCCGTGAATGGGCTCTTCAACAGACGTATGAAAACCTCGCATTGGAATGGCGACAAATGTTTGAGTCTCGTAATCATTAATCTATTAATCTTAATCTATTACTTACGGTAATAGATCGTAATCATCGCATGCATAATTATATTCTTTTTCGTCTTCGTGTGTTTTTTTACAACATCGTATTCCTTTTAACACCAATTGAAGAATCTCGTGATACGTAGAAAACAAACTGATATTGAGCATCATAAATGGTTTTGTATAATAAATAGGTGTATACACGTGAATGTGCAAGTGTGATGCTTCCCATCGATAATAAGAAACCAGGGTCGATGTATATAACCCTTTGTATTCTAAGTTGAAAGAAGATCGTAACAAGTCCACATCCGTATCGGTCAATACGATATTTTCTACTCCCCATTCATAATACCCATTTAGTTTAACAAATGGCATGCCTGTTTTTTCTTCACACGCCTCTTCGTCTAACGTGATGTGATCAAGTATCATTCTTTATCAAATCATATTTTCTGTAAATATGATTTTATTTCCACCACCAAAGCATTTTGGATAAATAAGACGTTTGCGGAGGCGGTGCAGCCGTCTCTTTTGGCTCATCTGTATCGCGTTGATCGGCGTATTCTTTCGGAAATGTTGGAATTGACGCCTCGGCCAATTTTGCCTTTTTTTCTTCTTTAATCTTTTTACGAATACGTCGCATTCTATCTTTTAAGTTTTCTTCTGCTAAATTGCTCATATTTATATAATGATATATTTTTATAACAAGATTTTATTTTTCCCATTCTACTCGCACGGGAAAACGTGTCCGTAAAAATGCCAATATCGGTTGTCGCAGTCGAGGAGTGCGTTTTAAAAACATATAAAATTTTGCAGGGGCAATTGTCTGGTAATAACGAAAACGTTGACCACAATCAATCACGCGATATTCATTTGACCAATCGATACTCGTCGTGATCACCTGTCTTGGACGCTCAAGAACCGCTTTATCGGCCGGCGAACGATGGTAATCATATTCCAACATATTTTCGTATTGTGTATGCGTATGATACGATAAGGGAGATAATAACGGGTGTAATCGTTTTAATACACGTTTCTCCCATAAATGAGGCATCACGGCAGGCGCCCTTTGGTTGCTACTATTAAAATAAAGGCGTGATATCATTTGATTGTTGCTGTCGATCGTCTGTGTTCGAGAAGTATATCGATAATACACACTGTCTGTTATAAAATCGGTTAACGCAATTTCTTTGCCAAACATGGTTTTCGGTGGGATATAGATAAAATAATCTGTTAATGTTGGAATACAATGAATGGTATGTTCGATTTCTTTATGATGACAGAGTTGATAAAGTTCGCTAAACGAAACCATACGAATTTTTTTGTGAGGAAGAAGCCATGTGATCGGCTTTTCCGTAATAATGTAAATGTGTCTCACCCAATTCACATAACGCCGCAGTGACCGCAATGAATACCGTAACAATATATCATCGTGATAGGTGTTAAGATACACCGCGTCAATCGGTAATTGGCTAATTTCACGACGGTAACGCCGAGCGTATGGCTCGACCGATTTAGCGACGGGTTGCTGGGTTGTTGTTGTGTGTCTTCCATAAGACATTTGCCGGCCAAGAGGTGACAGCGTAAACACAATGATGTAACAACATAGCAATATAATCATACAAAACAGTCTGGAATTCATTTACGATACGATTGTTAACACGTTAACAATAAACCTATTCTTTTCAATTTCATCAAAAATGTTCTAATCGACAAATACCAATAATCCCACAATTTAACCGTTTTCCGGCGTTTCCGCTAATCAACGATTCTTCATTATTTCCAAAGCCTAAATCATCTTGCTGTTCGTGAATAACAATCGAACGACCAACAAACGTCAACTCGTCATTGTTCTGAGAATTAAATAACGATAATAAATGATCTCGATATTCATAATTAAAATACCCCTGTGCATTAAACGTAATATTATTTGTTAAATCACCCGCGTGTCGTGGCATGTGATAATCCTTTGAACCATGCGTTTGTCCATATGGATTAAAATGACCGCCCAATCCTACGCAACCGGTTCGCAAATCTCCGTACTCATGGATATGAATCGCATGTGTACGATTGCCGATACCAAAGATGCGCATTCTGATGTTCACCGGTTCGTATTCTGAACATTGATGAAATTCAACAACACCACTAATATTATTTTTAGGTTCTAACACGCAAATTGCATTTCTCCCATTACATTGTTGATCATGTGGAAGGATCGACGAATGATTGCCCATTTTTATTTAAAAAATAATTAATTATGATAAATATCGTTCAGATGGTAAACCAAATACCTATTCTTTTATGTCAGCCCATCTACCGGTTGTTGCTGAAATTGTATAATTAAATTTTTTACGTAAAAAATTTAATCGTCGTCATCATTATTGACGGCACGTGTTTTTGAATAGACGGAAAATCCCATTGGAGACACCTTACTCTTTTTAACAGCCGGCGTCGGTCGTCTTGATCCCGCCGCCGGAGCGGTGGAAAATCCCTTTGGAGATACCCGACTGGTTGACACAGTTGACACTTGTCGAGGTGGAGTATAAGGGACGGTATAAAACCCTTTTTGTGATACACTGCTTACGACGGGAGCAGTCACTTGTCGAGGCGGGGTATAAGGGACAGTGTAAAACCCTTTTTGTGACACACGGCTGACGGCAGGGGTGACAACTTGGCGAGGTGCCACATAAGGAACAGTGTAAATGCCTTGTGCGGATACACGGCTGGGTGTTGTGGCTTGCTTCAACGGGGACGCAGGGACGGTATAAAAGCCCAGAGCGGTGCGGACGGGCTGGCTAACGGCATGAGCATTGCCGAGCAAAAAACTGATAAACGCTAATAATAACGCAATAAGTTTCATTTTATTTATATATGTTTTTTTAAAAAGATATTAAATAAAAAATGTCATATCCACAAATGTAAAAATGGCGATCCTTGGCACGGTAAACCGGTTATTGGAAACGTTTGATCCAGATCACCAAGCTCTTTCTTATGCGGTTCGCGGCGGTCACACCAATGTCGTAAAAAGATTAGACGTCGATCCGACCATACGTTCATTTCAATCCCAAATAGAAATTCTATAGTGTCGATATTCCACTCGGCGTTTTAAATCTCCAACGGTGTAAAAGCAAATCGCCGAAAAAAGGCTCTCCTAAACCCGTCGCTAAACCTGTCAAAAAATCAAAATCGCCCGCATGTAGCCCGTCAAAACAATCAAAATACACAACACGTTCATCTCCCCCTTATCCTGCAAACACATGTTGCGGTGAAACCAAAATGGGGAATGATGGTAATATCTATCAATCACGCGCAGATAAAAATGGAGTATGTAAATGGATAAAACTCAAAGATTAACAAAAATGATCTATCGCCGGTGAAGGCATGATATAAAAGTAACATGAGTCTAACATTACGTCAAGTTATTATTTGGTATCGTGACATTGGTCAATATATTGCTAATTATGAAGACGACAAATCTACCTCGGCTCAAAAAAAAGACATGTTGATAAAAGATTTAATTAACTTGCTGGAATATCCATATCAAACTGTTGATTATGCTGATAAAATTAAAAAATTCACATGGATAGAAGAAAGACAAATGTGGATCTATACACCCCATTACCTAAAAAATAAAGAATCGTATGATACGATGTTGATCAGTAATGAAACGATCCATAAAAAAATGATGGAAGACGTTAGTTATGATTTAGACGGTTGTATTAAGGTCACTGATTGTGCTATTATGTAATTGTATATCGTTTGATTAATTTTTCTAATATTTTCTAAATATTTTTTTGAAAATATTTACTAATTAAAATAAATGAATATCACTCAAAATACAAATACCGTTCAACAAATTATCGCTTTTGAAAGATATAAGCGAACACAGGATTCGATAGGACCGACCGGTTCGACAGGTGATCGATATAATACGTCTACAACGACGGCGGTAAGCATCGTTTTAACATCGCCTATTCATTTATCAGTTGGAACAAATCTTGCCTATATTCATGGAAATTCTGTTCGAGTGATTGGGCAAAGTAATCCATCACAATCGTTTGATAGTTACGTTAATTCTTATGATCCTCTCACGGGAGAACTTTCTCTTGTATCCATTACCAATATTAAACCACCTGGTTCAACTAATTTTCCATTGCAAATTTATAACGCAAATTTAGATGGAATTGATGGGCCAACTGGATATACCGGACCAACAGGAGCGATTGGAACAACGGGACCAACCGGCAACACGGGCGCTACTGGAAACACTGGAACAACGGGTAATATGGGTTCAACCGGAAACACGGGGCCAATAGGCAATACGGGCCCAATCGGTAGCACGGGAGCTACTGGAAATACGGGACCAATGGGCGTGACGGGACCAACGGGTTCGACGGGGCCAATCGGTGATAAGGGACCAATGGGTTCGACTGGATTGGGTATGACGGGACCAACCGGTAACACTGGTTCAACAGGTAGCACGGGACCAGTCGGTGATAAGGGGCCAACGGGCATCCTTTGGACATTTACACATTTGAAAATCTCTGTATAGGCAGTCGTATCAACAAAAATATTTAAAAAAAATTAGTTTAAATAAAAATATGAAGTCGCCACTACGTAAGACGTCACCACGTAAGTCGTCTCAAACACGTAAGTCACCGCGTAAGTCGCCTCAAACACGTAAGTCATCGCGTAAGTCACCTCAAACACGTAAGTCATCGCGTAAGTCACCTCAAACACGTAAGTCACCGCGTAAGTCATCTCAAACACGTAAGAAGTCGCCCCGTACATCTCCGCGTAAGACGAAAACACGTCGATCACGATCGTATCAGTTTGGCAAAACATTTCAAACACTTTCCGGTGAACACGATATTGACGTTCAGCAAGAAGAAACAGACGCCGAAGCAGTAGGGCGATATTTTAAGGTTGATCCACGACGTGTCGTCGTCAAAGAATACGGCGATACAAACATGGCCGTGATCAAACCTCCGTTTGATCTACATCACCAATATGATTTCGCCAATAAATATAGCGCAAACTATCGATTGCCCGACGGATTTTATGAGCTAATCGAAAATAATATCGATAAACTTAACGAACACTGGGGCATGATTTGTTCTAATCCGGCAACCGTTGAAATTATGAAAAAATATCCTCAAAAAATAGATTGGAATTCGTTGTCGTCAAATTCTCACCCCGACGCAATTAGCATATTAGCTAACAATTTAGACAAAGGTATAAACTGGGGTCATTTAACAACCAATCCAGGCGCGACTGAAATATTGAACCAGCATCTCGATAAAGTGATTTGGAGTTTATTATCAAGATATGGGAAGACAACAGCATTATTACGTAAACATATCCATCATGTTGATTGGAGATCGTTATCGTCTAATCCAACCCCCGAAGCCATTGAATTGCTGGCCGAACATGTTGACAAAATCGATTTTTATGGTATCGTCTTTAACACAAACCCCGATGCATTTAGTCTCGTTACATTTACTGAGAAAGATTTAGACTCACTGAAGAAAAATAACAACGAGGAAGAGGAAGAGGAAGAGGAAGAGGAAAAGGAAGAGGACGAGGAAGAGGACGATGCCGATGACGACGATGATGAGGATGAGGACGATGACGATGACGATGATGATGATTTTGATGAGGATGACGAATATCAATATGTATTACACGCACTTGCCTTACATTTTCACCCAAATGCCATTCATTTGTTAGAAACAAAAATAAATGAATTGAAAAGGTCGGTTTGGGAAAATTTGTCTGGAAACCCAAATCAGGCGGCGGTTGACCTCTTGAAAAGAAATGTAGACAAAATCGATTGGGACGCGTTATCCAAAAATACAAACCCCGATGCGATTCAACTCTTTCAAAATCATATGGACGGGGTCGATTGGGAAAGATTATCATATAACCCAGCGGCGATTGAAATCCTACGGGAAAATAAAGACGAAATTCGTTGGTATATGTTGGCGCAAAACCCCAATCCGGAGGCCGTTTCTCTGTTACGTGAACTTAAGACAGACGAGATTGATTGGACCGACTTGTCCGGAAATTTAAATCCCGCTTCGATCAAATTGTTAGAAGAAAATGTAAATAAAATTAAATGGCACCAATTATCCAGTAGTGAAAACAGAAAAGAAGCAGCTGAACTTTTACAAAAATATATCAATAAAAAAATTGCCAATGATGTTAATTGGACAGAATTTTCCAAAAATCCATATGCCTTGCCCATTTTACGTAAATATGTTGATAAAATCAAATGGTTCTCACTATTAACAATGTGTTGGACAGAACATGTTATGTAAGGAAACGGAAACTTTTTATTTTTACACATGAATGGTATAAAAATGTTATGGCTTGTCGTTTTATCATTCAAACCCCATTCCCGTATGGCCACGAAACATCATCAGGCGCGCTCATTGTAAGACCTGAATAACGACTATTTAGTGTATTAGCACCATATACACGAGTTTGGCCGTTTAAATCAGGCATATTTGTATAACGTTTTGTAAATGTGGGACATTTCCAACCATACGTCTGACTTCTCTTATTTGGATTACTATTATATGTTGCACCAACAAGAGTGTTACGAGTAGAACTATTATAATCATTTTTAACATCACTTAAATCACTATTATCGTAATAACATTGATCTGTATTTCCACATTCGTCTATCAAATCAACGGACATCTGTTTTACTCCTGCGTAATCAGAAGTATATCCACACTTATTTAATGATGTTCCCTCATTAAAACCTGACCAATAAGTGCGACTTACGTATCCACATGGACCCGACATTGAATATTGATACGGAACTTTATAATCAGGATGAATGCGAATTCGATGACCACAATCGCACGTGCCGTCATTTTTTATATTGGTTCGATTCGAGTCAGTGTATCCACAAGAAACCGTTGCATCATGCTGACAATTTTGTCCAGAATATTTACCTGTCGGGACCGTAGCATCGTCGTTTATCACGGTCACATCACATGTATCACATTTAGCACCGGACCAATGATTTGAACACGCACATGTTCCGTTTGTTTGTGGAGTACCATTCATACGTGTTCCACCATACACTTTACATGCATTAAATTTATCAGATGTGACTACATTAAAATTACTATTCGTATCAACCGTAAGTATTTTTATAACGACAGGAAGGTTTTGTATAATTTGACTGGCTGATAATGTATATACGTTATTATTATCATCAAGCACAAGTATGTTTGACGTATCCCCTCCCAAAGACGGAGGAGTTACCGTTTTTGTTATAATATTACCATTTCCATCGCTCACAAGTATGTTGTAAGTACTCATTTATAATATCATTTATAGATTTTTTAAATGAAAACGTTTCACCGGTTTAAACCATTAACAACCACATGTGAATTAAATTTAAATTTTAAATAAATTAAATAAATGACCAGTCCTAATCCTACTTATAATTGACGAAAATGGTAACATGTCTTATGAAACCGTAACGCCTCCTGCTCTTGGAACACTTACATTAACAGATAAAAGGAATCTTATTTATATTGATGTATCTGGAAATCTCAGTACTACAACAATAACGGATATGTATAATTCGTTTCCCATAATAAATAATTTACTTGTAGTAAATAATGGTAATTTTTCAGTGATACCCAATAATCTCTTCAATCCTTGTTCTTTTATTAATGGTAATAAAACCGGACGCCCTAATCCTACAACTGGTAAGTGTGTATGTAACAACTATTGGACGGGAGACGCATGTAATATATGTGATGTATCAACAAACGCGACGCCGAATACTCATACAGACAATTCATATGGAAGTTTTGCAGGTCCAAATTGCGACTATAGCGCTGCTGTTAAATGTAATGGTAAGGGACTTGTTAACAAATCGGGAGTGTGCCAATGTAGAAATGCGGCATCAGGGTCTGACTGCACCGGTAATAATTGCGAACACGGCGGAACACCGAGTGCCGATGGTTCATCGTGTGTTGGATGTCAGGCGGTATACAATGACGGTAACTTATGTAAGGTTTTAATGTGTCAAAATGGAAGTGTTCCTAACGCAAGTGGAACATCCTGTATTTGTCCACAGATTACCGGCTACAACGGGAGCACATTAAGGTCTCCATGGGGAGGAACGTTATGCGATAGAGATATGTGTCAAAATGAAGGGACTGCGTATAATGAAAATAAGCATGCATGTAAGTGTGCTGCTTATACGCATACTTATAAGTGTACTGGGGCTGATTCAAATCGCCGCGCGACCTTTGAAGCGGGTCAAACCAGCGAAAACGATCGTTGTCAAACGATATATGATAGTACTAATAGGCCTTATTATTTGTCAGGTCGACCTTTAAGCGACGTATTAACCGGTGCATATTGTCCATAAACAAACTTCAATTAAGTGAAAATTCACACTCTTGGCACAACTTTTCAGGGAGGAAACAAGCGACTTTTTAATTTATTTTTACACACGAATTGTGTAAAAATGTTATCGCACAAATTGTTTATCCTGTTCTATTAAAATTTTATCAATGATTCCGTCTTTCAACTTAGTCGTTTTGTTTAAACCAAAACACTTTGCAATTTCTTTTAATTTAAATACTGTATATTGGCTCAATGTTTCACTTGTAAAATTTGGACACTCGGTATAACGAACGACTTCTTTCTCACGCAATTCTTTTCTCTTTTGCTTATCAATCGCATTAATCTGCTCTTTATTCGCATGATAATGTTCTTTCTTTTGCGCGTTTATTTCGTCGCGTTTCAATAATCGTCTTTCCGTTACTTGTTTTAGACGTTTTTCTCGATTCTTAATATACTTGAGACGGTCACGCTCTTGTTCTGTGATACATAAGTTTACGTTTTTATTCAAAGGAGGATTCAATTGAGCAATCCAGTAGTTTTCGCGAATGATCAATTGGTCAACTGGAATATCGTCTTCTACGCATTCAATTTCAAAATTTTCTTTACCATGATCACGCATAAAACGATAAACAGGCGTTTTTCCTTTTGTCGCCGCCGATTTGTGCTGTGATAACCGAATATTTAATTTATTGTCAGTTGATCCTATATAAAATTGTGTGTTATCTATTTTATAAGTAATTTTATAAATTCTGTTGTATTCTATCATTTCATTAATATTTGGCCGTTTCATATTAAGTGTTGGATTTAATTTTGTATAATATTCGTTTTCTTTTATTCCTAATTCGGTCATATTATTTATATCACATTCTTCTAATAAATGTATACTAAAGTGATCAATTCCGATTTTTCTTATACATTCATAAAGTTTCGATTGTTTACCTATTTTTGCATTGCTTCGATTTTAGTTCTTGTATCGTAGAACCTACATAAAAATCACTTGTTTTTGTATTTACAATTTTATAAACACGTCCTTTCATTTTGATAAGAAATATTATCTGTTACGATATAAACTTCAAATTTATTTTTACACATTTGAATTGTATAAAAATTTTGTAATGTTTGTTTGCTTTTTGTATTTTGTAATTTTTGTTTGCGTGTTTTTGTTTTTGTAGGACTATAACACTGGAATGACGGGAACGGATATGGTTGTGTTACAGCAGCCAGTCACCAATTTGCCGATTTTTAAGTATACATGCCAATTGTTTTATAACAACAATGGTTGGAACAACGCGTCCATCAATAACATCTTTTTATATCCTGGATGCAGTGCAATCCAGTCCACTGATACAACACAGCCAAATGGCGGATATAACAACAATTTACAAGTTCCCTTATCCGGTATTCGTCTCAATTGGTCAACATGGAGTCAAATGGCAAACAGTAACCGTCAATCTCGTATTTATTGCGGTGTTCATTGGGACAGCTCGAATCAAGCAGGTTTATTGGTAGGAAACCAAATTGCCGATACCGTATGGAAAACATTAGGTGTATGATAAACGATTTGTGTATTTCTATAATTTTTAATTTTTATACATGTATAAAAATTTTGAGTTTAGATTTTAATATTCGAGAATTCATTGAACGTTTGTTCAGCATCTAATAAATTCACGTTTAAATCAAATAAGGTTTTGAAGGTCACATCTTTTATTTTTAATTTATTATCATAAATCAAAACACGCAAATGATATCCACTTTCAATCACTTTACGAAATTTTAAATAATTTCGACGGACATTCATCAAATAAGTATAATCAGATTTTACTTCAATGATTAAATGTTTACTTTTTACAAATAGATCAGGATGATAGGTATGTTGGATATCATCTTCTGTATAACTAAATCTTGGAATTTCTTTACCTATGATGATATCATCTTCTTTTATATTTTCTTGCAGTAATTCGTCAATCGCATACCCTTCATATCCTTGAATGATTACCATTTTACCAGATGGCATTTTATAATTTTTACGAAGATATGAACGTTTAACGATGCGTTCAAATATGGTTGAATTTTGAGACACGTTTCGGACACCATATCGCTTCAAACACGTTTCTTCATATTTCTTAAGAATAGAATCTTTATATTCTTTATTGTTTATTCTTTTATTATTTTGACACTTATTACAAAAAGAAGTAGTATTTTTATCAAAATTTTGTATAAATGATTTATTTATGGAACCACAATTACCACATTGATATTCAAGTTTGCGTGTAGAAAAATTTACCTCAAGAATAATATGTCCAGTGGTTTCTAATACATTTTGACAAAATTCTACTTTTTGTTTTTCACAATCTTCATCATTTTTACAACCTTGACAAAAATGTTCAATATCTATCTTAGATTTTTTATTTCCAAATGATGCAATACTTAACGTATTAACATGAGAATTTTTATGACAAACATATACTATTTTTTTATTTTCATAAAAATCATCTTTTGTTGTTTTTACTTCAAAATGTTTTTCTAAAAATAAACAATAATTTTTATATTTACACAAAGGCATTTATACATATTTTATTAATTTTATTACATATTTCAAATTTATTTTTACACATTTGAATTGTATAAAAATTTTGTTTTGTATTTTTGTATTTTTGTTTTGTATTTTCGTTTGTGTGTTTTTGTTTTTGTAGGCATTTTTCTCATAAAACTGGAAAACCTAACGCGCCGCCTGAAATACGGATGATATTATTATTGAGGGCGGTGGTGATGAATGAATACTTCGCGGCATATGCACCCGGGACATTGTTAACAGGACCCGATGAAGTGGTCGCTTCAACGGATGGGGCCGGGATGATGGAAACGTTGGTCAACTTACCGTAATTGGTAGATCCCATTGGATCAATCGCGAAGAAGTCAAGCGAGTATGAGTAAAGGTGGTAGCCGGTCTCAAGTGGGATGACAGGTGCATGATACCATGGGTTAACCAATGAGAAGTAGTCGGAACCCATCTGGTAGATACGTTGAGTATTTTCGTAGATGAGCGAGGTATTCACGATTGGATCAACACCGGATTGGAAGTCAACGACACCAAACATGGAGTTGTTTGTCTTAATACAGTTGGCCGGGCCAAGTGGAAGGTGTTGATCGGTGGTGTAGTTAGACCAAACCGACTGAATCGTGGTATTGCGGCACGCCCAGAACAATGCCTTAATGGAGTGCGAAAAGCGGATATCAACGGAACCAGCGGTGGCAGGGTTGAAGTTTTGCACAGGCGCGGTTTGAACTTGTTCGATGAGAATATCACGAGGTGCGCATGCCATCTTCTTACGCTCATCGTTGGACACGATGGCGTAGTTGGCCCACACGTTAACGTTGGACATGATTTGGTTCGCATCAGGATTGGCAAGATCCGATGGCATAACTGGGCGAGATGTCCACGTGCCATTGTCACCGCCGCTGTAGATATCGGTAGTCATCAATTCGCTCAAATTGCGGAAGGCAAAGTTGATACGCATTTCGTTGTATGGCAATGCGGCAGTTGGCAATGCAATACCGGAATCACGTGAATAGAAGAACGGCAGTGGTAAGTTAAGCGTTGCAGATGGTAAATATTGTTTACCGTTATCATCAACGTTTACTTGGCATTGCTTATTGTTAGCAAGTTGGCCCAAATTGGGGAAGGCGATGGCGCATGGGTTAGTAAGAGCATCTGTGTTACCAATCATGTTATTATAACCGTTACGCTTGCCGGCCGGGACAGTAAAGGCCGACCAGAAATCGAGATGGTAGTTGTCAAAACGAGCCGCCACCAAATCGTTAAAGGTAATGGCGCATTCGGAAATCAAATTGTGCATCAAGTTACGAGTCCAGCGAATCACGCTAGTTCCAGCGGGGACACTAATGGGCAGAGTCGGCACGAGTCCTTGAATCACGGTTGCGTTTGCAGTGGCAGCAGTGACGGCGTTCAAGGTCAAACGAAGCCACGTGTGAAGCAAATAATCACCGGCGCGAGAAATAGAAACAGACCATTGCTGACCAAAGCCGGCTTGGCCAGAACGGCTGCTTAAGCAAACGGGAACTTGAGTAAACCAGGTTGATTTGCGAATTTCACGAACAAAGTAGGCAACAGCATCCGGGCCGCCATACAAGTATTTCTCTTGTTCATCGTAAGTAGCAAGATCGATAAATCCTGATGTTAAGTTGGATGAGCAGATAGTAGACATTTTATTATAGGGGAGATTTTTTTTTTAAATTTCAATAAATTTTTCTTTTCCTTTTTAAAATAACGAGTTAAAAGGATAGTAATTTTTAAGACAAAGTTGTATCGTGAAAATGGAAATTGATATTTTTAGCATCGATAAAAAAATTAAAGATGTATGGAAAAAGAATGAAGAATATATTGGAGAAATTGACAGTGAAATTGTAAAGTTGGAAAATCTGTTAGAGGAGTCGTCGGTATCGTCTTATATAAAACGTGATATCAAACAAAAACTGGACTCCTTATTGCATGAAAAACAAAGAATCTATGAAACCTTAGAAAACCAACATTTCTATACCATGGATGTTTCTGAATTACTTGAAACCCAAAAACAACACGCTCCCCAAAAAATCTCATTTATGTCTAAAAAACCGAAACCGTCCACCTCCGCCTCATTAACATCAAAATACATTGAAATCTTAAAAAAATACAACATTGATTACAAAGAATTAGAAGACATTACTCGACAACAGAAACAACATAAAAAAGTGTGCGAACGTTGTCAACACGATGAATTTATCTCTAATTTTGATCAAAATTTAGAAATCTGCCAAAACTGTGGCAAACAGGAAGAACGGACGCAAAAATCGTCAAGTTTTAAAGATATCACTCGAATTAATTTATCAAACAAATATAATTATGAACGCCGTGTTCATTTTAAAGATTGTATCAATCAGTATCAAGGAAAACAAAACGCAACCATTCACGATAACGTTTATCACGATTTAGAAGAACAATTTGAACGTCATAAATTATTAAAAGGAGATGCGTCTGTTCCTAAAAAGACGCGTTTTGAATCCATTACCAAAGAACACATTTTATTGTTTTTAAAAGAAACCGGTCACTCTAAACATTACGAAGACGTCGTGTTAATTTATCATAAAATGACTGGAAAACCGGTCGATGAAATCTCTCACCTTGAGCCGCAATTGATGGAAGATTTTGACAAAATATCAAACTTATATGATAAAAAATTTAAATTTACGGGCAAGATTGATCGCAAGAGTTTTATCAATACTCAATATGTATTATTCCAATTATTAAGACGGCACAAGTATCCCTGTAAAAAAGAAGATTTTAACATGCTTAAAACATTGGATCGAAAGAGTTTTCACGACGACATTGTCCGTGAATTGTTCGAAACGCTTGGCTTCAATTTTACACCGATTTTTTAATTTGCATTTAAATAATGATTTATTTAAATAAACGTAATGTCAAAAAAAGTAAAGACCAATTTATTGACTGATTTAGATCAAAAACGAGAAGCCGATTCTCACATTGTCATCGATGAAAACGATCGTAAAAATGCAATTAATTTGTTTTTGCCACTCGAAACTCGTTTAAAGGCTCTTATTAATTATTATAACAAAGAAAATGACGAAGTCGGTGAACTGATTGGTTGTATTGTAGGAATGTATTTTTTTTCGAAAACAAAAAACCTGACTGAATATGTTCAAGCCATTTGTACCCTTTATGAATTGCCCATCATCTATCGAATTGACTGTGTAAAACAATTAGACAACGGCCAAGCTTATGTATTATTAAATCAATTATTTGTGAATGAGCTTCCACACATTTCAGCGTTGCCAACACCGTTACGTGTATCGACGATTGTGTATCTTATGAATTGTGAATTGTTTAAAAACGAGGCGTCCGCTTATTTTTGCGACGTGATTTCCGACCACACCATCGATGTCGTTTATCGATATCGAATCATTCAATCGCTGGAACAACATTTTACTCCCCCTAAACATAAAAAAGATAAAGGATTCATTGAAAAGGAAAAAGATAAATTTCTATTTTACGCCCGAAACGCATGTCACCGTTTTATCGATGACCAGACGAACCCATTTACCTATCGGGCAATCGCATGTCAATATATGTTTGAAAAATGCAAACCATCGCCTGATGATGCGATCAAGATGGAAACATTTTTATTGGAAATCGCCGATGACGTGACACTTGCAGACGATGTTCGTGCGGATGCCTGTGATATTTTATTACAAAATGGCGGAGACGAATCTCGCGAGAAAGCACAGCGCGCCTTGTTTGTGTTGGCGGGTGGTCATTTGTCGCGTAACAATATTTTTAAGAATGCTCAAAATGTTCACATTCGTTCCATTGAAGAGAGTGTTGAGCAATTGATCGAAAAATTAAGCACCTATTATCCACGTAACAAAACCGTTTATGACTTTGAAACGTCTTATGAAAACATTTTGGAAAAAATTGTAGATCTACCGCAAGCGGATGAGGTGAAGGGTGCGTTATTGCGTATCACCATTGACCGCGCCGTATATGGAAATAGTAATATGACATTGTCCACCATTTTGGCGAAAATGTGGACGTATATTCAAGATTCGGAACATCGCGAAGAATTAGAAAAACGTCTGTTTGAAGAGTTGGTGGATTCAAACAGTAAGTGTTCAACGGGATACGTGAGTCGTATCGTAAACACATTGTCTGGATACGACGAAGAAATGAGTTTACGAATTTCATTTGAGGATCAAATTATCGCAAACGTGGAAGCGCGATTGAATGCCTGTATTCAAAAGATCTCAGATGAAAATGAAATGGACGATGTGTTACAACAAATGACCATTCCAGTGATACATTATGAATTACGTGGCAAATTTCTTAAATTTTTTAGAGAAAACATATCGGTCATTCGAGAAGAGTTATATGGCGAGTTTAGACAATATATGACCGATTTAGACTATGATTTTTATTTTCGAAAAGCCATTATTCACTATGAAGGATGTTTTTAACTAAAAATGAAAATAAATCTAACCCATCATAATATAAGGTAAAGAATGCGATGGATAAATCGACGATCGCGAGTTTTGCGGTCGCAAGTGTATTGATTGGAATATGTTTATTCTGCTTGACGTATTGTTGTATTTATCGAGATTTTGGGAATTGTACATGTTGTAAACGTAACCTTGCTAAAAATGTTAAAAAAAAGATCGTCATAAAACCGCATCGACCCGTTATTAAAGTTATTTATATTGCACCGTTAGATATGGACCCGTAACAATACAATTCACATGATTAAATTTTTATTATCATTAATAAAAATGAGCAAACTATGTTCGATTAGGAGATTTTCGTATGTTGACACAGAGCGTAATATCGTTGTCCGGAATATTGTCCCATTATCATCATTATTAGCATCATCCCGACTAAAACCTCGGGATAATAACAGCGTGGCGAGTGTTCCTCCGCCATCACGACGTTACCGTGTCAATATTAAACGAATCGCTGACAAGACATTCAGTCCCTTGTTGCTTACTGCCCCGCATAAAAATATATCATTACTCGATTTATTTCAAAATAAAGAGGCGGACGTTGTCGATTTGCGTGACAAATTTCCACCGGTTTTTAGTCAAGGAGAACTTGGCTCTTGTACCGCAAATGCCTTATGTGGAGTAATCGGTTATGAAATGTCTGGATTCATCGGGTCTCGACTGTTTCTTTACTACAATGAACGAGTGATGGAAAATAGTATACTGGAAGACGCCGGTGCTGAATTAAAAGACGGTATTCAAACGTTATTAACATATGGTATATGCCCCGAAACCGACTGGCCGTATTATATTTCAAATTTTGATGACAGACCGCCCGATTATGCTTATGAACACGCGTTAGAAAATAAAGCCATTGATGTCAAGCATATCGATAATACCATGGAGGATATGATGGGCGCGTTAGATAACGGATATCCATTTGTGGTTGGAATCATGGTGTTTGAGTCATTTGAAAGTTATGAAGTATTAAAAACAGGAATGGTTCCATTGCCATATTCATATGAGACATCACTGGGAGGGCACGCTGTCGTATGCGTAGGGTACGATGACATCAAAAAGGTGTGGATTATGCGAAATTCGTGGGGGAGTGCATGGGGTGACGGTGGATATTTTTATTTGCCGTATGAATATTTATTACGAGACGATTTAGCAAGCGATTTGTGGTGTATTACAAAAATGTCTAAATAAAATATTATTTAATCAAATACTATTTAACCAAATAGGATCAACATTAAAATGACAGAAAGTCCCGCTCAAATTAATTACACAGGAGACACTTTATTATTTAATGAAGATGTCGAGGCACAAATTGATTTGTATGAAGAACAAACTGTTTTGCATAAAGATTTAGAATTTCACTCGTCGTTCCCTCGTTCCGGTAAACAGGGCATTCTTGGTATTTTTGTTAACGATAAAACCGATAAAAAATGTGTTTATAAATTATCACAAACCATGGATTTTACCGTACCACAAGAATATGCTGTCATGGAAGATTTAAATCGCATTCGTGAATTTTGCCCGCACTTTTGTAAAGCGTATGGAAAAGTTAAAACACCAATCATTACTCATTATCGCAATGTCGATAATCCATTTGAATATACAAAACAAGATGGTACCATTCAAACCGATGTATTGTTAATGGAATATATTGACAGCTCTCGTAAATTATACAGATACATTAAAAGCAAAGACATTCCGCCGTATATTATTACGTCGTTGATTAAACAAACGTTACTCGCTGATATGATTGCGGGCGAGCATCTTAAGTTTAGTCATTATGACTTGCATTCTAATAATGTGTTAGTAAAAAAATGTGAAACCAACAGCGTATTTTTTTATATTCTTGATGAAAATCGAACATATATGGTTCCAACGTATGGTTATTGTCCAACCATCATCGATTTCGGGTTTTCATATAGTAAAAATTGCGACGAAAAACCATTGTATGGCGCGCTGGCCCATACCAATGTCGGGTTTTTATCATCTACTTATGATCAACACGCGGATGCAAAATTATTTTTATCGAGTGTGAGTTACGAGATGAAAAAATATAAAAAATCACCCGAGTCGGAACGGTTACGACAATTGATATCACATATTTATTCTAATTGTCATGTTGATATGGAAAGTGGTTGGGATGATAACGATGACGATGGTATTTCAAAGCAATTATTGCGCCGAATGAATTCGCAGTTTAAACGTTCCGCTTTTTTCAAGGAACAAGGATATCATGTGGTGGATATGTTACAGTCTCTTGTTCAATTGCCGTTAACGTCAAGACATACCAATGACACCATTGAAGATATGACGAGTATTTTGGTAACAGAGTTTTTAAAGATTGAACGCGAAATTAGTAACGATTTTTACAATATGTATATCATGAAAATAATCATCGAGTCGTGTATTCGTCATCGAGATTTGTATCTAGATAAACAAACTCGTGAAAAAGCCGTCGCTAAATTTAAAAGCGACATTTTAGCGGGTATCGATTCGATCGTAAAATTTTGTAATCCCAGAATCAATTGGGAAAAATTGTTATGCTGTTTGTTATGTTTATCAAAATGTATTGAAAATTATTGCTATGAAAAAATGAAAAAATTGATGGCCCGTAAACGACGTGATTACAATAACATGGGTCTCCGTAGTGTAACGGAAATTTACGAAGCCATTGAAGCAAATATTCCGTCTCATTTCGTGTTTGATGATCGTACTGAAATTTACGTTTGGGATTGTATGGAAAAACGTAGTTATAAAATGCGTGTTCCCAAACAAATGATTTCCGTATTAAATGAAACTCATCCGTATGAACGAGGTATCATGATGTATGAATATTTATCTAACAATTATTAAAAACATACGCCATTAAATTTCACGGTAAAAATCGTGAAATTTAATTTATAAGAATGCCGTATATAAAATGTCAAAACGTCTAACCTTCTCATTAGCAATCACTCTTCCGTTTAACACACCATTTTCGGTGTTATTGGAAGACGCCGCTGAAATTTCTACGGTTACATTGGTTTCGTTACGAAAATTGGTATATGATCATGATGAATTAATGCAAATTGGTATAGAAGTAATTAACGGATACCGTCCAGACCCGGAATATACTAGTTATTGCTTTGTGTCGTTAATTGGCAAACATCCCGAATCGGATGGATGGCCTATTTATCTGGTGGATTAATCAATGCAAATTCTTACTAAAAACGTGTGTTTTTATTAATAATAAATATTTAAAGATCTTGTTTTTAAACTAAATATGTCCAAGAAGCCAACATATCAAGTCATAAAAATTCCTACAGAAAGACCATCGGTCAGGCAAAAGGTTTTTCCAAAGATGCCGATTTTATATTTGGAGCTTTTAGAAAATAAAACAAAAGTAAAACCACATTTGGTAAATACCGAATATGTTCCCAAAAATATTCCAAATATACCCGCTCCACCACAACTTCAAAGTAATTCAAACGCCGAAGTATACGAAAATTACGAGGACTTTTCAAAAAATAAACAAAAAGAATCTCGGTCACCATCGCCGTCCTCGTCTATTATATCACGTGACTCCAGACGTAAATCGTATGAATCAAAACGTTCCGATGATCGTTCACGTGACTCGCGTGACTCCAGACGGTCGAGAGGATCCGTAGAGTCCAAGAGGTCGAGAGGATCCGTGGAGTCCAAGAGGTCGAGAGGATCAGTTGACTCCAAACGTTCAAGGGGGTCGGCGGTATCAACGCTATCAAAACGGTCAAATGAATCTCGACAATCCAAAAATGATAATGATGATCTTTCCTATCGAATGCGTGAGTTATTAAAAGATGACAATGACCGTGATGAACGAAAGGGTGACCGTCGTGAAGAACGTAGAGACGATCGACGTGATGACCGGCGAGACGATCGTAGAGACGACCAGCGCAAGGACGACCGTCGCGAAGAACGCAGAGACGACCAGCGCAAGGACGACCAGCGTAAAGACGACCAGCGTAAAGACGACCAGCGTAGGGACGAGCGACGTGGTGGTGATACAACGCCTCCGTTTGTCGCACCTCGTTTATCGGATATTGCAGGAGGTTCGTATGTTCCGCAAAAAGTAATGGAAACGCTTCATGTGCAAGACGACGAAGATTTAAAACGAGAGTTGTTATTTAAATTCGAGTTGTTGAAGCGTTCGTATAAAACGGCCAACATTCCCGACTTTTCTGTTCACAGTGATTATCGTCATATGCAAAAAACGTATGACGCGACCATTCGTCAAGTTAATATTGACAGTAATATTGAAAATTATAAAAGTTATTTGATTACTGGGTTTTATATCGTAGAGTTTGTATTGGGATATTGGCTGAAATTTGATATGCAGGACTTTACAAAACAGCAAATATTGAGTATGAATAAATATGAACATTTGTTGATTGAATTGGGAGAAAAGAGTTACGTTCCTGAAGGTAGCAAATGGCCGGTGGAAATCCGCTTATTATTTACGATTATCATTAACGCCGCAATCTTTATTATTACAAAGATGGTGATGAAAAAGATCGGCAGTGGTTTGTTTGGCGGACTTACATCTGCCATGTCTGGAATGACGCAACAGCCTCAAGGTCAATCCGTTCCTCAAGAAGCTCCTAAAAAACGAATGAAAGGACCTGATATTAATTTAGATGAATTATAAAAATGAAATATATTATGATAAATAAAATATTTACTATTTATGGCATCGACCCGTGTTCAGTATGCAAGTGATTTGCATCTCGATCAATTAAGTAGTTATCGAATGACAGACTTAATTGATATCAAAGGTGATATTTTAGTATTATGTGGCGATATTTGCCATTTTAAAAATATTGAACATCATCGTGATTTTTTTGATTACGTCACCTCTAATTTTCAATATGTTATTTATGTTCCCGGTAATCACGAATATTATAACGATGACGGTAAAACAATGGCTGAATTGGAAGATAGCGCAAAAAAATTTATAAAGTCATTTCCCAATTTATTTTATCTTAACAATGCGTCGGTGGTGATTGAAGATATTTTATTTACAGGAACGTGTTTATGGTGCAATCCTAAAAATGACCCTCCGTCCTGGTTTGCAATTGATATTACAAAAGACGACATTTCTAATATGTTTTATGAATCCGTTAGTTATTTGCATAAAATGTCGTCGTTGCAGCATCCAAAGCATATCATGATCACACACTATCCTCCTATTTACATGGAATTTAAAAAACAAAAAAACCGTTATTATGACCGTTATGATGAATATTACCAAAATAAAACCATTCAAGTAAATTATCCGCCCATCGCGTGGATTTTTGGACATACGCATGAAAATATTTGTAAACGACAAGACAATACCATTTATTTGTCCAATCAGCGAAAAGACAAACGTTACAATAAAAACGCCGTTATTTTTGTATAATAAAAATGAATTATTTTATATTATTATCTGATAATATAATAAAATGCATACGTTAGAAGAACTAAATAATATGGACAAGACGTCGTTGCACCAAATTGCAGAACAACATGATGTCGATATTACAGAAGATGACACACATTTTTCATTGATTCAAAAAATTTTAAAAAATGAAAAATCGTATCATATCAAGGCTACACGTAGTAAAAAATCTCCCAAACGAGCGTCGCCCAAACGAGCGTCGCCCAAACGAGCGGCCTCTCCCAAACGAAAGATTTCGCCTAAAAAAGTTACAAAACGTGTGGGTCGTAAAAAGAAAGACGCCGTCGAAGAGCCTGCCAAACATGGAGACGACTGGGATCAAGATGATTGTCCGGATGGTAAAGTTAAAAACCCAAAGGGTAACTGTGTGAACGCATGTGGTCCGGGTAAGATGCGAAATGTCGAAACCGGTAGATGTATCAAGAAGCCTGGTGGTCAAGGGCAAGGACAGGGGCAAGGGCAAGGCGAAGATTCTGAACGTATTCCATTAGACGACTTAAATATCACGAGATTAAAAGAAGTTGCGAAAAGCTTGGGTATGTCTGGTGTAACAAAATATACCAAAAAAGATATTGACGTTCTTAAAGCTAAAATCGAAGAAGAGCAAGATAAAAAATTTGGAGCAAAAGAACCAATGATTGCACGAGTTGTCCGTCCGCCGGTATCTCCCGAACGCCCCGCCCGCCCAGCTTCACCTGTACAACGTCCGGTTTCTCCCGTTCGTCCTGTATCTCCCCCTAAACGACAGGTTTCACCTGTTAAACCCATTTCACCAGAAAATATAGTATGTAATCATTGTGGAAAAAAGGGACATGGAAAACCGCGTTGCCCGGAACGACAGGTTTACTATGACAAAAAAGACCAAGAAAAATTGGGCAATTTGATCGGTTCTAAAAAAACAATTGAAAAATTGAAGGGAGAATTCGACGACAAAAATATGAAAAACGCGTCTGAAGATAATATCCGCGAAGTGTTAAAAGAGTTAGGAGACTCTCCCGACGATTTAAACGTCTTAAAGGATCCAGGTATTAAAAATCTAATTCAATGTCTTTTTAAAAAATAATAAAATGTTAATAATAAATGACAGAACGTAAATTTTTTCTTATCCTTGATCAACATATTAAAAAATTAATTGAACGTATCGTGAAAAAAACAAATCGTTTGATATCAAAATCAAAATGTAATTTTGAGATCGATTTTGATTATGACTCAAAATTTATTAAGAATTCAATCGACGAGATATATAACGATGTCATTGAACATTGTTCTAAAAAAAACAAACCCACTCGTGTTCGACGTTCTCCAAGAAAACCGTCAAAGACAAGACGCGCAAAACCTTCTAAACCGACCAGGCGGGCAAAAACTCCTAAAAAACGTAAATGATTAGTTCTTGATAACAAAATGTATCAAGAAATTTACACATCTTTTCCGGTGTGAGTAATGAAATCATAAATAGCATGGTAATTAAAATTCTCTGCGAATGGTAGAGCGTTTTCGCGACAATACGATTTTATATATTGAGATGTATCCGTGCAAACGTGGTATATTTTTTCAGAAATAATATCGTCGATTTCTGCTTGACTGTAATAATGATCATCTTCTTTTTCAATGGACAATTCTTCACTTAAAAATTCAAAACTATCAAACTCTGGCATATTTAATAGATCGGTACTCTTTTAGAACTATTATTATAAATGTATTTACAAAATTCATCAAAGTCATAATCTCGATATAAAATATTGTTTATTTGTAACTGACTCATAAGATGACGATATATTTTTTTTACATGTGGTTCGTAATAGGCTCTCCATTTTCGATATAGATCGTCCGTCGCGTTTGATACAATACGAACATCTGTTCGTGGTTGAGTATATTCTTCCCATTTTTTATTAGAAAAGTCAGTAAAGGTGAGCTCTTTATAAGAAACGTCCTTTTTATTTTTATTGGTAATCACAGTAAACATATTTTAACATATGTTTACTTTTTAAGTTATGAATTTAATTCTTGATATTCATCGGTTAACTCTTTATCTAAATCAGTCTCATTATACTCTTCTTCAATTTCAATGGTCGCTTTCGATTTTTGTTTGGGAGGAGTAAAGTCGGTGATAACGACAACCGATTCAAAACTCATTTGTGGTTCAATTTGACTTACATAAGCACTTGGAAGTGACTGTTGGGTCATTTGCGCTTGCGCCACTTGCGCTTGCACCTGGGGTTGGGCATGATGTTGGGGTTGCACTTGCGGCTGTGCTACCATCTGTGCTTGGGGTTGCACTTGCGGCTGTGCTACCATCTGTGCTTGGGGTTGCGTAAATTGTGGTGGCGGTGGAGCTTGAACAACTTGTGGTGGTTGGGGTGACATAAATTGCGGCTGTGCCACCACCTGCGGTGGCGCTTGCATAAATTGTGTCTGCGGTTGGGCCGCCACTTGTGGTTGCGCCATAAATTGTTGAGGTTGAGGTTGTGGCGGTGCTTGGGGTGACATAAATTGCGGTCGCATCACTTGCTGCTGTTTCAACATATTATTAATTTGAGAGGTAACAATGGTTGACATTTCTGTCATTTTGTCATTAATAAAAACTTTTTGTTCATTTACGGTCTTTTCTAATTGTTGTATTTTTGTTTCCATATCTCGTAATTGAGTAGTTAATGAATGAATTCTTCGATAAAAATAAATAGTAGTTACAGAAAAAACGATAACTTCAGCGATTAAATGGAGATTTCGATAAAGAGGAGACAGCATCGATGACGATGCATTCGGCGATGACGAAGATGACGGAGATGCATTATTTTCTACAGAAGACATTATATTTTAGCTAAAAGAAAAACCTTTAAGCATCAAAAAAAATATTAGGCTGTGGGCGTTTTGATGAGATCGAGGGTAACATTTTATTAAAACGGTCAATGATATTAAATTTAATACGATCGGTAACGATTTGTTTATTATATTCATTATACTCGCGAAGAGTTGTCGAATAAGACGATATCGTTTGCTTTGACAATACATCGTGCTGAATCGCATCATGAAACACGCCTTTTTTCATTTCATGCTGAAGTCGTGATAAACACCCATGAAATTCTCTGCACAACTTCTTTTCGTTTTCTGTAAAATCATCGGTTGTATCTAAATACATCTCAATCTCGACGTCTAAATTACTGTTAAAGGCGGTATGGAGAGCCTGTAAAAAGGTATGTACTCGCTCTTGATAGATCGTATTCATAAACACGTGTAAATCAATCGAAACCGAGTCGGAAAACGCCACGCTACTATCCATCCATTTTGAAATATCCGTTACATATAAATAATGCCCCAATTGACGAATGACAAATGCATACATGTTATCATTTTTTAAATCAATCTTGACATGTTTACCCGACACCTGATTATACACCGTAATAAAATTAGTCAATGCTGTTTCCATTTCAAGACGAATTTGGTCGGGGGTTTTCACCTTTGTCTCTAATTTTAACATAGGAGGCGAACGAGGCGAAGACGCCGACGTTAATAGCGGTGCAGGTGGTGTCGTTGAGCGAGGAGGGGGTGGCGGGACAGTACGACCTTCTTTTTTTCGTCGTGAAGAGGGGGGTGGACCACGAGCGTCGGGTGGGGGAGACGATGATGGAGAAGAAGCTGGCGGTGACGGCGACGGTGAAGACAGAGAATGCACCGGAGAAAGCGGCGGTGACGTATGGGGCGAAGACATATTTATATATAACCATAATGTTTAAGTTGATATAAAGATTAAAACTAAATATAGGTTAACAAGACTTTAAACATGGGTATTAAGAGTTTACATCGTCTTCTTGAAAAATATGCACCAAATTGCTATCGACATGTCCATCTATCACAATACGCGTACAAAAAAATCGCAATTGATATTTCTCTGTATTTATACAAATATAAAGCCATCCACGGCAATCGTTGGTTAGAATGTTTTTTAACCCTTATCACATGTCTTCGAAAATGGGACGTTCATTGTATTTTTATCTATGATGGAAAGGCCCCTGTTGAAAAAGTGGAAGAACAACTCCGTCGACGAGAATCTCGTGCCAAATTAAATATAAAAATTCAAGACATTGAGAAAGAGATTGCCGATTTTGAAGAGACGGGAACCATTGGAACATTAATCGAAGAAATTCATAAAAAAGAGGGAGGAGTTGTCTCACTGTTTCGTAAAAACGTTCCTAACATTAACATTGAATTGGTAAAAACAAAAGTAGAGGCGATGAAAAATATGATGATTCACATCACCCCGGAAGATATTTCATTGTCTAAAAATTTATTTGATGTTCTTCACATCCCATATGTCGAAGCCCCCAACGAAGCGGAACGTTACGCCGCACAATTATGCGTCGACGGGAAAATAGACGGTGTATTGAGCGAGGATACAGATGTATTGGTATATGGCACGCCTATTTTTTTAACAAAAATTGACACGAACAACGAAACCGTTATCGAAATTACACATGCCGTGATCAGGGAAGAAATGGATATGACAACAGAAACCTTTCGCGATTTATGTATTATGTGTTCCTGTGATTACAATTCCAATATCCCATCGATCGGCCCTGAAAAAAGCTATCAACTGTTGCGTGAGCATCATACCATTGAAAATGTCATCGACGAGCTAAAAAAACCATCGTATCACTTTACACAACATGGACAAAAACATCCCTACACGGACGAGGTGTGCGCGATTTTAAAACACGAGGTGTGTCGAACATTATTTTCGACGTACCCCATTGAATATTATATTCCCTATTGTGGCATGCCTGACTTTAATGCATTACAAGAGTTTTTGCGTATTCATTCCATACGATATGATATCACCTCATTAAAAAAGCATTTATGTCCACGAGAACCGGTATTTGAAGATGAAGCAAACGAATAATTTTTTATATAATATAAAAAATATGTGGCCCATCGTGATCATCCTACTTGCGGTGGTGACGACAAGTATGACACTGTTTTTGCTAAAAAAATACATCTCAACAAAAGAAATCAAATGGTTGTATATATGGTCGTTTTGTCTCATCATTGGTGTCGTCACAAATGTAAAATTACTTTCTATGTATGATTTATCCTATATTTATCCCATACTAAAAATCATTAACATTCTTGTTGTAATGGGCGTCGGTATATTCTTTTTAGGCGAAAAAGTTAATATCTATGGATATGTTGGTGTATTATTCGCAATATTGTCATTATATTTACTTAATTATGCGAAAGAATAAAGCAAAATCGTTAATCGGTTAACGATTTATTTACCAGGATAGGCATCGTCGAATTCTAAATAGCACAATTCATCTTGGCCACATAAGGGGTGTCCTACCGTGTAGGCCGGTATTTCTTTGCCTTTTGAGTCTTTTACTTTATCACTTGAAAATTTATCTTTGGTTTGAAGTTTTGTGGTGACATCGATTAAAAACTTTTGAATTTCATTAATATCATGGGGACCGTCGTAACGAATAAATGGTTTTCCATTTACAAAAAGAATAATAAGAGGCACGTAACTGATGGGAGCGATCGTCGCTTTACTCATGGCAACAATCGTGTGTTCCATTGAAATATTAATCATTCCAAATTGGCACCCGCCGATTGACCCGGGAAGCCTTTTAAAGATAGGAATAAGTTGGTGACAATATTCACATTTTGTTGAATAAAATAAAATAAGACTGATTCCACGGATTCCATTACATAGAATGTCGCCTTTTGTTCCATGCTGAATATTAAAATCGTCTTTTTGTAAGAATAATAAACCACTCATATATTTATATTATAATTAATGAACATTTAAATGATATATAAAAATGCACACATTTATTGTTGCACAAATGATATCACACATACATTCTTTGTGTGTTATGAAAACATGATGTATAAGTAACCATAAGAAGCATCTTCCGTACTGGCTTCAAGTTTTTCAAGTTCAATCATCTTATTTTTATGATTTTTTGTTTTTTCGTGATTCTGTTTATTTAACTGATTCGTAACCGTTCCACACTTACAGACAAAAACGGTTTCCTTTTTTCTTAACGCAGTTTCACGAGCGGTCTTTTTACGCCCTTCAATTCTACGTTTTTCTTTTTCATCATCGTCTAATTCTCCATTTAACGTCTGTTCTCTGTGTTTACGATACATCTCTTTTGCATTAATAAGCGCACAATCTTTACATGAATATTGATGGCCGGTAAGCGACTGGCGTAATTTATGAAATTGGTCAATTGGTTTTGTGATCTTACATTTACAACAGCAATATTCGGTTAAATTTTTTACTTCCTTTTCTCGTTGTTGGACCAGTTTGATACATTCTTTACACTTTGTTCCGCGACGATCAAATAGATTGTTATCAACGTAATAATGATCTAATGTCTTTACCAATTTACATTGAGAACATTGTTTTTCTTGCGGAACATCTTCCGTTTGCCTTTTCTGTTGAATATAGGCCGTTTGTAATATTTTCACACATTCTCTACAGCGATTTTGTCGTCCGTCTACATGTTCTTTGGCAGGTAAAAAATCTGTGCGCGGTTTTACGACATTACATTTCGTACATTCCTTTTCGTTTAGGTTTTTAACTTGTTTTTTAGATTCAACCGGTTTTTCTTGTGGGTCGTCTTTATGATACAATTTCACCATTTTTTCAATAAACGCCACAATCTCATCGTAGTGATCAATACGATAAAATTCCTTACTCTTAATGACTCTTTGTGATAAAAATTTTTGTTTAACATCGTCCTCGATTTGTTTGTTATAACGAGTATACCACGTTTTTTTTATGACAAAATATTTAGATGTTCCCGCGCTTAATGTAGCAACGCGATCGTTTATATTTGATGTAATACCAACTTTAAATGTCTCTTTATCAAAAGGATTTTGACCGATGTAAACAACAGCTCCAGCTGGTTCTTCTTTGTATTTAATACGATTTTCCATGTTTTCCAAACGCTCTTTTATTTTTTGCATATTTGTCATTTTTTCTCGTAACTCATTTTTTTCCGAACGCTCTTTTTGAGCCAATTGTTTTCGTAATTCGTTATTTTCTTCATCTACAACTTCTTGTAATAATTCTTCCAATTTAATATAATAATCATGAATTTCATCAGCTTTTTTTGTTCCGGCTTTCATACAAAACTTTTTAAATGTCTTGATAGATAATAAAATTGTTTCTTTGTTTAGACCAGCTCCTCCCAATGACGAAGCTGGTCTATCAATATACTCAATGCGATAGTCATTGTCTTTTATAAAATATTTATCTAACAAACGTTTTGCAGGGTCTTTACGTGAAAACCCCAACCATTTCCATATATTATCAAGGTCAACGACAAAATCATTTTTAGAATGATAATTTAAAAACCCGTAAAAATTCGTGACAAATAAATGTTGCTGCGTTTCTGTAAAGGTTTCTTTGATTTTGTGTAAAAATTTATTTCGATAATCACCCGATAAACGGGTAATCGGACTTTTTTCTACTAATTTAACAATGTCAAATGTTTTTTCCATTTCTATTAATATAATGTAATAGAAATATCTTTTAAATCATAATTATTTTTATGCAATTTTTAGCAAATAAAAAGCTGCTCCACAATTCGATGGAGCAGCGTTGTTATCCAATCTTTTCTTCGATAACATCGCGACAGCCTTCAATAATTTTCAAAAATTCAAAATATGTCTCGCGCATACACTCTTTATGCGGAGATGACAGTATGACATTACCACTTTGGAAAATTAAGAAGGTATTATAGTGGTTCTTTTCAACCTCCTTTTGTTTTTCTTTTTCATCAAGGAGGGCGGTGTAATTTTCATAGGTGAGATGATGTTTTGCCCATTCATTGGTTTGTTCGTTGGTTAAGACCATCTTTGTGACAGGGACCTTATTTAAGTTGGGCAACGGTATTTTAATGTTTACTCCTGTGTAACCAAATGTCGTTTCCAATAATGAATAATAATCGGTTTCTTTGTTAATGTAATTATCAAGATTTTCTTTGTTTACGCAAAAACCAAGTGAAAAATTGATATTGGCCATGACCGTCAAGTAAATGACTTCGAATGACGTGTTAAGAGGCAGTGACAAAATCTTTTTGGTGGTTTCTCGTTTACACGCGTTAATATGAGCAATGACATAAGACAAACACTCATGAGAGTGGCGGTCGTTTTTACATCCCGTAAATTGAAACTTTCCGTTTTTCGTGATTTTAAAATTAATAAATTTATCGTCACAACTCATGACAATGGTAAGACTGTTTCTAAAATAATTATTATTGCTCGTCTTCTTCTTTGTTTTTAATTCGACACCTCGAATATTGTCGCCCATTTTAATCGTAATAATGTCTCCATTATTTAGCTTTTGCGGCTCCTCTCGCTTCTCATTCTTTGGTCGACGACCCCGTTTTTTAGGAATCACCCGATAAGGAACAACCGGCAGGATCGCAAATAATTCGTTAATGTTGATTTTACAATTCGTTTTCCCAATAATTGTCTCCGTAGAAATGTCAATGTCATCAAATGGAATTGACATTTAAATGTTTAATAATTATATATTTAAAGCGAAATCTTTAAATCGTTTTTATTAATAACGACGTTTATCGGGTAACAGTCATTTTACACAATAAAAATGATTATACTGTATATATTGTATGATATAATAAAGAATATGAAGCATATTAACCGTTTTACGTCATACGCGGCTCCTGTGAGAAACGAGGCCGCAAGCGAAGCAAGCGACACATCAAACGAAAGTGACGCACTCCCGTCTCCTCCTGCACGAGGCATTACATTTGTTGAATGCAAACCTCTCGATTTTTCAAAAGAAATTATCGTCCAGGTCGACAATCTCGCAACGATACAAGATCATTATACCAATCATTATTCATGCCTTCGTTTTTACTATCGTAAATACCAAGAATATGTTCCGATTGTCATTTCTTTATTCGTTGTCTCTATTTTTATCATTGTCATTGTATTTCAAGCCTCTTCTTCAGTCATTACACTACCCTGTGCAAAGTATGGCAAAGGAACACTTGCAAAAGATGTAAGTATGGAATGCTTACGCTTCATTTGGACCATGTATGCATGTGAAAATCCAGCGGTTTTCCCTCCAGATAACTATCGTGGTTGGTGGAATAGTTCCCCTCAAGGAGAAGTTGCTGTTAATTGTAATCTTGATTCGAATTGTGGAGTAGGATCATATTATAACGTAATTACCTATATGAAAAAATGTAAATCCTATTATCGAGGAGAAGGAATGTAACCGGTGGAACCTAAAACGCAAAAAATTGTGATACAAAACATGTATCACAACATACACAAGCATTATGGCGATTTTAACACACAAGCACGATTCAACATGATATTCATCGCATCCTGATCGGTGAATTTCTTAAACGCTTCCGGCGTACATGGGTAAACCGTCGAACACGGTGCCTCAAAACAATGTTTGGGATACGTAATCGTGTATTCTGGTTTATCGATGTAACAATTCTTTTCCACATATCGATATCCGGCCTCTCGTTCAATGATTACCGGATTGGGATTCGTCGCGACACCTCGATACCAACGATTATATGGAAAATCGTCAAAATCGGTTACAACCTGTTTTGCCGTTCGGTTTGTTGCGTAATAAGGACGATCGTAACTGTTTTTTTTCATGATGGCCATTCGAACAATATCTTCATTCATTTTATTATACCAAATATAATAGAATTTAATTACAATTACTCTATCTGTTTTTTACGTTGCAGTGCGGTAATCGACGCCAATTTCGCTCGCAATTTCGATGAATCTTGATCGATCTGCATGACTTCCGTTACTTTTCCGGCATAAACGCTATATTTATCAATGTCCATACTACCGTCCGGTTTGGTCCACAAGGCGTCCGCTGCGGCTTTTGCCTGATCACAAAGACCCGACTCTTCCATTTTGTTGATTAATTTTAACGCCTTTGGATCGGTTTCAACTTCTCCGTTTTGGTTAATAAAAATAAATTTTTGTCGAGAGACATCAGAACAGCCATATAAGAAATTGCCATCTTCACCAGTTAAGAGGTGTTCGCCGACCATAATGGCGACCCCTTCTTGTCCGCGTGCGATAACTTCTTTGGTAAGATGTTTTTCAAAGACTTCGCGGATGTGTTTGGTATCGTTAATGTCGAAACGGTTCATAATGTTCATGGTATTGTTGGTGGTTGTTTTAGGTTGTAACGCAATATCGTTAATGGTTTTTTGCAACGACGCAACCATTGCTTCTAATTTTAAGATGGTTTCATTTTTCTCTTGTATTTTTTCTTGATAATATTTATCTTTTTCTTGCAACGACACCACCATCGCTTCTAATTTTCCAACGGCTTCATTTTTTTCTTGATAATATTTATCTTTTTCCTGTAAAATGAATTGATATTGAGTGTTGTCGATCTCTAATCTTTTTACATATACATTATGTTTTTCACTACATGTTTCGGTGTGTATTAATAAACTGTTTTTTTGTGCATATGTTTTTTTACAGTATTCACATTCAAATTGCTGTTCCGGACAACCGCGGAGTTTTAAACAAAATTTTGCGGTATGTTGGTGGGTATATAAATTACTTTTTGACATAAAAACCTTTTTACAATATTCGCATTCTAATGACATTTTACTTTATGTACGACACGTTTTTAAATTATTTTTGCAAATTTGAAAAAATTTTGCCGTTATTTTTTCAAATTTGCAAAAATTTCCAATTCCCGTATTTTTGCAAAACTGCAAAAATTTTGTCATTATTTTTGCAGTTTTGCAAAAATTTTTAGTTTTATTTTCTTCATAAACCCGTATTTTTGCAAAATTGCAAAAATTTCGGCCTTATTTTTGCAATTTTGCAAAAATTTATTTTCGTCAAAAACTCGGATTTTAACATTCGCTTCTCGAGAAAAAACGACCGGTTCGACAAAACACCCAAATTTTTTGAGTATAAAAAACGCGATGGCTCGAAAAATGTCTTTTTTTAAATCTATCCCATAAAAAAAGTAGAGACACACACATTTTCAAAAATGTGTGTGTCTGTCATTATTTTTTCACACACGTTTGAAATATTTTTAGAAATGGATTTGAAAAACGTTAACGAAATGAAAACGCGCGTTTTCATTTTTTTCTATTTTTATATCTATTTTTTTATAGAAATTTTATTTTGGTATACTTTTAATTTTAAGATTTTTTTGGCGATTTCGTTTTCGTCGTTTTCGTCGTTTTCGTTTTCGATTTTTTGGGAGACTTCGTTTTCGATTTTTTGGGAGACTTCTTTTTCGTCGTTTTCGTTTTCGATTTTTTGGGAGACTTCTTCGGCGATTTCACACGCCGTTTTGGCCTCATTTTTAGGCGTTCTTTTCGTTCTTTATCACCACGCACGTCTTCTTCAATCGTAAAACGGCCTATCCGTGTTGTAAGCGGCGTGTCTTCTTCGATCGTAAAACGCCCTATCTGCGTCGCAAGGGGTGTATAACCGCCGTCTTCAATCGTAAAACGCCCTATCTGTGAAACGGGTTTACGCCCCTGTGTAATTTGATTACCTGGTTTATAGTTGTCGATCGTAAAACGCCCCATATTTGTAATTTGTGTAACTGGTTTGAAACGCACAACTTCTTCAGGGACTTCGTGTATGGTTTCCATTTTGTTTAATTTCTTTTTTGATTTAGGCATTTTTATTTTATAATAAATAAAATAAATGAAACTTAATCCTCGTGCGTCTGCTTTTTTACCACCTGATCCTGTTAAAGAGTTGATTAAAATCAACACCATCATCCCATTTCATTCACCAGAGGCATCTCAAGCGGACGCGATATCGTACCGCGTTGTAAATGGTTTTGTGTATAGTAATCGATGGTTGTCGCTTGAAGAATTTAAATCGATTCCAAGCGGCTATGGCGGCCGTGTGGGTGTATTACCTTATTTTGTGGAAGATGGACAAACGTATTATCTATTAAATATTTCAAATCGTGGTTTGAATAGCGATTTTGGAGGAGGATTAAAAGCGAAAATGACACCCTATCACGGACTAATCAAAGAATTAAAAGAGGAAGCACCACAATGGGCAGATCTTTATTTACACAAATTAGAAGATCTATCCGACCCTCCTGTTATTTATAGTGAAGAAAAAATGTTAACTAATACCAATGAATTACGAACCAATATCATGATTCTTCTTCATATTGATAAACCAGATATCAACGAGTTTGTTCCCACAAAAGAAGTAACACAATTAAAAGTGGTCAATGAGCAAGAATTTCAATATGTATTATATCACGAACCCGTCAATAATGGACTACTCCTCATTCGTCCCATTTTCAGTTAATTTTATATACATTATATAAAATATGGTACAATTTTTGTATGTTTTCGTGTGTTTTTCTATTTTATGTTTACGTGTTTACGTGTTTACGTGTTTTCTTATTTTTATGCGCCTAACGTGCGGTTACTAATGTGTGATGCCGTACATTTTTTTGAGGTTATTGACGATGATAACACTGTCATCGTTGAATTGACGAGAAACCAGTTGATACGCATATCGGGTCTGCTCAATCTTATCATGAATGGCATCAGCCAATTTTTCGCGCTCCATGACATTCATCGTCGATACCAAATTCGAAATTTGCGTCGACGAATACTTGTCCCAATTTTCAACCATATCGTGAATTGCGCGGAATGACCACATATTCTTTTATTTTTAATGTAGAAAGAAAGATTAAAAATCAATTTTATTCTGTATTTTTATCGCGAAATCCAGCGGTATGGCCCATCGCCACTTACTACGGTATCGTCGCGTGATGGTTCAACCTCGAATGTATTTCGTGTTCCGTATACATGCCAAAAGAATTTTATATTGGGCCCATACACCGTAAAGGAATTATTCTCTACTTCAGAACAAGAAAGCGACACATTAACATTATATTTATACGAGACAATCGGCGTAATTTGCACAGTAAAATTGGTCGCGAGATACTGGACATAATCAGGTAATGTGACTGTCACATCGGTTCCATTTGTAATTTGAGCTTTACCTCGATAATAAACTCCTGCTTCTGGACCTTCCAAACACGCGTGCACTAAATATTTATTTTCTTGAAACGGATGGTCAATTACAAATGTTTTGGTAGTCGTCGTCGATGAACCGCTATAGCCAAGTTCACCTGTTTTTTTATTATACATTAACAAGGATGGTTCTCCCCATCCCGTCGCCGTCGCCTCTCGTACGGGCTGAATCACCGTCGAGTATGGTGCGGGGAAGGAAGACAAGCCTGAACCCGTCGCAGAGATCAGGATAGAATGATCGGGTTGCGGTTGATAGGTATACGCATTATATCCAATTGCGATCGAACTGTCTCCTTGCCCAAGATGACCCGCGTAACTACCAAGTGAAACGGCGCCCAGTTCTTGATTTTGATGACCCGCGTTACTTCCAAGCGCGACACAATTCGATCCTTGATTGTGTTTTCCCGCATTGCCACCAATGGATAACGCGTTGACGCCCTGGTTACAGGCGCCTGTTCGATAACCAATATTAATATTGGTGACAGCGGATGTGATAAAAGACGCTGAACTACAGTGTGTATGGTGAACCATTCGATTCGATATTTTTGACCAGTCTTTGCCATCAGCGGAATAAATCATGGTGCCCTGTAAACTTGTGCAAAGCCATACGCCGTGTGGGCTCACCGAGATGGAATTAACATGAAACCCGACGGCCGCCCCCGTGCAACGCGTCCACGTGGCATTATCATTGGTATACGACATAAAACACGTGTCGGAATGGGGAACGGAACCATACATCACAATGGTTGATTTTGACGCGCCAATATGAATACCAATGGGTGGAACGTTAAACGTAGGCGTTTTTACTTCTGTCCAGACAAGTCCTTTTGTGGTAAACACACCATAGCACCAATAGCCAGCCGACGTGTTATTTTGTGTAATATGATAACTTGTGCCGACAAACCCGCCATTTTGAAATAACGAACCCGGTGGTACATAACAAATGCTTCCGCCACTGCTAACACCTGATTTACGCCATGTGATATCGAGATTTTGTGGGGGGTCAAGATCACTTGTGTATAAAATGGTGGCCGATGTATTTATTTTGACAATGCATACCCAGTAATTAACGTTATATGAATTTTTACCGGAAATTAAATAAAAAGGAGTAAACATTGCTGTATTGCTCGGATCGAAACGAATAAACGCGTCTGACGACGGAAGATCGACCGTTTGTTCAATCACCGCGTCGCGTGCAACATTGAATTTGATTTTTGTCCAATTGATACCATCGACGGAAGACACAATTTGGTTATTACATACGGCGATGATTTTGGAACCGTCTTTATTGGCCGCGATGGTGTTATGAAGGGTGTGTACCGTCATTTCAGGATTCATAAGCGTTTTATTTGTATCATCAAGAGGAGTCCAATTAATGCCATCGACGGACCGACGTATTTCATTCATATCGGTCGTTCCTTGGCCAATGGCAAATACCATACGTAATGAATCGCAATAAACAAGTTGAGAAACCTTTTTAAGAGAGATGGGCGTCGCAGTCCATTTTACAGTGGGTTCCGATGTATGAAACATGACAGATTCGCCGCCGACAATCCAAACCGGTAAACACGGTTTTTTAGACTGGCTGCCCGAATCCGGCCCAATATTAATTTCGTGACAGTCTCCGCCACTACCACCACCTCCGCCACCGTCGTAATTAAAATAAGTAATTTCACTGGTTTGTGTATTATAGCCTAATACATGATTCTGCTTTGATTGTCGAATCGGCGCGACATAAAAAGAAGATGGTTTAGCGGCTGATAATTCTTTTGTTGTGGCATTGATCACAATGGAATAGGGTTGAGGCGCCTCTGCTTGTGAACCAATGGCAATACTATTCGTGCCTTCATTTTTTGACCCCGCGTTCGTTCCGATCGCAATGGAATGGGAGCCTTGATTGTTTAATCCGGCATTTGCCCCAATGGCGATTGCATTTGCCGATTGTGTGTTTTTACCAGCTGAAAACCCGATCGCAACGGCTTGTGACTGTTGTTTTAACGATCCCGATAATGTTCCAAGTGCGATGGAGTTATCGGATTGGGAGGTTTGCCCGGCCGCACCACCGAGCGAAATGGCACCCGAACCTTGTTGAAATACGCCTGCCATCGAGCCAATGGCGATTCCCATGTTTCCTTGTGTTTGTTGTCCGGCGGAATAGCCGATTGCGACCGTAAATGGACCTTGATTTTCTTGTCCCGCGTTCACACCCATGGCAATCGACGAACCAAATTTACCTCCTTGTGAATTTGATCCGGCCCGATAGCCAATGGCGATGCCATATTGACCTTGATCATTTTCGCCAGAGTTTGTTCCAATGGCGATCGCAGATGAACCACTTGATCCTTGACGCATGGTTCCGGCGTAGCGACCAATGGCAATACTATCGGGCGATTGATTGGACATGCCCGCGTTTTGCCCAAGTAACACGTTACCATTTAATGAGGGCACGTAAGATGAGCCATTCCAATATAAATAATCTCCAAATTGTGTCGCATTGGGCAGATTTCCCCCACCACCAGGACCAGGTGGCCCTGCCGGACCCGTTGCGCCTGTCATTCCGACACCTGTATCTCCTTTCGGGCCTGGAACACCCGCATCTCCTTTCGGTCCGGTTGCGCCGACGCCGGGACCCTGTGGACCAACCGGCCCGGTCGCTCCTGTTGCGCCCGCGCCAGGCCCCTGTGGACCTTGTAATCCTTGCGGTCCCATTGGTCCTGTCGCACCAACGTCTCCTTTAACGCTAATACCGGCGTCTCCTTTTGGTCCTGTTGCTCCCGTGGCACCGGTTGCCCCGGCGCCGGGACCCTGTGGACCAACTGGTCCGGTCGCACCTGTTGCACCGGCGCCGGGTCCTTGCGGTCCTTGTGGACCTTGCGGGCCCGCGTCTCCTTTTGGACCTGTGGGTCCTACCACAGTGTCTCCTTTTGGTCCCATTGGACCGATTACGGTATCTCCTTTTGGCCCAGTGGGACCAGGTGGACCAGGTGGCCCGCCGCCTCCACCGCCACCTTCACCTCCACAACCTCTTTCTCTGGCTTCGTGATATCTTTCAAACGAAATAAATGAATCAGATACATCTACGTGGCTCATTTTATTTTATCATTTAATTAAATTACAATAAAATTGATGTTTTATCATATATGGTTTATGAAACCTAAAAGATGACCGAAACTCGAGAAACGTGGATTGTTGATCAAATGGAAGAGCAGGATGTCTATCGATTTGTAAAAGAGAATAGTTTATGTTCTTCTTATGAAAATGACATCTTTGACATTTCGGTCACAACACGTTCATCTCGTGCTCGTTCTGACCCACAACGAAATGATGTGATTCTTAAACGATGGATTACCCTTGAACAATTAAAAACGTCAAGACGCGGGTTTGGGGGTCGTATTGGCATCATTCCTTATTGTTATGAAGGTGAAAAATTGCATTACATCATTAATCGTTCCAATCGAAATCGTTATAGTGATTTCGGTGGAGGGTTTAGAAAAAATGAATATCCTTACAACGGGCTACTTCGAGAAATTCGCGAAGAAATACCTTGTTGGTATCCCTATTTATCTGATTTAGTGGAAGATGTTCCACTTATTTATTGCGAAGAAAACATGTCTGCAAAAAGCGATCAGCTACGGTTAAACATTCTTGTGTTTCTAAAAGTCGATAAACGTCATCTGTCACCTTTTGAACCATCAAAAGAAGTCACCGATATTTATTACATGAATCAAAACGAGATTGATGAACTATACCAAACGGACCTAAATCAAGGTTTAAAAATGTTACGATCTCTGCAACTAAAAAATCGACTTTGCTGAATAAATAATGTATCATTATTTATTAAAAGTTATTGGTGTCAATTCGTCCCCATGGGGTATGAACAAATCGCTGTTTACGACCACCTCCGTGTCGAAGATTGCGCTCACAATCGGCTCGTGGGAACATACAATCTTCTAAGGTTGGTCGCCAAGCAAGCTGCCATTTTGACAATTTCGAGTGTGGGCCACCATAGCCACCAACTTCCCACATGTGTTTTCCATAGTTCACATCGGCCAATGAACCATCCGGAAGTTTGAAGTTGGCCGATGAACGATGCCATCCGTTCTGTCCACAAATGCCTTCCATACGATCTTGGTATCGACCGGGGACAGTAACCACAACATAGCCATTGCCATAAACAGAAAATCCATCCTGTGAAAATGAGTTGTGATACACGCGGCCCTTGTAACGAATGTATACTTCGCGGACATAGGAAGGAGTTCCTGGGCGGTAGGAACCATCTTGACGAACTTGAACTTCAAATTCGCCATCATCTGAACGAGCCAAGATAAAGATAACTGGCTCCTGAATATGGAAGTAATCTCCGTTAAAGTTGGTAAAGTGTGGATCACCGACCGCTGAGCAAGTTCGAGACGGACCGATCACTCGTTTTCTGGTAGGACGAGGAGTCGCAGGTCTCGTGGGACGAACGGTGATCGGCCAATTACCGCCGCCACCTCCACGACCGCCGCCACCTCCACGACCGCCGCCACCTCCACGACCGCCGCCGCCACCACCGTCTACACGACCGCCGCCACCTCCACGGCCGCCGCCACCTCCACGGCCACCACCGTCTACACGACCGCCTCCATCACCACGACCGCCGCCGCCACGGCCACCACCGTCTACACGACCGCCTCCATCACCACGACCGCCGCCGCCACGGCCACCACCGTCTACACGACCACCGCCTTCACGACCATCTTTGTCTTTCTTGTCCTTGCCTTTACCTTTGCCCTTTCCTTTATGGCCTTCTTCTTTCGGTTCTCGTCGACGATCACGGCCGTCCTTTTTCATTTTGCGTTCAAGTTTTTTAACGATGGCGTCGGCACGTTTTGCGGCAAGAGTTGATTCTCGAGTCTTTTTGACGGCTGATCGAATGACTTTAATTTGTTTTTCAAAATCACCGCCGTCTTTGCGAAGATTGAAGTCTTGCATACAGCCAATCATCGCATTACCGGTCGCGCCCATTTCTCGGCACATTTCACGTGCACGACGTCCTTCTTCGGACATGTCGTATTGTTGTTGTTTAAATTTAAACTTATCAACATTGGCCGTTACCAATTTTTGGTTCAGTTTTTGTTTTTGTTTCGTAATCTTACGTAATTCCTTTGACATCTTTTTAAAGTCTTCGCGTGAATGAACATGTTTCAAGCTGTCAATTAAACGATTCGCTCGTTCATTGATAAACTTTTCACGTTTTTTGAGCAATTCTAATTTACGTTTTACTTCCATTGCCTTTTTAGCAATCGCTTGACGTTTTTTACGCATACGAGCGTAGTATTGAGGAGATCGTTCCTCGTCGTCATCATCGTCATCGTCGTCATCGTCGTCATCATCCCCGACGATCTTAATCTCTTCATTGTATGGCTTGTAGGGAAGCCCTTTCATGACTTGCGGATTCTTTGAAAACACCGTGTCTTCATCACGAATGAGATAGTGTTCATAGGTCGGTCCGGTAAATTTAAAAACATTGCGGCCCATTGGTTTCATACCGGTGATTTCATTGGTGTTAATCATCTTTTGAAAACATGGCATATAGTTTTTATCATTAATAATCGTCGTATAATGATTGTCGTACGTAGTTGTCACACCTACGATTTCACTCGACGGCAACGTGTACACCGTCTTTGTGCCACATGTTGCCGAAATGGTTGAATACGCTTTTAACAGCGAACAAAGCATTTTTATTAATGTTAATAAAAATCTTTTAAATTATTAATTATTTTTACATTTAGGTTATACTTTTATTTACCAGCTGACGAGCGAGCCCTTGAAAAAATATGCTTCATTTTTTTAATGTCTTCGGCGTCATCTTCTTCCGAATCATTCCACCACTTTTTAATTTTTTGTCGAAGTTCTGGGTGTAAATCTTTTTTATGCAGACCCTGTTTTATAAAATGATGAACATCATGATGTAAAGCTTTATCTACATGTCGTTTCCACCAATGATTACGTTTTTTAACGTATTGCGGTTGACCAACGTTGCTCTCTTCCCCTTTGTCTTCATTCTCTTCCCCTTTGTCTTCATTCTCTTCCCCTTTGTCTTCATTCTCTTCCCCTTTGTCTTCATTCTCTTCCCCCTTGTCTTCATTCTCTTCCCCTTTGTCTTCATTCTCTTCCCCCTTGTCTTCACTGTCTTCATCACTTTTTGATTTCACTAACGATCCGTTACGACGATTTCCTAAAAAACCTGTTGGTGATCCAGATGACCCACCGTTACGCGACCCGCCTCCGTTACGACGTGTTGGTGATCCAGATGACCCATCGTTACGTGACCCACCTCCGCTACGACGTGTTGGCGATCCAGATGACCCACCGTTACGTGACCCACCTCCGTTGCGACGTGTTGGTGATCCAGGCGACCCACCGTTACGCGACCCACCTCCGCTGCGACGTGTTGGTGATCCAGGCGACCCACCGTTACGTGACCCACCTCCGCTGCGACGTGTTGGTGATCCAGGCGACCCACCGTTACGCGACCCACCTCCGTCGCGACGTGTTGGCGATCCAGATGACCCACCGTTACGTGACCCACTTCCGTTGCGACGTTTTGACGATCCATATGGCTCACCTCTATTACGACGTGTTGGCGATCCAGATGACCCACCGTTACGCGACCCACCGTTACGTGACCCACCTCCGTTGCGACGTGTTGGCGATCCAGATGGCTCGCCTCCATTACGGCGTTTTACAGAGCCCGATTGGCGCCGATGATGTTTTGTTTCATTAAAAACAAGATATTGTTCATATGATGGGCCGGTATATTTTTGTATATAGGAATTCATCATCGTATTTATGGGAGCCTTATCCGTAGAGATCATCTTGCGAAAACATGAAACATATCGTGGATCATATACATTTGTAAATTTAAATACAGATTCACTTGTATCTGATGGAGTTTTATATTGCGCTGGAAATGAAATAGAAGTGATCACGCCTACTATTTTTTCCGCCGAGTCGGCATAAGAAACGCGTGTTCCGCTACCGCACATCGTCGCAACTGTCGAATACACTTTTATAAGTGTACATAACATATTTTATTTAATATGATAATCTTATAAATTTCAAAAAATATCATTTATAAAGATGCGAAATTAAAAATGGGATGCGCTTCAAGTAAAATAAAAAATAGTCACGACATAACTGAATGGATTTCGGTTGGAAATCGTCGTGTATCGTATGATGAATATCAAATTATTATTAATGCAAATTATCCGCAAAACGGTGTAAAACATCACGAATCGTCTTATGAAACTTATGAAATAAAGAACGATCAACACATCTTTGCCATTGGTCTTATCGACCAAACAGACGACAGCTCGTATTTTCTAGAGTCGATGAAATATGTGATTGAATCGATCGAAAAGATAAAACCGACACGCAAAATATTATTTCATTGTTACGCGGGTGTTTCTCGAAGTGTTGCGTTATGTTTGGGATATATGAAAACCATTTATCCACATAAAACGCTTAAAGAACTTTTTATAAAAATGAAACGCAAACGGCCAATCATAAATAGCCGGGGAGCGTTTGTCGACGAACTTTCTCGATATTTTAATGACGATTCACTGTTACAATATTATACAGAACATTATACGATGAAAAAGGCGGTATTGTGTAATGACGGGTTTATGATAAAGCGATTGCATCCCACGTGTGACGTGAACCAATGTTTTCGTCAATTAACACATGTATCATTTACGTTATTAGATATCGCCTGCAGACAGTTTTGCGACGAATCGATCAAAGCATTGTTGGAGTGTGGTTGTAGCATTCAATCGCAAACAGGCTTGTCTCCCTTTTATTTTTATGCCAATTATCGAAAACCATCGATTGATATGATTGATTTGTTTTTACAGAATGGCGCGTCGTTGAGCCAGCGTGATTCACGTGGTAACAGCTTTTTGTATTACATTGCAAAAGAGAAAGAAAACGAGACGGACGATGACATTGAATATAAAAACAATTTAATTAACATGTTAGTCGATCGCGGAGCAGATTTTAGTATTATCTTAGAAGATGAATCAAGAAATCGTGTATAAAAAATTCATATTAAATAAATGTCTAAGGGTGTATTTGTTAACCCTCTTTATGATTCGAACGATAACTATGGTAAGGATGTGTTAACATTATTATCTAGTTATTTTTACAAAAAAGGAACGGTAGCCGAGCCTGAGGTAAACGAAAACGACGTAGACGCCGTAGGTGCCTCAAACGAAGACGACGTAGACGCCGTAAGTGACGTAAAAGACGTAAACGAAAACGTCGTAGATGCCGCCTCAACGTGTAAAAAACCTACGTTAGGAAGCGAGATTTATTTTTTATTGACAAGTTATTTTTTTGGAAATGAAAAATCCAGAACCGCCACAAAAAAAGAATTTACTGATCAAGATTTTATAAATGATTGTAAAAAAGGTATGAGCATGAAACAATTGATGAATAAATATAATTATAACATCTATCGGTTGGTTGATAAATTATCATTGTTAGAAAAATAAAAATGAGTTTAACAGTCAACCGATAAAACCATGATATGATGAGATATCGTTACGATAATATTGAAACGTCTTCAGGGGAAGACGACCCGGAACAGACGATTAGCTATGAAAGACAGCCGATTGTTCGTCAAACACAATCCGTTAATGGATTTCCCTATCCTTATTTACAACCGCAGCCGTATATATCATGGTGGTCTGTGTTCACCGCCTGTCTTTTTTCATTTTCCGTGTTACTTATTTATATGTTTAATATTTATTATTCGGTGTATTTGAATAATATCGCAGGCAATGTAAACATGTCGATGTGGCTTGCCATTAATGGTTTATTCGGCGCCGTGTTAACCATTAATGGATTGATTCATTGGATCGTCTTGATGTATCAAGACACGTGTTATGGATTTTTAACGTGTGTCCGTGTGACTCATATTATTACCTCTGTTTTTTTGTCGGGGTGGACAATCTTTGGTTATGTGTACTTTGCGACAATTACCATTAATGATTCGGCATTTTACACATTCATGTGGTTTAATTTATGTTTTCAAACGTTATTTATCGCGTTTTCATTAATGGTCTCTTATTTTTTAATCACCATGATTTATCAAGAAACGTAAAAATGAAAATAAATTGTTTTACGGTAGTTCATAACCGAAACCGATGGTACACGTGTCGCTCGAGACGCATGTCAAACAATTAGAACGAACGATAACGAAACTGATTCACACAAATGTGACACTGCCTTTTATTTTCGAATATTATAGTGCCATTCACATGACAAAACAAATGAACATGCCATTTTATGTATGGCCTCAACTTAACGCAACGCATAAAATAAATAATGGATTTCCTGTCCATGATATGGGAGTCGATGTCACCGATATCAATTTTAGCACAATTATTCAATGTAAATATTATGCAAAAAATAACATGATTACGTATGCACGGTTGTCCACGTTTCTCTCAACACCGTTGTTGGTTCATAAAAAAATGAACATGGTGCTGATACGAACCGATCACTCCCTTCTTGATCCGTACGTGTCACGTATGGTAAAACGAGGAGACATCAGTGATATCACATTATGCACAAAAACATTTCAAGCATATATTCGTCAAACATGAAATATACAAAAATAAAAAGATGTATCTTTTTATTTTACCATTGTATAAATGAATGAAAAACAAGTATTGACCGCTGTTGGATTATTTTCATTTGTTTGTTCGGTCAGTTTATTTATTTTCGGCGGTGCCTACAAAAATGATGACTTGACCCGTCAAAAAACAATTAAAAACCGTGTTTTTATCGCCGCAGGTGTGTTATTGGGAGTTGCATGTTGTATCGGAGCATATCATATGATCTATCAACAATATTATGTCGCAACTGCCATATTAGCCGAAAAGGACCCGGCCACCTACATGGATTTATGCACCAATTTAGTGGAATCGACACGAGACACGGGTATCATTGACGATTTTACTCGTATGAAATCGGAACGTCCCATCAAAGAAGTTCAAAATTTTTGCGGAAATATGGCAAAAAGCACCATCGGTTCAAAATAATCGTTAAATCTAAAAATGAAAAACCGCGTTAGAGCCTTCAAACATAATATACAATGGGCGTAACGGCAACAGACGATCTTGAACCTTCACGGCAAACAAATGTGGACGGCGAAGGTAGTATTGAACCGTTATTTGCGGGGCGTATTGATCTGGTGACGGGATCACTATGGTCAGCCGCAATCCAAGAATTTAATCATATTCCAAATGACAAGGTTGTTCTCACAAAATGGACACTTAATACAACTAACGATCGAATTACCATTTACACATTAGAAAAAAAACAAAACAAATGGGAGAGATGGATTCGTGTATGGGATGCTCAAGATTATCCGGTGTTTTGGGACTATATGTATTGTCCAACCTCGCCGGATACCGTTGACATCGACACCTATCAACGCGACCTTGTTTGTTCATTATGTTACGAATTGGATGTTTAACAAATTAAATTTAATGATTTAATTTTTTTATAAATAAATGGAGAACATAATCGATTATAATGTTTACAATATGATAGAACAATATCAAAATAACAAAGAACTTATTCATTCGCAATTAGAAGGTCGTTCCGACACGATGAATAATACAACCATTATGAACTTGAGCATTTTAACGTTTTTTGCCGTATTTCTCTTTGTGATCGTCGCGTGGATCATCGGTCTTTATCTCTTGGTTAGAGACTGGGAAAGACTTCCGGATTGGGTCAAAGTGTTAGGTGTCGCGTCGTTGATTTTCGGTTTTCCAATCATTACCATTATTCTCGTGCTTGCAACTACAGCGAAAAAGGGCACAGACACGGTTGTCCCCGGCGAAACACCGTTGCCAACCTACGGATTTGGTGAAACCTCAAAATTTCGATTTAAGCGTCTTTAGGCGTGTAAAATAAAATTGATTTTTATTACAAACTCGTAATAAAACACTCGAACACACACCCAAAACACACACATGTCCGCCAAAATGATTACCGCTTTGACCACCATTCTTGAGAAAGAAAACCGTACGAAGATTGATTTTTCAAACGAAGACGACGTTTCTTTTTTTACCGCCGTGTTAAAGAAGGTCGCGAAAAAGTCGTTTAAGCCCACCGCTGCCAATGACGTCGTTGTAAACAACAAGCCCAAAAAAGCCCAAAACTCGTATATGGAGTTTTGCAAGCATGCTCGTGAAACCAATGATTTTACGGATATCAAGAAAGATCCCAAGGCGATTTCTCGTCGTCTTGGAGAGATGTGGAAGGCTCTTACGGAAAACGAAAAGGAAATTTACAAGGCTCGCGCCAAAGACAATAAAGATCGGTATGACGCAGAATGCCGCGCGCGTTCGACGTCTCCTAAGAAATCGAAACAACCCAAAAAATTGTCACCTTACATTACATTCTGCAACGCGCACCGCGGGCGTGTAATGGAGGACGAGTCGTTGTCTCCCCAAGATGTATCGCGACGCCTTGGAGAGATGTGGAAGGCTCTTGACAATGATGAAAAGGCCAAATGGAAGACCGGCGCGGAGGTTGATAAGCTCGAGCCTGAACCGGCTAAGGAACCCGAACCGGCTAAGGAACCCGAACCGGCTAAGGAACCCGAACCGGTTCAAGAGACAAAGAAGAAGGGTAAGGGAAAGAAAGCCGATAAGTAAAAACGATAAAAAACTACATTTAAATTTATAAGCCCGGCGGCTTATAAATTAATCTACATATAAATTTGAATATGATAACTAAAAATATAATAATAAAATGTATCAAAAAATAGTACAATGCATTGATCATTATTTGGAGAAATATGATATTGTCTTTAGAGACTCGAGCGACAGTAAAAAAGACGTAATCGAAGGGGCCGTGCGTATATTTAAAAATAATAACGAACACGAATACAAATTGGGACATATTATGTATATGATTGATAAACAAACTAAAAATTTACACATCAATCACATTTATATTCCAAAAAGTAAACATAAACCGCCCATTACATTTACAAAAATATTATTGGCATTCTTATTTGCAAAGTATCATCTTTATATCGAAACATCTACATTAACGGCACAATCAAATGAATACAAAAAAGGACAAGAATTTTGTTTATTATGTATCTATCAGCGTTTAGGATTTGAGCCTTATGATTTAACGTCTAAAAAAATGATTAATTATCTAAAAAAATGCAATATTGCAAAAGATACAAAAGATACATGCATTTTATGCATATGCCAAAAAGAGACTAAACTTGACGACGTTGATCTATCTCTTTTATATGTCGACATGAAAGTGTTGCTTCCCAATTTGAAAAAAATAATAAACGAATTGTCTAAAGAAATTCATTGTAAAATTTAAATTGATTTTTTATCGTTTGGACAAATGTAACAATATAACATGAATCGTCTCGCCGAAAAAAACAAATTGGTATCGTTGTTGTCGACGTTAAAGACAAAAATTGACCGAGCGCGAAAGTCGACCGAAGAGTTACGTCATACGACACTGATCAAAGATCGTGAATATAAAGAAACCCAAATTCAAACCAATGAAGATGTGATTTCGAAATGTACCAATGAAATCGACACCATTGAACAACGTTTACGATCATTGGAAAAAGGAGAATTGGATGACGAAATTCAACGAGAAATTGACAAAAACATGAAAATCGTTGAAAAAAAACAAGAAATTACGCGACGAAAAGAAGAAGAAAAAGCAAAACAAGATCTCTTGCATAAAAAAGAAGCGGACCAATTTAACGAAAAAAATCGTTCGCTTGATTACCAAAAACGCCAACTTAAATTTGAAATGCAGAAAGCATATGAACGTTTTTGCACCGCCGATATTCCGCCTTATATCACAGAAAATTTAAAATCAATGCCGTGCAATAAAGGATATATTTGGAAAAATGTGTGGTATTTTGGCGAAAAGCCGCACGCGTTTGACCGTTATGGTAAAGCGGAACCCGTGGTGATGTTTGAGCGTCAGCGTGATACCATGTTTATTCATGAAATTACAGAAAACGAACACTATACCTATAAAAAGGTCGGGCAACAGCCGCGAGAATATGTTTCCGGTATCACCAGAAACAGTAAATTTAAATATCGACGATAAACATTTATATCCACCCGGATCTAAATTTAAAAAACGCTTTTTATGGTATTGACCGCGAGCCCAGCGCCTTCCGCGGCGGCAAAAAATTTATAACGATTGGTTAACCAATAATGCAAATACGCGATACCGACGATGATGATACCCAGTATGATAAAGATCCACCCTGACCATTCGGTATCACTTAATGCCGTGCCTGGAGCAGACGGTTCGATATAAATGGTGATGGTTTCCCCCGCCACGTGTGTCATGTCGGTTGTTTTCATGACGGATTGGTAAGGGGTATTGTTGTAGGTATAATCGACGAGTAATTCACAGGTGGTGACGGGTGTTGTATTGTTACCGGTTTGCGGGTCCGTTTTACAATAATTGACTTTATTAATTTTTCCATTTAACGTAACGTATGTTTTTGAGTTTCCTAATCGGTAAAAACCAAATAAACACAACCCGACGGCAATGACGGAGCCAATGATAAGGCCAATGAATGTTTTAAAACGGCCAACCTCGGCCGCACCATCGTAAAGTTGATTTCCAATACCGACTTCTTGAGACATTTATATTTAAAAATATTTTTAATAAAAGATAAAATGGATAAATTGGAGATGATGAGACGTTTTATTACAGACGATGTGCCACGAATTGCTATTATTCGTGCCGATCAACAACGTCCATTCATGAGCCAGGTGATGGCGATTTATAATAAAAGATATTCTCCGCCGCTCGATTATGATACAGTTCACACCTATTCCACGATAGCGACACGATTTAAACTGTTTACTACCTATTTAGATCGTATATCGAAGTCACTCGATCAATATGTCACAGAATATATGGCGTGTATGGTTAAAGTGATCTATGATATTATTCATAAAAAAAAGAGTGCACAGGATTATATTAATGATCTTGAGAAATATAATCGTGAAATCTTGCTCAAAAAAGAAAAAGATGATAAAAATGCAAAACAACGAGCCGAAAAAGAACAAAAAAATGCAGAACAACGAGCCGAAAAAGAACGACAACGATTGATCATGGAAGAAACCGCAAAACATGCAAAATCCGCAAAACAACAGGATATCGATATTGAGCATACGTTAAGCATGTTTTCAAAAATGAGTTTAAACCCGCAGCAATCGTCGTCTACGTCACCCACATCGTCTACATCGTCACCCTTACCATCGGCGAATAGTTACTATATACCCGCCGAGCCCGCACAGATTCCACCTGCGTTATCTCCATCGATCGTATATCAACAGCATCTTGACGATCGAGTCAACACCGTTGTCATCGATGACCAAGAACATCATTTATGGCTATCCAATCCGGTCAACAATATTGCCCATCGAAAACAAAGTGTAATGCTACGAGAGGTAACACCCTATGTATATCGTGATAAAAAACCCCTCAAAATGTATGACATTGCAAATGCGTGGTATACATTAGGCTTTGGTGCGGTGAAAAAGGCGTCCTCCAATCCCAATAACCATGAAGAATATGAAAATTATATCTTAAGTTGTCAACCCATTGGTCAGTACATTAACGAAAATCATATCCATATTTATCGTTATGAAAAAGATGGAGTAGACGTGCGTGGACAGGCAAAAGTTAAATTTTACAACAAAAACAAAAAAACAAAAAAGTGGAAGTGGGATCATGTGATGATCGCAGAACATCTAATCGATTATAAAAAAGAAGATAAATTTAAGGTGGCCGAATTTCTTTATCATATTGCCTATGACGTACTGCGTCAATTTGGCGTAGAACAGTGTCAACCGATTACATCTCCTGTTCGTGACCAACGTCTTACCGAATACGGAGGACCGGTCGAACCCTATAAATTTGCACCGCAATCGCACAAACGCTCGCCTCAACGACGTAAACGCTCTCCACGAACTCGTAAACGCACACCGCAAACTCACAAACGCTCGCCACGAACTCACAAACGCTCGCCACGAACTCACAAACGCTCGCCACGAACTCGTAAACGATCACAAAAAAGCAGGCGAAAGTAAAATTGAAATAAAAAGGTTGACCCTTCATGAATGGTATTCATGAAGGTTTATTTGATTTCGGTAGAAGGTAACATTGGTTCGGGTAAAAGCACCTTTTTAGAGCAACTTCGTTCACGATATGCGTCTAACACCAACGTCGTTTTTGCGCCCGAGCCGGTTCATACGTGGCAAACGATTAAAGACGCCGACGGAACGATGCTCGAACATTTTTACAAAGACCAAGAAACCTATGCATTTCCCTTTCAAATGATGGCCTACATCTCACGCCTTTCGATTTTGCGAACACTGGTTCGAGAACGTGATACGACTCGTCCATTGTATATCATTACCGAACGAAGTTTATTAACCGATCGCTATATTTTCGCCAAAATGCTATATGACCAACAAAAAATTTCAGAGATCAATTATCAAATTTATCTTCAGTGGTTTGACGAGTTCGCCAATGACATTCCCGTCACCCATTGTGTCTATTTACGAGCCGACCCCAACGTATGCGACACGCGTGTCAAAAAACGCGCCCGTCATGGAGAGACCATTCCGTTGTCGTATTTAGCGGATTGTCATCGTTATCATGAACAATACGTTGAGATGTATCCGGAACGTATCGTGTTGGACGCTAATCAAACGATGAGCACTGAACTGGTAGAGTCGTGGTTAGAAGAAGTGGGACAACATGTGTTTCAATCACCATAATATAAAATCGAAAATGATTTTATATTCAATCATCAACAAACAATAAGTAAAATGGACGCCTCAAAATTTATTTTACCATTAAACGTCCAAAGTGTGACGGAAAAAAAGCCTACTAAAATTGTAAGTTATTTGCGCGCGCTTGGGATAAAAAATACGGAACACTCGGTAAAAGAAACCGTGACGAGTCAATTAAACGCGACGCCTGTTGTAACCGAAATGGAGGACGGAGTAAGCGTCTCGCTTGCCTTGTTTTTATTCATGTCACTTGCGGACGGTGCGTTTGCAATGTATGTTTCGGGAGAGATTTCATCGACGATGTTTAAAATGATGTCGTCGTGGTTGTATGCCGATGGGTTGATTACCGTGTTTGTAATGGCCAATGGGGTGTTGTATTGGGCAAAACGTGACGAGTGTGTGAGTGGTGTTACGCGTATCGTTCATTTTTTTATGACGTGGGTGGTCGTTATCTGGGTGATCTTTGGGTGGAATGAATTTTCACAAATGAACCATCATACGGAGATCATCAATATACACACGATCTATCAATTATTGCGAATCCATTTGGTGTTTCAAACCCTATTTGCGGTGGTGGCCGTGTTTATGTCATATCACATCGTCAAAAACTTGTATGATCAGGCATCCATGTGTCCCGGGAAACCAGTCCACGAATCGGTTCAAATGAAAACACCCGTAAAGTAATTTATATCAATGATATAAATTTATGACGACCAATTTTTTTTGAGGTCTAATGTTTTATCGGATAGGGCGTCGGCGCGTGAATTAAATTCGCGGCGAATGTGACGGAATTGAATACGTGAAAATTGTGTGACCAATTGACATGCTTTGTCGCATAACACCATGAGGTGGTCTTGTTTGACTTTCCATTTTTTTGTCACCTGTGAAATAACGAGTAGCGAATCGCCTTCGACTTGGACGTCGTGATTGCATAAACCCATGTCGATGCACCGTTGTAGACCGCTTATCAATCCCGTGTATTCGCCAATGTTATTGGTACCATGGGCGATAAATTCACCACCTTCCGCAATGGTGTCACCGTCTCGGTAAATGACATAGGCGCCGGCGCATTTACCGGGGTTGGGATTACTACCACCATCGAAACGTAGAAGAACGGGCATTGTGTGTGACATGTTTATATGGAGACAATCATTTATATATCATTTTTATGTACATTTATTTGTTAATGTTTGATAAGAGAGTAAATTACGCTTCTTATAATTAGAAAACAAGTATCGTGATATACGATGAACTAAATCATCTAATGTTTTATAATTGGTTAACATAAATATTGCAGTTGGCATCTCTATCGTTCCATCTTTGGTCGCCACAGTTGTTGTGTTTTTATCAACAAGATTCCAATACGACGTAATTTTTGCAAATACATTGTCTGGTATCACAATTTTTTTAATGATGTCGTAATAATGAATGGAACTGATCTCACTGGGTGTAAGATTACAATCTTTTAAGGTTAAAAAAAAATAAGCCCCAACAATGTCATAGTCGTTAATATAATTATCGTGTTTATTATCTCTAACATTATCACTGATAAACACGTCTGTATAAAGTACGTAACATTTTAAATCTGGGTAGTCGGCGGCATTTTTATGCGAGTTAGCCAATCTGTCTATGGTGTAATTGCTTTGAAGACTTTTGAATAACGCATTAAATTGATCGTTGCTATAAAGAGGTGTTGAATAGTTGCCTTTTATGGTTTTTAAAATGGCTTGTTCGGTTAATGGATATAATGTGGTTACAGTGGGAGGCATCGTCATTAACGTTGGTGGAGGAAGTGTAAACATATAAAGAGGGGGCAACTCTAATTGTTTTAATAACTCGTCGATGGAAAATGGGGTTGGCGTTTTTGGTTTATAAAAATAATAGATGATACCAATAATACATATCACTAATAAAATTTTAAAAATTTGTTTCATTTTATATATTATAAAATAAATGTTACGCAGTGATTATGGTGATGTGTTTTTAAACGCGTTAAAATTAACACCTACAGGTGCTACGCCTTATGGGTCTACGGTACCATCACCTGTCGATCCCTTAGCTCCTAATTATAACGCATTATTATGGAAAAAAATATATACTGACCGAGATATGACCAACAGCAAAGGATATGATTCATCATATGGGGATACCGTTTCTAATGATGGGGCATTTTTTGTCGTTGCGACATTTAAAAGTACTACCGGACCGACGGGTAAAACAACACCTACAGGAGTCGACGTCATGATAACTGGAACTGACATTTACAATAATTTTGTAAACATAAGTGAAGATAAAACGCCACCGCCGGGTACCACCCCAAATAGAGGGTTAATTTTTGATCAGTATGGTAATATAGCAATTCCGTCCGTGGGTATTTGGAAAAATCCATTGACGCCAGGTAAAGCCTTTTCTCCTGACGAACCCGACTCGAACAAAAATAAAAAATTTACTTATAGGCGTGACACGGTTGTCAATAGTTCTGGAAAATGGATATTAATGAGAGATATCAATTTATCGTCTACTACAGCGCATGTATATTATGTGTTATACAACCCGATGCATGGTAAAAAATACAAAGAATTTTATCAACGTAGCGATTCTCGAATTACAGAAGCATTACCACAAAAATATTGTGAAATGATGGCGGATAAAACTACTAATCCCCTTAAAACGGTCCCTCCGATATACACATCTATGTCACCATATCAAAAATATGGTATAACTAATCCTGATGATGTCGCCGGAGATAGTGCAAGAAATTACGCGGATATTAGTTGTTATGTGATAAATAATCGAGAATGTGTAAATTTTGCGTCGCACGGTCTTACAAGATTAGACAGTAGTGATTATGCGTTATACGATAAAATGTGTACGTGTACGGCTGGTCCTTTTGCTCAAGATGCGTCGGGAACATTAGCGTCGATTATCGCAACTAATACGCTAAATAGCGATGGTGAGAGTTTTATGGGTAGTAAAAATACTGAGAAGTCGTTTTTTAAAGACATGTACGAAAAAAAAACAGGAACCTATGGCATAAATACTATCACTGATCCATGCAACGCAAGTTTTAACATTACAAATTGTTCAATGACATTTATAGCAGGAGATAGTAATATTTTAGATGGCGGAACCGTCCAAAATAATTGTACGCCCACCAAAGATTGCACTTTTTATGAAAAAGATGATGGATGTATAAATGGCGCCGTTAGTTGTAATCCTTTACGTGTTCCACAACCACAAGAGTGTAAACCTAATAATCTGAATTCAACGTCATCAGCGGGGAAACGAAATGTAATAAAAACGGTAAAAACCCAGGCAAGCGGGAAGGGTAGATGTCCCGGGACCCCCATCACCGGTGATACTAATAAATATACAATAGAAGAAACCTGTGTTGTAGACCCAATTCCTTGTGAGTATTACTCTTGGCCAGCGGATGCTCACAGCATCAGCTGCCCCACCAGCAGCACCAGCGGCTCCAGCGGCTCCAGTGAATGTGTCATTCATAATCTATCATATTCCCCTGTTACTGGAATTGGAACGCAACAGCGCGATGTAAAACCGTCAACATCCGTGTATGAAAATGGAACATCATATGGAAAATATGGCGGAGCTTCGTGCAACCCGGCCGACGCTATACGAACCTTTAAAGATTGTAAATGGGGAGAGTGGGTCGACGACTCTGGAAGCAGTCAACAATGTGGTGAAACAAAAACGCAAACAAGAGCGCCTATAGCAGAAACATGTACCAGAAATGCTGACGGAACATATATCAGAGATGCTAACGGAAACGTAAAGGGTATAAATGGCGGGTATTCCTGCACAGGCGCCACAACGCGAACGGTCACCAATCCGGCGTGTATTATTCCTTCAACCGTTTTTCCGCCCGTTCCGGATCCTGTGACACCCATATCTAAAAGTCCTATACCGGCGACTGTAGTGACACTATCGCCATCCCCTTCGCCATTCTTTCCGACACCGCCGCCTTCCTCGAGTGGGATAACAACGGTGCAAATGGTGATTGCTGGCGCGATCGTTGTAGGTGTTGGTGTTGGAATCTATTTTTACATGAAAAAAACGAAATAAATATTTTATATATTTTTAATTATAAAATATGTCATCGCTCTTTTTTTATACTGCGCCGACTAAAGAAATAAAAGAGGGGTTTGTCGTAGCAAATACATCGACCGTAGCATCCGTACCCCTACCAACGGGAACTCCAGCCCCTACCGTTCCTCCAGACCCTTATGACCCAGAAAACGCGCTACCACTTCCATTTGTTCCTGTTGACAGAAACGGTAGACCGTTATATTCATCGGGACCGCAATCAAGAAAAGCTCTTGGAGATGCAATTGCTTCTAATATATCAGAAAAGAACGCGCAGAGTTGTCAACAACCTCCATCTTTTTCGACTGATGATATTTTTGCAAAAGCAAGCGACATCGCTGGTAAATTAGGAGGAGATCAAGTATGCACAAAAAAACAAGACAATTACGCGAGCACAAACCAAACCTCAATGTCTATAAAAGGACAAGTAGATGCCTTATTCGTAAGCGCGTCCATGGCTGCCGCCGCATCCCATTCAGAAACCCTGCAAAGTCAAAAAATGGCTCAATCTGGTTGTGGTTCGTTGATGATTACAGCCACAAACGTTTCATCAAAAACAGCACAAATGCAATGTATAATTAATAATGTAACAAGTACAACAAGCGCTAACGCGGTATCGAATAATAGTATCTCAATACAAACGATAGGGCTAACCGACACTGAACTTGACGCACTAACCAAATATCAACAACAAAGCCAAGTCATTAAAGAAAACATGACGAAAGAAGCAAATAACGCTATTTTAAAAGTTTTAGAATCCCATGACAAGTTAGTTAAAGATGCCATGGCAGATCGTCAATCATGTTACCAAATGGCGATCGCAGCTGGTATAAAAGATGTGACTCAAATTAAATTATTATGTGATGATAGTTTTAATCAAATTATCAAGAGCAAGGTTGATACACAAGCGATACTCGATTTTAATACAAAGGCGATTGAACTTATTAATGAGGCAGCAGCTGTGTATCAACAACTTTATACTAGAAATGTCAACATGAAAAACACAACGATTAATATAGACGCAAGCACAAGCGTAAATGTATCTACTAATTTAAGTACCGAACAAAAATCGCAATTATCTACTCTTGCACAATCGATCACAAAAGATGTAACCGCTCAAAAAATAGCAAATACGTTTGGTACGGCCGTTACTGACCCTAATGTTAAACAAGCTACAAATAAGGCAATCGCGAATCAGTATTCGTCAGCATCGTCGTCCATTAGTAACATTTTAAGTCAGACAAGTGTAAATACAGAAGACCGAAATAACATTAAACTTATATGTCCTGGTAGCATTAACCTTGACGGTGTAAAGATTGATATAAAATTTGTTGCAAAAGTAGCGGTAAGCGCGACTCTTACACAAGCAGTCACAAATGGGATACAGGCAGCTGCGGCATTTGTTTCTGATACAAAAAATACGCAAGACATTGCCAATAAAGTTTCCGGTTTAGATGATTTACAAAACGCGTTGGGTAAAACCAATGCCGATGCCATTAAAGCGACCGGTGACGCGGCCGCGCTACCACCACCCAAAACAAGCACGATTGGTTATATCATCGGAGGTATTGTAATTATCGCTATTCTTTATTTTATGTTTGGTGGCGACGGTCAACAACCAATGATTGTCATGCAACAGCCTGGTAAATAATATATTTAACGTATATTATTTGGGTTCAAAAATTTCTATTAATGTCATAAACATTTGCGTAAAGTCGTTTGAGTTGTCATACATATAGATAACATCTTTCGTACTGTTATAAATAAGATTAAAAATCGTTCCGTTTATACCTACAATATGCCCCGTTGTGTTATAATCATTTAACGTTATTGCCGGTGTATTAATCGTTCCATCGTCACGTGTGGGTTTTACAATAGCAACCGATTTTGGAGAATTCGCAATGGTTGTCGATACACTATTTGGCCCCTCAATCCAATATCGCATATTATAGCTTTCATCGACAACCATATCATCGCCACTTCCGGTAATGGTCCCATCTATATTAAATGTAATTGTTTTTTGAGAAGTTTGCCCTTTCCACCTTTTAGCAAATGGATTTTTTAACCATATCGTCGACTTTCCATTTTCCGTGACATCCATCACATTTACGGGGTCTGATCGCGCCATATAATTTTGATAATAAGAAATAGTTCCGTTTTTGGTGTTTAAAAAACGAGATAGAGAGTAAGAAACACCAGTCGTTGTGATTGAAGATGAATTATAAACCGTATCATTTAATATAACACCTTTTGGAACGTCTAATTCAGTTGATAACCATGATCCTTTAAAGACGTCATTTAATGAGAGTTGATCATCACTACTCAATGAGTACACTTCGGTCCAACTACCTCTATCATCTGGTCCTGATCTATGATAATATACAATTTGTCGGGTATTACTCCAGCTTATATAATCGACGTAATTAATTTTGTCTTTATCAGCTGTATTTTGAGGCGGGTTTCCGTTTGAAAAAAAAGTTGTATAAGCGATTAACCCTTTTTGTCTATAATAGTATAAGCCATTTGCACTAGTAATACCATTACTGTCGATTTTAGATATGGTTCCATCCTTGTTTATTTGTAGTTTTTTAGAATCCAAACTCCTCCATAATCCTTTAAAAATATTAAGCGGTTCGTCGCCAAAATCGATACCAAGACCCGGAAAATAAACATGCTGGCCTATACCATAACCATTATAAAGATCAAAATCATTTGCCTCACTGTCTTCAAAAAAAGAAGTGCCCATCTTAATTCCGTTAGGTCCAATATCATATGATGGTTTATTAGTGATTGTATCCAAGTATAAGCCTCCCGAACCATCACTTTTTTTTCGAAGTTGAGGACACGATATTGCAGTTGCCTCATAAACGGTAATCCCATTTTTATTTGTAATCGTAAGTTTTGTTCCACATATATGTTGAGGCGCATCGTCGAAACGATTGTGAACAACAATTTTATAAATAGAAGTGTCAGATAAAGTAGATAAAGATATTGCGATATAAGTATTATCTACTGTGTTTTTTGTTGCAACATAACCACTTTGATAGGCAAACGAACTATGAGACTGGTCCATGTCGTTGTTGTTAGCGGTGAGTATCGTTGGTTGTGAATAATAAGATAATGGTAAAGAATAAGGGTCGGTAAATACATCAATTTGACTAATTGTAAAAATAGTTCTTTTACCCGCCATTAAAATAATTTTAGTCCCACTCACTTTTCTATCGTCTGTATTCTTTTTTTGTGGTAAAAATGGGCCTATCGTTGGAGATTCCGGAGTAATCACAGCCGTATTGACGCGCTTTAATTTTAAATTAGGACGATTTGTCATATCATATAATGTAATTTCTCCAGATGTATACGTTAACATCAGAGAAACGGTTTTACCATTAATCTCGCCTGACCATTTTTCTGATGTCCATTTTAGATTTGTCATAGGTAGTTGTTCAGGTTTACTTGGTATAAGTTCCCCATTCGTTTTAAACGTTAATGTATAATTATTATCTGCATTTGTATCGTAATTATACACATTCCATTCTCCAACCATCCATGGGTTAAGAGATGCGTCTTCTGGAGGTTGTGTCGATTTTGGTGGGTCTGTTGGAGCTACATACGGTTTTAATAATAAATAAGGAGTCGTTGAATTGCTATACAACACAATTTGTTTGTCTGTATATTCCAATGGAGCGGAAAAATTACCTCCACTATTTTTTAATATTCCAGACCATGTCGATCGAGTCCATGTCATGTTTCGTGCGGGAAATTCTGCACTTGGGATAATTGTACCATCTCCCCGAAACTCTAAACGGTAATTGTTATCGGCCTTTGACGAATATTGATACACCTCCCATACACCAATCACTGACGGATTAAGAGAGGTGTCAATCTTCTTAGCATCCGTAGCCGGTGCGGGCGTAGTTACGGTCTTTTGTTGCTGTGTATAAAAATAGTATCCACCTCCCGCGATAATAATCAATAATAAAAACATGATTATTTTTTGATTACTCATTTATTTATATATATATAATTTATATATATATATAAAAATGTCTAAATCCATTAATATTGCTGACGTCCAAAAAAAAATGGGTTCTCTGAAAAATTTATGGAACAAAAATAAATCCAAATTAACCGCCGCCTACAACGACTTTAAAGACACGGTAAAAGAAGTTAAAGATACCCTTAAATTTCGCAAACGCTCTCCAAAAACGCGTGCCCGCAAACCCAAATCTCCCAGACGCGCGTCCCCTCGTAAATCCCCACGTGCCTCGTCAAGAAAGGCTAAAACGTCTCGCAAGTCACCGCGTAAGTCTCCGCGTTCGCCGCGTAAGTCTCCACGCAAACAAAAATCACCTCGTAAACCAAAATCTCGTTCACGTCGTTCGGGTAAGTAAAATTTAAAATTTATTTTATAAACACAACCCTCTTTATAAAATAATTATGTCGATCGTCGTCACCGCTTCTCAACTCACCGAACACGACGAAGAACGCGTCATCAACGAAGTCTTTGTCAAAAAAATCGAAAATAACTTTGCATTCTCCGCCTTTCCCGGACGTCCTCCGCCGGAAACCATCATTCGTCCCCACTGTACGAGCGACGATGGGCAACGAGCCTATCTTCCCTTTCATTGGGCATTGACCAATCTTCCTGCCGCCGCTCGCCCTCAACGCGCGTCGCTTACCCCCCTCGCCCCATCTGCCGTCTTCAATTCTACGCTTCGCAGCGTCCAACGCGAAATCAAAGACGAATGCATCGGCCACCTCAACAAATCCGGATGTGTTCTTATTTCTCTCTACCCCGGTGCCGGAAAAACCGCCCTTTCGATCTATCTCGCCACCAAAATCGGTCTCAAAACACTCATCATTTGCCACCGCCTCGTTCTCATCGAACAGTGGAAAAAAGCCATCGCGCGTTTTATTGACAATCCCCGCATCGGCTTTGTAAAAACCGAAAAGAACCCCGAAAAAATGAAAAAAACGCTCGCCAACGACTTTTTACTCGTCAATGCCCAAAACATTAAAAAAATCGGCGACGACGCCTTTCGCGGAGTAGGCCTCGTCATCATCGACGAAATTCACGCCGTCATGGCCGAAAGCTTATCCGAGTGTCTCTATCACGTCGCACCACGTTATCTTCTTGGCCTCTCCGCGACGCCCAACCGCCCCGACGGTCTCGACAAACTTCTGGATTTTTATTTTGGAACCGACACAAAGATTGTTCGAGAACTCTACCACCCCCACATCGTTTATAAAATTGACACCTCCATTGAATACGAAGAAGACAGCAAAACGCAATGGAGCGCCATGATCACGTCGCAATGCATGAACCAATCGCGTAATCAATTGATAGTCGATATCATTTCGCACGTTACGGACCGACACTTTCTTGTGCTGTGCAAACGTGTCGACCAGGCCAAATGGATTGCCGCCCAATTACCACACGAAAAAGTAAGCGTCATGACGGAAGACGTCAATGATTTTGATGAAAACTCGCGGATCATTGTATCAAGTGTCCAAAAAACGGGGTGTGGGTTTTCGTTTGACAAATTGGATGCGTTGATCATTGCTTCGGATGTCGAAGAGTATTTTATTCAATACCTGGCACGTGTGATGCGTACCGAGGAGGTCAAGCCGATTGTATTTGATCTTGTCGATCCGCATCATAGTTTAAAGAAACACTTTTCTGCCCGAAAAAAGGTGTATTTGAAAGCCGGAGGTGTTATTAAAGACTTTTATAAAGAATTTCCATCTTTTTTACGAATATAATAAATGAAACGTTCACAACCCATTACCATATCGCGAACGAAAACCGCCGGTGATATTTCCAGTGAAAGTTCACTCGTCGACCTATTTTTAGATCAAAAGATGAGTCCGTGTGAAGGAGTAAAAGATCGTCCATGTGCACCATTTACGTGCCGGGATTGTCAAAAAACATTTGCAACAAAATATATTCATCAAAAAATTGAGACTTACTGCCCGTCGATGAAAATTGATGTTTGGTGTGAACATTGTCAGCAGCATTTTATCTCTCGATCGGATTTAATTGGACATCGTGCGGTATGTGAGACGACGCCACAATCGCCTCCTGGGCGGCGTCGCAAACCTAAACCGGTCGAAACGGTTTTTATCACGGACGACGACGAGTCGTGGGACATGCCACAGGAGACGTCTCGTGTTCTCATGCCGCGGACACCACGTGTGGAATATCGTAAACATTTATTTGATTGCATCGCCGCAAGCGTAAACCGTCACGGTATCGACGGTATAAAATGTCATTCTTATTAAAATTGAGGTCCAACTTTAATTTTTTATGATTAATAAAATGGGTAAATTTACGATTCCACCGCTTGGCTTTCAAAACACGGGCGCCATTTGTTATTTTAATTCGTTGATGCAATGTTTACTGTCGTCGTCGCAATTCATTAAATTTATTGTAACCGATAAACAACATCCCGATTTTATCCAATTTTTCGCAAATATTTTTAAACGACAATCGTGGGATCCGTTATTTACCACACACCTTCTTCATCGAATTGGAAATGGCAATTTCTTGCCCAATCAAAGTAGTAGTGAATATTTTTTGTTGTTTATGGATACCTTACGATGGGATCACTTATTTGAGTGTCGCTATCAAATTACCAAAGATTGTCAAGGCTGTAGCCATCACAAAGAAAGCACTGATGTGTCGTATAACGTATTAATCAATGACACGGTCGATGAATTTATCAAAACAGACGCCGTTCTCGATGGATTGTTATGTGATGGTTGCAAGGTAAAAACGACGTATCATCAACGGCAAATGATTTATTCGGTCTCTCCTATCATTGTATTATCGTTTAATAAATATTTTGGTAAAAAACAAATTGACTACCCGCCACAATTAGAAATTGGATCGCTAACGTATCGACTGATTGGAACGATTGAACACACGGGCGGGCTGTATGACGGACATTACACAGCACGTGTAAGACGTGTGAACGGTGAAGATGTTGAATCGTATTATAAAATGGATGACGCGTCGGTACTACCGATCACAAAGGAGACGTTTGAGCACGCGGTTCCTGAAACGTATATGGTATTTTATGAGCGTGTTGAAAATTAGAACCTATAAGATTTATCCAAATTCAATACATTTAATTTTTTAATAAAATTAAATTAATTTTTAATAGATAAATGTCTAATTCTCCATCCTTCACGGCCAAATACGCTAATGAATTGTTGGTTGTTTGTGGCCTAATTGTTATCGCAATCATTGTATACTTCGCCACAAAAAGTGAACAGTACGTAGTGACTGGATCTTCTGCCATCGCGAACGGATCGTTTGTGCCTACGTACGTGCCTACGTATATGCCTACGTACGTGCCTACGGTTGCACCGGTTCCGAGTCCAGATATCCAAAAACTGTCGACGATTCTTATGTCGATTAAAAATATGGATGTCGTATTAAATAGCAATACAAACACAAACGATGTCATCAAGGTGCTTATTAAAGAACTGAACCTCGCACAGACGCTCGTAAAAGCGAATTTGAATTCATTGGATGCTGTTACAATACTTAAAGATAAAGCCTTCGAAAACTTCAACGTTGCGCAAAAAGCATCATCAGCAGCAAAAGTTGTTATGATTAAGGCAAATGGAGATGTCAAAAAAGCTAAAACTTCTTCGGCAAAAACGGATGCTCAAAATGCTGCCAGTCTTGCGAACAATGCAGCTGCTGCGGCTGCTAACGCTCTCATAAAGGCCAATAACGACTACGAATCTGCATTATCGGTTTTCAGTAAGGCAACCGACGTTTATGCAAACTCGCAGTTTACGCTTGAACTCACAAAAAGCACCGTGCAAATGAAGATTGCAATGATAATCTTTGACGAATTTTACAGCACCTTCATCAAAACTCACCCCATATCATCAACACCGCCTCCGCCATTGCAATTGGTATCGTATAAACCTGTTACGGACGACACATCATTTAACTCATTTAAATGTTCCGTTTATTCTAACATTAGAACAATGATTAAGCGGGAAGCATTTATTGGACCCATTTATCAGTCTCAAAGAGAGATCGACATATATTACGCATTTGCCTATTTATTTTTATTTGGCATGATCGTTTCCAATATGGGCGTAGAAGATGAGTCTACATTAAACATCCAACTTAATGGTGACATAGTTACAATTACTAAAGCAAATGATAATGTTGTACAACAAATATTTAAAAAGATGACGAGCCGTATGAACAATATCATTAATTCCATCACTCCCACGCCGGGACCAAACCCTTCCAATAATATTGATATGGACATTGCGCGACTAAATACATTACCTCCCGGTATACGAAACGCATACCCAACTATTAAGCGTGTTACCAACAGCGTTCCTGTCGATTTTTACATTGCCCAAAAAATGTTGGATGAATTAAAAACGGCAAATCTATCTTCATTGAAAAATTTTGGGAAAATGGTATTATTACTATGGTATGCTCGGTCATTTTTGGATACAGCCTTTTCATATGACACTGACGAAAAAAATTGCCCTAAATAAAAGAAATAACGTGTGTTATTTCTTATGGCATACTATGGCATTTTTACATATTTAATTAAATAATTTGATAAATAAAATGTCGATATCGGAAACCATTGATAAATGGATTGAGTCAAAGCAAAAAATGGCCGAGTGGGAAAAACGTCATGATAAGTATCGGAAAATAATCGAGGAGTATATGCGAGACCGTGATGTGGTAACGATCCCTCATACGGATGAGCATGAAAACGAATACGAAGTTAAAAAATTGGCATTGAGTCGCGAGACGTTGGCCAAAAAAGATGTTCCAGTGGATGTGTGGGAAAAATATTCAAAGGCTACACGCTATACAATGATTCGTCTCGATAAAAAAAAGAAAAAATAAAAATATCTGTTAAAAGAAAATGAGTGACCCTAATGCATTTAATACGTTTAAAGGTATCGGTTTTGATTCTTCCATGAATGGAAAATTTCAACGAGGGTTTTTGTCAAATTCGTGTACTCCGGGTATGGCAGGAACTCAAGATCCTTCTGTGACAAACGATGCACCCAATAACATTGCCACGTTAGAACGAAATAATATCAATTTACGAAAAATAATGGTAATGACCAATCCAAATTCGCAACTGGTTGCCCTCAATGGCGTTCGTATTCGAACAGGCTATACCGCCCCGCCCGGTTTTTAATAATCATAGCATGTTCTATGATTATGGATTATGAAAAAGTGTGAATAATAGCTGCGCGTCAATGAACATGGCTTCTGCAAACTCTTTTGCGTTCATTCCCAGTGGATAATGAAGCGTGATACCAGATGGTCCGTCCATGTATTGCAAAAACCCTTCTCGTAATAATGTTTTTCTTGATTGTTTTAGGATCGTACAGTAGGCATTGCATAATTTCATCTCTACGGAATCTTTTGGCAAGTGATACCGATATAAGATAATCGACGACCAATTCTCATACGTATTCATTTTATCATACATAAAAACTTAATTGATAATATATTTACATTCCGTTTGTGTAAAACCATTGAAATTAGAGCTCGCCGCAAGCGTATACGCGCCCATGTTTTCAATATAAATCACTTCACCGATTGATAAATCCGGTAATTTACAATGATTCATAATTTTATCAAAACTGTCACACGTCGGTCCATATACCGTGCAATCGTATTGTTTTTCATTTCGTTCATTAAACGGCAACAACGTAATGGTGGCATGATCAAAAACGGTATTATTAAATGAACCATATACGCTTTCTGATAAATAATAGATAATGTGTTTTTCGTCGTTCAATTTCAATCGTTTCGTGGCGGGCTCCTTGATATCGTCGTTTTCGTGAGCGGGCTCAGGAGATTTGACAATTTTTTTATTAATCACACTGGTCACAAGCGTGTACGCAGACGTAACAAAATAACGACCTGGTTCGGAAATAAAAGAAATAGACTTTTTTTGTGTCGCCGGCAATGCCTCGCCAAGTGGCACAATTTCGAATTCGTGAAAGATATCAGCGATCCCTTTATTGATCACAGCCGCCATTTTACAAAATTTATCGTCGTTATCACCCGGATATCCACCGCCAATGTCAATCACCGATAAATGAAAATCAAAGGTAGACGCCATATCATATACTTTTTTACAATCTTGCAATGCCGTGTAATACACATTTTCATCTTCACAACCGGAACCCACGTGAAAACTGACACCAACAATATCCAAGTCCATAAATTTCGCTTGTTGAAGTAAATCGTTGACTTGATCAATGGCGGCGCCGAATTTACAATTAAATTTACACCTCGATTTTGAGTCGTCTGTTTGAATACGAATCACTAATTTTGCGCTTGGATGGTATAATTTAATTTTGTATAATTCATGCGAACTGTCAAATGTCATCATATCAATATCATTAGAACGAGCGAATTTAATCTGTTCCGTCATTTTACACGGATTCGCGAAAATAATTTTATTGGGCGATGCTCCTGAAGCAACCGCTCGGGCAATCTCGTTTTTTGACGCGCAATCAAAACCGAGGCCCATACTTGACATTAATCGTATAATCACATCATCCGGGTTGCATTTCATGGCATAAAATGGTTCCACTTGTGGGAGATGTTCTCTCCATAGATTAATTTTTTTAATGACTTCTTTTAAATTGACGACGAAAAAAGGCTGGTCGCTTTGATGGGTTTCTAAAAAATGATTAATGATATCAAGGGTATCGGTTTTATCGATGACTTGAATTTTTTTCGTACTGATCAATGAAGAGATTTCTGGAATCACGTCTGATGTAGTATACTCCATTTTATCATTTATAACATCTATAAATAGATAAAAAGATAAATGAGTGTAAAAGAGATTGATGAATATTTTGAACGTGTTGGCGAAAATATAAATGTGATCAAACAAGCGATCACAAACAAACATAACGACCACGATCGATACAAATTGATTACCGATTATATTGGGTTTTTGTTGTGGACAAACGAAAAAGAAAAAGCACACCAACTCATCAAACAAATGTTAGGAAAAGATTTTAATTTTACCGATTTTTTGTATGTTGCTCACCAATTTAATCCATTCGTCGCTCAATATTGTACGACTTATTATTTATAATCGTTGTATAAAAATAAAAATGATTTTGCCTTTTAAAAAGATAACCATAAATAAAACCCACCAACTAACCAACCCACAATGTCATTCGAAAACACCCAACTCACCAACATCACCAAGAAGTTTGATACCAAGAACTTGATTTTTGGAAAGCCTCGCGACGGTTCGATCCCAAACAGCACAGTTGTGTTTAAGCGAATCCCGATCGGTGTTCGCAACCCGGACGGAACTCTTGGCGAACTTGTCATTCCAACGACTGAAAACTTATACTCATTTGGCTTATCGCCCAATACCAACATGACCACTGGAAAGATTGATGGTTATACCCTCTCTCTTTGCCTTTGGAACAAAGACGCGCCGACGGACGAGCAAAAGGTCTGGGTCGATAATTTTACCAAGATCATTGACTCGATCAAGGACTACTTGATTAGTCATCGCGACAATTTTGAAAAATACGATTTAGACATGGCGGAATTGAAGAAGTTCAATCCCCTTTATTACAAGACCGAAAAGGGTAAGCGTGTGGAAGGCGCGGGTCCCGTTCTTTACCCCAAGGTTCTTCAAAACAAAAAGAACGATATCATCACGACTCCATTTTGCAATGAGCATGGTGAAGATATTGATCCCATGACCTTGTTAAACAAGGCGTGCAAGGCGACTGCTGCGATTAAGATTGAAAGCGTCTTTATTGGCGCCAAGATCAGTCTTCAGGTCAAGGTGTATGAGGCACAAGTCAAGCTGTTTGATAACTCTGTCAAGCGTTTGCTTCGTAAGCCGGAAGCGTCTTCAAAGGTTGTTATGGAAGATGCAGCTGATGACCATGAAGATGTCGTTGAAGCCGCTGCGGAAAATGCGGCCGATGATCAAAACGATGATGACGATGGCTCGGTGAAGGCAAGTGATGATGAGAGTGAGGAAGAGCCTGCTCCGCCAGCACCTGTTGTTGTGGCGCCTCCAGTTGCGGCGGCCAAAGCACCGGTTCGTCGCGTTGTTCGCAAAGCATAAACACGTAAACGTAAACATTACAAACACTATAACACAAATACAAAACGCATAAACATGTAATATAAACATCATATAAAACAAAAACATAAACACACAAAAATCATAACATAAACACACAAAAATCATAACATAAACACACAAAAATCATAACATAAATACAAAACACATAAACATGTAATATAAACATCATATAAATACAAAACACATAAACACATAAACACATAAACACATATAAATCATAACATAAATACAAAACACATAAACACATAAACACACAAAAATCATAACATAAATACAAAACACATAAACACATATAAATTTTCATTTAAAATGAAAATTTAAGTTCTAATAAATGGAATCCTACCGCTCTTCTTCATTTGAAAATAATTACTATCAACCACTGTCTAACTATGGTAAAGGTTCACATGGTGTAGGTATCAAACCGCCTACATTTAAGGCATACGCGTTTCACTCGCGCCTCACGACATGTGACAAACCACTTGCGTTATGTTCTTCCACGAAACCGATTGACATGGGTAATCATTATCACGATCGCCCTTACGTGACAAACGCGGAATTTGCCAAAATGATACGTTAATAATAGACAGTCTATTATTAATAGTGATCAGCTGATTTAATCGAAAAACGATTGGTTTTTACCGCCATTTTTGAGGCGGATACGCGGTCTGGGGCGGATACGTTGAGTTTTTCAACAAAGACTTCATTGCCGTCTTCGTCTTCTGTTTTTTCAACGGTCACGGTTACGACCTGATTACCTCTGGTATTTTGTGCTAAACTCAAATTTCTAATATTTTGTGAAATGGAGAGACTCATTTTATTATATAGAAAATCTTTTAAATTTTATATAAATTCGGGAGGAGGTGTGAGCTCTGTAAAAGGAACCTTGACACCTCTACAGTTGCACATTCCATCATAACCACCACAACTGCAATATGGATAATAATAGGGCCACCACCAACTCCAACCACCCCATCCACCGGCGCTAATAGGACCTTGTGGAGAGTTTACATACCCTCCATATCCTCGACCGCCATGGCCGCCGTGTCCGCCGTGTCCTACGTGACCACCACTGCGTCCTCCGCCACCGCCACGTCCTCCGCCACCGCCACGTCCTCCACCTCCGCCTCCACCTCCTCCGCCTCCACGTCCTCCACCGCCACCGCGAAATTCGTCAATGCTAACATAGCGATAGATACACCATACTGTGATACACGCGCAAATTAGTAATATATATTTCATTTTATATATATAAATTTAAATTGATTTTTTTACAATAGACAATCATCGATTGTATTAGTAATGGCGATCCACTCGTTTGACGATTTATTATTCGAAATCATATTTTTTTTAATCGTAGTGTCACCCTTTACACCTCTTCTTTTTTTTATCTTTTTTTGCACGTTTCAAAAAGACGTCGATGCCGACAACGAAGATGAAATGGTGTTAGAACGGTTTTCACCCCAAAATATTTGCATTTCGTTAGAAACCAATCAAAAACGATATGAATTGTTTGAAATTCGGTCAAGCTCGATCCACCATACGGACGATGTAAAACGAGTCGCGGCTCTCGTTAAAAAATGTTATCACGCATTTATTTATGGAAATTATGTATATGGAACATTATGCGAATTTTATGATCAATTGCATTTTACCGGTTTTAATGATCTGGTGGTATATGACATGGCAGGACTGCCAAATGATAAGATGGGCGACCGAATCATTCACATTTCATTTCCAAAACAAGATCGACGACACTATACGGTAACGGCGACCGACCAACACGACGTCGAAACGTCAATCGACACTGATTTTATGTCTTATTTTTACGAAAAAAATAAAAATGTGTAACGGCGACCGACC